TGGGATATAAAACAAGATTTGATAAAAAGGCTTCTTCTGTTATATAAGTATTACTATCCAGAGATCCATCTCCTTTCACAAAATCCGAAGATGTGCCACCTGTGGTAACAAACGCAGATGCCTCTATTACTGATGTGAGATGAGCAGAGTTGGCGGAAAGATTATTAACCTTTATTGAATTATTGGTGATATTGCCTCTAGATGTTACGACATCTAATGTATCATTCTCTGATGGATAAGGAATTCCAAGATATTGGGATGCACTGATAGACCCAACCACTGTTAAGTTACCATTAACATTCAAATCACCATTCATGGTTCCCCCATCTGCAAATTGCATTGCTACGGAACCACCACCCGAATATACCGCAATATATTTACGAAGTCTTGTAACCTCGTTATCAATCTTTGAATTAATCTTTTTATCAAAATCCTTTACTAAATCATCGGAGTTTATTGATTGTTTCTTGCCTTTAGATTCGACAATATATTCGATTGGTTTTTCATCTTTAATTTTGCGTATCTCTTCGACAAGATTATTACGCGATTCTGTGACCAACTCGATTATATATTTTCTAGTTTCTTCTGTAATGTCGAAAGTTTTTTCTTCCAACATTTTAAGTTTCTCTGTATAGTAATTCGTAATGTTCTCTTCAGCCTTTGAAATCTTACTTTCAACTTCTTCGGATAAGGCTATGGTTAGTTCATCAATTTTCTTATCGGCATTACCAACTCTTGAAAGTGCCTTATTGACACCTTTGTTGATCTTATCATTAAGCTCAATATTAGCTTTGGATACTGCGTTCAGTTCTCCCTCGACATTTTCAATAAGGGTTATATCAGCCTTATCCTCAAGTTTTCTATCAAGTTCTTTCTCAATAGAACTTACTTTCTCGACAATATCCGTCGCAATAGCCTTAAGTTCTTTATCTATTTTGGGTTGTAAAGAATTATATGATTCCTTGACTAATTTCTTAATACTATCATCAAAGATTTTAGAAGATTGTTTAAAGTCTTTCTTCAAAGATTCTGAAAGATTAGAAGCTAGATCATTGATCTTATTATCAATAGTCTCTTTAATTTCATCAAAACGTTTATCATTTCCATCAACCAATTCTTCTCGTATCTTCTTGGATACAGATACAAATTCCTCTACAAGATTCTCCCTAGCAACATCCAAGGTTTCTTTTAAAAGTTTATTCTTTTTAGCAGCTTCAACTTGAATTTCTTTTAGATTCTTGGTTTTCTCTAACTGTAAAGCATTGTAGGCATCTTTTTTAGCCTTTTGAATTTGTTTTAGAATTTTCCCTCTATTATCGACAACCTCTGGAATACTGATAACTTCTTCAATTTCCTCGACAGTTTCCGCAAGTAGAATATCTTTAATAGTGTCCTGAACTATCTCATACTCATCGTTTAGCTTATTATCCTCATTGAATAATAACTCAAATTTACCCTCCAACAATACAAATGGGTATTCTCTCTTAACACCCTCAACCGTAACAGGCACAGACACCACTGGATTTCCATCATATTCAGAAATCTTTTCAACAGGATATTTGGACTTGTTTATCTCTATCTCATAAACACCGAAAAAGATTTCTTGGAAAGCTTCAACCTGTAAGATGTTTTGAGAAGAGTTAGTTAAGGTGTGCTTCACCTTTTCGCTAAACAACTTCATTGAAATATATTTAGTCTTGAGATAGTGTTGTCAAGTTGGATTTCCCAACATATTTATTGATTGGTAATACTTCACTACCTACTCTAACTCCAATATAATATATATCTACAAATTTAAATTTTTTCATATATAATATATTTTTGAATATGTTGTCGCATATATATCTCGACAAGGGAAAATGTTCAGTGTATACAAACTGAACTAATGCGTCATGAAATAATGACGCAATAAGGGTTTCCTCAAAATCGGGAGTTCCCCACCAAACCAGCCACCATCTTTTTGGTGAACATCCATTCCAAGCATAATTCTTGGATATTATTATAGATTTGTGTGTGATGGTCAACCAGATTCGACCTTGTTCATCACTAAATGTTATAGTTTGATTTTGTGGTATTAATGAATTATGAAATACCAACTCGATATCATCTAATGTCTTATATCTATATAAATATTTTCCAACTTTCGGATGTAATTCCTGATATTGAACATCTTTTACAAATTTGGGAATTTGTTTTGGGTATATCATAAAATTTACCTTATGAACATCATGATAGGTTCATACGAAGCTGTCCCACCCGTGCCTTCAATCAGCATCGTTTCAAGACGTTCTTTATCAGCATTTCCTTCTGCTAAAATTTCAGCACCATTTAGAGTCCCGCCACCAAGCATAGTCACACCATTAATTTTTGTTAGAATCCTTCCCCACATAACTTTAGATAGTGCGATAGAATAATCTAGAACCCATTTTTCTTTAATAATATCTCTCAATGGTCTTTCCACATAGCATTCTAACACCCCCACAAATGATGACGTATCTTTAGGTTGTGGATAAAACTTCAAATACTGCGTTCTATTATCAAAATGTATATCTCTACGAGTCGCCAAAAGTTTCTCACGGGTATCTTGCCAATCTTTAACAGTATGCCAAGACAGCAAATCGAATCCAAAGTTACCCATAGCATAACTATAGAAAGTTTGTTGAGCTAAGGTCTGTTCCATCGAAAATAATTGACTAATACCAGAACTTGAACCCTCTTCAAAATCAATAACATCTATAACTTTACGATAATCCATAATATCATAATCAAACATGTTATTAATAGTTCTCACATTTTCCACCTGTTCACATTGAACATTGAAGGGTTTCATAGGTGAAATGCGAAACATGTTTCTCAAATTAGCATCAAAAGCGGTTAATTGAGCAAAAGAACTTTCATCTAATATCTGCATTGTTGAGATACCATCAGTTGGAATCGACGCAGATAATGCAGATGAAGTTAAAAAATGATTATATGAGATGTCTGATAACGACACATATAAATTCTCTCTAAATTTCAATTCAAAGTCTGGATTTGGAATAGTTTGATCATTCAGTTTTTGAGATAATGTAAACCCAGTATTCGAGACTGTATATAAATAGTCCAATCTAATACCTTTATCTCTTTCGTAGAGATCAGAGTTGAATACCAAATACTCCTTAGTGTGTCCTGCATACTTTGTGAAAAACTCACACGCCATTGAAATAGAGTCATATAATTGATCAGGATGTAGCTCAACATTGATCATAGGGTGTCCAAGCATTCTAAGAATTCTAGCACCCAATTCTTGAAAACAGTCAATTTTCGAACTTAGATTTGTAGACATAAACGCCGAAACTGGCGTAATTGTGCAAAGTGAACTCATATTAGTTATTTAGTTATTAAATAATATTATGTATGAAAGTAATTCTGGCTCCGTTTATTACGAACTGTCGTGTGGTGTTCCATCGACATCAGGGGTGAATATAAACTCCAATAAATCCACTGGATATTACCGTATATCTGCGAATGAATTCATTTTATGGGGACAAGAAGATAATTATCCCCAAGTTACAACCAATATACCGACTGAATATTATTTTCTAGAATGTAATGTTCCGAGTGATTCTGGGTTAAATTTACAATCGAATTCTGGAACTAAGTATTATTATAGTTCAGCGTTCAACTGTGTAAGCTTTTGTGATTAAGCTGGAGGTTCTTCTGGAACCATAGGCATTTCTGGCGCAACACCAGCATTAGGTGGAAGTGTTTCATCACCACCAATTGCTGCTTCACCACCACCGAACGAAGGTGGTAAACCTCCAGCACCGCCAGCACCCATTCCGCCGCCCATACCACCTAGATCATCACCAGCTTCGGGTGCGCCACCTTGGGCTTGTTGTAATAACTGCTCTTTCCAGCTTGGACCCATTGCCATAATCTGTTGTAATTCCCAATCTAATTCTGCGTCTTTTCTACGCAATTCACGATCTGCTAGAATATCTTTGTCTTTCCAACCAAGAACTTTTTTCTTGGCATATGTATCAGAAACCTTTTGAGTTGACATAAGATTATTATAAGAATTAACCTTAAGTTCCATCTTCTGATTATTTCTAAGATCGTAGAAATTTGATGGTGCATTGAATACAACATTAATATTTTGTTCTGTTAAATCATATTGCTCAAACATATGACGAAGTTTGAGGTGTGTTATAAATCCTCTCTTGAGGCCAGAAGCAAATTTCTTCTGTTGTCTCATGATCATTGTGGCAAACTTTAATTCTTCTCTAAGAATATCAGTCCCATCACGAAACGAATCTTCGGGGTCTAATCTTGAAGTCGGAACCTTAAGCGATCTGTAAAGTTTTTTGATGAAGAACATCAAGTCATGAAGCTCTCCAAGACCCGGAGTTCCACCGATTTCACTAACTGTGGTCGGTTCCTGTCCTTGTCTCTTGGCGAACCAATAACTATCCAATGTTGATTGTGGGCTATATTTTTTAACAATATCCCCTTGGTCAGAGTCGAATGTTTTAGATGACCAATACTGTGCTTGTAATTTTCTCAAGTATGATTCTGCTTGTGGTACAGGAAGTGTACCAACGTCAACATTAAATACAAACCTTAGAGGTGCATGAACCATTCTATGAATAACTACAGCATCTTCGATCATCGATAATTGTCTATAAGCTCTACGACAATTTTCTATAAATGGTATAATGAAATCCTTTGTGTCATTATATGCAGAATTATTAATATAAACTACTTGGTTTTCCTCTAAAGGAATTGGTTCATATCTTTCCACTTTCTTGGGATCATTGGGATCGAAGATTGGTTTTTGATATAGGAATCCCTTAACCAACATATTTTGAATATTTGAATATACCGGATCAATGAGGTCTGCTGGCATATTAATAATGCCTAAAACACCCTCATTGGTAAATTCATCATGAATTATTTGTTCAAAAAACAATTCACCCTCAGTTAAGAATTGTCTAAAGTATTGCCATCCATTATTATGTAAGTCGTAATATTCAATATACCTATACCATTCTTCTTGGATTTCGCTTTTCTTATCCGACTCCAAATCCGTATTTTTAAATTTTAAAAGGACAATCTCATCATTTTCATCTGGATTAATTGTCTCATCACAAATTTCATCTAGAGCATCAGCAATTTCGGAAAATGCTGCCATAGATCTATAATCCCTCAAGCGTCCCGGTTTATCTTCAGATGCGCTTGCATACATAATATCACCGAAAGTCTTATCTCTTTCGATTGCAGAGAATGCTGTGTTATTATATGGATTATTGAGAGTTACAGAGTTCTTAGCAAGAGCCTCTGGTCTACGCATTCCAACTTTTTGGAAATATTTATATTTTGTATTTTTGGATTCATCCGAATCTAAAACACTATAATTATATGGAACACGGTTTTTGAGATAAGTCTGCATCGACCTATCATACATTCCAGATTTACCGTCTCTGGATAAATTACTCCTATTATTAGGATTATTCTGAATACCTGCCATTTAAGTATTTAGTATGAATTGTCAAATAACAACCATATACTACATATATTCACCCATTATTGATTAGTGGTAATACATAAATTGTGTTGATAATATCTATCCATCGACATTTACGTCGAAAACTCTCAAAGGATCTTATGATTTGGCCAAAAAAGATAAAGAACTTACGGATTGAAAGTATCAGCCAAACGGAACATATCATCCACCTGAGCATCGGTGAGGCCGAGAATAGCCATGAAAGAATTAACGGTTGGGGAGTGACGAAGGACATCACCATTACCGTTCCATGCTCTTGAAATAATAATTTTTTCATTACTGTCTACCATAGCATCTATGGCAGCATCCACAGTTGATGTAAGTCCCTGTATGTCAAGAACCGCCTTAACGCGCCAGTTGGCGAGGGATTCAGGGACAGGCGTTGGTTCGCTTTGTGGCGCGGATGTAGTCGGGACATCGTGCGAGTGACGAATGATGTCGTTCTCGCTAGGTTCCCATTGGTTATTCCAGACTTGCTCCAGCCAGTGGTAGTTCCAGTCGCCAGAAACAAGCACCGCCATCAGCGATACCTCATCATTTTTATGAGTCATGTCAGCCATAGCACCACCCTCGGAAATATCCTCTAGATATTTTGCCTCCCATGCAGCAGAGATAGCTTTTGCTGTTTCGTGATTCTTGAACCAGACCATTCCTGAGTTGAGCTTTTTCCCAAGGACAGCGTAGCTCGCTGCTTGGTAGCTTTCGGTAGGTGGGAAAAAGAATCGTCCGGGATATGCAACAAAGGCGATGTCGGCATCACCCATATCGGGGAAGGTGTCGAATGGGTTTCCGCCACCCACAGGCTGGAGGTCGGTGTCGCAAAGGAAAACTGCTCCATCTCTGTCTTCTGGTAGGAACTTGCCAAAGCCAGACTTGGTGAGTAGCGCATTGACCGTGACATCATCATGTCGCTCTTCATAAAGAGGGTTTTCCTCATCTACGATCAGCAACTCAGGAATGGAGGTGGAGAGTCTGGATACCTCTGCGGCGTGTGACGCTCCAAGCGCGATGGTGATTTTAGTTTGCATGATGATTTATTTTAGAGGGATACAGTGTAACCTTTGGAGGTGGCAATGGATGCATTGGCAGTTGCACTTCCTGGGTTTCCGTTGAAGACTAGAGTTGCTGCTCCGTTTGTTGCTGGCGGGAGTGCAGTGAAGAAGTCATTGATTGCTTGCGCACTTAAAGAGCAACCATTTGCAACCACTGCAAAAGTCGAAATATCCTCATTACGAAGAGAAACTAGGGTTGGGACACTGGACAAAACAAAGCTATTCAGGGTTGTGTTGTTTGAAACGTTTAATGTCCTAAGCTCACCTAATCCAGTAGCGTCAAAAGTTGTGAGTTGGTTATTATTTAAAAAGAGATTTCTTAATACGCTAAGTCCCACTCCCGAAAACGTTGTCAGTCTATTAGAATTTAACGTTAGGCTCAACAGTGATTCTAATCCTGTTCCCTTGGTAAAGGAGCGGAGTTGATTGTTGCTGTTTAAGGCTAGGATTGTGAGCGAAGTAAGCCCAGACCCGTCAAAGCTGGGCAACCTACTGTTAATAACAGTCAGCGCAGTCAAAGCTGTTAAGTGCGATGTGGGCATACTGTGTAAGCCCACATCAGAAATATTAATGTCAGTGATGTTACCACTACGGACAGAGCCACCGCTCGCAACACTGATTACCGACATTGCACGCATGGCAGCACCAGCAGCAATGGGGATTGTTAACTGTGCGCCAACAACCCCTGTCCCAACCTGAGTGGACAATGCTCCAGTGGCAGCGAGAATAGGTCGAGCGTAGCCAGTTGATGTCCTGATTATGACGTTAGCAGCATTCGGACGAGAAGTGGCCAACACCAGACAGCCGGGATTTAGTGTGGATACAGCGGCCAACGCTGAAAAAGTAGCCACAAGCTCGTTACCGACTTGGTTGCCCACTTGTGCGTCAGTAAGGGCGGATGCTGCGATTTGCGCGGCTGCTCCAGCGGGAGTCTCTTTTAAATTAAGTGCCGATAGTGTGGCTGTCGAGATCGGTTTATCTAGATCAGATGTATTGTTAACATTACCCAACCCTAAAACCGTTCTAATTTGGGTCGCCTCACCTGCTGTGGGGGGGATTCCCACTGGATTATCGCCTAAATCTATTGCCATATAATTATTTAACTTAATTATATATAATTTTCTGACCATTGTAGAAAATTATAATCCCATTTAAAATAAATTATCAGAGTTTATAAAAATTCCAGTTGACAGACCCCATCCCGCATCATTGGCTGTGATAAAAACATATCCGCCACTCAAATTCAAATACCCCGAACTTAAACTAATTGATACTATATTATCATTTACAGTGGTGATAACACTATCAGGTAATTTATAAGCAGATATGGTAGGAAATTTAGCGGTGTCTATTTCGGTATATACTAATTCGGGTATTACTACATTTGAACTTAGATACCAAGTGTTATTAAAATCAAATCTTTTCCCGTAAAATGTAAATGTTTTATCATTGATATCGTTTAAAATTAACTCATCATATGGGCGACCATTTATAAAATAATTTGTAAATTCTGGGAATGCGGAGATTAAGATCGAATCCGTCGTATTATTAGCGGATAATGACCAGAAATCATCATATCCATTTAGTATGGAACCGCTCGATACCGATACAAAATTTGTATTTACAACGTAAATAGGTGCTTGGGGTGTTTCTAATGCTGGGAATATCCAACCCTTAACATTAAAAGTGGTATTCCCAACGATTTTATATTTGTCCGATGCCGCGATATTCGTTGGGTTTTCGTAATCCACTGAACCACCCCAAGTAGCCTCGGTTCTGATTTCATCTATAAAATCCATTCCAAATTCTTCTGGAATCTTACAAGATATAATTATATATGGATTAAACCACTGTAGAATATTTGCAGCTATTTGATCAATATCCTCTTTATAATTAGCTACCATGGATACATTAAGATCCATGGTGACTGGTATGGGACTTGGAACCCTTGAAATACTATCATCATTAAGATTTCTTCGGGTTATCTTCTGATCCTTAAATTGGATTCGACTAGAATCTCTTTTAACGTTAGTCTGCTCAATTGAAATAACAGGAAGAGTGATATTCTTAGACTGATTAACTATGTCGTACAATACCCTATTTTTTGGACCAAATACATATCGAACATTGATTTTTTCCTTCTTCTCGAAATTTTTATCATACCTCCACACTACACAATCATCGAACGCTGCGGTGAATTGTGTGAGGGTGTTAAGGGTTTCTCGGAAATAGGAATATGTTTTCACATATCTATTTAACTATATATCATGTCGCAAACCCTATAAAACGTTCTTTAAACGAATCCTCTATTGTGTTTTCCTCAACACTAAAAAATTCCGCAAGTGTCATAGGATCTCTAATCTCTTTATCTAGTTTTAAGTGAGTAGCCAATGTTCTACACTCATCAACACTTAATTTATCAAACTTGTATTCAAAATACATACGACCTTTTCTTTTCAAAGCAGGGTCAATTTTACCGATATCACAATTGAATGTGGCAATAACCTTCAGCCCCAACGCATCTTTTAAAAATCCGTCAGTTAATCCTAATAGGTTATTGGTTGCCGAATTTCTATCCACTGATAATACTTCTTCGGCATCTTCAATCAGAAGAATACTATCCTTGTTACTCATCATAAATGTTACAAATCCCGGATCGGAGATGACACTAAGCATAGATGGTGGGATATATATAACTTTTTTCTTAGAACTAGTTATAAGATGTTTAATATAATTAGACTTACCTGTGCCGGGATCTCCGTGAAGTAGCATAAGGTTATCGGTTTTATCCCATACAAACCTTTGCATTTTTTCATGTGGAAATTCTCTACCATAGAATAAATCGAATCTATCATCTTCCACAGGTATAGATTTAAATTTAGTCTTCTGTGTAAACAGTCCATTTTGACCCTGAGCAATCATGTAGAACTTATCGATTTGAGTCGAAACATCAATAAGAAATGAATGGATTTTTTTCATCACTTTTTCGATAAACTCTTTATTTTCAAGAGTTGGGAGTAAATTTATATAAATAGTTTCGGATTCGATTGATCGATTTCCTCTGGGATAGTCATCCTCTTCATCCTCTTCAAGATCGATAGACATATCAGTGGCATCACCACTAATAAGTATTTTTCTTTCAAAATGAATATATTTGAAAGTCTCATACCCGCATTCCATTAAATCAAATCCTTGCGATAATAGATATTTTTGAAATTTGTTGAAGTTTTCCAAAGGTAGAATTTTATCATCTATTTTTAAAAATACCGTTGGAATTTTACCAAAATGTGTTTCAAAATTTGAAGGATACTCGATATCGAATACTGGTGATGGAATGATGTTTAAAAGATCATCGTTAGATAAATCATACCACATAAAGTGATTTAAATATTTTTTTAAGGTTGTCATATTTCTATTTTCTTTTTTGGGAACGTATGTTGTAGTCATTAAACCGTTAACTAATTTCCTAATTCGTTTATATTTTTTTAAATTCATATTATTCAAAGCGGTCTATAAAATATTTGGGTAATTTACTTTTGTTCCTCACCACGACATCAAATATCGATCCATCTAAAATGTAAGTGATACACTCGTCATCGGACGATCTAAGACCCCTACCACAAGCTTGAACTAGTGTGCATAGCATCTTATTCGAATACCATTGTTTGTCAAGCTTCATCATCTTCTCAACACGTTTTTCTTTTGTCGGTAGCCAAGGTGCTTTTAAAAGTATTTGGAACTTAGCTAGATCACCCTTGAGGTCAACACCATAAGTCATGCTAGGAGAAACCAATACTGTAGGCTCTTTAGATCTCTCATGTAGGTCTAATATTTCCTCATTTTTTACTCCAGTCTCCCTACATAAAAGACGATCAGATTTCACATAATCCCTAATATAATCTGCAATATATTGTGTATGTGTGTGAATAATACCTTTATCGTCTTTATGTTCTTCAAGAATACCTCTAACCTGTTTAGCTAATGTCGGTAACATTTCTTTAAGGTTATTAAAATTCAATTTCTGTTTAACCATGATATGGATTGGTCCCTTACTATGATCGAACTCTGTATCAACCTCAATATATTCATATTTTGGAATACCCAGACCTTTACAGAAACTTTTATGGTCGATAATTGTGGCAGACATGATGATCACATGATCAGCGTGATTAAAAATATATTGAGAAAGTTTATCAACTTTCAAAGGTGTGAATTTTATGTTCTTCTCCTCGCGTTCTATAATATATTCACTGTCGTAGAATGTTAATATTAAAATTTGAATACTTCCTTGTAGGTTTAGCAACCTTGTATATTCACTGGATTTTTTAAAGAAATCCGTAGAACCCTTATGATCCTTTAGATATTGTTTATAATCATCTATATTTGAATTCAGAGATAATAGTAGCTCATTCAACCATGTTAGGACTTTGGTTGGTGTTTCTTGGGATGGGAATGAAGAGGTATTGGTTCCAGTCTTGACTAGGAATGGAATGTCAATTTCGCAAGAAAATTGACCGACAAGTTGTTCCTCTAGTTCAGATCCTTCATCGCAAACGATTATCTTTCGCTTCTTTAAATGATCTGGTAAACTGAAAAACATACTATAGTTAAGTGATGAGAAATTACTCTTAAGCATTTCATTTCTAGAGTTGTAATATGGGCATTTATTAGCCTTCCAACAATCATTTTTCAACCCTTTAACGTAGATGCATGGTGCAATATCGACAGTCATACTATCGTCAATAGCGCACCGATAATTACTTTGACCCTTAAGTATACCAGTATCATTAAAAGTATTCTTATATTGATCTTGAAGGGTTTTGGTGATAGTTAGAGCATATACACCAAATGGGTCTTCATCCGCTATCAAATCCTCACCAGTGTCAGAAAAAATACTATAATCGTCAACAACTTGTTTGAAATAATCCGATGCACCATTTACGCTGTTTGCTATGGTCTTTGGAATAAATGATTTTCCAGATCCGGTGGGGGCATTCACCACTATATATTTCACACCATTTTGGATGTGTCTCTCTATTGATTTTAATATCTCGACCTGTGGATTAGATGGAGAGTATCCATCAGGGAAATTGAGTATGAGGTTTGTCATCTAGCCCATTATACTCATGGATATCTCATTTGTCAAGCAGACAACTTTCGCACAAATAGATATTTTTCGTGGAGTTTTGAGGAGTCTACACTGTTCATGGTTTTCATTTTCCAAAAAACCTCTTCGGTATTAGGAATAAATGCTGAGAGACAATAATCGAATAAATATCCATCATCCACATTTTTAACCCTAAATGGATATGGTATCTCGTAATCTTTTACATTGTTACAATTCTCTAATCGAAATTTAATGAAAAATTGTTTAGTATTAAACACCCTAATTTTCCCACGTTTGATAATTTTATCATCAATTACAAATTCTACATCAGCTAACATTAATGGTTTTAATTGATTTTCAAGACGATACATAATATAATTACAACATGGAATGTGTAAATCAACATTAACGGACACTATCCATGAAATTCATCTTCTGTTCTGGTGTCATATTCAATAATGCATCATTATAATATTTCCAAAACGTATCATCTGCTGGGATTGTCTGCCTTAAATAGCAAGACTGATAGGATGATCCCTTACCAGTGAATGGTGATTCAGGAGTCGATATAGAAATATTTCTATATGCTTGCATAAAAATATCCCACGCACACACTAAATCATGTTTAACTTCATCAACTCTATAACCAGTCTTTGGTGCTTTATAATTAAGTGATACTTTCGCGTTATAAGATGTTAATAATTGATTTGAATCAGTGCATAACATTCTTCTAATACTATATCTTGGCGGGACTGGTGCGCGTTCTGGTCGTCTTCGAACAAAGACAACCTCACATACATTATTTTGTAATAATGCCTTTAACTCCGCTCTTGATACAAGTCTGTCGGATTGTGTTATTTCTGATTTATAATCATCAATAACTTGGAACCCTTTTACAAAACGATTCCATGCATCTCTAAGATTTCCCTTAGAGTCCATCGCAATTCTTTCGTATCTATCTCTACCAGATGCCACATTAATTATTTAATGCTAAAAAGGCACTTCCGCATCTTTATCAACACAAATACCAAACATTCTTTGCTCGTTTAGGAAAAGACCTTTGGAGATCTTGCCATATCCATCAACATCAATGTTTGTGACTTGAATCCCCATGTTAGCTGGAAAGACTACAATCTCACCAACTTCGGTATATCGAACGTTCGGACCCTTGAGGATAACACGACCTTTTCTCCACATGTTATGGACTTGTGTGGTTGGGATGGCAATACCACCACGCATAACATATTCCACACCGTCTTCACCACTCTGTAAGTCACAGAACTCTACCAACATAACGTCATCCATAAGTTTAGCCAATTTATAATTTTCCAACCCGAAATCTGTTGGTAAACTGCGGTCCGAAAGATCTAGATGTGAATGTAATGGTTTAAGGATATCAATTGATGCTGGAACTTGTTCGCTCATAGTGGTATTTAATTTGGTTTATTTATATGTCAATATACTAGATTTAATAAAGAGATTTTAGATTGATTAATTATTGTTACGAGTAAATATCTCCGATATGATGAATGATAAAATACCTATTTCATGTAAGTGTATTACATACGGTAGAGTGGACTTACTTGAGGAATCTTTATTCAGCTTTTTAAATCAGGAATATGATGGTGAGCGAGAGATGGTAATCGTGAATGATTACCCAGAGCAAAAATTATATTTCGACCATCCAAATGTTAAAATAATTAATCTTAATAGAACATTCGAAACTATTGGTGAAAAGGAGAATTTTGCGGTCGATAACTGTAAATATGACACGATAGCGGTTTGGGACGATGATGATATCGCACTACCAAACCATTTGGAAAATATCAATAAATATTTTCCTGGATATGATTTATTACATTGGCAAAAGGGTGCAGCCGTAAATTATAAAAAGGTTGATGCGATCCATAGTTTGGGTAATTCTGGTATTGTTTATACTAAAAATATATGGGAAAAATCAGGTAAACATGAATTAGAAAATGCTGGATATGATATGTCATTTGTCGTAAAACTAAAGAATGAATATCAATGTAGGGTGGTTCTCGCAGAGCCTCCAGATGAGGAGGTTTCTTGGATGTATTTGTGGGCTGATAGAAGTTATCATATGTCTGGTCAAGGTGCAGACACAGCAGATAGAGAGAGTATTATAGTCAGGCACTCAAGACATATAGAAGAACTAAGAATAAAAGGAAAGATACCCACCGGAGATATTACACTAACTCCGAAATGGAATATTGATTACAATCAATTACTACTAGATTTTTTACAAAAAAGATAATAGTTACGTAAACTATCATCGCAAATCTTTATAATATTTGACATCATCCCCAATCCATTTTTGTAATGTATCGAAGGGTGTTGAGTCTAGATATCCAAAATCAATTAGATGTCCATGACCAAGCCCCCCTCTACCCGGCATACCTTTTATACCAATACAATTAACCGAGTCATTGAACACTAATTTATTCAATGGTAAATCCCATATATATCCATCAACATACATTTCATTGATGTGAGATTGAATACATGACTCGATAGAATCCATAACACTTCGTCTAAATCCGGTTTCACATAAACTAGCATTTAGAGTATTTCCGTGTATTATATGACGAAATGTTGACACATTATAATAGTGGGCAATACCCCCACCAACTAGATCATAATTTTGCAATCGGTCAACCATTATTCTAATATAATCAGGATTATACCAGTCATCATCCTCAACGATCAATATATATTCCCCTCTAACCCATGGTAGTGCGGTTAATATATTTAAAGGTAAGGTCATTTCACCAGGTTTCCAAAAGGGTTGCCTACGAATAACCATTTGTCCTAAATTACATGGAGTTGGTGTTTCAAAATCGTCAACTACGATCCATTGATCGAAAGGCATTGACTGCCTACTCATATATTTTTCTAGCAATGCAAATGATTTAGGTCTTCCGCCAGTTGGTGTAATTAGAGTTATCATGTGATGATATTTATATTTTCAAATAAGTCGATCTCGCGCCTAGAGTAAAATTCTGGAATTGGATACTCTTCGACTTTTTCGGTTTTAGATTTCTTAATATAAGTTATTCTTTTAAATTTCTGTCTGGGAATGACATTCTCATAATATTTAAATTGTTCTTCTTTAGTTTTGAAGATGTTGGTATTACCATTCAAAAAATCATTGATATAATGAATGAATTCCCCATCATTATAAAATGAGAATGTTTTGGTTGTCATCCAAGGATTAAATTCCTCAAGTAATTCATTATCCAGTTCGTTTTTAGACTGGTCGAAAATTAGGTAGTTCGATGCTTTAAAACTCATTTTTTATCATTCCTTCGTAATATATATCTTTACAATCTCGATCTAATAACCATTTATCGGGTACGATAATCAATTCTTTTTTCGCACCCAGTAATGATGCCCACCAAGAGAATGTCGAGTTACTACAAACTATCCTATCATGTAGAGAAAGTAAAGTCAAGTCATTCAACTCGGATGATGTTTTTATTAGATTAAATTTATAGTTTCGGAATTTATTCAATACTAATTCTGGAGAATCCGAAAATACATTAATCTGAAAATCTGGAGAAAACTTCTCAAATTGTTTATGGAAATAGTTAGTAATATCTCCAAATATTTTGGGATAATGTTGATAATCACCAAATCTAATATGAAACGCTATATTAGCATCCGATGATATAAATGATGTATCTACCTTCGGTAAACATAGTAGACTGATAAACTCATCCTTATAATCTTCAAAATATTTCAGAGATTGAAAACCACCATGTAGAGATATATCACCATATGACCAATCATATTTCGGTAGTTCCATAAAATTAAAGGATATTTCATGAATTTCTGTAGTTTCACCTCTAGGGATAATGTTAAAATTTTTAAATATATTGGATTGGTATAGAATTGGACTAGTTCCTTGAGATGCTGTCCAATTAGTTGGATCTATAACCAACTCTAAATTATACCTTTGGCTATAAGCATATCCATTAGCCACCTTAAATAGCTGATTTCCAATACCGCCACTAACATCAACGTAACATTTATTTTTCATTTCTTTTTAATATATAGTGCGTCCCCCCACCCACATCCAGTATCATCTTCTTCAACCTTTTCAAATCCCTTATCCTCCAAAAACTTGGTAACTTCCGGTTCCAATCCACACCCCTTATACATCTCTCTATAGTTTACTTCAGTGAAGACGGCTTCAATACTATCCCAATTGGTTAGCCCCTTCATAGCCTTGAGTTCTGCTCCCTGAATGTCCAAATTTAAAACATTCCATACGAACTTATAAACACCAACCCTTTCAATAATCGTATCTAATGTGGTGGTCTTCATTTCAACAGTATCAACATTTACAATATGTGGATATATCTTAGCATGATCACCCAACTCTAAAATTGAGGAACTTTCACCATTATTGGTGATGTGGAATTTAATAATTTCTTCTTTATCTGAAACCGCAGCATGGACTACATGACAATGAGGATCATCATTCACCCACCCATGCGCCAAATCTCGGTTAGCCTCTACAAAAATAATTTCTTCCACCCCACAGTTTTTATAAATTGGATATTCCTCTGCTTTATGCATACCAACATGTATCACTCCATGTGTGGTGATACCATACTTATCTTTTAATATATTGAAGTCTATTAACATATTATATTTTCTTTCTAAAACCCAATATTGTACCGATGGTTAATTGTTTATTCATAAATATTTATTGATCAGTTCCCCCATCACTATATTACTATCGTTCGAGGTTTTCATCCACAAACTATCCGGTCTTAATCTATGAAAATATTCTAACCCCTTGAGTATTTTTATATTATAATTAGAATGCAACCATAAACAAGATATATAAAAAACATCAACCCCATATGATTTAAATTCTAATGCATTATTAGCTATTTCTAAATATCTAAACTTTGGAAAAATATAATTCCCTGTATTCAGACATTGTAAAGTTAAATCTCGTTTTGGACTATTCATCAACCATTTAATACTCTCTAAGTCATACTCACCAACTAAACTACTATAATCGAAATTCGGACTAGCATATGATGGCATTTGTATACCATCATATTTAAAATCTATCAAATCAATGTATCTATTATCAATAACATTATCACTATCTATTAACGCAACATATTCGTTTTTACAATACATTACAGCTTTATATTTATTTACACTAGCATTTAAATGATATTCATGTGTGAATAATTTTATTTTTGGACAGTTGAAATTATTTATTATTTCTTTAAGAGTTGTTATATCATCCGAATTATCATCTGATATAATAATTTCATCAACTATATCATTATATATAATATTAGATAATGCATCTACAATGAATTGACTACTATTAAATGTTGTAAATGCAATAGAAAGTTTCTTTTTTGTTAACCTAAAACTTGGCATATCTCCGATAATAAGTTTATCGAGGATATAATTTTTATATTTAGGTAAAACTTCACATTGTAAAAATGTCACACCAGTCTTATAATTGTCATTATCGTCATCGTTTTCATACGGCCATTCTTCAAATTCAATAACATCTATATTGATTCTGTTTATGTCAATACTATTTAAAATCTCATAATCCAATCCTTCCGTATCTATACATAAATAATCTATATGTGATATTTGATTATCCTCGCAAAAAACATCGAATGACTTACATACAATATCGATAGCTGTTGTTTTATGACTATATGATTTCCTATTTATAATCGATGATAATCCAGAGTTATCATATAGATTTAAACATACATGTTCCGATTTATTTGAAATTCCATAACCATGAACACTAATATTATGCAATTTACTTAACTCTTCATAACATTTAAGTAGTTCTGAATGTAAGGTAATGTTCGGTTCTATCAAATGTATTATCGATGGTTCAGTTAAGTTTTTAACTTTCGCATAAAAATCATCGTTTCCTACATTCGCACCTATTTGTACATATGTTTTAGTGTTCATTTTTGATTTAGTATAAATTGTTTGTAATTGTTACCATAATATGGTTGTTGCGATCTATCTTGATCACAATGGGTTATGTGTTCTAAATGATATAAATACTTATCCCCCTCTAAATACCGAACATTATTTTTCTTCTTGGATCTTTCCCTGAAATCGGTATCTTCAAACCCCCACCCAATGAAATTTTCATCATATCCCCCAATTTTTTGAAATGCTTTTTTTGATATTAAATTACATCCTCCTGGTGATTTATCAGATATAATATTTATATTTCCATTGTAAAATCCTAAAGTTGTATCTGTTACCTCATTGTTTAGGGTGACAAAATTAAATGTGTCAATAAACATAGGAAAAAATTTCTTTTTAACATCTATAAAAATTCCATTAAATGGGTATACGTGATCCGCTTGTCCACTCAAAATTAAATTTTGAGATTCTTCTAATTGTGCTTGAGATACTAAAACATCAACATCATAAAAACATAACACATCGCCAGTTGATTGTAATGCTGACATATTAAAACAATAAGATTTTTTAAATTCATCTTCATTTTCACAAAACAACAATTTTATTGTTGGATACTCGGTCTTTACCCATTTCATGATTGGGTCTACAACATTATCATCGTTGATGACAATTATTTCAAGAGGATTATTGGAATATAAATATTTTAAAATAGTTTTTAAATTGAAAATTCTATCCTCGCAATCTCGTCTAAAGTGAATAATAAATGTTGTATTCTTCATAATTTAACCACATCCCTTTCATATTGTTCTCTGACTTTCAGACCATAATCATATAACGCTTTGTTATTGTGGGTTCCTCCGATATCGATGTCAGTATCCACATCGTTTGGGTTGTATTTCTGAACCCTCCACGACATACCCTCATAGTGTTTAAAATATTTATTTTCCATATTGGCATTGCCGATTGTTAGTCCAGCGTTTATAACATCCTCAAACATTGTAGATCCAATATCATATATCTTTTCAGATTTGATTTCTTTGGTTCGGTAATGGTCATAGAATTTAATGTTGTGTTCTTTGAGTTGCTCCAAATCAATAAAACAGAACCATGGATTAACTCTAGGATATATTAACTTTCCGCCACGATCACCAACAACTTCACCCATCAATGCAAATCTACCCTCTTTGAATTTTTCATATGGCTCATAGAAGTCCTTGAGAAATAAAACATCAGAATCGACCAACAACATATATCTAGTTTTTACTAAACTGAAAGCCTCATTAACAGCATCTCCATGAGATGTGTGTGGAATGTTATGGTTGTGCCATAACGGTTTCATTGGGTTTAAAAGCGGATATTTTCCTGTGCTTATAACCAACATATAAGGAATATCATCACAAGTATTAGCGAGAGACACCATTAAATTGGTAATTAAATCAGGTGTATCATAATTACATGTTACTATTGTCAGATCCATACCCATTTTTAATACGTTTTAAAGTTTTACCAACCTCATCAATTCCAAGTAGTTTAATCTCACCCGGAACGCAACCATGTTTCTCTCTAAAAATTACATCGGCATCTTTCATCATTTGTTTATGATTTGGATTAGATGATATGGTTGATTTTTCAATAGACCATTCCTCATCACCCAAATATTCCCAAGAATTTTCAATATCGGCAAAATACCAAAATGGTGGATGTATCCCAGCTTTGATAATTTCTAAAGTGTGATCAACGTGTTCACAAGCATTGAAATATCGCTCGTCCATAAGTCCAGCAATCTCCAAACATTTTCTAGAATAATATGAGAATGCACCAACACAATGAGGGTATAGTGGTAATTTAACATCACCATAATCTATGACTACTCTTGGATTTGGTGTTGTATTTGGCCATTTTTTGTTCATTCTCCCATGTTGAGAGAAATTTAAATGTTGAATACCAGTCTTTTTAGATGTCTCAATATATTTTTCAAAAACTGATCCATCTTTAATAAAGATGTCATCTTCAATTAAAAAGATATGATCACATCCCATATCTAGAAGATATTTCAATGCTTTATTTTTTGATATACCAACCCCCAAATTTGTATCATTTCTCTGAATATAATGATAACACCAATGATTCCACCCATCTACTTCAATTTTATTTCCATCGTTTATAATGACAATTTCATCCCAATCGCACTCTTTGAGACTTTTTATGAGAGTTTTTAAAAGGTGTTGACGGTCTTTGGTTATAATACCAACACCAATGGTTTCTTTTTTGTTAATCATTTCTTAAATTCTTTAATGATTTTATTAATTCTATCTTCGTTTTCCTTTTCACGACCTTGATCACCTAAAATTCCTTCTAAGATCGACAGGTTTTCTTCGGATAGCATACTCTCCCCATCAATCAAATCACCTTTACGGTCTAAAAATTCACCAATAAACATTAATCTATCATCAACTGTAGAAAAGTGTTCATCGATACAAACGATTGCAGGGCAGTCATCTTTCGGGTAGAATACGTCCTCTTCAAGATTATCCATATACTGATCAAATAATCCTTGGAATACCTGATCTGTTTGTTTGATATATGCTTCATTAGCATCTCTAAGCCCATCTTCTACGACTTTAATAGCTGGATTATACTTCAGCCAGAAAATAATATCAAGATCCTTCATGGATTCCTTAACAAAGGAAATAGTTGCGGCTGTAACTGTATCTGAAATTTTATCTAATGCATTTCCCTGTAATGTATATGCTAAATTATCCCATGGACATCTATCATAGATGACATACGAATCTTTATTATACTTTTTCTGCTCCTCCATCATCCAATTTAGAATTAACAATTGTGAATCGTCATTTGTATTGGATGAATGTTCTAAATTATTCTCCTTAATTACATCTCTATATGTCTTCGATGGTGTTGTATACATCGGCCATCGATTTTTAAATGCATCGATTAATGTAGTTTTACCGGAATTTGCCGTGCCTGATATTGCTATCCTCATGTTAATAATTTAACATTTATTTTTAATTTGTCAATTCACTAAAATATATTAAATAATAATGAATGCAAAAGAAAAGCGCACCTCGCAAGAGGAAGGAAGTGGATATAACCGATGAATTCAATAAAAACTATAAACAGAACTTTGATTGTTCTAATATAACTATTAAAAAGCAATTTCCCCTAACAGATCGTCAAAAATCTTTTATAGATTTGGTGAAAAATGATAAGACGAATATGGTTCTTCTAGATGGACCAGCAGGTTCCGCAAAATCATATTGTGCCGTGTTTTCTGCCTTGGAAATGTTAAAGGAACGTAAGGCTGATAAGATCATTTATATCAGAACTGTCATTGAGAGTGCTTCCCGTTCTATGGGATATCTAAAGGGTGATGAAAACGAAAAGTTTGCAGCATATACAATGGTTCTAAATGAAAAATGTTTGGAAACCACTGATAAAGCATCTTACAATGCTATGATTGAACAGGAATATATCAAAGCTATACCTGTTAACTTTGCCCGTGGTTTAACATTCAACAATTCTATTGTCATATTTGATGAAGCTCAAAATGCCACCAGATCTGAATTAACCACAATCTTAACAAGATTTGGTAGAGGAACCAAATATATTATTTGTGGTGATGGTAAGCAAAAGGATATTAGAGATTCAGGTTTCTCGGATGTCTTCGATTTATTCGATACAGAGTTTTCAAGAAAAAATAACATCCATTGTGTCGAATTTGATGTGACAGATATTGTTAGATCACCGTTGCTCAAACATATCACCCAAGTTTTGGGCGTTTAGTCAAAACTATTACGTTTTCCAGACCAAGAAGTTCCACCAAATGGATCGAACGGATGTCCCTCCTTAGAATTTTCTAGGGGGGCGGCATTGCTCTTAGATGTTTGCTCATCAATAGCGGCCTGTGCTAGTGCTTGCATATCCTCAATAGCTTTAATTGCGTCTTCCTCGGTCTTACCAATTGCAGATCTCTCACCATCGGTAGCAACATACACTTCACCAAACTTTTTAGCTTCAATTTTGTTCATAACAACTAGAACAATATCAGACAGGTCTATTATGTCAAGGTTTCGGTGGAACTTTTTTGGTTTGTGGATTTGTTACAACTGGTGAAACTCTTTGTTTTTGTGGTTTTTTCCCACCCTTTGCGGCGTTTTTAGCACTTAAATCTCTTACTATATTACCATCTTTGTCCACTAAGAATATTTTTTGAGGATTGGGTTCTCCAGAACTGATAAAATTTTGTCTTATTACAACTGATACTTTATACAATTGTTTATCATCCCCTTGTCTCATTTTAATCTTACCAATATCACCAACTATTGAATATCCTTGATTCGCCAATTTATTTATTATATATGAAGCCTCTGGTGTGGTAGCTTTAATCAATTGTTGATTTAGATCTTTAATTCCCGACACCACACTGGAGATAGGGTTGTATATTTCAGGTGCGAGTGTCTTAGTCGCAAATTTACCAACAACAGCAGCACCCTTAAGAACTCTAGCTGGAAAACTGTCCCAAAACCCCTCATTCAACAATTCTTTTTGAGTAAACTTTTTCATATATTAACTTCTATATTTCTTTTAGCTACATCTACAAGACCCACATCAATTAATGCATCTAATTCATTTTGTATGAAGCTCTTACCAATTAAAACTTTATGGGTATTTTGTGATCTGTTTCCGATTGAGAATGGGATATCCTTGAAAATCTTATCACCCATTTTTATATTTAATAATACCACTGGACGATCTTCGGTATTACCAGCACCCAAGTTAATTGTTATATGATCTGAAATAGGTTTCTCTAATACCACACCATTTTCAGTGGTGAACCTAACCATATCACCATCTATTTGAATTTTCTGTCCATGTAGAACATTAAACGCTCCATTTCCCGTGTCTAATTTCGCACGTAGTTGTCCAACACCATCAACGTAGATAGTTTCTTCCAAACCTAAAACGGTTTTCTCTACAAAATATTGCTTGAAACTTCTCATTCATTAAATCACTGGTTGAAGTGTTGTATCAACACCCATCTGTTTGGTTATTTTGAGTAATGTATCATATACTTTCACCACATCATCAACCGATGGTTGATTTTTATTCTCTTTTATAGGTTTCATCGAACCAGAGTTGATATTAATAGTTTTTACTATGTTTTCTAACATATGTTTTGATTCCAATAATACATTTATTGGTTGAACATTGGACTCTTTGATTTGGGTTTTTTCCCACATCAATTGATATTCCTCGCTCTTCGTCAAAAACTTACTCATATTAGAAACTAATGTTGTCGGACTGTTCAAATCCAGTATTTGCAAAATCTGCTTCCGAATCAAGTCTATGCCATACTTCAGAAACATAATCAGAAGCTTTTATAAGTTTTGCTTGCATCCAAGGTTCCATTTCTTTTTCTTGACAAATTCCAAGAATTCTTTTTGAATATTCGGCAAGTTTTTTGATATCAGAATATATAACTTCATTACACGCTTCATGTTCTTCGGTTTCAATATCCATTTCTGGTTCAAATGCCAGAACCTCAAGATCCTCTTCACCCATCATAGGGTCTTCAACTGTAGGATCATTCAATGATTCATCTCCATCCATTTCTAATTGGGTGTATGGATCAACATATCTCTCCCAAATTAAAGCATTTTCTCTATCGCGGAACTTCATAGTATTATTTATTAAAATGTTTAGGTTAAATTGAATTCAAGCTCTTTTTAAGATCCCCACCTTGGGTTTCAGAACTAATAAGAGATAATACTAATGGTAGAACTTCTTCTCTAGCATTTTTGTAACGCTTCATTTGCATTACGTTTTGGAGATTTAAAAGTGTTCTAGCGTCTTCTGCTGATGGCTCGAATAATGCTGCATCAATAAGATCAGCAATATACTTATCTTCACCTTGAGACGTTAATGGTAATTCCTCTTCTCCAGCACCTCCAGCATTTGGATCAACAGCATCTTGTGGTTGTTCCATAGCATTAGGGTCTTGTTCCATAGATGGGTCTTCACCTTGCTCTCTAATAAGACGGTGATAACGATTGATTAGTTGTAAAGTTTTAGATTTCATTAGTATGTTCTGCCGATTGCTGATTTTTTAACCGCTTGTAATCCTTTTTGGATTCTTTCGGTTCCTTTTTTATATGCATCTACAGCTTGTCCAGCAACTTGTTGACGCTCTTTCACCGCTGTTTTAGCTTTTTGTGCTGGAGTTCCCCAAGCTTTTGCTGCCAATCCTCTTAATCCGCTATTAGCCTTATTTCCAAGATTTTCAACCTCTTGATCTACTTCATAGGTTCCAGTTCCAGCATTAATACTTTCAGCCTCTTCTTCTGGAATGGAAACATTAACCGCAATGACATCACCATCTGTATGGATATGAACCATATCGGTATCCCTTACAAGTTCTACATGAACACCTTTGGATTTAAGATAATCAATCAGTTTCCACTTGGGATCTTCAGTGTTTTGTGGATCGAACTGTTCTATAAGATTAAGGAATTTACTCATATTGATTATTTAACAAAGAATAACCATTTTGTTTGCTATGTCTTGGAAATAACTATCTGAAAGACTGGTAAAGCCTTCCTTATCTAAATATTTTTTAATATGTCTAAATGATTTTGGTTTAGATTTGATGTTTAAGTATAATTCGAAAGAATCCGTTATGGTAACATCACGATTCTTCAAATTTTCCAAAAACGTATCAATAGTATAGGGAGACACCCATATGCGTATTCCAAATATTCTCTTAATCTTTTTAATTATTTTTTTCTGAATATCGCAAATATTAAATGAATTAATATGGAATATTATTTTATCATTATGGGTCTTTAAAACATTACATAGATAAATTATAAAATGATGTAGATATATTTTTTGTTGATCCTTTTTGGAAAGATCTATTTCTATACCCATTTCTGTTATATAATTGTAAAAATCTATATTGGTTTTTTTAAAAACGGATTCCAAGTCTTCAAAAACAACACCGTTATACTCTTTTATGAAAATCATAAATTGAGTGTATCGAGACTTCTTGGTTTGTCAACGTAATTTTTCGGTGCTACTAGACGAATGTTAATGATCCCATTGTAAAACCTACTATCCAATAAAGCATTTGTGAGTAACTGCCAATGAAGTTCAGAATACTTCATATCAAACTTTGAATCACATAGTTGTATAACTTCTCTTGTGAAATGTTCTATACCATAATTCTCAATGTCTGCTAGTAATTCTTTTGACGATCCCCAATACTTTAGAACATCATTATCCTTGAACTGTATTCTATTCCTTGTTTTACCCTTTAATGGTTTCTTCTTCACTCTTTTCTGACACTGTTTACAACCTATGTAGTATTTTTTAATCGCTTCTGGGTGATGATTTTTAATTATGTAAACGAAGCCGAAAATGTCACTGTAATCTTCTGGTAGGTTTTTCCATGTTGTGTTGTCCATTTTGTTTCTTTCTATTATTGTACAATAACTATAACTTACTATACTAACTACTACTAATTAGTAGTAAATTTTCTTTTTTCAACTATTTTCAATTTACCCTATTGACTTTCTGTTATTGTAGTTATACTTAAGGGGTGGTGGGCGGGCTAGGTACTATTAATATAGTTATAGTTATTATATATTAATGTACAATAAAGAATAAGAAATAGTTATAAAGTAGTTATAACAATTATAATAACTTATTAGGACGCAGATTTCGTGCCAACTTTCCTCTTTTTCTTACCATTTTTCTTCGCAAGACCCCTACGAGTCTGAATACCACCTAAGATTTTAGGAATCCTATTATCCCCAGCGGCATAACCATCAACATTCTCAAGACTACCACCAGAAGTTGGCGCACCACCCATAATTCCCGCTACATCCATTTCAACTAACACCTTAGTTTCGTAAATATTTGCAAGTTTTGTTTGTTCTTCTATTGACAATCTCATATATGTATTTATACTATCAAGATACGAGATGAGTAAACTTGAAGAATACCAACAGGAGATAATCGAGTTCCTAAAATTTGATGATTTTAACATGGATGATCGCTTGAGAAGAATTCCAGCGGTAAAACATTCATGGATTTATCGTTTGATCTTAGCAAAGATTGATAAATCAAAACTTATCAAGGCTAAGAAGAAGATTAAAGACGCTCTTATCGAAAGTCGAGTTGCGTCAGGTGTTGTCAACTTATCAAAAACTACATTGGATGGCATTGAGAATGATTCCAAGTTGGAAGATATCAACGAAAGACTTGCTGAACTGGAATTCCTGATAGAATATCTGGATCGTGTAGTGAATATGATTTCTTGGATTCATCAAGATATGAAAAATCGAATTGATCATAAAAAATTAGAAATGGAATGATCACATTCGACTACGACAAATCCTATAGAAAAGGAAGATTGATCTGTGATGATTCAATCTTGACGTTTGTTCGTAACCATTTCTCAGAAAAGGATGCATCTGCCTCTTTTGTAAATCATAAAGCTAAGAGTCTTGGTAAGAAATCCAAAATTCCTGATAGAAAGTATGCTATTCAAGCCAGTGGATTATTTGATTTTGGATTGTTTGTTGATATTCGAAAATTTCTTATATCCGAATCTATATCAGAAATAACTTATACAGATAATTTTAAGGAATGTCTGATGTGCGGTTTTAAGGACTATGAGCTATTTGACGGGCTTAAGTATCCTTTGAGGGACTATCAGGTGGAAACAGTTGAAACTTGCCTAAAAGTGGGTCGTGGGACTGTTGTGGTGGCAACAGGTGGTGGTAAGTCTTTGATTCAAGCATCTCTTATCGAGAATTGGAAAAAAATCAAAGGGAATGTGAAATGTTTACTCGTTGTTCCCGGCACAGGATTGGTTCATCAGTTGTTGAATGACTTTAAGGAATACGAAGTTTCGTTTACTTTCTCTGGATGGACAGGCGAGACTGATACCAAGGGAAATTATAAGTTACCTTTAACGGATACGGAAGTCATTATAGTCAATACTGAATGTTTGTGTTCCCAATTCGGGAACTTTACAAATTTATTGGATGTCGATCTGGTATTGAGGGATGAGTGTCACCAGACCAAACTTGGAAATGTGATGACAAAAATCCTATCCAAGATAAAAACTCCCAACAAGTTCGGGTTTACTGGAACTTTACCGAAAGAGAAAATTGATGTGTGGAAAATCATAGGAACATTCGGTCCGATTATATACGAGAAAAATTCAAAGGAACTTAGGGATGCTAAGTTTTTAGCCCATGCTACGATCAGAGTTATAAAACTAATCCATAAACATCCACCAAGAGGATATAAGAAAGAATTGGAATTTATTCATACTGATGAGACTCGTAATAATACCATACGAAAAATAGTATCTAAATTGAATAAGAATATTCTTATACTAGTCAATAGACTGGAACATGGTGAGCATTTATCAGAACATCTAAAATTTGACGACAAGGAATTTTATTTTGTTAGTGGTGCGATGCCCGTATTAGAGAGAATGGCTATAATCGAGAGAATGGAATCGCAGGATAATATCGTATGTGTTGCCATGGCATCCATTTTCTCAACTGGTATCAATGTTAAGAATTTACATTATGTCATGTTCGCTGGTAATGGTAAATCATTCGTTCGAATAGTTCAGTCAATCGGTCGTGGATTAAGATTACATCATAGTAAAGATTTACTTACAATTTTCGATTTGTATGATAATATGAAATCATCCACTGAACATGCAGATCTTAGAAAGACATTTTATGACGACGAACAGATACCGTGGAAGGAGACTGAACTAAACCTTTCATCTAAATAATTATATGAATAATTATTCTGAATATAAAAATGTTGCTGGAGTATATAAATTAACATGTGGTGTGACAAATAAGATATATGTGGGAAAATCGATAAACCTGAAAAATAGATTTATATCTCATAAATATTGTGAAAATAAAAAGCAAGGCAAGTGTTATTTACAACACGTTATTAAAAAATATGGATGGAATTCATTCACTATTGAGATATTAGAGATCTATGAAAATTTTGATAAATTTAAAGATAATACGGATCTATTAGAACTAGAATCTCATTATATATCACTACTAGATTCTACAAATAATGATATAGGTTATAATATATGCAAATATTCCCGAGATAGAACCGGATATTATCATTCAGAAGAATCTAAAGAAAAAATGAGGAAACCAAAATCCGAAGAAACTAGAGAAAAAATAAGGCTTTCGAGAATAGGTAAACACCATTCAAAAGAATCTAATGAAAAAAATAGAAAGTCTAATTTGGGGAGGAAAGTATCGGATGAAACCAAGGAAAAAATGAGAAATGTAAGATTGGGGTATAAGACGAGTGAAGAAACTAAAGAAAAATTGAGACAACTTAAGGTGGGAATCCCTCTATCAGAAGAGACAAAGGAAAAGATGAGAGAATCAAGAAAAAATTCTACATACACCCATTCAGAAGAAACTAGAAAAAGAATAGGTGAGGCGAGCAGGTTAAGAAATAGTGGAAGTAAACGACCAAGAAAGAATAAAGAATTATGATAACAAATAAAGACGTTAAAGAGAAGTATTATGTGTCATCAAAACTATTTCGCCAGCAATTGGAGAAATACTACGAGGATGATGTAATGTCGAATGAACTAGCCTTGAACATAGTTAAGATTGCTGAAGGTCTTAGTTATAATTATAGGTTTATCAATTACACATGGAAAGATGAGATGGTGGGTGATGCCATTTTGAAGATGTATTCAGCATTGGAAGATAAGAAATTTAAGATTGAATCAGAATTCAATCCATTCTCATACTTCAATCAGATTGCATGGAATGCATTTTCCAATCGTATCAAGAAAGAGAATAGACAACACGAAGGTCTGGAAGAATATAAACAGATGGTTTATGAAAATGAAATGAGCGATGCATCACAAGGGTCGGTTTATGTTAGACCGATGTTGGAACATGATTCAGAGGACGGATGTTATGACTAATATGAAACATAGGAGAGTTGATAAAATAGATGGTAGATATGAAGATGGTAAGTGGATTATCCGATGCCATCTTAATGGATATTCTGAAGATGTATTCGAATATAAATGCGCTAACTACTCGGATTATTCATATAATAATTTATTCAAACCTGCATTAGCTGAGATGTCTAAATTTTTAGATCGAAATTGGAAACATGATTAAGAAATCAAAAGTAGCACTATTTTCTGACCTACATTTAGGTCTTTATGGAAACTCTGAATCTTGGCACGAAGTCGCTAAAGTGTGGGCTAGGTGGATGGTGAAAGAATTGAAGAAAAAGAAGATTAAGGATATATTATTCCTTGGTGACTTTTTTCATAATCGTTCTGAAATCAGTGTTCAAACTATCCACGTTGCATCTGAAATTCTAGATATGTTCTCAGAATTCAATATGATAATCATTGTTGGAAATCACGATGCTTTTTACAAGAATAGAGCAGATGTTCATAGTCTTGGATTACTACGTGGTCATAAAAACCTAACAATCGTTGATCAAAACATTGAAATAAACGCATTCGATAAGGATTTGTTATTCGTTCCATGGAATAGTGAATTACCAGAAGGGAAATTTGACTATATTTTTGGTCACTTTGAAATCCAGAACTTCAAGATGAATAACTTTAAGGTTTGTGATCATGGATTATCATCGATGGACTTTCTAGCATCAAGAACCGATACCGTATTCTCTGGTCATTTCCACCATAGAAACACCAAGAAGTATAATGAGGGTTCAATTCATTATATTGGTAACACGTTTCCAATGGATTTTGCCGATGCTGGTAATATTAAAGGTTATCATATTTTGGATATTGAAGACGGATCATTGGAATTCTTTGAAAATACGGTTTCACCGAAGTTTAAGAAGATCACATTGTCGAAATTGAAGTCATATACAAAGGTTGACTTTGAAAATAACATTGTTAAACTCATTGTTGACGTTGAGGCTACGGAAAAGCAAGTTGAAAAGATTCAAACCTACATTTCCAAATACAAACCATTTCAATTCCATACCGAATATAACACATCCACTAAAACAGTTGATGATGTTGAAGAACTTGATAGTGTGGATCTTCTGGATTCGATTGATGAGTTTATTGAGCAGTTGAAAATGGAAGATGAAAAAGAAAAACGTGTGGAAAAAATAATGAAAGAATTATATGAACGACACAAATAATATAGGTAAAAATTTTAAGGTATTTTTCACAGATGGAAAAATTGGTTTCTTCAAATGTAATTTCGAAGACGGTGAATATTTAGGTAATATGACTTTTGGATTCCTTTTTCCTAAATCTCAATGTGAACTCTTACCGGAATGGGCGCAATAATATTATATGAAAAAACAGCCAATTTTCGTAATTAAAAAGGATAGAGTTGAACATTGGATACGACACCAATCCAAATTTACACAAATTCCATACTCATTAGATTGGGGAAAATTGGAATCTGTTGAAGATTTCATAATTCGTTTAAATGATGAAAAATCTGACGGTGAGTATATCCGAATGTCTAAATTATATGATTTATTAAGTGCGTTTAAAACATGTAAGATGCTTGCTAATGCCAATAGGATGCTTGATCGTGTCTTTGCTATATGTAAAACTGAAAGGGAAGACTTGAATGAGAAAAATTAAATACTCCAGATTGTCTGTTCAGAATTTCCTAAGTGTTGGAAACGATACTTTGGTTATTGATTTTCAGAATGGTCTGAATCTCATAACTGGTGTCGATATTGATAATCCAGAACGTAGAAATGGTGCAGGAAAATCTGTTATCATTGAATCGTTCTATTATGCTCTGTTTGGAACTACCATCAGAGAGATTAAAAAAGAGTTCGTAGTTAATAATGTTACGAAAGGTAAGGGTTGTATTACTTTATGGTTTGATGTTCAGACTGATACTGGAACAAGTTCTTATAAAGTTGTTAGACAACTAAAGCCATCAACAGTAGAATTGTGGAAACTTGGCGATCAAGATGAAGATATTTCCAAAGATTCCATAGCAAATACCAACAAATATATTTGTGATCTGATTGGATCTAATCCAGTCATATGTAAATCATGTGACATCCTTTCGTTGAGTGATAACACACCATTCATGGCGAAAAAGCCAGAAGAAAAACGCAAGTTTATTGAGGATATCTTTGCATTGGAAATTTTTGGTAAGATGTTGAAGGATCTGAAGGAACAGATTAAGGATAATAAGGCTGAATTAACAATTGGTTTGACTAAAGTTTCGGAAATATCCAATTCAATCGACCCACTGATTAGATTATCCGAAGAACAAAGGAAGAAAAACGACGAAAGGGGTGAACGTGAAAAGAAAGCCCGTAAAGAGTTACAGGATAAGATAGACCTTCTTCAAGTCAGATATGATTCCATGAAATCTATTCCAATTGATGGAATAGAAGAAGAAAATGTTAAATTACATAAGGTGTGGGAAAATATTGACGGTAAACTTAGTAGAATTGTTTTCAAAAGATCAGAGGAGTCTGCTGCATTAAAAGTAGAGAAGGGTAAGTTGTCCAAAGCCGATGGTGTTGATGGATCTACATGTGATAAGTGTTTACAGAACATTCCAGAAACTCATATAGAACATATTAAGTCCATGAAGGTTGAAATGGTGAATATCATAAACCAATTGGAAAATAACATCGAAAAATTAAATGATGAGGAGGTTAGTTGGATAGATAAGAAGTCCAAGATCCAAACTAAAATATGGGAGAATTCTAGAATTTTGAAGGATGCGAAACAAATCGAATATGATAAGGATACCATTTTATCAACGATAGAACTTCAGAAGGACATATTAAAAAATATGGTTGTTGAGGAACTCGATAATATTTCTTTTGAAGAGAAGATCAAAGAAGTTCAGGATAGGCTTGAGAAGGAATCAAAAATTGTCGAAGAATTACAACAGTCCCAAAGTGATTTGGAGATGTGTAAGTTTATTCTTGGAGAAGAAGGTATTAAGTCATTCATCATTAAGAGACTTTTGGATATGTTGAATGCGTCTATTCAGAAATATATTATTTCTTTGGGTATGACCATGAGATGTAAGTTTGATGAATATTTTGATGAACATATAACGACTGATACAGGAAAGGCTACTACTTATTGGAATTTCTCTGGTGGGGAACGTAGAACTGTTGATATTGCTTGTTCATGGGCATTCAAGGATATTAAGAGAAAGATTTCTGGGGTATCATCCAATGTTGAATTTTTTGATGAGATTTTCGATGCGGCCTTCGATCCTGTCGGATTTGATAAACTGATAGAAGTTTTGAAGGAAAGAATTGATAAACATTCATTATCATGTTATGCAATTTCTCATAGACAGGAGACATTAAAGCATATTGATGGAGAAACAGTTAATCTTGAGAAAGAAAATAAGATTACTAGAAGAATTGTGAGTTGACTTGTCAAAAAACATACTAATTATTGTATGTTTCAGAATAGTCCGTTCGCAAGCCCATTTCCAAAATCTCCTTATGGTGGCAATACTTATGTAAAGCAACCTAGAGTGGAAATGCCTCCACAACTAGAAAATCGTTATATCAATTTTCTTGCAGGAAGGGATGGCTGCGCACAGTTCCGTAGATCTTTTATCACAAATCACATCAATATGAGTGGTTATGGTGATTCTGTTGACATCACTAAGATGGTCTTAGAGAAGGGTTTCTACCATAATATTAAAAGTGTAACTCTGCAAAGGCAAGCAGCATCCCATCAAAAAGATTTTATTGCTTATCTGAAATCAATTCAACCAGAAATGGGATTTAAATTGATTTATGAGGTGGATGACGTTGTGTTTCGCGAGGAAATTCCTGATCACAATGCTTCAAAACATGGATTCGACACCGAAGAGATTCGCCAAAACTGTATCGATATGATCAATATGGTTGATGAGGTTACAGTTACATGCCAATATATGAAAGATTTATATATTGAGAAGACTGGACAACAAAAAATAACAGTGGTTCCTAACTTTATGCCTCATTGGTGGAGTGGTCATCAATATGATTATAGAAAAATCTGTAATAATTTTGAAACATTCAAGAAAAAGCCTCGTATTATCTATGCTGGATCTGGCGCACACTTTGATGTTAAGAACTTAGCTGGTGGTCAGGATGATTTTACCCACGTTAATGAATTTATCATTGACAATCGACACAAATACCAGTTTGTATTTATTGGTGCATATCCACCAGCACTAAAACCTTACGTTGATTCCAAGGAAATCGAGGTTCATGGATGGCAATCATTCTTAAACTATCCTAATTTCCTAGCATCATTAAATGCACAACTGTTTATTGCCCCATTGATGGATATTCCATTCAATCGTAGTAAATCCGACATCAAATTTATCGAAGCGGCACAACTTGGAATCCCATGTCTATGCCAAGACATGGTTACATATAGTTCCGCTCCCGATATGCTTAGGTTTAAGACTGCTGACGAATTAGAACATAAAATCGAGATGATGACTAATTGGAAAAACCGTTCTAAATATTATAGTCTGGTTCCAGAACTTAGAAAACTTGGAGAAACACGATTCCTAGAACATCCACAGAACATTGGATGTTATCTTGAAGCGTTCAATACGGAATGGGGATCTGATAAACGACCATTTTTGAAAAAGTGGAACCCTTAATAAATATCATTATGACTGAAATAGAGAAATTGTTAAAAGAGATGGATGATCGTGCTGAGATTGGTCAACGTATAATGGATGAAGAATTCGATAATAGAGAATTAAAGGGATATGCACATTTGCCAAATTTTAAAGAAGACTTTAAAGCAATTATCGAGCTTTTACCAAATCAGACAATTAAATAAACATTATTTGAAAAAGTGGAATAAATAATGTTATGAAAAAGGATGTTGCGAATATTCAAAACCTATTACTTGAAATGTATAGTGGTGAGTGGGAAGTTAAAATAGTTAATGGGGTATTACCGAATGGGGAACATATAGCGACTCACCGTGGGTATAAATTAATTATTGGTGAAAATGTAGCCGAAGTTGATCGAGGAATTAGAGGTAGTATGAAATTAAACTGTAGAGTTAATGGAGACACAGCACATTTAAGCTATATTCAGGATCAGGTTGGTTGACATCCTGCTTGGTGGTGATATTCTCAATTCGTAATGTATCGTAACTGCGTCTATAACAACAAAACCAAAAGTGTGCATCTTTGGACTTGGGATGCCTCTGGAAACAGGGTCTTTCAAGAGTTGGACTTCCTTCCATATTTGTATTTGGAGAGCAAGGTTGGGGATGCTACATCCATTTATGGAACCGCAATTCTCAAACGCGAGTTCAATACTAAGTGGGATCGTGATAAATTCGTTAATGAGAGTGGTATTAGAAGAATTTTTGAGAATCTTCCACCATACCAACAATTCCTAATTGATAATTACTATCACTGTAATGAAGATGAAGACTTCGCTGCCCATCCTCTCAAGATTATGTATTTTGACATTGAGTGTCCGGGTGTTGGTGCGTTTCCAGAACCCAAACTTGCAGAAAATGTTATAAATTTATTGACATGTTATGACTCATTATCTAAAAAATATACAGTTTTTGGGTTAAAGAATTACGAACCGAAGGAAAAAAACGTAAAATATCATCACTGTAAGTCAGAAGAAGATCTTCTAAAGAGATTTATTAATCACTTTTCTTCAGATTTTCCCGACTGTTTGGTTGGATGGAATACGAGTGGGTTCGATATACCATATCTAGTTAATAGAATTACTTTTCAATTGGGAAAAGAGTGGGCTGATAAGTTATCTCCGATTGAGAGAATTTATGAAAAGGTTAATTCTACGGGAAAGTTTGGAATGCCAACTACAGAGTATGTAATTGAAGGAATTTCATGTATCGATTACATGGTTCTTTATAAAAAATTCGCACTTGAACCACAAGAGTCATATAAACTTGATTATATTGGTGAAGTTGAATTGGATGATCAGAAAGTTTCTTATGAGGGGTCACTTTGGGATTTATCTGTTAAGGATTGGGAAACTTATGTGGATTATAACATTCAGGACGTTAAACTAGTTGTCGATTTGGATGAAGAGTTGAAGTATCTGGATCTATTACGATTCATTGCATACCTTGGGTTATGTAATCTTGAGAATGCCATTAAAACAGTTCCAGTTATTAATGGTGCTGTTGCGATACGTGCGAGACATAGAGATGAGAAGATTCCAACTTTTGTTAGACCAAAAACCGAAGGAAAGATTCCCGGTGGATACGTTGCTAAACCCAAGTTGGGATTTTCTCAAAATGTAGTGAGCTTTGATGCCAACTCTCTGTATCCAAGTGTTATGATATCTTTAAACATGTCACCAGAAACCAAACTTGGCTCTTTGGAGAAAATTGGAGATATCTATAGTATCAAACATGTATCAGGAAAAACTTTTGATTTATCGAAGGAGAATTTTGTAACTTTTCTAAAGGAAGAAAAGGCATCCTTATCCAAAGCCAATGTATTATTCTCACAAAAGAAAGTTGGAATTATGCCAGAATTCTTGGATTTCTTATATACTAAGAGAAAAGAAATGAAGGGTAAAATGTTCCAAGCTAAGAAAGCCCTAGAAAATCCTAAGCTTTCCAAAAAAGAAATATCCGAACTTAAAACACAAGTTAAGAAGTTCGATACATTCCAAAATGCCTATAAAATTACTCTCAACTCCACTTATGGCTATTGTGCTAATAAGTATGCACCATTGGGTGATGATGAAATTGGTAGCTCAGTAACATTAACGGGTCAAGCTGTCATCAAAAAGAGTAATGAATTATTTGAGAGGTTTGTTGGGGAATTTTATCCAGATTTATCTGGTAAATGTGATAATGCATTGATTTATAATGATACTGATTCCATCTACATCTCTATGAAATTATTTGAGGATGCTGGAATTGTCCTAAAGGATGGTGAGAAAATATCAGACGATTTCTTTCAGTTGTGTGATAAGTTCGAAAATTATCTGAATGATGGTATGAATTTGTGGTCGGTGAAATCTTTATTAAGTAAGGATTCTCGATTTGTATTCAAGCGCGAATCGATTTGTGATAATGTTATTTTCGTGAGTGGTAAGAATTATGTGCTACATATTCTTGATGATGAAGGTATGGCAGTCAACAAGTTCAAATATAAAGGTGTGTCGGTTGTTAAGACAACCATGCCCAAGGCAATTAAACCATATGTCAAAGCGATCATGGAGACTATGGTAATGTCTCAATCAATGGCCACCACTAATGCTAAATTCATGGATGCCTATGAGATTTTCAAAGGTCTTGATATTGATTCAATTTATATGAACTGTTCCATGAGTGATTATGATAAACATAAACCTAGAATGAATGGATATGTCCTCACCAAAGGTAAACCATCAGTTCCAAACCATGTTGGGGCTGCACATTTTCACGATACCTTAGTGGATGAATTGGGTATATCTAATAAGTATGAAAAATTTAAATCTGGTGATAAAGTTAAAAGGCTTTATTTGAAAACGCCAAATAAATATGGGATAAGTGTTATCGGATTTAAGGGTAAATATCCACACGAATTCTCCGAAATATTTGAGATTGACTATGAGAAAATGTTTGGTAATCTATTGTATAAATCGATTGAGGTTTTTTATAAAGCTGTTAATTGGAAGTTACGCAAACCTAATGAGAATGTAAAGATTGAACTTGAAGATTTTTTTAGTTAATTATGAATATACAGGAGGCTTATATTAAAGGGTTGGATGTTGCGGAGAAAGAAGCAATCGAAAAACTAACCAGTGCATTGGATGGTAATGACACACCACCATTTAATAATCCAGCAATGGAAGAAATTAGACAAAGGATTTTGACAATTCAATCGACACCAATTACAACATCTAGAAATTATGATTTCGTTTTAGATTTCTTGAGAGGAGACGAAGTGGATATTGAGTCTATGACAGAAATTGATAAATCCATTTTGGAGATAGTGGAGTTCAACAAAGGGCTAGTTGGTGCGAAGGCTAGAAGTAGAATTGCAAAGAAGGCTAAGGAATTTTTAAGGAATTTAAAGGTTGACATTATCTCATATGATGATAAATTATAACTGTATGCAAGACGTAAAACACACTGTAATCATCGATCAAATCGGTAGAACCATTCTTGGAATTGAAACCTCCAACACTTCAGCCGAACTCACATTGGATAATCCAATTATTGTCCATTTCCAACCTTCTCAGACTGGTCAGTTGGAACTACAACTATACCCTCTGTTCTTCTTCGAACTATTAGAAAAGGGTAGTAGAGAGAAAAATTCTTGGACTTATAATAAGTCGGCTATCACGGTTAGTAATATTGAGCTAAATGCGGATATTCTTAGTAGATATGCTGCTATTAACACACCACCTGAACCTAAAGTAGAGGTTCAAAACAACCCTAAAGTAATTTCAATCAACGACCTTTAATATGAAAGATTATACTTATGATGAGTGTGCGAAAGGCATCCCCAAATCCGAGTCCGAAGTCTTTTATAAAATTGAAATTATCTATGAGCTATTGGCTCGCAATGAAGATCTTTTGACGAAACTCGAATATAAACTTGGACCAATTTTGGAATCCCTACCTATATCTACCGATTGTAATGCTAAAATAGCCCAACCAGTGGGATATAGAACCGAGCTATGTGGTGCATTGTCTGAGATTGAGAATAGAGTTATAGGACGTAATCAAAAACTTGAAACAATCATTGCAACAATTGTATTATGACACCTGAAAATTTTGTATACTGGTTACAAGGCTATTTCGAACTGACCCATAGCGATACTTTAACGGAAGAACAGGTAATAGTTATTAAACAACATATTGGCTTAGTTATGAAAAAAGTTACACCCAATGTAGATTTGGGGTGGCAATTTCTAGATACCAAATTCACAGGACTTTCAACACACTCACAATACCTTTGCTAAAATTTATGAATAAAAACGAAAAAGATATGCGTAAGCTGATGGATGAGATCGATTCGGTCAATCCCTATTCGACTTACTTGAGCGAGTCAACATTTTCTAATGTTGATGAATGGATTGACACTGGATCACTAGCACTCAATGCTATTATTTCCGGTTCTATGTATAAGGGTGTGCCTTGTGGTCGAGTGATTCAATTTGCTGGACCATCTATGACTGGTAAAACATTCTTTATTCAGAAGATAATCGCATCTGCTCAAAAGATGGGTAAGTATGTTGTGGTTTTTGATAGTGAGAATGCTATTGATGCGGAAGGTGCTATTGGGTTTGGAATTGATCCAACTAAAGTTAAGTATGTTCCAACAACCACTATTGAGAACACTCGAAATGCCATCAATAAGTTTCTTAAGAAAGTTGCCGAAACTGGTAGACAAGGTGAATTCCTTATCGTGGTTGATTCAATGGCGCAAATGGAATCAGAACTTGGAGAAGCTAGAATGGAAAAAGATTCTACTGCTGCCGACATGGGGACATTTGCTAAGTCTATTAAGTCATTCCTTAAGACATGTGTTAACTGGGGTAAAATCACCAAGACTACTATTGTTCTAACCAATGAGGTATATGATGATCCTAGTGCGATGTATCCTTCTCTTGAGAAGAACATGCCTGGAGGTCGTGCTGCAATTTACAAACCGTCTGTAACTGTTCAATTGGCTAGGAAGCCTATGAAGGATGATGATGGTAAAACAGTAGATAATACTCTTGCTGCTGGTCAGAAAAGTTTCTCTGGTGTTATCCTACGATGCTTAACTGTTAAGAATCGCTTCATCAAACAATTCCTTGAAGCTGAACTATACCTATCCTTTGCGACTGGACTAGATAAGTATTATGGTCTTCTTGAGATTATGAGAGGTCTTGGTGTTGTTGTTCTTGATGGTAAAACATATAAGGATTGGAACGGTGAATCTCTTGGATATTATAAGTCTTGGAGAAAGGATAAAGCTGTCTGGAAAAAACTTCTACCAGAACTTGAGAACCGTATTCAGGATGAGTGGAAGTATTCCAATGAGGAAGCACCACCCGAAGATGATGACGAAGAGGATTCCCCTGATGAAGAAGTTCAATGTGACAACCCTTTGGATGCTTTAAAAAATCTTAAGAAAAAGGTTTCTAAGAAGATTGATGAGATCGAGGAAGAAGATGACGATGAGTCTTAATCTTTAAAATAGAGAAAACCCAAGGATTAAATTCCTTGGGTTTTTTTGTTTAGTTTCTTATTAGCCCATGTCTGTTTACGCTTCGCATTAGCCATCTCTTTTTTCTTACGAAGAGTTTCAATCTTTTCTCTTTTTTCTGCGGCTTTTTGTTTAAGACCCGTACCCCTCTCCTTGTAACTTAATGCTTTATCTACATCACGGTATTCTGCCCTGAATTTATCTAGATCTCGTATACCCATTCCACCCTCTTTCTCACGTTTTGCTGCGGCATTTATAGATGATTGGTTAAATGTCTCCCTCGAAGCATTCATATAACTAGCCATAAGTTTAGGATCTAATAATATCTTTTGGAAGTTTTTTGACAAAAACCACTTCTCATCGTCTTTTATTTTTTCAAAAATAGCAGAAGTGGTCATTCTAATTGATCCGAGACTATAATGTATTCCTTTTTGTTTACAGTATTGTGTCATTTCGCCTATGGATCTAGCTCTCTCATTATCCATGGTAATTTCTTCTTTATAATCTAAATTTTTATAGTTTTTGTTTAAACAAAAAAAGAAATATCTAAGTTTCCTCTCTTGTAAAACTTTATCGTGTAGACCATATGCTTCTTCCCCTTTAAAGTCTACTAGTTCTGGATATTTGTGAACGCCATACTTGAACCTATCATTAACTTCAGCTAATAATGTGTTGAATTTTTTGAATAATTCATCACCCAACATTTTTGGCCCAAGTGATGAGGGTCTAGCCATCTCCAACATTAGAGATTTATATAAATTTATGAATTCGTTCATAGGTTTCTACCTTGCCAGTAATTGGTTGGTTTTTTGTATCCACGATCTTTAAATTCACCTTTGGTTTTGAACCTATCTTTTTGGAATTGTTCTGTCATATAATTCATAACATATGATTCGTTGCGTAGAGGTTTACCGATTATATCTTGTATCCCCTTGCTTAGTTTATTTTGATCCTTTTTAAATTCTTTGTCCTTCTCACGTTTAGCTAGTTCTGCCTCACGTTCCATATTTTCACCCCTATTACCAAACTTACCACTACTCTTTTGGAAATTCTTTTCAGCTTGACGCATAGCATATAGGGTAACTGGTTTTCCCACAACTTCTTTACCTGCATCAACGTCTAATTTTTGCTGAACTTCTGCGGCTGCTCGCTTCAAATCTTTAACATAGATATAATTATAATAAGTGGAGAAGATGTTTTTCTTTTCTGGAGTATCGAGAACTTTTTCAATATGTTCTTGGGCGAATCCCGGAAAACTAAGGACATTCGACTTTGGAGTATCTGCTTTTATTTTTAGTGAAACGTCTTTAGTGAAAATATCGATAAACCCCACCAATTCTGGTTTTTTTGATTTTAACTCCTCCATATTTTCATTAAAAGTGTCAATATCAATTCCTACATTTTCTAATGTAAGAAAAACATCGTATAATCTGTCGATAACTTGTGTACCCTTGAGCTTCATCATTGATGTTATCCACTTTATTGGAACGTCTGTTTCGTCATGTATTGTTAGGATCACATCGTAAGGGTCCTTAAATAATTCACTCTTAATTTCAATCTGTTCATCCAAGTCGATCTTGTCTTCTTTTAAAGCTAGTAATATAGTAAGAATGTTATCTACGTTTTGGGTATGTAAATTATCTAATTTATCGGGACTTGATTTTTTTTCTACAGTCGGGGAAGTTTTCACTTTTCTCTTTGCATCTGCGCGAGATAGATAACTTAATTGTGTTCTGACCTTTCTAGACTTCGACATCAACTCATTATAAGATTTAGCGTTTATACCATACATTTCACCAATATTTCTTGCTGCCAGTTTTGATGTTTCATGATCCAGTACGACAATCCCCTCACCTGACTCCCCTTTATTGATAAAAGTGGCAATATTTACAGGATCTAATACGGAATTTACAAATGATTTATCGAAAATTAATTCCGGATGCTTTTTTATGAGGACGATAGTGGCAGCTTCAAAAATTTCTGGACCGCTTGGTGCTTTTTTGGGGTTTTCGACATATTGTTTATATATTTTCCTTGCCAAAGATTGCATTTTTTTAGTATATTCTTCTATAAGAGTGGGTTGTTTTCCGGGTTTTTTATTGGGGTCATCGACTACTTTTCTACCACTAGTGGTTTTAGAATTACGGATTTCAAATAAAGATGATAAGAACCTTGAGGGATCTCGATAAATATCAACGGGAATTACAGGAAGCTCTTCTATTCCCGAATTCTTATCTCCACTATCATGAGCCTTTAAAATTTCCGCAATATTTGGAACGTATTTTGATATAATTTCTCTAGTTACATTATCTAATGTAGGTTTATCTAATTTAATACCATTTTCCTTGATTTGATTTTGTATTTCATATATAATCGCGTGAACATCTTCGCTAACTGGCAGTTTGGATATGTCCGATGATAGTAAACCCTTAGCATTTTCAAATTCAACATCGGCATCGATATCAAACTCTTCATTATCTAATATCGTATTATACACTTTAGAAAACATGTATATCAATGATCTATATTGAGATCCATCAACCACACCTGTTGCAGTTTTCCCGTCTTCATCTACCAACGGATCTGACGCATTATGCGGGGACATTCCACTTTTAATAGCATTCAACACTTTCGCTCTAAGAGCAACGAAATCATAATCATATTCACCTCCAACATTCAACCCATTATAGCGGGTAGTCGTTCTAGCCATCTCTGTTAAGAGTTCTGCACGTTTGGTAAAATAGTCAAATCCATATTTAGTCATAACTATATTTATCTGTTGACTGTGGATTTATCTGTGATACTGTCAGATATGGAGATCAAAAACGCAAAAGTGGTGTGTTGCACTCAAAAATCCAAATTTAAAGACTATACATTGAATGAAAGTATTTGGAGATATGAATTACTTTGCCAGACACATTTAAATAATACAGAATCCTTAGCTAAAAGATATAATCAGGCTATTGACGAAGCATTGGAAGAGAATAGAGACTGTTTAATTCTAGTTCACGACGATGTTATCCTTGAGGAAGACCCAATTCCAAAACTTGAGAAGTTATTTGATGATTATGATTTGGTTGGGGTTGCTGGAGCATCCAAAATTGAACTTAAGAGTCCTGCTTTGTGGCATTTGATGGGTGGAGGATTCCAAGGTGGTCACTTACATGGATGTGTTCAACATTTAGTTAAAAACGATACTGCTTTTTATGGATGTCAATATGAAGAAGTGGTAAAACCTGCATCAACTTTTGGAAAATATCCACACAAAGTTGTTATGATTGATGGTGTTTTCATGGCACTTAATAGAAAGGCTATGGAAGAAATGAGGTTTGATGAGGATTGTCCATCAAAATTCCATTTTTATGACTTGCTGGCATCGCTTGACTTCCATTTAAAGGGTGGTAGAGTTGGCGTTGGTGATATTTTGATCACACATGAGTCTCCGGGGTTGCGAGAGTTCACCGATGAGTGGAAAGCTGGAGAAAAATACTTTTTAGAAAAATACAAATGATAAAAGAATATGAGATTATCGAAGAGGTGGGTTATCAATATGTAATTTATAACGATAAAATGATATTAATCCATCCTAATTATTATAGTAAAGATATAAAACATATAGCAATTGAGTTGACTAGAGGTGGTAAAATTATATTAGCTGTTCGTAAATGATCGACCTAACTGAATATGAGCAAATCATAGCCTATAAAGCTATGACGGACTCCACATATTTGACTTCTATTGCTGATTATGTCAAACCTGAATACTTTGAGCAGCCAAATATTGCTAATTATTTCCAAATTGTTAAGGATTTTTACGATAAACGTCAAAAATTACCAACAATAACCGAAATAAAGCCCTATTTGACGACCGAGGGGCAAAGAAATGACTTTAAAAAGCTTGTAGAGTCATTCAAAACGATGGATAAGCTCTATGATAAGGATGAATTGTATGAAAATACTGAAAGATTCCTTAAAGAACGTGCTACTTGGTGCAATATTCTAGATATTGCAGAGAATTCGGAGAAGAAAGTTAAGAATCCTTCTGAAGTATTAGAAGCATTTGAGGATATATGTAAAATTTGCCTAGATTCTGATAGAGGTATCGAATTATTTGGTGATAAAGAGAAAATCATCGAAGATGTTCTAAATGAAGACATTCACATCTCTTCTGGATGGGAGTGGGTGGATAAAAACCTTGGTGGTGGATATAGAAGAGATGGAAAAGCCTTATATATCTATGGTGGCGAGGCAAATATTGGTAAAAGTATAGTTCTTGGAAATGCAGCCAAGAATATAGCTGAACAAGGTAAGAATGTTCTTGTTATTACCTTGGAAATGTCTGAAATGTTGTATGCTAAGAGAATTGCATCCAATGTGACCAAAATTCCCTTAAGTAATTTCAAGGAAGATGTTCACACACTAAGATTTGCTCTAGAAGAGGAAGAAAAGAAAAGTGGAAAGATTTATATCAAGGAATTTCCACCTTCCACGATGTCTCCGAATCAAATTTCGGCATTTATTAAGAAACTTATTGATGGTGGTGTCCATTTAGATGCCGTTGTAATCGATTATCTAACGCTTCTACACACTGATAGAGGAACTAACTCCTACGAGCGTGGGAAATACATCTGTGAGCAAGTGAGGGCATTGTCATATGTCTTTAAGATTCCATTTATTTCAGCAGTTCAGTTTACACGTTCAGCTTATGGTAAGCAAACAGCCCCCGGAATGGATAGTATTGGGGAAAGTATAGCAATTGCGGCTGTAGCCGATGTAATTATATCACTTTTCCAAGAAGAAGAAGATCAAGAGATGGGAATAATTAGATTTGGTCTAGCTAAGAATAGATATGGACCTAAAAAAATCGTTCAGGCTATGAAAATTACATATACGACACTCACTATTGTCCAGAGTGACGAAGAAGAGGAATGTATGGGTGAGGAAGATTTAAACTTTTTAGAAAGACTTGCAAAAGCATCGTAAATGAGTAATTATAACGTGAGTAAGATTTTTGTATGGGCTAATTCTGATCTAGATGGGGCGTGTTCCACCATCCTTTTGGGTAATATATTTCCAGATATGGAGTATAAATCAGCATTCTTTGGTGATTTCGCCAATCAATATGCTGAATGGGAGCATAATCTTGAGAATTATGACAAAGTATTCATAATTGGAATGGTTTTGGATCAATCTCTGATCAATAAGATCGATGATTATAAGGTAGTATTCGTTTCTGATCGTGGTGAGAAGTTAAACGTCTTTGATTCCACTATGATTTCCGAAGAAACATCATCTTGTTGTAAGTTATTGTATAAAAAGTTCAAGGATAAGTTCGATATACCAAACGATCTTAAGAAACTAATACTTTATGTCGATGATTACAACGTATACTCTCTAAAACACAAAGAATCGGAGTATTTGAATGGATTATTCAGGAATACACGCTTCAATCGTTTCAAAGTGTTCGTTAATAGGTTCTGGAATGGTTATGATGGTCTTACTGATAAGGAAATGGTATTAGCTGAATCATTCTTCGATGCTATTGATACAGAATATAAAAATTTAGAACTTTACGAAGGAACTTTTAAAGAATGGTCAGTTGTAGCGGTGTTTTCCAAGTTCTCCGTGAACGAAATCGCCAAAAAGCTGATTGACAATCACAAAAAGGATGTCATTATCGTTGTGAATCCAGATACTCAGTTCGTTTCCTTTAGAAAACCCGAAGGATCAATAGCGAACATCACATTCATGGCTGAAAATCTTTGTAATGGAGGGGGTGGAGAATGGGCTAGTGGTGGGAAGATATCCCAAAAGTTCTTGGACTTTACACAAAAACTTATACAGATATGAGCGCAAATAGATGGAAAAACAAACTTATTGAATTTGACTATTATTACACTTTGGGTAAAAATTTTCAATATGATTTACATAAAGAAAAATTATATGTGAATAAAAAGTCAATAGCATTTATGATTAGAAAGAATGACCATGATTTATCAATGATTCAAATGCATTCAGGAACATGTTTTTATGTTGAGGGGTTATGGTTAGATGAAATTTTTAGTTTATGAATTACGACCCGTCATCAGATCTTATTGACCTATTAACAAATTTAATTGAAGAAGAAACGACTCGGATTACTAAATATATACATGATATTAGAATATCCAAAAGCGGCAGGAATTTATAAATTGACATGTTTGACAAACAATAAAGTATACATAGGAAAGACCATCAACATTAAACGTAGAATAAATGATCATAGAAAATCTAAGATTATACCCAATAAAAAATATAAAATAGCACACGCCATTGTAAAATATGGATGGGATTCATTTACCGTTGAAATTTTAGATGTTTTTGAAAATTTTATTAAATCAAATCCAGAACATAATCAACAACTTCTCGACACGGAAACCAAATTTATTGAGATGTTTGATACCACTAATAATGAAAAGGGTTATAATATTTGTAAACATTCAACGGATAGAACTGGACATATTTGTTCAGAAGAATCTAAACTGAAAATGAGTCAAGCACAGAAAAAAGTAATAAGGATTTTTGACGACGAGAAACGAGAACAACTTAGACAATGTAGATTAGGTAAGAAAATGTCCGACGATGCAAAGGAAAAAATAAGAAATCATAGATTGGGTAAAAAACATTCAGAAAATTCGAAGGAAAAAATGAGTATACAGAGAAAAGGTAGAATAACTACTCATATAGTATCCGAAGAAACTAGGAAAAAAATGAGTGCGGCTAGACTAGGTAGACTTTGTTCTGAAGAAACCAGAAAAAAAATTAGTATGAAAAATAAAGGTAAAAAAAGAACAGATGAATGGAAATCAAATATGAGTAATCTTAAAAAAGGTGTTCCGTGTTCAGAGGAAGCAAAGGCGAAGATTTCAATCGCTAATACTGGAAAAAAATGTTCGGAAGAAACCAAAGAGAAAATTAGACAATCTAAAAGAGAAAGGTTGGAAATTAAAAATGATAACTGATCCTTCACAAAATATCGAGGATGAGGAATCAACTCACCTTTTCTTATGTTTTTGCACATTCGTCATGAACTTGAAAGGTAAAAAGCTTTCTATTCAGAACGTTTTCATTCAAACACTCTCAAGTGAAAAGTTAAAAACAATTTTAAAGGAGATTCTAAACCTTGACACTGACTATGAGCTTGTTAGGGTGTTCTTAGATTTCGATCCGACGATTGCAAAAAGCAAATACGTCACAAAATTTTTGAATAGTAATAAGAAATGATAACTGAATTTGAAAAGCAGATCTATAACAACCATTTGGTTGCTTCAAGAAAGGCTAAGAATGAACCATTCAAACTCAAAAAGGATTTTTCTAAACTTGATGAAGATCAAGTGATGGTTCTTCAAAAACTATCCAGACTTTTCAATTCATATCCCAATCTCATTCAAGAAGATTTCTTTTTAGCCCCCCACAAAATTTATTCAGATGATGATTACTATCCTCTGGATTTTTACACTAAACCTAAAGCAATTAAGTGTTATAGTGATTATATGAAGCAACTGGAATTACAAGATCCAGACTCTTCCGATAGCCTTAGAAGACTGGCAGAAAGTCTTAAGTTTGTAGCGAAATATTGTAAGGAGCAGTCTTTGCAATTATCTGATTATGAACTAAATATAGAAGGAACAATGCCATGTTTCGTGCAACATTTAAAAGATCACAAGATCAATTATTACACGCTTCAGGCATTGACTTTCAAAAAACCCCAGATAGAATCAGAAATATTGGAATTCATATTCCCTGATTTTTACTTGGTGTTTCAACAAACAAAAAACAAGTTCTACACATCCAAAAAGATGAAAGAATTTGCAAAACAAGCAAAAACAAAAATTTCTAATAATTTGATTAAATATATAAATGAATCAAACAATGGAAATACCAAAGAAGGCGGGAATATATAAACTTGTCTGTATAGTAAGTGGTAAAATATATATAGGTAAATCCGTAAATATCTATAATAGATTGTCGTATCATAAATCGTGTTGTAATAGAAAATTTGGACGATTTCATTTTGAAAATGCATTGATTAAATATGGGTGGGAAAATTTTGAAATAGATATACTAGAAATATTTGAAAATTTTAATAAAAATTTAGATAAAGAAAAACTTTTTGATAGAGAGGCTCATTATATTGGAATCTATAATTCCACCGATAGAAATATAGGATATAATATCTGTAAATATTCAACTGATAGAACTGGATATAAATGCTCTGAAGAAGTTCGGAAAAGAATGAGTGAAGGTCAAAGGGGTAAGAAACATTCGGAATATACAAAAAATAAAATGAAAAAACCAAAATCTGATTCTTTCAAAGAAAAGTGTCGAAGACGGAAACATACCGAAGAGTCGAAAGAAAAGATGAGAATCTCGAAAATGGGAAAACAAATGTCGGAAGAAACAAAGATTAAAATTAGAGAATCGAAAATAGGAAAACCTTTGTCGGAAGAGCATAAAGAAAATGCAAGAACTGCCAGATTAGGTTATAAGCATTCTGAAGAGACAAAACAAAAAATGAGAGAAGCGAGATTGAATAATTTAAAACTTACGTTAAATACTTTTGAAGGTGAAAACCTTCAAACAAAACAAACAAAACTAGAAAATAAACTAAAACAATAATAAGAATATGGCAAAAAAATACAATGCGAGTATGTTTGACAAGATCAAAGATGCTCTTAAAAAGACGGAAAGAACCCCTAGTGGATCTTTCGCAAATATCATCAAGTTCCCAGCAGGACATACCTATACACTTAGGTTGATTCCAGACGTTGATGGACTTGAAAGTGGTGATGACAAGACATTCTTCCATCACTATTTAAATCAGTGGACTTCTAAGAAAGATGGATCATTTGTTAATGCAATTTCCCTAAAGTCTTTTGGGGAAAGAGATCCTATCAATGAAGTCCGTTGGAAACTCTATAAGGGTTGGAAAGATACTGAACCCGCTAAGGATGAGAAGTTTGAAAATCCGATTAAGGAGAAGGAAGCATGGTTCGTTAACGTTTATGTTATCGATGATCCTGCAAATCCAGAAAATAATGGAACCGTTAAGATTCTTAACATGGGTCCACAACTTAAGACGATTGTAGATGCTGCAATGACAGGTGAGGATGCCGATGAATTCGGTGCTGCTATCTTTGATTTATCAAAAGATGGTTGCGATTTCAAAATCAAAGCAGAGGAACAAGGAATTTATACAACTTATAAATCTTCAAGATTCTCTTCTAAGACTAAGTTAGACCTTACTGATAAGGAAATCGATGAAGTTTATGCGAGCGTGCATGATCTTACCCAAGTCTATCCTGTGAAGACAGTCGAAGAACTTCAAGCACTACTTGAAGAACATTTCGATACTGATGGTGTAGTTGAACCTAAAAAGGAAGAACGTAAGTCTATTCCTAAGAAGGAAACCAAACCAAAGGCTGATAAAAAGGTTAGCGAAGAACCAGAGGATGAGATTCCTATGGATTTTGACACCGATAGTCTTCGTAGCAGTGCTGATACTGATGTAGATGATCTACTTAAAGAATTAGATATTGACTAAACGAAACCAATGATTAATTAATCATATGGACGACGGATACATACCACCAATGACACCCGATGATTTTGCTGCTTTGGCGGCATTTGCTGGACCCTTATATCAAGAGTCGAGAGTTGTCGAATCTTTTATCTCGAATAATCCCATGCCGGGAACACATAAGGATAATGGTAGTATGTCTATTAAACAGGGTTTAGAGCAAGCGCAAAATCTTGCTCTGAACTCTGTTGTTCGTCCACAACCCATGTATGTACCACCAGCAATACCCTTGGATCAACCAGATCCAATTATGGGAACTGCGTCATACACGCCATATGTGCAACCGCAACATAACCCGCAATTACCAACACCCGATCCTGGTGATCAGTTGGAGTTTTCTTTCAATACATCCGAGCAAACAATTACTAATGACCTTTTGAGAGATATTTCGAAAAAGTTGACAAAAGTTATTTCGTTGCTTGAAAAATCAACAAAGGAAGATACAATTGTCCCAAAGTTGAAACAAAATGCAAAAAACAATTAAGTTTAATAAGGACGATTTTAAGAATTTTCTCGAAGGATTGTCCAAAGTAAGTGATTCCTCGATCCTCAATGTAGAAACAGATAGAATATATGCAATCTCTTCATCCGAAGATCGAAGCATGTTTCTATGGTCTACGTTAGACAGTGATTATGATGATCCACAAGTTTTAAATCTACCATCTGTTAAGAAGTTATCCAAGTCCTTGGATCTTATACCAGATAAGGAGGTAGAGTTCATTCTAAATTCAAATAATTTAGAATATAAAGGTAAGAAAATCAAATTCAAATACCATCTTTATGGTGATGGAATTTTGGTCGCCCCTAAATTGACTCTTTCAAAGATTGAGAGTCTGCAATACGAATATGAATTCGATGTAAGTAAATCTTTTCTGGACACTGTTATTAAACAGTCCTCAATTTTCAAAGACACTAATAAATTATACATCTTTACAGAAGATGAGAAGTTATATTGGTCATTGGGTGATAGAACAATGATGAACACCGATGTTCTAACCATTGAAGGAGATGATGTCGATTTTGAAATGGATGAATTCATTTTAAATCTTGATAACATTCGTCTATTATCATTCGGTGATTCAAAAGTATTCACTCTTAGAATTAATAAGATGGGAATCGGTAGCATTAGCTTGAAAAATGGTAATGTTGAACTAAATTATATCCTAAGCAGCCTTAGTAAGTAATATGTTAAGTGGATTCAATATAAACCAAGAACAACCATTTGAGTTTCCAGAACTTATATCTGTGGACATACCTGCACCAGATTACACCGGTAGATCACTTACAATAGATTATGAAAAGATGGGAATAACTAAAGACTACTTCCAATACAAATTTAAACCAATGAACAAGAAAAAAAATTCGATTACAACAGGTGGCTATTTTTTAAATAGATTGAGGGACAGTGGATTCATTGCGATTCGTTTATTTAAAGATTATCCAATTTCAGATCCACGTAAATGGACTATCATGGTAGATCCAGGTGGTCATTGTTTAATTATTACATGTTATGTAAATAAAGAATCTCCGGGTGAAGTTCACTTTGAATTTAATGATGGTGGTAACAGGTTTAAGAACTATTCCCTTAAAACACAATCAATGGAAATCATTATCACTACTCTAATCGAGAAGGGTGTCCCTCAAAAAACCGAAGATAATCAATACACTAGTAAAGTTGAAGTTGATAGTTAAATATCTTCATGGAAGATACTCCAGAACAACCAGACTTTAAAGAGTTTAGTGATGACGAGATAAAAAATATTCTTAAGGAAGCTTTATCCTTACAGTTAAAAGATAAAAGAAAGATTCCTAAAAAGAATATACTGAACAATGCCTTGATTGGAACTATAGGAGAATTTCTATCATGCTTCAAGCTCATAGGTTATGATCTAGATGGTAATCCGATTAATATGACAGTATACAAAGAAAAGATTGAAAAATCTGCTCTGGATAACGCTTTCATGGAAGAAATTGGTCGCTTTATGAATTCACGTATAAATTAATATGCTATTTTTCAAGAATAAAATAAAGTTTGGTAATATATACGCTTGCACTACAGGAAAACATGCAGGTAAAATGTTGGTATATATTGAATCCAATTCTTCTCAGCATGGATTTTTAGCTATTCCCGTTATGGAGAATTTATGGGTTCCGAAAGATGAGTTTGACTTTGGATTGACGAATGATATTTTAGAATTTGTAGAAAATGCACCCAAGCCTGTTAAAAAAACTTCCAAAGCTCAATTCATCCACAACAAAGAAGTCGTTCGATCTTCCGAATGATTATGTTGTAGCTAAATTTTACGAATTGGGGTATAAAGTATCCTATAATAACTATACGAACGTATATAACTCTTGTTGTCCCATCTGTAAAGAGGGTAAGAGTTGGGGGAATAAGAAAAGATGTTTCTATATTCCCAAAGATGACAATATTTTCTGTCATAACTGCGGTTCAAGTCTAAAACCCTATAATTGGATACGAAAAGTCTCTGGAATGACAGATGAACAGATCCGTAAGGACGTTGGTAACAATGAAGTGTCAGTTGAATTGAATTTTGATGAGCCAATTCAACGAAAGAAGCAGCCATCTCTACCTGACGATAGTATTAACCTTAGTGATCCCACTCAGAGGGAGTTTTATAAGGATAATCACATAGTTCAGACAGCTTTGACTTATATTAAGAGTCGTAGATTAGATACGGCAATCAATAGATGTAATTTTTACATATCTCTTAAGGATTATAGTCATAAGAATAGGTTAACGATACCATTTTTAGACACTTCCGGTAATTTTATTCACTATCAGTCGAGAAGATTGTTTGAATGGGATGAGAAACCCAATTACATATCTAAATTCAACTCCGACAAATCGATTTTTGGGATAGATAGGATCGATTCAGCACTAGATGACGTTTTCATCTTTGAAGGCCCCCTAGATGCCTGTTTTGTGCGAAATGGAGTGGCTGTGGCAGGTATCAATGAAGGACACCACAAGTTCACACCAATTCAGTTAGATCAACTAGAAGAACTGAAGCTTTTTAATAAGATTTGGGTATTAGATAACCAATGGATTGATAAAGCATCTCGATTAAAGACTCAAGTTCTTCTAGAGATGGGAGAGTGTGTCTTTATTTGGCCCGAGAAGTTTAAAGAGTTTAAAGACTTTAATGAATTGTGTATTCATTGTGGACTTGATGAGATTAAACATGGGTTTCTAAAAGCAAATAGCACCTGTGGTAAAGGTGCTATTGTTAAATTTAAGATTTTGTTTGGAAAGTTATGAGTTAAAAATTTTCAAGATCTTCAATGGATAAATTGAACTTCCCAGTTGATAGGATAACCTCTGCTATTCTATTAATCATACCATCATCATAATCATCGGATGTAATATCTATAAAATAATTCAAAATATTTTTGTTAGGTAAGTTCGCAGCTTTCAAAGCTCTAATTATCCCTCCAACTGGTATCAATCCACGTTTTAATTGTTCTTCCTCATCCGAGGGATAATATAAATTGGATGAATCATACTCCGAAGAATCATCATCCATTCATCTATAGTCATTGGAATGATCTCCCTCTGTATATAACTTGGTAATTGCTTCTTGATCTTTCTTTTTCATAAAATTATACTATTATTTATCTAAAGTGTTGAAGTTTTCTTAATGAAAGTTATAACTCGTTGATTATCAACAAAAATCACACATATTTAAATCTTGCGTTGGAAGTTTGAGCCATGAATCCAAGGAAGTTTTGATGTAAACTCGCTAAGTCAGATGCAACACGACTAATTTTAGTTTGTTGAGACTGTTTCATCTTATCCATAACGGTATCTGGTTCAGCAGCAGCCAAACGTGATTGGACACTATTAGGATCTTCACTGTTAAGAAAGCTAAGGAACTCTTCGACTTGATCAATCCAACCTTGGAGTTCTGAAATGATTTGTTGGTTACGTTTCGACATAGCATCGGCAACTTCATCAGTGGCTTGTGCTTCTTCAGGGGACATCTCCATATCGGTATCGAATTCAGAAGGATCGATACCGTCATCAAGAGAACCTTCCATAGCTTGTCTCTCAAGATCTCTATCAAGATCTGCTTCTTTTAATACTTCAAGGAAGTTTTTTGCGAATTTACTCATACTTTATATATTTAGTCATTGGCAACTAAATATATGTATGCCTGAGTCACCATATTCCACAAAATTTGCATCTGGAGAGATCGATCACGATCACGATCCAAGAACCCAGATGAGAAAATGGAAAGCTGAAGAAAAAGAAACCCATTATGGTCCGAATGTTTTACCATATGAAATGGCAGAAATTCCAGAATATTATGGAAATATGGTAGATAATGGTATTCAGGCTTGTAAGGCCATTGAAGTTGCTTTAAAAACCAAAGAATTTAAGAATAAGAAGCAATTACTAAAGCTTAAGAAGAATACAGAGAAGATGGTCGTATATCTTTTACAAAACGTGGACTCCACATTGGAAAAATATACCATTGGAGCGAGACATTTAGGTGATCGTGACCTCGATTTCGAAGAAATGGATTGACAATCTTAGAAAATCTGATAGACTCATTCAAATGACAGAGTATCTTAAACAAAACTGGCAATATTTTGTCATCGCTACGGCAATTTCGGTATTAATCTCTTATGGAATTGGTCTGGATGATTACGTTAGATCATTATCAATTGTTTTGCCTATATCTTGGGGTGTTTGCGCTTTCTTACTTAAGAAAAACAGCCCAGATTTAGAATCTCAAGAGATTATTAAGACGCAAGATCTAATTATCGCTGAACACTCTCTGAAAGACGAAGAACAGAGGAAAGTTATCCTCGATTATGAGGACATTTTCGATTCTTTGCTAGTAGAACTTCCTTGTGTATGTGGTGGTAATACGTTCCAAGGCTTATTTTCACCAAATACCGATAACGTAGTCCAGTGTGAAAAATGTAAACAGTATTATAAGGTTGACATCAACTATAACACTGTTTTGGTTTCGGAACCATTGAATATTGAGCAGACCTTTGATGAATTAGTTGGTAAAAATAATTAATTAAAACCGAACTACAATAGGGACTTATGATTACAATAAAACGAGGTGATGGGATAGTGGAAGAAATGACAACTGGTGAATTTACCAGATGGATGTGTTTGGTTGAGGCATTTCACTTCATTGAAGAGAAGGCGAAGGATCTAAATGTCGATCCTATTGATATGATTAAGCCATTAGCCATCGAATCATACATCAAAGATAGATTTCCAGCTATGTTACACGATGTAGAGTGTGAAGCTTCCTTGGGAAATATCTAAAATTTGGATATTTCTAAGTCTAATTTATTGAGATTTTCGGTATTAGAAAACTCTGGAAAGTTTTCAAAGAGTTCTGTGGTATCAAGACCAAGTTCTTTAAACCCTATGTAATAATTTCGAAACCTATCCTCCAAAATGTTTGGATACGTGGTTCCATTTGGTCGATCAAACCTATGAACCCATCGTAAAAAGGGTAAACATATAACTTTTTTACCATTTTTACGATATTTTTCGTGAATATAACCTTCTTCACCACCAAATCCTCTAAATTCCTTATTAAAACCTAACCAAGCATCTTTACGGCAGGAAAAAAGACCCATACCTTGTGCTGGGATTTCAAAGGGTTCATTATTTGGATTTTTAGCCCTATCATCTGACCCCCATTGACCCCACATATTGCCACCCCATTTAGTTAGATCGAAGTGACTGCTAATATTTTCCATATCATCATATACTAATGGACCTTGTAGTAAATTACCATAATCTTTACCACTTTCGTAGAAATTTATGAGTTTTTTCAAAGAACCTTGTTCTAATAGAACATGGGAATCTATACATAGAACATATGGCGTATCTGCCAGTTCGAATACTTTGTTTTTAACTGTAGTGGATTGAAACTTAGTGAAGGGAAGATATTGGACGGGTTCCTTTATCCATTGCATAAAGTTTCGAATACTCTTACCATGTTTACTATTTGGATTATTATCAATAATAACAAATTCTATCTTATCTAAGATTTCTTTATGATTCAAACGTATATTTTGAATTGTGAAATACAACCCATCGAAATCATCATGCGTTGCCATTCCAATTGTTAGATTCCTCATGGAGTAATTACTAAAAATTTAGAGCATTGCAACCATCATTACATTCTTTCACTGATGGGGTTATCAGTGGTGGTAGTGTCACTGGTGGTGTCACTATTTGAGTTGTTGTAGTTGAAGTAGTAGTTATGTTTATACTTATAGTTAGAGGGTTAACTGGTGGGGGTGGTGTTGTTATAATAAATTCTGGCTGTGCTGTTTTGGTTGTCGGTAGTGTAAAATTCGGTGGGAATTCTGGTGTGGATGGAATAGGTGGATAACACGGAGTACACTCAAAATTTACCGGTGGTGGTGTTACCGGTGGTGGTAATGTTACTGGAGGTGTGGAAGAACTGGAAGACGAAGAAGAAGAAGAAGACATTTCTGTTATTTAATGCTTGTCTAGTGACGAAAGCATCAGAGTGAATTAAATTATTATAAAATGATTGACTAGTTATACCTTGAACAAATCCCGAAAGTGTTAGAATATGTTAATTGACGAGAATGAATTAACTACATTTGATGAAATCGGTGTGTATGCCAATGTATTATATGTAGGGTTTTCGATATTACCTTGAATGTGGAAGTTCTTGACCCATATTTTTGATGGTGTTATGGAACTACTTGAAATAGGTGACGAATATGATAAACCAACATAAAGATTTTCGTATGTTGATGTGTCTAGTGAAATATGACTAATACTAGTGAGATTTATATACTTAGTATCGCCAATTTTATAGTCTATATAGATCTTCCTACCCACATTGGAGTAGCGAATTCGAATTGTCTTATATTCTTTCGCTGATGTAGCTATGTTAAAGGTTGAGTCCAGTGTAGAAAGCGACTGATTAAAAATTACATTATTGGTTTGATCTCTTATAATGAGACTATCTCTTTTTATTTGCGAACGGGGGACACCTGAAGAGTAATTAGTAGATAATGCGAAAAGCCCAGTTGAATCCAACGCAACACCTAATACAAATTTAGACGCACTTAGCCCACCATAACCAATATAGTGTCCGGGTGGTGATGTTACAGTTGAATTATCACAGAGAAAAGTACAGATACCATGCTCAGTTCCAGTCAATGCATATGAAAAACTCCAAGTTAAGTCCCAATGTGGGTTGAATGCGTAATCAGGTTCTATAATTCCAAAATATTTCGCATTTACTGGTAATAAAACATCGGAAGGGAATGACATATTAATAATTAATCAATAGAGATAAATCTACATCGGTTTTTGCCTCATTAGTACTCAATATCACCACATGACATGATGAAATGGTTGTTGATATAACTCTAGAATGATATCCTAGACCGTTAATTCCAATTATTTGCGTTAAGGGGACATAATTGGAATTACTGAGAACTGGTTCGAAATTGAACACATAATGACCTGCTGATAACCAGTTAACAGAAGAAATATTCTGATAGTTTGTCAGTGTTTGGGTTACACCATTATATCTCGCAAATAATTGCTTGGTTGATACTACTAGATTGGATGATAACACATTAACTGCGTTTCCAGTAACACTTAATCCATTAATAGTGGCTTTTAAACCATTAGATATAGTTATAGTTTTTGTAGATACTGATTGATAAGGAATTGTCGCAGATAATGAGATTCTTCCAGAATCTAAGATAATTGGACCTTTCACTAAGTCATTAGATAAGGCATTGGCGGATAACGCATTCAGAGATATCTGATTATCGCTACTTATTTCAATATAATTATCACCAGAAGAGTAAACACCCCCAACATACTCCCAATTCGAGAGTTGAGTGGTGTCAGTATCATTAATTACTTTATAAAGTTTGTGTTTATCGGAATCATATGCATCATCTCCATTTACAGCAGATGTAAATCCAGTAACATCTGTGGAAGACCCTTGGTATTTATTTCCAACAACAACACCACCACTCAATATACCAGTCCCTACATAAAATCTATGAGTATCTGTCGTAAATGCGGGTTCGCCAGAATTCAAAAGAATATACTTTCGATCAGTATTTGCACCTTGACGGACTATTAATTTAATAATTGTATTGTTGAGAATTTCCATATATTAATATCTATAAATTGGGATTGCGAATCTTCCAACGGAAGTTCCACTCCTTGTTGTGGTCCCTCCTTCGAATGTTATAAACCCAGCAGATGAAAGATGTATAATGCTTGTTCCATCGGATGATAGTGCAGTAAATCTCGTTATTGCTATAGATGATAATCCCATAGAATCACCATTATATATTGCGGAGAGTGAATTATTACGGTTATAGCTTGATAGAGATGCATTACCTGTTAAAACATCTAATATTGATGATTCTGCTGTAGTCACTCTACCGAAAGTATCCACTACAATTCTTGGCCATTGATAACTACCAGAAGCCCCATTATTATTTACTGATATTACACCAGAGCTTAGAATTAATGATGAATTATCTACTGCGGATATGGATGTAGAATTCGTGAGATTTAGGGTATCACCATTGAAACGAAACTGTGATGGATTTACGTCCAGAACTACTTTAGTTCCTGATCCCCCACTAATTCCGTAACCAAAAGTTGTCGAGTTTAGCTCTCTTTCATCTATACCATTAGCCTTTAGGGATAATTGATATGATGAAATTTCTAAAGATTTTGTATTAAAATTGCTTTGAAGAATCCCACCAGATATCTTAATTCCATTCGATACGGTTAGTGGATTGATATGCACTGCCGATAGAGAGGATAGATTTAATCTAAGTGTATTATCTGAATCATACGAGAATAATCCACTGTCTAGTTTAATTCCAGTAGACATCCAATTGTTGATATTTGATGGTGGTGATGCCGTTAACTGGTAAAATATATTATTAGCATATGCTAAATCACCAACTTCGGCTGCGATATTTGATAATGATGAATAATTAGTGATAGGTTGATGAACTTTCGAACCTATCACAACACCGCCACTCAACGTTCCGGTTCCAAGGAATAATCTATTAGTATCAACGGTAGATACAATTTCCCCTTGGTCAAAGATGACACGTTTTCTTTGATTATTCGTGCCTCTTCTTGTTTTTAACTTAGCTATTTCTATATTTGGCATATTATCGTTGATAAGCTATTAAATGAACATTAAATGAGTAAGTCGCATTATCGGAGTTACTTTTTGTGATGGGGTTTTTAAGGTATATGTATATTGAATTTGTTCCAATTCCTCCAATACGGACGGAACATTGAACACCTATACCGTAAGTATCGTTTCCACCCCCCGCATCTTCACCACCAATGACTTGATATATTGGATACACATCACTTTGATTTGGAGATGCAACTAGCGTATATGATTTTCTATATGCGGCTAAATTACCTGTAGGTTCAACGTATAGTATAACAGCTTTAACGCTAGAAACATCTTCTGGTGGTATAGCGTCCGTTAAAAACACCTTTGTCCATACATCGGCAGTTACGGTGACTACTGAAAATGGTGTTCCAGCATTTTCTTTATAGGTTGTGGATGTTATGGTATTATTTGAACTCCCCCAAGTATCAACTTTTGTCGTAAGACCTTTAGAATTTACAGTAATGGACTTTATAGTATTATATACATTTTCTGGATTTGGGTTTAGATCTGCGAGTAGAGATGATGGTATGGTGTCAGAAAAATCCACAATTCCATCGGCCTTTTGTATCAACACGTTATTGACATCACTTGAAAGAGACGGGAAAGTTAATTGTCCGACATTTAAAGATGTTGATGATAAATTACCACTAACACTAGCCCCATTATTTTTTCGACCCAATGTTAATGCGGATTCGTTACCGAATCCGTCATACATGATCGATTTCTGGGAAATATTCAACTCTCCATCTGAGTGTAATATACCACCGTATGTGTTTAAAATGAATTGATTAGTGAAAGTACTCATTATGTTTATTTAACGTGATTGTTTAATTTTCAATAGATACGGGTAAGATTTTACTCTGTATATTTAGGATAGAGAGTAAAATCCTTTGAATGCTTGTGATATTGATGTTTTCATTACCATTTAGGTATAAGTTATTAGTGTCCAGAATAAAGTCATCAATTTGTTTCAAGAATACGGATCTCTCGTATATATCGAAACTCCCATTAGATTTGCTCAGTATGTTCAATGTATCTTTTGCGATATTCGCAATATTTGTATTTAGATATATACCAATGGATGATTCAGAACATGTAGATTCTGTGAAGAATGATTGTAAATTTAGGGGTATATTGGAGTAGAATCTATCATCCATTGTTTGATTCATAACATATAATCTGCCAATATTGTGCAGTAACATATACATTTTATTATTTGATATAGTCACCGATGTATTTAAATTATTGTATCTGTTCGCCAGAGATCCATTAACATCCCATCTAAGATTTAGGAAATTCCAAATTTCATCGGTGGTGTTCCAGATGTAATCCTTTGGATATTTTAAATCATTTAACTCCAATCTACCGGATGGGTATGTAGAATTCGATATATTTCTAGTTTGATATCCATTACTATTCCAAATATAGAATACATTGGAATCAAACTCTGTGAATTTAATATTATAAGTAGTTCCAAAAAGTGATTCCAACTTAGATAGTTTTTTCACATTGGGTGTGGTGATATCAATAAAGCATATCATTACATCAGAATTTTTATTCTGGTATAGAATCAAAATATCGTCACTATTGGAGTTGATATCTACATCAATCACGGATTGTATATCCAATTCAGCTAAACTAATTTGCCTATGAATTTTATTCGAGTATTTGTTATACAGGTTAAGTGTTGTTAGATCACTACTTATACCAGTTCTTAGATTTTTACCGATTTTAATAGTTTCAGGAGTATTATTATTGATAGTATCGAATAGAACATTCCAAAGTTGTTGGAAATCATTCCAGTTAACGTCTAAAGTGTTCCAAATATGCTCAGTTGTTGTTGTCGGAATAAGACTAATTCTATCAACTAGTATTAGATTATCGCATAATTCAAAATTAGATGCGTCATAAATTTCAATATAATCATTTTTCACGAAAAACATTCTACCATCATCGATATCGTGATGAATATGGTAAATTTTATCGTAATATGGAACGTTGGGGTATTCTGAAATTTTTGTTAGAGGAATATTCCCATTAAAATTACCGGATAGAGTATACGTGACAAATCCATCAGTGCAAATATATTTAAAGTTTTCATATGTATCAACTAAATGGTGTCCTGTTGTAATTTTATCTAAAAACGACCAATAATCAGAGTCAGACAACGTATTGATATTAACAACACCCCTTTTCGGATATATTTTATCATTATATTCATCAGTCGCAGATAAACCATAGAAGAATCCCCCAGTTTCATCGTATTTGAATACCGTTGGATTTGATAATACTAATGATTTATAACAAATTTTATTATTATTATGAAGGGATTCTAATATTCTATCTATACCCAACTTATCTAGAGTGTCTAGGGTATTTGCATATACATTATTGAGATTTTGTATATTTTTATAGGTAGTATCTAAATTATATAAATCAATATATAATTTAGACATAAAAGTATCTTTTGGTGTTAGTTCAAGCCCACCAATTCTACCGGAAAATGCAGTATCACCAACTACTCTAAAATAACCAGAATAATCTTCGGAATTTAGAGTGAAAGACTCACCTGATGTATATTTTAAGTAGCTCATTTAAATTCTTTTCATTATTAGTTGGCGGTGCTTACCTGACCTAGATATATTCGATATGATATTATTTATTTAAGGTGTTGATATAATGACAATACCATTATATGTAATAAGGTTTCCATTATACACTAGTGCATATGGTGGAACCGTAATAGTATCAGCATTGGGTTTCATTTTCCTATAATCATTGAATTTTATATCATTGATGGTCGTTGATGCTGGTAGATTCTTCTCACCAATATCTGAGATAATTAATTTTAAATCATTTATGATTGAGTCATCGGTTATACCAATATTTTTTAGTTCAATATCAATATAGTTTGATTTAAATGTTGATGTTCCACATACACTGTTCAGGTATGCTATATCATCAACACTGTTCCTCATTCCACATGGTAGTGTTATATAAATATCGTCAATCCCGTTACTATTAAGAGTAAAAATTAAAAATGCTCGTTCGGGGGTTATGTATAGATCATTTATAAAAACATTTGAAATTCCATTTATTTCATCATATAATAAATCATAAGTTTGTTCTTTAATATATTTAAAGTCTCCATGAATGATATCTTTACCTAGTAATTGATATTGGGGTAGCGTAAAATTGTAGACAATTTCATTATTAAAGAAGAAATATCCAATACCCAACTTAACATCTACCGATACGCATAAATTATTAGTCTTTAAGCTCTTGATATCTAGGGTCTTACTAAAGGAAAACCATTCTCCGCTAAAATCTCTTGTTGTGGCATCATAGAATTTACAAGTTATTGTAATCTTGTTATTAGTTTTGATTATAGATATTCCAGAGTCTATATATCCTCTATCACTTTGAATTGTCCAACTTGAATCATCGCCAAAGAACGTAAATGCAACACTCACTTCACCACTGGTGTTTATATCTTTGAAATAGTTTGTTGGGTATGCACTCAAAGTTGTCTGACAATATGAATAATTTGACGACAACGATTCGACACCTATTTGTGAGATTCTCTCATAGTTGTATTTTTGATTTGGGGTAAAGACTAGATCGCTTTTCTTGTCAAAAAATTTCTGTATTTTTATATTTTCCTTTTTCTGTGAATTACTATTCACCAGAACCTCAATATAATCATCATACGTTATAGATAGAGTGGACGATCCAGCTAATGCTTCGGATTTCTCGATTAGATTCGGATAATAATACCTATCAACCCATACACTATTATTGAGGAAGGGTGAACCAGAAAGCCAAGTACATAGTAAATGTTGACCATTATCATAGTTATTGGTATCATTTGATAGATGATAGACTCTATCTGAAAATTCCGGTGTTAGGTATGGAAATGCACCAGCCTCTATAAATTTTGTATCATTTATATTCAACTGTGTGAATGGTTCTATGCTTGACGAACTATAAAATATATTACTACCAGTTACAATTTTATAAGGTTTATTGTAAAATACATAATTCAAATCTAATGCCTCAGATGTCTCTGAATCTATAGAATTTCCAATAGAGGTATATTCTCTCAACTCATTTACAAATATATTCTTATTAAATCCAGATAATAGATTGTTTGAAGATGAATATATATTATTCTGTAATAATTGATTTTTTAGAATGATAACGTCTGTAACATCGCTAGATATTTTTTTATGTAATAGTAGGTTATTTGATAATTCGAAATCACTCTTATCCTTATCCAACATATTATTCGTATCATAGGTTATGAATGATGTGTTTAGATTTTTGGTGGGGTATGAGTAGATACTTTTTTCGATTTTAAAAAACCAATTAATATAGGATGTATTATTGTTGAGAACAGGAGTGACTAACGGTTCTCCATCAACAACGGTCACAATATTTGTCCCAGTTGAGGTTTTTTTAAACAGATAGAATAAATTACCATTTTCAGAAAATAGATAATGAAAATCTTGAGGTTTAACCACCATTGGGTCAGTTGATAACAAATTCTGTTTCACAAAAACCAAAGAATTTGTATCATCAACTACAAGAAAAAACTTTTGATAATTTTTGGTGTGATAAATATTACATATATTATTATCAAGTATATCTATGGAGAGCGAAGATTCGGTTTCACCGATAATGGCAACACCGTAATTCTTACTCTCATGGTATCTGTTGGCTAAGGCATATGCTTCCGAGTCTATACCTGAAAATGATAAATACCCACTTCCCCATAATATGGGCGTGTGAATAGAAGATGCTTTTAGGGGAGTTGTATCGAAATCAAATATATCACTAATTTTATAATCGTTGGTTAGGTAGAAATTAGTATAGTTTTTAATTTGGAAATCATTAAACGACGATAAACTATGGGCAAAATTTATAGTATAATTTCCCGGATAGTTTCTTTTAAATTGCTTAAATGTAAATCCGTTTAAGTTAGAACTTAAACTATTGGAATTCATCGCAGATATGTTGACTACAGATACCACAATATTATTTAATTACCTCGTAGTTCTATTAAGTAACCATCTCTCTCAGTTGAGAAATAATGTTCCTTTGGATTGTATTCAAGGGGTAGAATATTCGTGTGTTTCAGATGTATGTCATACATCGATTCGAAATAATCGTATGTTCTGATTTGAATAGGTATTACAAAAAAAGAAAACTCACCATTCATATAGAAGACCAGTATTTGTGCGCTTAATTGTTTGTATAGTGAATTAGTCGATGGATAATATTCATGGCTATATGTTTTATAAAACATATCATGAGTGGTGGACACTGTTGCAGCCAATCTATCAGATTCTATAGAATTATTTATAGTCTCAGATACACCGTCACCCCAATCAATCACTATATATAGTGGAATTGACCCACTAAAAAGATTATGGGGGATTATTTCAAGTTTCGAAATATCATCAAAATGTGTGGTTGATAGTTTTTGACTATAATTGGATGAATTCGAGGATAAATTTATCGTATATGTATTCATAGTATAAGTTCTTCCCCAACATATGTTATATTACCCCCAGATAAGTATAGGGATAGATTGTTTATAGACGATAGGGTGTATGACTTTGAGAAGGGTGAAAAATTGTGAATAGTATGGGAACTAAATGATATGTTTGGGTTAAGATAGAAATCCAACTGATGCAATCTAGGCATATCGTTTTGGTCTTTCATTAAAAATGAGAGGTTAAAGATATTGTTTTTACTACTATAGGTCAGTATTGGACTATCCAGATAGGTATATCTAACACCATCACCAGATATACTAAAGAAGGTAGTTATATCGGCTTCATCGAGTGGGAATATTTTATTATTTCTAAAATTAACTAGATCGAATGCGTATATCTCTGGATATACTATAAAATTATTAGATGATATGGCGGGTGTTTGAGTTTTAGTATTACAGTAATAGACTGTTTGGTTGACTCTGAATCTATTGGATATTTTACTATATTCATCACCCGTAACTATCGTTATCGGAGCAGTTCTGGGGTCTACAAACACTCCATCATTCATAAGTACCCTATCAATTATAAGGTATGATGGGGTTTCGAAAAACATTACATCGTTGGCAATATCGAACCTAATCACATTAGTATTCAATTCATCCAATACACCAGAGGAGTATTTATTGGATAAATATGGAAGCATTTCAGATAATGTATAAATGGTCTTATTTGAGTAATTTTTAACGTAAATTTGACCATTTAAATCATAATCCGAATCGTATGGCGTTGTGGTTAGGGTATATGTTGTGGTATTTTCAACATCGGGAAAAAATACATAGTCGTTGGGTGTTATAGATATATTGAAATCCGAACCGTCTTCGAAAAACCCACCATCAACGATAGATATAGCCGATGTTTGTATGAATTCTGTTAAATCAGCACTCAGATTTGGGTATAGGGGGTCGTTTAATGCTCGTTGAAGAGGGTTGATATCCGCTATACCACCTTCAATCAAGACAGTGTAATACATTGGAGTTGTTGATATTTCAAAAGCCGATAAATCTGACGATACTTCTGGGTATAGTGAAAAATCATCTTTAGATATAAATGCGCCTTCAAGTATTCTATATGTAGTTACATTTTCAGTTGATTCTACTATCTCATTATAAGGTGAGAATACTCCGAATGATGCCACTACATCCGATTGGAAGTTCGTAAATCCTGATGTATTGGAAGATAATCCACTTCTAATGGTTTCATTATAAGTTACACTATCACTTGTTTGATAGTTGAATGATAGATATTCATTATATAGACCATCGTAAAATTGATACCCATTAAACACTACATTGTAGATATCGGTGTCCGGTAAAAATTTTATAGTTTTCTTATGTCTATGATCATCTTTAAATAAACCAAATGTGTTACCAAAAATATCATACTTTAAGTCTTGAACAAACCCTGAGTTGAACACATAGTCGAGATATTTTTGAGGCACTGGTGGTGTCTTTGTGACATATCCGAAATATTGAGTGTCTCTATCTGAACTATTCGGTTGATTCGCTGCGATTCCTGAAGAGTAGTTCTTTTTAATTTGACTATCATCTATAATAAATGTTATTACATCTCCATTATCCCCTGTTATTGTGGGATCTGGAAAATAATATAGAGAGTTTGGTTCTAGATTTTCAAAATTGAATGCGAACCCCTTGGAAGTTCCATCAAGAGTTATAATAGCGTGTTTACAAGGCTTAAAGAACCCAACATCTCTCTTATCTACTAAGTTTTCAGTTCTGGGTGTCGATGCAGTAGTTGGAAATTTGCGATTTTTAAAATTGGCTGATTGATTATCTGATGAAAATAATTTACCTGATAGAAATTCCGAAGTGGTATTTCCAGTCGATAAGTAATAAAAATCTGTAGATATGTATTTTTCTGTGAGTTTCCTTTTATTATCAAATAGGTCATTAACCTCTTTCAGATCTCTCATTTCTTCAGACAATCCACTAAAAATTTCTGAAATTAGGGTGGTATTATCCTTTAAGAAAATATCATAACCATAATCCAAGTCTTTATTGTCGTAAATTGCCGTATTTGGAATTTGATTGAAGTAATAGGCATATCCGTCGTATAATTCACTTATTTCAACCTCTAATCTAGATTTTATCAAATCATAGTCGAATAAAATTTTACCACCCTCTAAGTTTTTTAGATACGATAGTGTGGTTTCAATAATTTCCTTACTGATTCCGATATTTGTTCCTCTAAGTTTATTCCTAGTTATGCCAAACTTAACATCCGTTCTCTTCTTATTATACAGTGATGATAATTCCAATAGTTTTTTGCTATAGAAACCTAAAATCACATCCATATCAAACTCATCATCGAAATCAATAGACTTAAGGAATTGTTTCTCTTCGTTGGTTGTATAGTTTATGGCGACCTCTTTTATAAATGTCCTATAATTCTCTACAATTAGATCTTGAGCGTCAGTATTCTTATTAGAATTTTTATTACTCCAAGTCGTCAAATAAAAATTATAATATTTTTGTAGGGTGTCGGGTTCAAATGATGTATTAATTGTTTTGATGAACTCCAAAAATGATATCGGTCCGTCAACATCCAAAGCGTCATGTAATTTAACGTTCGGATTTGTTATTGACTTAGGGACATCTGGATATCCAAGTTGAATTGATAGTGCCATCCTAATTATTTAGAGATTTAACATCATTATACAATTATATGCTTGATATTCTTGCGTGGAGTATAAATACAACAAATGACTAGAAAATTGCTAAAAAAACTGAAGGATAAGGAAGATAAACTGTTAGATGCTATTTATGAAATTCAGGAATTGCTCGATTCCACTGAAGATTCAGAACTAAGCTCAATGGGTGATCAATTTTCGGAAATGATGCTTGACATCATTCAATCAAATGATACGATGTCTCTAAATGACATCAGAGAATTTATTGAAGAGTCCATTGAAGGATAAAATTTGTATTTTGGGTTCGGGATATATCGGATCAGCCCTACATCACTATCTTACGAATAGTGGTAAATTTAATGTGGAGATTATTAGTAGTAAACACATCAACTACCACGATTTATCGGAACTTTCGAAATACCTTTTAAATCACAATATTGATTATGTGGTTAATTGTTCTGGGTTTACTGGAAAGCCAAATGTAGATGAAGCTGAATCACGTAAACCAGAGTGTTGGGAGTTGAACGTTCTATCGCCGCTTAGGATAAATTCATTATGTAATAGATTGGGGATTAGATATATCCACATCTCTTCAGGATGTATATATAGTGGATATTTGAAGGAATATACCGAAAAAGACACTCCAGATTTTGGTCTTTTCGACTATAGCAGTTTCTATAGTAAAAGTAAACATGCATTTGAGTTAGGGTCATCCCACCTACACAATAAGATTGTTCGAGTTAGGATGCCCATCTGTAATGATCTAGATAATCCCAGAAATTATCTTAATAAGATCATGAAATATCCAAATCTTGTTAATTACACAAATTCTAAGACATATATTCCAGATCTGTGTAATTTTATAGAAGCTCTCATCACCAAATGTTTGGATTGGTTAGGGCAAGACATTTACAATGTGGTTAATTCGGAGCCAATGGATACATATAATGTGATAGATAAGTTGAATTATATGAATGGGGGTAATTGGAGAAAACTCGACCCGAATTGGGTGTCTGTCGATGAACTCAATATAGCAGCACCTAGAAGTAATTGTGTATTGAATAATACTAAGGCATCGAAGATTTGTAAACTACACACAGAAGATGAAATTTTGAATATGGTTTGTAATGGTATAAACGGGGTTCGAGGAGTATGAAAGGAATAATTTTAGCTGGAGGTAAGGGTAGTAGACTATATCCATTAACATATGGTATTAGTAAGCAATTACTACCAGTGTATAAACAACCAATGATATTTTACCCATTGAAGACTTTGATCGACATGGGTATTAAGGACATTTTAATTATAGTTTCTTCAGAAGAACAATTAGATATATTTCTAGGATATTTGTATTATGGTAAAAAATATGGTGTCAATATCCAATATGTGATACAAGGAGAGGCTAATGGATTAGCTGAAGCATTTATTCTAGGTGAGGAATTTATTGGTGATGATGATGTTACTTTGATATTGGGTGATAATGTATTTTTGGGTGGTAGTCCATTAAATTCCCAACCAAACACCATTTTCACATATAAAGTTAAAGATCCATCAGCGTATGGTGTGGTTAAATGTGATGAATTTGGATGTATTTCACATTTAGTTGAAAAACCTTCAACATTTGTCAGTAATGATGCTGTTATAGGATTATATGTATTCACCAATAAAGCTGTAGAACTAGCTAAGACTATCAGACCATCACATAGAGGGGAATTGGAAATAGTTGATCTTATTCGTGCTATGGATTTGGAAGAGGGTGTTGGGGTTGATGAATTTGACGGGGTTTGGTTTGATTGTGGCACACATGACGATCTATTGGAGTGTGCCGAATTTGTTCGCGCTCTTGACAAAAGAACCAATCGTGATATCTTTCTGAAAGAGATATGAGATACGACAACCTTTGGATTGAAAAATACCGCCCACAGACTCTTGATGATCTCTGTATATCAGATGAATTACGAGAGATAATTTTAAGTTGGGGTAATGAAATTCCTCACTTATTATTTATAGGTAAACCCGGATCGGGTAAAACCACATTAGCTAGAATTTTAGCTCAGACTATATTGGATTGTGACTATCTTTATATCAATGCATCCGATGAGAATGGTATCGATACTATCCGAAACAAAGTCACCGGATTCGTTCAAACCAAAAGTCTGGATGGTAATTTGAAGCTTGTCATTTTAGATGAAGCGGATGGTTTGACGATAGATGGTCAAAAATGTTTGAGAAATCTTATGGAATCTTATGCTAATTCAGCTAGATTCATTCTAACTGGTAACTCAAGACATAAAATTAGTGTTGCCGTCCAATCTCGTTGTCAAAGTTTTGACATAAGATCCACATTGAGAGATACAGTCATTAGATGTTTAAACATTCTCAAGTCTGAAGGTGTTGAAATTGATCAGGATCAGAAGAAACAGGTAATTCGTCTAGTTAAGCAATCATTTCCAGATTTAAGAAAGTGTATTGGTGAACTACAGAAGCATTGTGTGAATGGAGTTCTAACTATTGGAGAATCTATCAACAATTCACAATTATGTGATATGGTCTTCAAGAATGTAGTGTCTAAGAAGTCCTTGGAGACTAGAAAGCATCTAATTGCAAACGATGCACAGTTCAACTCTGATTGGGAGCAACTTTTAGTAGATCTATTGAATTATATTTACGATCAATCCATAGATGATTCAAAAAAGAAGGCAATGATTATTACCATTGCCGACCATTTGGATAAAGCTACCCGTGTTAATGACAAAGAGATTAATTTCTTTGCATGTTTGTTGAATTTAGAGGACGTTTAAATTGGTTGTCTCGCTCCTTGATATGCAGCTTTAGCTGCTTGTCCAGCACCACCAGTAAATCCTTTAGTTTGCGCCCCTTGCTTGAATGTTTGTGCTGATTGTTGTGCAGTTGTAAGTTCATCGATGATATCAGCTAATGTCATGTCTGTAACATCACCTTGAGCCTTAATAAGACCATTTGCTTGTGCTTGTGTTACAAGGTCGATAAGTTGTTGCATTGATGTCTGAGCCTTAGTAATTGCTTCATCGGATTGTGATGCGACATTACCAGCACTATACATGTCCTTAGCATTATCTACGACTTGTTTGCCAGCGGCAAGTGCGCCCTGTCCAGCCGCAGAAGCAGCATTGGCTACATTCCCAGCAGCAGCCTTTCCAGCCTGTAGAGCAGCATTCCCAGCATTCTTACCAGCTTGTAAAGCCGCACCACCAGCATTTTTAATTCCTTGACCGACACTTTTAAGTCCACCCCAGAATTCATTAAGAATTCTTTCGTTAACAGTGTTAATATATTCCAGTTCTGATTCATTCATCAGATGTAAACGGTTCTTTACATCATTGATTGTCATGTGTGGGGCTTGTTCTTTAAGGAGTCTAAGGTTATAGGCTTCTTCAAGAAGTTTCATATCGCTGCGATTGTATGCTGACATAATATTATTTATTGAAATTGTTAATTATTTGTTTAATTTGAGATGTTTTTTGTGAGAATGTCGATGCAGACGGATCATTTTTATATCTTCCCATGTCAGTTTCAAATTTTTGAATATCTTGCAATATTGATGAAAGTTTACCCCTCATTAAGCTGGATTTTTTTGCCGATTGTGCCGATTTAGCATAACCATTACCACCCAAGAACCCTTTGACTCCAGCAGATACACCGGAAGCCGATGCTTTCATCCTATCCCATAACCCTTCTTCGTAGAGTTGCGCTATATTTATTTGATCTTGTTTATTCATTGTTTAATTTCCCATCTGTCTAGAAATTTTAGCAGCAGTATCCGACATTGCCTGTGACCATTTAGCGGTAACATACATATTACCATCTGCACCAATAACTTGATCATATGTGACACCCCGTATTGTATCAGTCCCTAAATGTGCGGTCAATTGTCGCAATGCTTGTATTTTACCTCTAGTGAATGCAATTCGTTCGGAATTCGGAAGATCTGGAGCCGCAATACGTACTTTTGCGGTAGAATCTATCCCACCGGATGCGTTTTGAGCAACTCCCGTTTCTGGGACACCTTCAACGCCTTGAGCAACTCCCGTTTCTGGGACACCTTCAACGCCTTGATCTATTAATTCTTCAGAACTTCTAAGCGTTTCCCCATTTAGGTCTATTCTATCCGCTTCTGCTCTTGCCGCATCCATTGATGTGTCGGACATAGCATCTCTCAATTCACTAAGAGCATATGCCGTAACAGCACCGAGTCCTGCGCTTATCAAAGCTTTTTTAATCTTTTCACCCGGAGTCATGTTGGTGTTTGATAGGTTTTTGAGTGTGCTGATACCACCACCAACAACAGCACCAACCGCAGCAATGGGAAGACCCACCGTGGATAATGTGCTGGCTATTAATCCTGCACCTGCCACTGTTCCCGCTATCTTACCTACAGCCCCAACACCCTTCCCAATATTATATCCCAATTGTTGAAGAGATCCCGGTGTGGGAACCATTGTTGGTTCAACTGCTTGAACTTGGGATATAAGATCTTGATATGACGCTATATTATTCTGATCTTGTGTCGATTGGATATCTTGTCCCAACTCCCACAACTTCTTTTGAACATTCTTGAGCAGAATTCCATATCTTTGCTGTGCTGGCCCAGTTCCTTTAAATGCTCCACCAATCCTACTTCTAATATTTTCAAATGCTTCCTGTTGGACTTGTTGAGAGTTTTGAATATGTTGTAATAGTTGATCAGGTGGTAGGTTTAGTAATTGTTGAGCTTCCTGATCACCTTGTTCAATTTTTACAACTAATTGAACGAAAAAATCAGCAAGTTTCTTCTGATCCTCTTCTGAGATGTTTGGATTGACATTTTCTAAATATAGTTTCGCTATATTATTTTTATCAAAGTCCTTCATAGAGCATCGCCATATTATCATTATCCCTCTTAAGGCGAGTTCCTTCTCCCGCTAATTTAAGATCGGTTGGAGTGTTCTTACCATTTCCTTTATCAGTGACTCTAGTAATGTTTTGTTGGTCTGCCTTCCATTCTTCGGTCTTACCATTGAGATACTTCTCATCGTCTCTATAGAATTGAGATGCAACAGGTGGTGTGGGATCTCCAGCACCAACAATATCAATCATTTCTGGGGAAACTGTAATAGATCCGAAATGGCGACCACCACCATGATCCCCAGCAATTGTAATAACTACATTATCGGCGGTTTTGTGATCATTTGCGGAAGATTGGTTGTAGGTCTTTGAACCGACTTGAGTAACTTTGATATTAAGTCCACTTTTTACCAATTCGTCAAGCTCTCTCTGCATTTCAGAATGCATAGCTTTATATGTTGGTGTTGATTTATAATTTGGTCGAAACTTCACGATATCTCCCGGCAAATACCCGCCAATCTGATACCTTGATACTACTGCTTCAAAAATTGCGTCAAATTTCTTTCCCATAGACTTATTTAACATTTTAGAGATAAATAACTATATGAAGTTCGAAAAACTGTTCAATTTAGTCACCGAAGCGGGATTTAGACCATCAGCCCCTAAGAATATGGGTGGTGCTAGAATCCATAATGCTATGGAGTCAGACCCAACTCAGATGGTGAATGCAGGAGATGGTAAATTTGTAGGTAAGGTTGGATCGAGTTCAGTTGGTAGAAATGATAACCCTGAAGCGGTTGTTCCGATTTCTAGATGGGAATTCAATCCATACGAATATAATATTTCAAAGGATGGTAAATTGGATATTAAAAAGCGTGGTGATATAGGTGCTGCTGCTGGATCTATGATGTACGCAAGTTTCACAACCAGCTTTGGGTTATTGGCTAATGATCCAACATTCATTACAAATTTTAACAAACTTGCTACAAGTTTTGGTAAACAGAGGGCATCGTATGGGCTATCTAGAACCGTTGAAGATTTTAGAGGTAGAGAAGTCAAAGAAGCGTATGATTATGAGAAGAAATTAGACAATCTCAATTTCATGAAGGTTAAAAGGGCTGAAGAGGTCACAGAATTACAAACTCGACTGCGACATTATCGTGTCAGGGTAAACGATTATGAAAAGTATAATTCCTCACCAACTAAATTCAATCAACTTAGGGAATTATATGCTGAAATATCTGCGAGAGTCAAGGCGATAGAGGATAACAATAAGAAAAGTAAAAACACACATTTCTTTGATATATATGACATGTATCGTGAAATTGAAACCAAAACAAAACTTTTGAAGAATTTGAATCATGAAATTCTTTTAACGAAGGATGTAACTAAAGTAAAAAATTTGAATAGTAATATATCCACTATTAGTGATAATATATCATCCCTAACGAAGAAAATTAATAGTAAAAAATACGAAAAAGCATTACCTGAAGTTAAACGATATAGATCTGCGGTTAGACGAAAGATTAATCTGGAAGATAAGCACACAAATGCTAATTTAAGTAGTTCGGCTATTGTTCGAGAAAAGGCTAAAATCTTAGATTTGATTGAAGAGATTGAAGTAATGGAAGAAAAATATCGAGATGTTGTAAACGATTTGAAAAATGTTGAAGACCATATAAATCAAATCAATGCGATTAACGAAAAAGTAGATAAAGAAACACAAATTCAATTTATAGACGAGGTTAATTCTTCAGCTAGGCGTATAATCAAAGACCTACAAGTTCCTAAAGAAAAAACAGTCAAAGATTTTTCTCAAATTAGTTGGTCTGGTATGCCGTCAAGTAACAATGATAAAATTGATAAACTTCTATGCTTAACATCAGAAGATCCTAATATTAACCCATTCATAGGATATCTTGAGAGATTCCAAAGAGCGTATGATAATAGAGAATATGTGACGAGTTTACAACTCGACAGAAATGCTAATATAACATCAGTTAGAGATTTTGAGAAGTTACCATTCTCCATTATACTTAATGTATTTAAAGGGGTTTCCACTAAACCCATTCAATTGAAGAGTAAGGAATATGACGAAAGTAAGAGTGATGTTTGGGATACTTTAAGTGAATATTTGTTAGCGTTTAAGGGTATGAAGGGTGATGAGTTATTTGATAGTGTCGCTGCGAAATTTAAGTCACCGAGACTGTTGGAGATAGTTCCATCATTAACCGGATTAAAGGTTAGAGATGTATGGATTAATAAACTTAGTAAAGATTTGATTAGAGAACTTATCAACGAATTAGGCTTACCCGAATCATTTAAGATGCGTCATATATTGGTACTTGCAAGTCCTAAACCGATGGATATTAGCGGAGGTAATAGATATAATTCATTTATGCGATTATATGCGGCTATAAAAACTGATATAGATGGGACAAAGGTTAAGGTAAAGGAATCCTTCGACAAAATGTTTGAAAAACTTATCAACGAGAAAGTCTGGGATGATGATGATTTTAAACTTGATACCATGGAAGTTCTTTCTTACTATAAATAATAGTAGTGAATATTAAGATCAAGACATTAAAGGTTCCAGAGATATCTAAGAAAAGCTTAGATAAAAATTATCTATATAAAGATTTATCTTTGGACTTAGAGAGTTCTGTATATTTCAATTCCCAATTAAACAAAAAGGAATCCCTTAATGATGTCGCTGCGATATATGACATAGAGGCAGTTAAAAATAGTATCGCTACGGCATTTCTAACGACACCGGGAGATAAAATACTATCTCCCACTTATGGTGTTGATTTGAGACAATATTTATTTGAACCATTAGATGATTTCACTTTAGATATTATAAAAGATGATATTGAGAGTAAATTGCCTAGATCTGAGCCAAGGATTGAACTTGTAGATGTTGAGGTTTCAGGTGATGAAGATATAAATACCATATTCATTAATATGCAAATAAATGTTCCATCTTTGGGTATATATGGCGTGTCTATAAAATCTCAATTAAATTCTACGGGATACTCTATACTTTAACATAAATAGTATAGTGGATAATCAAAATCTAGAGTTCAACCTCCCGCAAAATGCATATTTAAACTTTGATGCTCAATCATTGAAATCATTCATGATTGATCAATTAAACAAAGGTGGGACGTTTACCGATCAAAATTATGAAGGTAGCAATATATCCAGTATCATGGATATATTGGCTTATTACACACATGTTTTAATGTTCTATTTGAACCAAACATCGTCTGAAACAATGTTTTCTCAGGCTACTATATATGAGAACATGAATAAGATTGTTAAGCTTATAGGATATAAACCTACAGGTAAACAGACATCTCTAGTTCCTATAAATTGTGTGGCTAATTCCAATTTGAGTGTTGGTAATTACCTAATCAGAAAATATAGCTATTTCTTAATTGATAATATTCAATACACATTTCCAAGTAATGAATCTTTCGAAAAAACGACAAGTGGTGTCGAATCTATCGAAAGTATCAATAAAAATGTATCCTTATATCAAGGGGTCGTGGGTGAATATCCGATTTATGTGGCGGAAGGTCTTGAATATGAAAATTTCACTATTGTTGTAGATAATATAGTATCCACAACGGATACTCGATTTATATCACATGGCTCAATATCAGTATATGTTAAAGAGTCGGATACTGATACTTGGTTTGAATATGAAGAGGTCGATAGCTTATTTTTATCGTCACCTCTAGATAGAGTATTTGATCTTAGATTAAATGAAAATGGTCATTATGAAGTTAAATTTGGTAATGGTATATTTGGTAAGAGTCTACAGTCTGGTTATCAGGTCGCAGTATTCTATATCCTAAGTGATGGACAAAGGGGGCAGATATCTAAAAATGCTATAAATGGTAATAAACTTTTCACTTACAATAGTTTGAGATTTAACGAAATATATGATGATATTTCCACAAATATATATGAATCCCAATTGACAGATATTGAAGGTACATACCTAACATTCAGTAATCCCTCGAATTCGACACTCATACACGATGCGGAGAATGTTGAACAAATAAGGGAAAATGCTCCCATATTTCTTGCTTCACAATTGAGATTGGTGACAGAATCGGATTACGAAAAATATCTCAAGAAAACAATCCCGAACATTTTATCCGATGTTAAAGTGGTTGATAATAATACCTTTATATCTGAATATATCGACTACTTTTATAAAATATGTGTAGATCCTAATAAGGTGAATAGAGTGATTCTAAATCAGGTGAATTTCGCAGATTCATGTGATTTTAATAATATTAATGTTTTTTGTGTTCCGACTTTTGAATTAACTACGGATGGCGACCACCCCGATTACCTTAGTGATAATTTTAAAACTCTAATTAAGACTATTACTAATGATAAGAAGATTATTAGTAATGAAGTCGTACCTAGAGATCCTATTTATGTCGCATTGGATTTTGGATTTGGTAATACCGATCCATCAAAAAATGTATATCTGGATACTAGACTTGTTATAATTAGAGAGAAGAATGAGAAATTAAATGCAGAGAATTTGAAAACTAGGGTGTTATCTGTGTTAACCGAATATTTTTCAAATTCTAATATAAAATTGGGTCAAAAGATTGACATGTCAGACATCACCTCACAAATTTTAAGTATACGTGGAGTGAAGGGTATTAGAACCGTCAATTCATCTCAGAATGTGTCATTCAATGGATTGTCATTCATCGCTTGGACACCATTATTTGAAGGTGTTGATGAGGAATTCATCAACCAAACAACCACCCTTCCATTTTTTAAATTTCCATATTTATATAGGCCAAATTCTATGGCAAACCGAATCGACGTTATAGATGAATAATACAACAACATATATAGGATTCAGTTCTATTGATTATAAAGGTGTGGATGCGCTCTCATCATTTGCGTTACCCATAACACCAATGATATTTATATCAGATTCAAATGAATTAGATAGACATCGTAGGGTGGTCTGGGATTTTGGTGATGGTACGACATCAACTTCGATATCAGCCACAAAATATTATGAGTATCCGGGTATATACAATGTATCTCTTATAGTTTATGACTGTAACAACAACGCAATGATATCAACGGTCGTTAAAAGTGTTTCGATATACGACTTTATAACATTTACCCACACTATAACTTTAACCGGGTCGGAAATTAAGTGTGGTGAGATATATGGACCGTGGACTATTGATTGTTTCTATCCACCATATCAACAACACACTAATATATTTTATTCATCAATTGGAAATAATAGCGATAATTATTGGAACTTGAATTTTAAATTTAAACATCTTGAGAATTTTCATACATTTTATGAAAAAACATACAATTATTCCATTTCTGCATATCAATATGTTGAAATTGATAAGATAGTCCCATCAAAGGTTTCTATTTACGCTAGGGTGGTTAATAATACAATCGAGTATTGTTCTGATAATGATTCAGGTTCATGTTTTGTTGGGATGTCGGGAACTAAGGATGTATACTATAAAGATGATTCTATATCCGATTTAGTAGTTATAGATACTTGGTTCGATAAGTCTAATGTAGCAATCAAAAACGCAACTACGACAAATTATCAGAATCTTCTTAAAATTTCCCTATCTGCAAATATTGTTGACAACATTCCAGCATATCTTTCAGTAACATCCAATGGTTTGGATGGTGACGGAACACATATAACATCTTTTGATATTAATCCTATTAAATTCTTCAATACTAGGATACCATTTGTTGTTAAAGTTAAGGATCAATATAACTTCACAATTAAAAACTTTAATCCGGTTGAAAAGTCTGATATAGTTTTTACTATTTTATCATCAGGAAATATCCTAGATCCCACTCAATATAGTATATCATCTATTAATTATACTCTCTCTGCACAGAACCATGGCGGTGCATTTAGGGGTTATATTACATTCCCATATACGAATTTCGATAAACTGGAAACAATTCAACTTCTAGTTTCATCGACACTCGTAAATGATCAATTATCCTCTTACACATTGAGTGGTATTTCTACGGAATTCAATGTATATAATAAAAATTATTACGATTTATGGAAGATTAATGAAGATTTTAATCCCACTCAAACTCTTATGGATCTAAGATTTCAAGAAACTCTTCAGGATAAGACTGTTCTGTTTGAGACGTTCTTTAAGGATATATTTGGGGATGAAAACTCTGACCACGATGCTATTGGTGTGCAAATGTATGAGAAGATTGCAAATATGGTTAATAATACTCAAGACTTAGATTATTCTGAGATTGATTTTTTAAATTCTCTAGCGGAATCTATTGGTTATAATAATTATGGAGAAGAGAATTATGTATATCCAAATAAAATCAAACGTATAATGGGTTTAATGTCGATGGATAGATCAAAACTCATAGGAGAACTTAATAAATTTAGGGAGAATTTTGACGTTCGTGGAAGAACAACTAAAGATAAATTTGGGGTAAATATTGGGAATGTGATCGACACAGTGACATATACGGTTAGTTCCAATAGACCGATTGTTGCGCTTGAGAAATTTAGTAATACATATTCATTACTTAATACATATCAACCAGTATCAGCTTTGGGTAGTCATACATATCCTCTCTCAACATACTCGTCTGATTGGGGTTGGGCTTTGATCCTACCCACAACTTTTAATTTCTCCGATATTGAAAAATACTATCTATTCTTTGATTATGTCGATGTATATGACAATACTCCAATTGGTGGTATTGTTGACTTCAATAACACAAAAACATCAATTCTATCATCTTCAACGAGTTCCACACTATTCAATACGAATGGGGTGTTTGAACATATCATTTTGGATACCTTATATCAATCATTATCTATGATTTAATAATAGTCTCCGTAGATGTTATTTGATGTATTATCCATATCATACACAGTCTCTTGACTTATGGTATCAATATTGAAATCATACACCTTCTCATCGCTAGTTAGTGTTGGGAATAGTGTAGATGATAATTTACCACTGAATGTATTATCATACACCTGATCATTGCCAGATTCTTGTGGCGCATTGGTTTCCATAGATGTCTCATAGCGTTTCGCTGTGATTTTCCAGATATAATGACCCATAATTGGATTAATTCCATCCTGAACACTTTGATCTAATACTTCAGTTATTCGAAATATCTTAGAACCTCTATCTCCGGGTCTATCACAACCAAGTGCTGTAATTTCCATCAAATCATCAGATTTAGGTTCGACTCTTTGACCATTATTGGAAAAAACGTTAGCAGACAGTGCGAATAAATTTGTGAAATCTTTAATAGCTATATAAGCTTTCAATTCGTCGTCTGATGACATACCGAACTGTGATAAGGATACCATTTCTTCCAATTCTAGATAAGACTTAATAACAAATGGTCCAGCATATTCTTGTGTTGGCTGTTCACCATACAATAGGTTCATTGCAGATAAATTAAACCCATTCACATAATAATTAACATCCACACCATAGTTATTAATCAATTCCTGATATCCACTAGCAAATACAGCCTTTTCAGCTTGAAAGTTTGAGGGGTCTGCAAATCCACCGCAACGAGGATTATAAACACCTGCGAATATATTAACAGGTTCTAAGCAGGAGAGTGGTGTTGTTGGGCAAGCCATATAAGTTATTTAATACGAGACTTGAATACTCGACCCATTGGTTTGCCATTAATAGAGGTCATCTCAATTCCGAATCCACTATTCTTAACATTTTGAAAAATTTTACCATGTTCGTATGTGATTCCCATATCGGCTAATTCCATTGGTGTTAGAACACTACCCGGAATATTCATCTTAGGATTCTCTTTCTTATAATCACCTACAGTGTGTAGAATCTTTTTATCTAGACGGTTGGGATCTTTACCATTATGCGCTTGAATAGATTGTGATGGTGTTCCATCAGCAAGATTGTGACGATATTCAGACAGTAGATTAGATTCTACATTAAACCTTTTAGATAGTGGGATGATTTTATCACCCTTTTTGGTGATTGGGTTTGCAGATTTTATTTGATCTGGTAGAAATACTATATATGCATTAGGTGTCTCTACCGAATCGTATCCTTTTTTCCTTAACTCATATGCCGTTTTAACACCCTCTGGTTCAAATTTATCAACCTTTAACGGATTTTCGATTTTTAAAAAAACTCCCATAACTGTCGGGTTAGGTGATCCTTTAAATCTATTGGCGTAATACTTTGCGTATTCTTCGGTCTTAGCAAAAAAATATAAAGATCCGAAGGATTTACTCAATTTAAAGGTGTCGAACTCTCCAATAGGTGTCCCATGCCAAGCTTTAACATTATACCCCATATTTTTGGCTTTTATATCTACCATATTCTGAACTTTGGATAAGTCATCATTATGGATTGCTTCAAAGTATTCATTATCTATCGAGTTGGTGAAATTCTCTAAGAAAAACTGTTTGAAGGGTATCATAATACTATTTAACAAAAAAGCCTATCGATTAGGATAGGCTTTTGTTGGTTGATTATTTATTAACTAAGATTAACGGAAGTAATCAGTAGCTTTCTTTAGGGTTGAACCGGGAACTTGGTTGTTCTTACCTTGTAGTGCTGAGAAGCTTGGCGCACCATCTTTGGTTCCACATTCGTCGGTCACATCAGTCTTGGCCTTACCACTCTTTGGGGATGGTGGTCCAGAAACCTTATTAGATTTTCCTTGGAATGCTTTCTTTTTATCGACAGCAGGTTTGGTTCCTTGAGTTTCTTCATCTTCATCAAAGTCCATTCCATCATCATCTCCACCGAAATCTAGATCATCATCTCCACCTTCGTCACCGAAATCTAGATCATCACCTTCATCATCGAAACCTTCTTCTTCACCACCAATGGATGCTTGTAGAACGTCGATTAATTGTTGTGCTACATCTTTTGGAAGTGTGAATGTAACCTCGTCTCCACCTTCATCTCCAAATTCATCATCACCAAAATCATCTCCAAAATCGGAGTCTGGTGTTGAGTCATCTAACCCAAGGGCATCAATATCTTGATCTTCTTGGCCGAAGTTTTCCTTAAGGACTTTATTGTATAGTTTGTCGAACACTGATTTGCTCATGTTATTATTTACCATTACACGAATATTTTTTCTATTTTCTTTAACAAATAATTCCTCTTCTGCTTCTTCCGCAGTCATTGCATCTCTATGTTTTCTAATTTTTTTCTTTTGGGCATCAGTCAATTTACTATCTTTAAGTTTAGAATCTAATTTTTTAACAATAGCTTGACGTTTTGTGGGTTTGGGCATCTCATCATTAAGTGCCTCATTATACCCATCGGTTTTTGGACCATCCCCAACGATTTCTGGTTGATTACCAAATGCATTCTTATTTGATTCCTTTAGTGTATATCTCAAGGGATTTAACATTTTCCCATACATATCACCAATAGTTACGGCATCGTTGTGTCTCATATACAGTTATTTAGTGTAAATATATATGATATGGCAAATAGAGATAAAAAGGATAAATTTTACATGGGAAATCCAAATGTCCCAGCTAGAGGTGCTGAATTTGAATACACACCTGAGATGGTTAAGGAAATGGAGAAGTGTAAAAATGATATTTTATATTTCGCTGAAAATTATTTCTTCATTCTTATTCCCGGTAAAGGTAAAGAGACAATTAAACTTTATAAGGCTCAAAAGAGAATTTTGAAGAAGATGAGAAATGATAGATTCTTTATTCTTTTAGCAAGTCGTCAGATCGGTAAATCCACCCTTATGACAATCTATCTATTATGGGTTGCATTATTCTTCAACGATGAGCGTATTCTTCTAGTAGCTAACAAAGAGGCAACCGCTATTGAAATTTTTGGTAGAATTAGAATGGCGTATGAATTAATGCCAAACTGGTTAAAATCCCCAATCGCTGAAACTTATGGTAAGACGGGAATGGATTTAGAAAATGGAAGTAGAATTCAGATTTCAACAACAACTGGAACTGCTGCCCGTGGTCAGGCAGTATCTATACTGGTTATTGATGAGTGTGCTTTCATCGAAGAACATTTAATGGACCCATTCTGGGCATCTGTATTCCCCATCGTTTCAGCATCCAATACATCAAAAGTTTTCATTTGTTCTACTGCTAATGGTACGGGTAATCTTTTCCATACATTATATTCAGGTGCAGTGGAAGGTAAGAATGGGTGGGTTCATGATAAAATTTTATGGAATGAAGTACCAGGTAGAACCCAGACATGGGCTGATAAAATTAAAAGTGGTCTTGCATCTGAAGAAAAGTGGCAACAGGAATATGAATGTGTTTTCATTAATACAGGAACATCATCTTTAAATGAAACTTTATATAAGAATTTATTAAAGGAAGTTAGAGAACCAGTAGAGATTTTAATGGATGGTAAGTATAAGATATGGGAATTACCAAGTCCAGATAAGTTATATGTCGCTGGTGTTGATGTATCCGAGGGTGTTGGGGGTGACTATTCAGTTATTAAGATATTAGATATTACAGATCTCAATGAAATCATTGAAGTTGGTGAATATTATGATAATACAATTCCAGTAGCAGAATTCTCCAACAAGTTATATGAGATATTACAACATTGGGGAAATCCATTGGTATGTATTGAGAGAAATAACCAAGGTGGTCAAGTTGCTGATAGATTAGGTATGGATTATGGATACCCTAAGATAGTTAACTGGGGTTCCAAACTGGCTGGAAGAAAGAGTTTGGAATTATTTGGTATGATATCAAGCAGAAACACCAAATACTATGCGTGTGCCAATGCTCGCTATTATTATAGCGATAGGGGTGTTGTTGTTTTTAGAAATGATCAATCCCTTGAGGAAATCTTTAAAGACTTTGTAAAACTGCCAAATGATACTTGGGGTGCGGTTTCCGGTAAGCATGATGACAGAACCATGGCTACGATTTGGGCATTGATGATTCTAGATAAAGATTTATGTGAAAGATGGTTCACTATTGAAGAGTTTGATAACTGTGGTAAACCATCCAAAATATCACCCTTGGATTATGGTATTCAGTATTTCGAAAGTGCTACTAGTATATATACCAATGAACAGGTTCATAGAATTGAGCAATCGAGACTAGCACCGATAGCTTTTGGTGGACAAACTGAACAAATGAATGAAATATCACAACTTCAAGCCGATGGTTGGCATCTTCTTGGTGGTAGTATGCCACACGTAGATCCTAGTAGAACATTCACGGATGAACAGTGGGGAGCATATGAGAGACTATTTGGATAAATAACAGCAATGATAACATTTAAAACATTTTTTGAAAACAATCAAGAATTAAGTAAACCTGAACAAATTACGGTTACTTATAGAAATCATAGCGGGGATTCTGATGATACGGTTGAAACTTATAGTGGTCCAACCGCAAGAGAACAAGCTAAAAAGTTTATTGATTATTGGGTAGGATTAAATGGTGAAATAGGTCATAATGCTAATTATATAGTAGCTGATGATGGATTTGGTATCGTGGCAGTGAAAGGAATAGCTATTAGTGAATTATTGGGTAGAGAAATTCCAAAAAAAGAACCAGAAGTGGGTTACGCAAAAAGTTTGGAAGAGACAGCTTTGAAATTTTTATCTCCTATAATTTTTAAAGGTGCGAAAGATAAGTATGGTGTTGGTGGTTTGATATTTGATTGGAAAACTAATGACTACTCGTTTCCACCACCAAAAACAGAAGATGAGGCATATAATATAAAAGTGGAAAAACACTGGGGAAAGGAACGTGGTTGGAGATTTGTTTGGAGTTGTAGGTTTGATGAGTATCAAGGTAATTTATGGGCATCTGTTTCAATATTTCATGGTGGTCACACCCAAAGGAGAGTTTTCGATAAACATCTTTCTTTTGATATATCAGATAGAGAAACCGATTTAAAAAAAGCCGAGTCAGTCCTTCAAGCTATTCCCAAAGATGTAGTCAAATACATTGAAAATGCAGTTTTAGAGAATTCGACTAAATTGGGTAGTTAAATAATAACATGGATATCCAACAAAGCGTCTTAAATAAAGCCCGTCAAGACAAGTTTATACTTGTTTTTGACCTTCCCTCCATTTTAAAACCAATTGCCAGCAAATACACTAGGAATAATTCCACCATTTTACCAGATAGTGTTCAATTCTCTGTATTTGGAACAGTTATACCAGAAGTTGCCGTAAAGGGTGTGGAAACTCGATTTGCTGGATCTACATTGTATCAGTCTTCTTTTAGTAAGGATTCCCCACCACCAGTTAACATTAAATTCAATGTGGACTCCATGTATAATAACTATTTCACTATATGGTCTTGGTTGAATTTATTACACGACCATAAAACTGGTGTATATAATCAGAAAGGATTGGTTCCAGATGATGCTAATTTCAATGATTATATGACAGATTTATCTGTTTATGGTCTTGATGAGTTCCAAAAGAAGAGAATTCATTTCAAGTATATAAAAGCATTTCCAACAAGCATTGATCAGATTACATATAATCAAAAAAGTGATCAGGGTGAAGAGATCGAAAGTGGCTTCACGTTCTTATATAGCCAGATGCATGTAGAGATTCTGAATGAAAATTGATTTTGTATTTAATCTTTTATAAAGTTTGTCAAGTAAAAGATAAATAACAATATGGCAACTCGCACAATTTTATCTCCCGGTGTCGAAATCTTCGAACGTGATCTATCTCTTATCGCTCCACAGAACGTAGGAACGAACATTTTCATTGCTGGATATGCATCCCAAGGTTATACAGACGAGGTAATTAAGATTACGTCTAAGGCAGATTTAGATCAAATTTACGGAGTTCCTACCAACGCAGCAGAGAGATATTTCTATCACGGTATTAAAGAATTACTTAATTCACCTGCACATATCTACACTTCTCGTCTTCCTTATGGTGCTGGTTCTGGAACTGGATTCGGATCGGAATATTCAGCGTTGGTATATCCTGCTAAAGCATATGCCACATCCCTTTCTTCTATTAGATCAGATTTAACTACTGCTAATTCAACTATAGTTCTGGGGAATCCTGTTCATGTAACTCTTAGTGAAACTCAATATAACCAAATTCAAGAAGGTTCTCTATTCACATGGAGTCAATCTGGTTGTAACCGCGCACAACTTTCATCTTTCTCTGCACTTGGCCAAGCTGGTCTTATCATTCTTAACAAAGCTCAAACTACTATCAATAGTCAGTTTGAAGGTTATTATGTCGGTGTTTCAGATAACTCTAATATCAACCCATCAACTAATTATGATGCGATCATCGGCGCAAAGACTGTAAGTGTATCTTCAACCTTTACTTCGAACTTCACAAACGTTCCACTTGGAACCTTCCAATTTGCACTAACCGCAACACCAAATGGTAACTCTGGTAGTATTTCCCAAATCATGGAAAACCTTACCGATTATAACATTGACGGTAGAGAAGATGATGATCTTCTTAACATTGGTGTGTTTAAACTTCGTAAGAGTCTTTATGCCACTGAATCATATAAACTTGACTATATTCTCGATGGTGCGATTGTAGGATCTATTGATTCGTATAGAACTCGCCCTAATCAAACGGGTGGGCCATTCGTATCATTCTTCCTAGAAAGTGAAGATTCAACTGATAGAAATATCGAAGTTCTTGTCAATCCATATGTCTCTAACAAATTTGGAACGACTTCTGTTGGTATTTCTGGTATTCCAACACGTAAGGTTCGTATGCTAACAACTACACTTTCTGCTGCTGGTGTTACTGTATCTGGTATCGATTCTGTTGGATATACAACACTTGTTGGACAACTTGAAGTTTCAGATAACCTATATCCTGTCGGAACATTTAGTTCTGGTCAAATCACAACCAAAGAGTTGGGATCGATTCCTTCAAAACTTGAAAGAGCATTAGAAGCAGTTAAAAATGACGAAATCTACGACATTGATGTTGTGGTTGAAGCAGGACTTGGAACTATCCATGTTATAACGAATATGCAAGGACTATCTAGCACTTACTACGATGATGCTGCATACTCAATAGCATTAAGTGCTAAGATCGAAGAACTTAGAACATCCAATAGCTTAACTGCTGCTGGTGAAGACATTAGAGCTAATTATAGCGTAATCTTCAATAAGTTTGAAAACTTCTGTAACCTTCCATCTAATACAGGTGGTCGTGGTGACTGTATGCTAATCGCAGACCCAATTCGCCATATTATGATCACTGGTAAGAATACTAAAGTTCTATCAGATAGAGATAAAAATTTCCAAACAGATATCTATTGGGCGATGAGACACCAATTCGAATTGGAAAATACTTCCTATGCCGCTGTATATGCAAACTGGGCGCAAGTATATGATGAATTCTTAGGTGATAAGATTTGGGTTCCATTCTCCCCTGTGGCGGGTGCAACGTTTGCTCGTAACGATGCCGCTGAATTCCCATGGTCTGCTCCTGCTGGATACACCAGAGGATTAGTAAGTGGAAATGTGGTGAATATCGCAATCACACCTAACCAAAAACAACGTGACGAACTCTATAAGAGCAATCTTAACCCAGTTCTATTCTCACCATCACAAGGTATGGCTATCTTCGGTCAAAAGACTATGAGTAGAAAACCAAGTGCATTTGATAGAATTAATGTTCGTAGATGTTTCTTAGCTCTAGAAAGACCAACTAAGAAAGCCTCAGTGTTCTTTGTTTTTGAACCGAATACCGAGTTCACTAGAACAAGATTTGTCAACACTATTACACCTATCTTTGAGTATGCTAAGAATAATCAAGGTATTTATGACTACGTTATCGTTTGTGACGAAAGGAATAATACACCTCAAGTGATCGATAGTAATGAGATGAGGGCAGATATTTACATCAAACCAGTGAGAACTGCTGAGTTCATCTTAGTTAGCTTTATCGCAACTCGCACCGATGCAAACTTCACAGAATTGATTGGATAATAACTTTATAACTAAATAATAATATGCCCGCAGACATCAACACATTCTTCAATCTTGCATCTCAAAGACAATTCGCTAGGGATTTCTTCATGAGAGTTAAACAAATCGAACTTCCCGGTCTATCATTGAACGGGGAGACTGATTTAGTATTCGCTAAAACAGCTTCAATTCCCGGTAGAGATATTGAGAATAAGCAAGTTAACTATTCAGGACAAACATTCAACCTTAATGGTAAATCATCATATCCGGGTTCTGAAAGTTATGCTATAGAATTTTATCACACACAAGATTTAAGTCTTCGTAAGAAATTCGAAATAGCATCCAGAACATCATTCGATAATGAAACTACTACTGGACAAATGTGTATGCCTGGACCAGAATCTTATATGATTCTGGATCTATTAGCAGTTCCATGTGGACAAAATAATAGCGGTGGTCAGGGTTTCGAAGTTATTGAACAGATCAAGTTTGTTGGTATGGCTATTAAAACCATTGGTGAAATTGGTTATCAAATCGCTGACGGAACGGGTGAAATTCTATCGATTCCGACAACATTCTCATATCACTGGTATGAGAACTTCGCCAAGTAATAAAAATCCTTAAAATCCCAATCGTTTATCGGTTGGGATTTTTGTTTTTATACTTAAATAATATTGTGAGTAACAGTATTAACGAATTCCTTGGAGCATTTTCGGGTGATCAAAGATTTTTCCTACATCTACCAGTAATATGGTCAGTAAGCATAGATGGTGTATCCGAGGGATCTATTAATAGCGTTCTAAGTGAGGCTGGTGAAAAATGGCAAGCTAAAACTTCACCAAATGCCATGACTAAGAGTGGTAATATATTGGTAGCACAATCCGTAGCACTACCTGATGAATCATCGGGATTTGTGGCGATGGAGTCTGGATCTACTATGGGTGGGTTTCTTCCCGGTTATGGTCTGAATGCCAGATCAAACTTTCTAGATAGGGGCTTTTCTGTTAATTTCTTGGAAACCCAATTAGATATTGATCATAATTATTTCAGACCATGGATGATTGCATTGGGTATTAAAGGGTTGATTGAAGAGGGAACATCTCTAAAAGGGACTATGGTGGTCAAACAATATACCAACGGTGGTCAATTCATCAAGGGATTTAAGTTTAAAAAGGTGTTTCCAACAGCGGTTGAAGGATACACCTTGGATTATGCAGATACCGAATTTAAGATAAGATCTGTTACATTTGGTTGTGAAAATTATGAACAATTGTAAAATAACTTTTTCGGATCTAAAAGATATATCTGAAATATTAGCTAAGGGGTACGACGATCAATTCATAAAGTATATCAATTCTTTCGAGGGGTCGAATACTTTTCAGAAATTTGAAAATCTGCTGAAGTGTTGGGATATGGATGTATCCTCTACTATTAATTTCAATTTTAATAATAAACCCATCAAAATTCAACTCTCATATATCATATCACAGCTTTTTGATATATCAGAAGATATAGTAATAGAAGAGAATGATTTGAAAATTATTATAGGTTTACCAAACCTATTTCAGAGAGATGACTTCATTCCAGTATATAATATTATAAAATATATAAACATTTCTGGTATATCTATAAATCTAATAAATCTATCAATACAGGAGAAACATGATATTATTGATAATCTACCACCTGTAATTTATAACAAAATTTATAATAAAATCATTTCTGAGAAATCTAAGATATTTTCTGTAGATAACCCATCTCTGAAAGACTTTAGATTAAACTTTTTATCAAATGATATATACTTTTTCCTAAGAGGACTGTTTGGAAATTTTGATGAATACTATTTCAAAGATGTGATATTCCTATTATCCAAAAGAATTGATGGAAACATTCTACTCCAAAGTACACCTATGGAAATTCAATATTATATTGAGAAATATTCGGAAGAGATGGATAATCAGAATCAAAACTTGAATATTTAAACTGTCGATGTAAATAACTTTATGGAAGATAATGTAAAATCATTTTTAGAAAAGATCCAAGAGATTAAGGATCAAAAAACCAAGGTTTATGTAAACTCTCTGAAAAAAGACATAGAGTGTTCAAATTTATCCTTCAAACAACAAAAGGATTTAATTAGCACAATTGGTGATGGTGTTATCGCCGCATTAAAATTTCAGAAAGTTCTAAATGATGTGATTATTGAGAATACGGGAAAATCTGATATTCTGGTTACAGATAAACTATCCATCGTTTTAAAGCTAAGATCAGATGTTATTGGTAGTAAAATAACTAAAGATGAAGTAGAGATTGATCTACTACCAATAATTGAAACAGCGAAAAAGAATACACCAAAAACCACAAAAACTGTTAAGGGTTCGGTTCAGGTAGAGTTGAAAGTTCCAACACTTGCAGCAGAATCCAAGGTGATTCAATCGGCAATGGATTCAGTTAAAAAGGATGATTCTGAGTTTGGTAAAAATATCGGTAATATTTATACATATGAAATTGTGAAATATGTGGACAAACTTACTGTTGGTGAGGATACTTTAGAGGTATCAAATCTTCCAATTAAGGATAGATTCAAAATCGTTGAGAATCTCCCTCTAACTATCAATAAAGAGATTATTGCATATATTCAAGAGTTGAAAACTAAGGAAATTGAAGTTCTAACATATAATACAAATAAAGTGTTGGATGTTGATGTCTCGTTTTTCGATTCATGATTAAATACTATATGTGAATGACGATATTGTAAATCTCTTGAGTAAGATGTTGGGCTTATTAGACCAACTTTCTGAAGAGAGAGGTGTACCTAAAGGTAACTCTTTAATTAATAAAAATATCATTAAATCCGAGGATTCTCCCTTAGATGAAGGTGAGAAATCAAAAAGTAAGTCCACACTATCTGGTGTGGAGAAGAAAAGACTAACGGAGACATTCACACTTTTCAACACACTATTCTTTGAATATCAGAAGAAACAAACCAAAGATAAGGCAGAGAAAACATTATCTAGTTCGATAGCAAAGTCACAAAGAAAAGCTGTGACACCCTCACCATCACCACAATCAGAAGAAACAAAAGGTGGTGGTTTAATGTCTATGATTTTAGGTGGTCTAGCATTATTAGCAGCATCCGTTGGTGGTATTATAGCATCCATATCTGGATTTTTTGGTGATGCTGGTGGTAAGGTTGTAGCGGCAATCGGTAAATTGGGAATGATGGGGGCATTGAAAATGCTATCAAAAACAATTCTCAAGAAGTTTTCTCTAAAGCTATTAAAGAAATTACCATTCATTGGTGGTATAATTGGATTTGCATTTGCTATCAAGGCATTTAAGAATGGTGATATATTCTTAGGTGTTGCCGAACTTATATCAGCATTCCTTAATTTCATTCCCGGTATTGGACCATTTCTATCTATAGGTGCTGATTTATTGATAGCATTTACCCAAAGTAAGGGTGTGTTCGACAAAGGCGGTGCATTAAGTCCTGAAAATGGTTGGAAGACCATTAAAGGGTGGATGGCAACTATCGGGCAAACCATAATCGATAATGCATTATATCTTCCACTTATCGGAACATTTAAACGTTTCGGTATGGCTTATGATGCATTTAAGGGTGGTAATGTTGGTGAAGGACTGAAACAAATAGGTCTTGGTTTATTAACTATGGTTCCTACGGGTGGTATGATAATTAAAGGTTTTGAAGTCTTATCTGGATGGTTGAATTCCCCAAAAGAAAAAGAAGGAACCTTTAAAGCGGATAATTCTTGGATGGGTCGCTTAAAAGAATGGATTAAGAAAAAACTTAAGGATTTACCTGATTGGTTAGCTGCACCATTGAGATGGTTTGGTATATTAGACGATGAGACAGATAATAGTGGTAAGATAGCTGAAGGAGGATCTAAGGATGCTTCTAAGGGTGTTGTAAACTATGTTAAGGGTGTTTGGGATAACATTAAAGGACCAATGGGTGATGCCGTTAGTGTTATTGGAGACTTTACAAAAGATGCGTGGAAAAAGACATCAGATTTCGCCAAAGATACATGGAATAAAGTTTCTGAAGAAGCACCCAAGGTGTGGAATACCGTTAAAGATTTTTCTAGTAAGGCTTGGGATAAGGCTAAGGAAGCTGGTGCATGGTTTGCTGATAGTTTGAATGTAATGGCAGATAAAACCAAAGAGATGATAAACAAGTGGATACCCGGAATCGTTGATACAATTTCTGGCATTGCTGATAGTGCTATGAAGGTTCTAAGAGGTATAGCCGATAAGATTGGTGGGTGGATCGCAAATCTATTCACCTCGGAGGATGAGAAGAAAATCCAAGAGTCTAAAACCCAAACATCAAAAGAAAACTTTACAGGTAGTAATAATGAGAATTTTTCTATGCTTATAAGGGGTTCAAACACCGAAGTTAAAGCCTTACTATTGTTACACACTCAGGCTATGCAACAAACCAAATTATTAACATCTATGGTTAATATTGGTGCTAATAGTTTGAATGAACTCAAGAGAATATCTGGAACTGGTTCTGGTGGTAGTAATGTTACGGTTGTTCAACAACCACAACAATCACCTAAGCAAATGGAGACAATTTCAAACAATAGGTCTAGGTTTACATCTAGCCCATATGCCATCGCTTAAATAATAATATGTCGAAGTATGATGTGGTTAAGGAATATGATTGGACAAGTTCTCCAAGAGGTTCTGGTATGCGTAAAAAAGCACCCAGAGTTTGGGTGAAGTCATATAGGTTGAAATCTAATCAGATCATGCAAGCCATTCAGGGCTTTGTTGCAATTGCAACAGAGGGTGGGAGTGGTGATGCTAAAGCATTTTATGATAAGATGTATGGTGAGGCTACAGAAGCGGAAGACGATTTCAACTTCCCATTCTTTGGTGATAATGTAAGATCATTCGGTAACACCTTTGGTGATACGTTCCAAAATGGTATAGGTGGTTCTGGTGGTATCGGTGGGGATATATTTGAGGGGGCTAAAGGGCTTGCTGGTGGTATTGGACAAGCTATGAATTTAAGTGATGGTGCATCTCTTAAATCTGCTGCCGGAAGTGTTGCGAGTGCCGCTGGGAATGCTCTCAAGGGTAATATGAAAGCGGCAGGGTCGGATATTATGTCTGCCGCTAAAACAATGGGATCTGGTGGAAACCCCGGAACATATATCGAATCTCCAATGTTCTATCAGTTTGAAAAGAATGATGGACCATTAGAAGTATCATTTGTATTATCGAATACCATAAATCCCGACAGCATCGAAAAAAATAAAACACTCATACATAAACTAACAGAAATCAATAGGCCATTGAGGAAGAATAGTATTGCCGTTGATCCACCTAGAATTTATAAAGTTAAGGTTCCCGGTCATCGTTTCATACGTTGGGCTTACTGTAATCAGTTTTCAGTTAATTTATTAGGAACCAGAAGAGAAATTAATGGTGTTATCGTCCCAGAAGCATATCAAATAACAATGTCATTCCAGTCACTTACGTTGGAACACGCAGGTTTCATGAAAGAAGTATAATATGAGTATAGATATTGGTAATTATCAAAATGAAGTAGCATCTCTATCGGCATTGGATATAAGAGATTATGAACGTATTTTCAAAGTCTTTAAACAGTCAACCGATGATAAGGAATTTTACACCTATAACATTCTGAACAAGGTTGACTTCCCAGAAATCGATAGTCAATACATCGAGTTTTACACACCACCAAGTCGTATGGCAATGACAATACTTTCGTATAATATTTACGGAGATATTGATAGTTGGTGGATATTATACTTACTTAATAAGGATAAATTTACAGGCGCACCATTTTATGTTGATGGTGGTGTTCAGATTAAATATATTTCAGATGCGGTAAGAGTTGCAATTTATCAGGATATTACAGATTCAACTATATTTGGTGGAAGACATTACTAATGGAAACATTTAAAATTAATGACATTGACTATGAATGTGAATTCAAGTTATCTAACCCAGATAACCAAGAAGTTTCATTTACGAAGTCTGCTGTCCGTGGTATGACATTAATTGATAATGTATTCGAACCCTTTATGGAAGGGACTATATCCATAGCCAATCCATTTGATTTCATGGAGCGTGAATATTTTTTAAGGGGTGATGGTAGGGATGAATTTTTAATAAAATTCAAACCAGTTGACCCGAAATTTAAAAATGATATCGGATTTGAACACACATTTGTCGTTTTAGATGATTCAGATACCGTTAATCCAATGACCCGCGCAGAAAATTTTAAAACATTAACATTGGTAGCTAAGGAAGCTATAGCATTCACCGACATGGTTCCATATGGGAAAATATATAGTGGTAAAATTGGTGATATTCTAAAAGAAATATTTAAGGAAGTTCTTGGGGAAGATATGGTCGATGAAGAAAATTGGGAATCTGGTGACTTTGAATTAACTTACTATCCACCAGCAACATTTCGATATATGGATTTGATGAGATATTTCCTGAGACTATTTTACGCCAAAGATGATGAGATTTATGTGAAGGGCTTCATTAGTTATGATGATACCACTAAGAAATATAGGTTGGATCTACTATCTAAAATATATAAGGATAATAAGGATTATGAAATGGAAGCATTTGCTCTTGGTGATCTTGTAACAGATATCGGTTTCGATAATCCTAATAACCCACCATCTGGGCCAGAAGTTGGTGAATACATCGGTGGGTTGAGAAGTCTTGGATATTCAACACCTATGTATTCATGGACATCCGATTACTTCATCAATTCCCTAGTTATTGGATATGATCATACACTAGGTCAGCAAAAAATTAAGAAATTGGATTTTGAAGAAATTAAGAAAAAATGGGCGAAAAAGTTTGTAGATATTTTTAAGGCAAATTCTGGTAAGGTTAAACCTTTTGCTATTAAGAATAATTCAACCGATGAAAGATTTAAGAGATACAAGTTCCCATATTCGGTAGATCATGGAATTAAAATTGTGGAAGCTGAAGTTCACAACGCTCTTACATTTTATAATCTTCAACTAACATTCACAAATGTCGGAAACACCTCAAGAAGTTCTGGTAAATTTTTAGATATATTTTCGGCCAAGAAACTGAAGAACTCTAAGGATGCTTTAAAAAGTGATGAAAAGCTTTTAGGTAGATGGTATGCCACGGAGGTTAGACATATATTCTTCGCTGATCTATATACCAACCAGATATTTGCAACAAAAACGTATATTGGACCTAAATCAGATATTAAGGAGGATGTAGAGTAATGAATAATCGTGTTGAAACGCTTCGAGCATTGTGCTTCACTAAAGAAGATTTGGAAACAATTACAAATCTTGGTGATTCTTTTACCGAGAAGGATATTGAATTCATGGTAGAGTTCAAAAAGATCTATGAGCTTGGATTATCACAACTTAAGAAGTTTATAGATAAGCTTGACGAAGAGGGTAAGGACTTAGACACTTACTCGATAATGTATTATATCGAAGTTTTATTAAATGGTCCTCTTGGTTCATATGTTCGTGAATTCTCCAAGGATAAAAAATATTTTGTAAATAGTCCCGATATAATGGGGATGCTTGGTAATAGGATAGTTTCCCATCAAAACAACACAATCCATGAGGATGGTAGTTATATGCTTGGATGTGCAGTAGACACATATAATAAATTACCACCATTTATTCAGACCACAATTACCAATTCTATTAAGCAGACTGAGAATGTGTTTAGGAGTAGTCTCAAGAGTTCATCTGAAACTGATAATACACTACCAATTGTCGATAAGGCTAATCAGACAAGATACGCAGAAGAGAAGTTGGGTAAATGGGTTATAAAACCTGTTGGGAATTATATGATAAAAGATTCCTATTTTTATCTTACCGTTAATGATGTATCGGAGGATATTTTCAAAAAGGTTGAGGATTATCTAGGTGAAGAGGATTTCCGCATGTATGGGGATAAGAAAAAATTTAATCCATTCGATTCTGAGAAAAATACTTCAAAATCCACTAATTCACAAATCAAGAAAGTATTTAAGGATGGTGATAAGGAGAGAGAAGTGGTTCTAGATCTTATGGGTGATGAGTTCGATTCAGATGAAATAAGATCATCGAAAATTAAGATTTCCGGTATCGAAAGGGATAAAGAGTATTTGCTTCACACAAATTCTGGACAATTGGGCAACTAAACGTCAATTGCGGGCGGTTCAGTAGTCTTAGGTTCTTCAACTCTATTGAAAAGATTTTTAATTATTTCTTCTCTACTCAAAAAGACACCAGCTTGATTACCTAGTGCTAATTGATCACCCTTAGCATCAATATCCATTTTCTTAATATCTTTTTGTGCCTTGATCTTGTCATCAGACAGCTTAAGCTTAGAAAGAGCGTCAATAGCACCTGTGACGGCTTTAACGAGTTCTGCGGTAGATTCCACTATCCTAGAGTCTTTCCCAGCCATAACGTCTATTTTGAGGCTTTGAATCATCTCTATGGAATCCGCAACAACAGACGCAGCATTATCAATGATGAATTTTTCAAGATCCTCCTTATTCAGTTCGGGTCTTTCTTTTTCAACATTTTTGATTGTTTTTCCTTGATTTTTAATTTGAGCTATGATAGAATCAACATCACGGTCAAGGTCTTCCTCTTCGTCCATAAGGATATTTACCCTTGACAACGGGATAATCAATGATAAAACATAGGAATGATAACACTTGAAGATGAATTTCCGATCATTTGTGGTGGAAGATATAAACTTATTTATGACGGATCAATTGGAATTTTAGAATGTTGCGATTTGAAAAAGGACTTTATAAGATTAAAAGATCCTGATTCGCCATGGGTATTTGAATCGAACTATGCAACGTTTAGTTTATATTGGGATTTAATTAAATAAAAAATATGGTAGATTTAAACAATAAAAATATCCTTTTAACTGGATGTTGCGGCTTCATAGGAAGTAACTTTATAGAATACATTGATAAAAACTATAAAAAAATGTTTATAGTAAATGTAGATAAATGGGGTGTTGGTCATAGAAAAATGTCAACCCACTTTTTCCAAAACGAAAACAAGTATGAGGAAATCCCCTTCGATTTATGTAATCTAGATCCAGATAGTGATTTCTTCTGGAATGGTCACATAAACAAGACGAAGTTTGACTACATATTTCACTTTGCAGCAGAATCTCATGTTGATAGAAGTATTAGTGGACCACAGGCATTCATCTATAACAATGTTATGGGTATCACAAAGTTACTTGAGATGGTTAGGTTGAAACAACCACAAGCTAGAGTGATTAATATTTCCACCGATGAAGTCTATGGTCATTTAAAAGCACATCAAAAACCATTTACGGAAGATTCAAATCTAAATCCAAGAAGTCCATATTCAGCATCTAAAGCATCGGCAGATTTAGTTGCTAATTCATATGCTGAAACTTTCGGATTAGATATTGTAACGACCCGTTGCTGTAATAACTTTGGCTCACATCAACATGATGAAAAACTAATACCGACAATCATTAGAAATATTTTATCTGGTAAGAGTGTTCCTGTATATGGAACAGGTGAGAATATAAGAGAGTGGATATATGTTGATGATCATAATAAGAGTATTTTAGAAATTGCTGAAATTGGAGAATCTGGGAAAGTTTATAATATTGGATCTGGTGTTGAAATGACAAATTTAAAAATGATTGAGGATATCGGTAAAATTTTAATGATCGAACCAAAGATTAAATTTGTAGAAGATCGAAAGGGTCACGATTTCAGATATGCCTTGGAGTCAAGATATTATTATAGACAATTCGACCTATTCGATCATATCGATGCATTAACCTCAACGGTTCAGTTTTACGCCGGAAAGAATAAATAATAGAAGTGAAGGAACACGTTAAATATAAAATTCAACCACAGAAGGATGGAACTTTCGTTATTTTGATGAAAGATGTTCATTCTGGTCGCTTGACAATACGTAGTAGTCATGATACATATGAGGACGCGAAGGATGAACTCACCGATATGGATACTAAACCATCTCAAGCAGAGATTATGGCATTTTTCAATGAATTGAAAGATACCTATGATAGAATGTAAAATAAAAATAAAATATGAATGTAAAACAACAGGTAATTTCAGCGAGGCAAAACGGTTATACGTATAGCCAAATTAAAGAAGAGTTTGGTGTTGCCAAGTCAACAGCAGCAGATTGGTATAGAGCATATATCGAAGATTTTGGGGTTGACGGAACAGGAGTTCCTGATGTCGTCCCGTATATCAATGATAATCTCCAAAGAGATAAACCTAAAAGGTTTCAAAGGAATGAAGATGAGGTTCTTGAGTTCCTATCACAATTAGCACCGATTAAGATTGAACCCAAATACGAAAACTCGTCAAAAATAACGCTTAATGATTATGCCGTTGTTGGTTCCGATTTCCACTTCGGTTGTGAGGATAAGAAGGCGATTGATATTTTTCTTGAAACAATATTTCAATTAAAGCCAAAGACCATCATTCTAAATGGCGACACAATGGACTTCTTGGCTATTTCAAAATATCCAAAAGATCTTAAGAATAGTTGGTCGCTTCAATCAGAGAGAGAAGCATATCATGCTTTCCTACATGAGTTGATTGGTGTTTCTGGTGGTGCTAAGATTTACGAAACGGTTAGTAACCATTCGGGACAATCTGTTAGTGGTAGATGGAGACGATATCTGTCAGATAGACTTGGAGAGCTTGGAAGTTTATCAAACATTACTGATATTCTCTCATATGAAAATGTATTCATGGGAGAATTTAAGGATAAGGTCGAACATGTCGATTACGTAGATCTTAATGGTCTTATTGTAACTCATGGTGAAACGGTTCGAAAAAATGGGGGTGCGTCTGCTAGGGGTGAACTTGATAAGTGGCACACATCCATTCTACATGGTCACACTCATAGAATTGGATCATCATGCCAAAGAGTTCCATCTATTGGTGGTCGTCCAGAGAAACAGTATTATGGATTCGAAGGTGGTTGTTTATGTTCATTGGACGCTGCATACGGTTCGGGAATGAATTGGCAACAAGGTTTCAACATCGTAAGTGTCGGTGAGGATAAGGATCTTTTCTCTGTAGAACAAGTTCTTATATCCAATGGTAAGGCGAACATCTCTACACTTGGTTGCACGATAAAGGCTTAATTAAAACCGAAGTATAGTGGGTGCATGAAGAATCGACCCATTATAAGCTTAAGAAAGCTAGGGAAGAAGAAATACTGTCCAATCAGATTTATAATTGAATCTGGTGGAAAAATAATCGAAAGTATGGAATTTGTAAAAAGTAATATAAGTGAGGAATGGTGGGATCTTGTTAATGAGTTTCCCGAATTCACTTTGGAGTTATCACCATATGTAGAAGAATGGTATGATAGATACCATAACTTTTGCCCAGAAGTGAATATGAAAAAAGAAGACCTAACAAATCTTCGATATGGTTTTGAATGTGGTATTGGCTGGAAAGAAATCATCCGTGAATATTTCACGGAAATGAAGAAGTTACTAGATGATGCTAAATCTAAAGGTCATGATGTTCACTATAAGACTTGTATTTTCAAAGAGAAATTCGGAGAATTACGTGATCAAGGTGATTTCTATGGTGAGGATTATAAATTATATTATGAGGAGTATCGAAAACTTGATGAAATTCTAGGAAAATCCACTACAACTTGTGAAAAATGTGGTGATGTAGGAGTTCTTCGAACGGAGAACTGGTATAAATCTCTCTGCGATGATCACTATAAATCTTGGAAAAATCGATAAATATATTGATGATGCCATTTAAATTGTTTTATGAGAGAAAACAGAGAAACCCTCTAAGGAAGAGGGAACTATCATACATTGGAAATGTCGATTTTAACACTCCACAATTTAAACAGAATTGGATTGATTATATTACTGATAGTGATGTGGATGATTTCGATGATGAAAATGATAAAATTATCCGAAGTAGTTATGATAATCTATTAGAGATCTACCCAGAAAAGGCTTCAATCTTTTTGAATAATGAGTTTGATAAATATTTAAATGGTTTAAAAAAACCATCTAAAACCCATTACACTCAAGTTTTGGAATATATGGGTGTGAAAGTTCTAATAGACACTAATACTGTTGATGGTGATTTTTCTAAAAATTCATATAATTATAGAATTTTAAATAGTGTGATTAGAAAATTTATGATCTATATAAAAGATTTACTACCCAATAGAAGACCAACATTTATAATTACCGATTTATTAAGAAATCCCGACACTAAAAAACATAGTGATAAAAGGGATAGGGGACTTTATTTTAGTGATTCGATTTTTATAAATTCAAAACAAATGGATGACCATGATATTTACATCCACGAATATGCCCATCACGTAGCAGACCAGATACCAAGACAGACAGAGGTTTTATTGAAACACGCATATCAAGATATGATTGACATGTATTATAAAGCCATGAAAAAAGGTAAGGGTAAGACAATAACCCCAACCATCAGGTCTAACATGTCTAAAAAATTGGGTTTCCCGGAATATGGGTTGTTGAACTCAGATGAATTCTTCGCAGTTGTGATACAATACTGGAAGCAATTCCCAAATAACAAAATGACATATAAATTTAAATCGTTAGTAAAAAACGTATTAACAAGACTATAAAATGAAAGAAGCGATATACGAAGGAGTGATTGGGTCATACAGTTTCCAGATGGTGGATGATAATATGATCGAGATTTGGGGGTATGATAATGAACGACCTGAATCATTTATATACGTAAAGGAGGGGTCGATAAAGACTGAGAAGGACTTCCATGCAGAAATAAGCTACTGGCACATTAATAATGTTAATTAAAACCGAAATACACTAGCTCCATGACACTGGATTTAGAAAAGACACCATTTACGAAAATATCCGATATTCAAATACCGGATATTTTTTTTAACAGGCTTAAAACGGGTGAAGATAACTTGGATGCTATATTTGGTATGGGTGGTATACTTCCCGGTTCTACTATAACACTCAAGGCAAGACCGGGAGTGGGTAAGAGCGTATTTGCCTTAACTCTTGCCGAAATGCTTACCAATGTGGGTTATAATGTTGCTTACTCCACTGGTGAGGAAGCAGTATTTCAAATAGCCTATAACTGTAAGAGGCTTGGTATCGAAAACCTTGAAGTTGGAACTATAACAGATATTGAGGAAATCATGGATACCATTCCCGATAGGGACTTTATGGTTATCGATTCCTACCAGACTTTAACCACTATTGAGGAACTGAATTCTAAAGCCAAGAATGAATATTTCACTAATAATCTAGTTAAGAGGGCTAAGGATCATGATTGTACCATTCTATTCATTGTTCAAGAGACAGTGAGTGGCGAGATACGTGGTGGAACATCCCTTCTATATGCTGTTGATACGAACATCGAAATCTTGAAGAACAAGGATAATAAAGATTCTAGACTTTTTGATGTTTACAAAAACAGATTTGGTGCTACAATGATGCACGAAGCGATTTTTACATCCGGTGGTTATGAGTTTATCGGTGAATATGAAAAACCCGAAAAATCCGAAGAAGTGAAAGTTAAAAAAGAACCCATCAAAGAAACAAGAAAAGAACTCATTCTAGCTATTGATGAGCCTCCATTGATCACCTTAAATCGTGTGATGGAGACTTGTGGTATTCAAGAACAAACAGCAAAACTACTATTATCTGAACTTGAAAACGATATGAAGCTTCTTAAGTTTGGTAGGGGTCAAAGTGCTGTGTGGAAAAAATATAAAGTATGAAAAAGGAAATAACATTACCTTTAGAATTAGCTGATGGGATGACTCTAGAAGAGATAGGTGCAATATACATATTGATGGCACTTCCACATCTACCTAGAGAGTCGAATTGGTTTATAGATGAAAAGCTTATAAATTACCTTAGATATTTCGAAGAAGAAGGTATTATTGAGACAAACAAAGAAAACTTTAACATAGAAATAGATTTAACTTGGTTATGAGTGAAGCATGGCATGGAGGAAAGGGAGATAGATCCCGTGTAACAAATATTAAGGCATATTGGGATAGTCCATTATGGAAGAAGAAGGAGAGTAATGTAAATTACAATCATGAAAGATGTCTGTTCTTGGATGATGTGAGAATGCCGAAAAGAGCGGTTATTTGGGATATTAAACAACATCTATTGGATGTGAGTGGAATACCAGAGGGTAGTTGGGATATCGTTAGATCTTATGATGAATTTGTTAAATACATCGATGATGTAGGTATTCCTGATGTTGTCAGTTTTGATAATGATCTTTGGGATGTTTCTAGAGAGTTAGCCACAAATCCAACTAGTGAAGAGTTGACAAAACAGTTTCAGATGATAGGATGGCAAGACTTTAAAATCAAAACAGGGGCGCATTGCGCCGAATATCTGGTAAAGGCTTGTAAAGCCCGTAATGTAAGTATTCCAAAGTATTATATACATACAGCAAACAGTGCCGCAAGGCCAATTATTCGAGAAATATTAGAAAATGGAAAATTATAAATTCAAAAATGATAAAGTGATCCTTTTAGGTGATACACATTCACAACAAATTACCAAAGATATCATAGGAAGTAGGGTTGATGGCGGGGTTGATCTTATCCATCTGGGTGATGTTGGCTTGGGATTTGCCAAAAAAGAATATGCCATTAAGAATACAACTATGTGGTTGTATAATACTAATAAACTATGTCATAATTTAGGTATTAATTTTTACATCATCCGTGGTAATCATGATGCAACATATGATGAAATATGGGATCAGAAATTTTCAAATGTTTTCCTAATTAAAGATCATGCATATGCAGTATTCCCTAATGGGAAGAAGGCATTATTACTTGCTGGTGGTATAAGCATTGATAGATATAGTAGAAGACAAGATTATGATTATTGGACTGCCGAAGGAACAATACCAATAGACTATAAAGTTATAGAGAAATGTGATATCATGTTTTCACATGATTGTCCCGAACAGTTTAATCACTCATCACATACCATACCAACACACTGGAAAAGATTTCATGACGTAGACCCAACACTTTATCATGACTGTCTCGCCCAGAGAGAATTGGTAAGTGAAATAGTAAAGGTGGTCGAATGTAAAACAATATTCCACGGACATATGCACAACAATATGAGACAAACTGTTGATGGTGTATATTGTCGCTGTGTAGATATAAATGAGTTATTTTTCTTTGACTCTGAGAAAGAATATAAAGTATGATAGATTAATTGGGTAATAATTCCCATCCTAAGTGCTTACCTTTTGTTGGAATTTTTCCATTAGTCATATTATACCTCAAGTAATTATCGTTTAAATTATTATCTTTACAGAATTTAATCAAATTCTTAACTTTATGTGTAACTCCGGTTTGATGATTTTTAATTTGAAAAATCTTATGTTGGGTATTATAATCATGTAGATTATCGATAAATTTATTGTATTTTCTATCCAACCTAGTTTCTTCGGATGAGTCTTTATAAATCCAATTTAAAAATTTAATAACGTCCTTTCCAAATGTAATATAGTGAATATTTTGGTCGTGTTTGGAAAATATTTTATTAGATGAGATATTGATGCTTTCTAAATAAACTTTAATGTAGTTAACACACTCCAAAGAACTTATAATATTTGCCCTAAAGTTGATATTCTCTATAACCTTGGATTTGACTATACATATACTACCATCACCGTCATATAACCCTCTAATAAAATGGGAGTAATATTTCTCATCAATCTTTGGGAATTTGAATACTTTTGACTTGTTTTCATCAACTCCATGATTTCTTATATATTGGCAAAATTCTTTAGAACATATCTGAAGACTATATCTATTGTAAGTTTTATCTGTCCTCTCATCATATACGTTGAAATCTGATACAGGGCTTCCAGATGATATGGCTCTTTTAAATTTTTCTAATATATCAGAATCCTTAACACCAAAGGATAATTTATACCCATTTTTAGACAAAGATCCATCAGCCGAAATAAATCCTAACCAATAAGCTTTTTCATTACTATCTATATTTTCAAAATATTTTAAATTCAATGAAGTTGATCTTCTACCTGAATATATATTATTTTTAATTAGAATATTTTTAATATCTTTAAATGATGTTTTATATTTAGATCTTAATTTTTCTACATTTTTTTCCTTTAAATACTGATTGACAATCGCTTCTTCATCTGCTAAACTAATTTTTGACTTTCGCATAAATATATTTAACCTATCACACACCATAATCTACAAAAAATATGAAAAAAAGAGTTATTATGCTCGATTACGACGAATGCCTTGCCCACAGCTTATACGCCGACCATGAGAAACATGCTGATCAATTGATTGACATGTATGGTGAACATTGGAGATGTGAGAAGTTTTACGTGAATCCCAAGGGTTGGGATGTTCATGGTGAAATAGAATGGTATGTTACCTGTAAAAGATCGTGGACGGATGATCTTATCAAATTTTCCAGAGAATTGGTAGGGCATGATAATGTCTATATTCTAACAGCATCAGTAGGGGACTACATAAGATGGTGTAATAAGAAACTTGAATTGGGGTTTGATCCAAATTCGAATATTTTTTCGAGAGAAGATATTTTATCCATAGAAGTAAATCCCAAGTTCGTCAACACTCATAACATATTGGTTGATAATCTACCGTATTGTGAACATTCCAGAGAACAATATGGTAAAGCCGCATTCCTAAACAATCTACCAAAAGAACAATTCGTAAGAGTTAATGAGTTTGAAGTATGGAAAGAGAAAATGGGATATCAAAAAGATGATTTTGAAAAATTGAAGATTCAGATGCTCAATGCACTTGGTATTAATTAAAACCGAACTATACTATGACTATGATTACGACACTACTAAAGGAACTGAAAGATGAGTGGGGGTATGGCGCAGAAGAGTTAAACTCTATTCGTGAGAAGATGGAAGAACTATCAAATACGTGTTATTGGGATGGTCATGCAGAAGGCTCAATTAGAAACAACACTAATCATTTTTATGCATATGGTAAAAAGGAGGATTGGGTATAATGGCTGCTAAACGAAAAAAGAAAGTAGAACCCGAACCTGTAGATGAAGTATTAGTCTCTTTGAGGGAGAGATATTTCAAACTATATAAAAAGGAAAATATTGGAAAGACACCGGAATTGACCAAAGTCATAGATAAACTTGAAGAAGCGATTAAACAAAAATTAGGAACCAAATGAACACACCAAAAGAAGTAGGTAGATTATTTAAACCATTTGATTGGTGGGGCTGGATCATGTCAATTATCGGATTGCTCTTAATGTGTAAGTTTGGTGGTGTTGGTTGGATATTCGGAACTGATACTAATTGGTGGATGGTCATCTGTGTGTTTTTCTTATTTGCTGAATACGCTATTCGTGTCGGTTATGGTAGAGTTTACAAAGTCATCTATTACGATACCATTCTACATAATATGTATGAGGTTGGTATTGATGAAAAGAAGTTTTTTGTATGCGCTTTAAATGAAGATGAGTTAGACTTATATATGGAACTACATTATCCAGATATGAAGTATAAAATCTTGAACGAAACTCATACAGAGTCATTTATTAAAACAGAAAAATATATATGAAATATAAAAAAGGAAATTTGCTTGACGGGGATTGGGATGTTGCAATGCATTGTGCCAATATCGAATGTGTTATGGGTAGTGGTATTGCATACTACCTTAAGGAAAAATGGCCAGAGGTTTATCAAGCAGACTTAGATTATCATGATAATCTCATGGGTAGTAGTATGATAGCTCAAAAGAGCGATAAACTCGGTAGAAGTTCAGTCGCAATTCTACCTGATAATAGGTTGGTCATTAATCTATATGGCCAAGTTGGTATCGGTAATGATGGTCATCCTTTAAATAGGAACTGTAGGTATGACTATCTATATGATGCTATCTATAGAGCATGTGATCGACTATGTAAACTAGAATCTCCATTCACTATTGGTATTCCATACGGTATGGCATCTGTTCGTGCTGGTGGTTCGTGGATCATTGTAGAAGCTATCCTTAAGGATATTGAATCAAAATTCCCTGTTGAATTTATCATCTATGATATAGATAATGGGGAAATGAAGCCTACAGAGAAGCCAAAAAGTTCAGTATACATTCCATTATGATAAGATGTCCCAAATGTCTAGCCAATTATGATCAAGATGGATATTGGTATTGTCCGTTTGATGGGACTAAGTTAAAAAATTCTGATTTGGACAATTTTAAATGTTGTGAAAATTGTAAAGGGTTAGTTGATATTACAGACGAGAGTGGACACAAGGATGGTTGTGATTTTGTTTGGGGAAGAAGAGGTTGGAGACAGCTTGGAGTTTATGATGGTTGAATGATATGAATAGAGAAATTAAATTTAGAGCGTGGTATAATGATAAAATGCATCATGGTATTGAAAAACATCATGTAGAACATAACTCAATGAGTGGTCGGGGTGGTGATGTGTGGGATTTCAATGATTGGTTGAAGTATTCTAAGGTTATGCAATTCACTGGATTTAAAGATAAAAACGGTAAAGAGATTTATGAGGGAGATATCTTAGAAACTATATCTAAAAACTTTCATCAGATGCAAGGAATAGATTTGAGATTTCTTATGGTTGTGGACTTTTATGATGGTAGTTTTAATTCACCTTACATATATAGAAGGATCGGAGAATCTAAGTCAGAAGTAGTCGGTAGAGCCTTTAACCACACATCCAAGGATTTTAAAAAATATGAAATTATTGGAAATATCTACGAAAATCCCGAATTAATTAAAACCGAACTATAATCATCACATGCAACTACCCACATTATATTCCCGAACAAATACGGGAGCGATTCAAACATGGACTGTAGAAATCGAAAAAGATTCGTATAGAACTATTCATGGACAACTTAATGGCAAGTTACAGACTACGGAATGGACTGTCTGTTTAGTTACAAACGAAAATCGTGCAAATCAAAGAACACCAGAAGAACAGGCGTTATTCGAAGCACAAGCATCTTGGACTAAGAAGAAGGACACTGGATATCATGTTGATATCTCAAAGATCGACACCTCTGAATACGTAGAACCCATGCTTGCTAAGAAATGGGAAGACCGTAAAGATAAGGTAAAATTTCCTGTATATAGTCAACCCAAGCTTGATGGATGTTTGCATGGATATAGTATGATATCATTAGAAAATGAAGATATGAAGATACATGAGTTGTATGAATTATTTCTAGATTCTATGACAACAGATTTACCAAAAATTAAAACTTATAACGAGACTACAGGGGAGAATGAATACAAGTCTATAAAATGTGTTATGTTGAACGGAGTAGACATAAAAGAGAAAACATCTAATTGGTATAAAATTACAACAGACAGTGGTAAAGAGTTAGTTCTTACTGGTAATCATAGAGTTTGGGTAGATAATCTTAAATGTTGGCGAAGAGTCGATGAATTGGATGGAACAGAAACTTTAAAAAATTCCATCTAATTTTGGTTGAAACCATCCAGTTTTGACTAAATAATATAGATGACTGAAAAGGAAAAATTTGAAAGCTTGATATTGGATAGAGATGTATTGTCGAAACACCCAAATAATCACGATAGAAGAAAATATATTAGAGAAATAATAACAAATGATTTATTAATTGATTTATATCTTAATGAACATATGAGTGCAAACTCTATAGTCAAGTATTTCCAAGAAATTGGAATATCTATAGGTGGTGCTGGTGTTATTATAGATAGATTACGAAATGAAACAGGAGTTGAAACTAGAAACATTTCCGATACATGTTTCCTTCCAAGTGTTAGTGCCAGTAAAATTAAAACTATAAGAGAGAAATATGGTGAGAATATAACAAATATATCCCAGTCAAATATAGTAAAGGAACAAAAGAGATTAAAATGTTTAGACACATATGGAGTAGATAATAATTTTAAATCTCCTGTAATTAAACAAAAAATTAAAGATTACTGGATAACTAATCATGGTGTCGAGCATCCATCGGAGATTCCGGGATTTTTTCGAAAGACATTTAGATTATCTAAACCGCATAGAGATACATTGCAGATTTTAGACGATTTGGGAGTAGAATATGAAACCGAAACAAATGAATACTTTAAATCTTACAATCCAATTATGGAGAGAAGGTTTTGCCCAATTGTTGATATATACATACCTAATAAAAAATTGGTGATTGAGGTTAACGGGTGCTTTTGGCACGCAAATCCAAAATATTATAAACCACATGATATGTTCAATACAATCCATGGAAAGTTAACAGCGGAACAAATATGGCAAAGAGATAAAATAAAAGAAGACCACATAATCAATTTAAATTATAACTTTGAGACTATTTGGGATGATGAGATTAATAAAGAACGAGTTGAGGAGATTTTAAATAAATATGAAAATTGTTAAGATAGAAAAATTAGAAGATTTTTATGATCGATATGATATAGAAGTAGAAGATAATCATAACTTCTACGCTAATGATATATTAGTTCATAATTGTCGAGCGGTGATTACTCGTAATGGGGCAAAGTCTCGTAATGGTAAACCTTGGGCAACTATTCCACATATTCTTGAAGCACTGGAACCCGTATTTGAAAAGTATCCAGATTTGATCCTTGATGGTGAATTATACAACCACGATTTGAAGCATGACTTCAACAAAATGTCATCTTTGATTAAGAAGCAAAAACCGACCAAAGATGATTTGGTGGAAAGTGCCGAAATGGTTCAATTCTGGTGGTATGATACTGCCAGTGATAAACACACTTTTAGACAACGTAAAAATTGGATCAAAACAATCAAAGAAAATTTTAATCTTCCCGATTGTATTGTTAGAGTAACTACACAAAGAATTGATGATCTTGAAACCTTAGATAAAGTTTATGGTGCATATCTTGATAGAGGTTATGAGGGTCAAATGGTTCGACTCGATACACCGTATGAATTCAAGCGTTCTGCTAATCTTCTTAAGAGGAAAGAATTCCAAGATGAAGAGTATAAGATTCTTGATATTGTGGAAGGTGTTGGAAATCGTGCGGGGCTTGCAGGTGCTATGGTTTTTGAAAACGAACTTGGACATAGTTTCAATTCCAATATTAAAGGTGATAGAGCATACCTTAAAGAACTGTTAGATAACAAGGATAACTACATTGGTAAATTGGCTACTGTGGTTTTCTTTAATAAGACACCTGATAAGCAAATTCCCAGATTTCCCTTTATCCATAGTATCCGCGATTTTGAATAAATATGGAATTCTCACAATCGTCTGGTAGAGTTACACCGAAACGTAAAAGAGTGACATGTAAAGAATGCTTGAAGAAGATCCATACAGACTTAAAAGAATCTACGGTAAACGCTTGATGAATGCCATTGGGTATGTCATGTTCTGGGAGATTCATGTAGAAAAACATCCAGATGATTTCGCATTAAAAATGCTGGAAGTTGCTAAAAAGATTAAAGAAAAAACCGAGAAAGAAATAGAGAAATTAAATGAAAAGAGTAAAAATTAAAGAATTTCACGATTGGATTGAATCACAACCCGATGATAGAAATGTTGATATGAGAGAATGTCTTGATAACGACCCCTGTGGTTGTGTTATGGTTCAATATGGTAGACATAATGGATTTCCAGAATTTGAATGGTGTGGTAGTGTATCTTGGATGTTTTCTGGTTCACCAGTTGCCCGATTTGAAGATGATAAATATCTATCAGAAATTATTGAATATGGCTACCATAATAGATCGAAAACATTTGGTGAACTGAAGAAGGACTTAATTAAAACCGAAGTATAATCACACTATGAAAGCAAAATTAACTATTAGCGAGGGTGCAGATCCCAACTACCTACCAACTGTCGTAAAGGTTCCTGTTATTAAGGATCACCCCAACGCAGATAGACTTTCTTTGGTGGAAGTCTTTGGTAATACTATTATCATTGGAAAAGGTTCTTATAACGAAGGTGATCTTGTGGTCTACTTTCCAGTAGAATGTGCCATTTCTCTTAAGTTCCTATCTTGGGCAAATCTTAGAGATAACGCCGAACTTAATGCTGATGGAAAAACCAAGGGATTTTTCGGTAAGCATGGTCGTGTTAAGGCTATTGGCCTAAGATCCATTCCATCCCAAGGATTCCTATTCAAAGTATCCGAACTAGCAAAATATTATGAAGTAGATGAAGACACCTTTAAACTTGGTGATATCTTTGATACTGTTGGTGAAGATGTTCTAGCCAAGAAATACGTTAAGGGTGATGCTAGAAATAGCGGTGAAGCTAATGAGAAAAAGAGCCGTGTTCCAAAATGGGTTGAGAAAACCATTGGTGTCATGCCAAGACCTATTCGTGTTAAACTATATAAGCCTATTAATGCATGGTTCAATAGAAAGGCCGAAGGTATCAAATCTCAACTTGTTGATGGTCAATTCGCATTTCATTATAAGACTGAACATCTTGGTAGGAATATCTTCTTAGTTAATCCTGATGATTTTATTACGGTATCTTCTAAGATGCATGGAACGTCTGCGATCTTTGCGAACATTCTTTGTAAGAAACCATTCAGCATCACTAGACCTATTCTTAATAAGATCGGATATTATGTACCCAATCTTGGACTTAATATTCCAGACACGGAATATAAGTTCGTATACTCTAGTCGTAGTGTTCTTAAGAATAGACGCGATGGGAACTATACTGATGATGTATGGGGTGTTATTGCAGCAGAACTTGAGGGTGAAATTCCAGAACGTTATACTGTGTATGGTGAAATTGTGGGATATACCTCCGGTGGTGCGACCATCCAAAAGGGTTATGATTACGGTGTAGCTAAAGGTGAATGCGAATTCCGAGTATATAGAATTACTTGTAACCTACCTGAAGGTAAAATCTACGAATTGGAATGGTATGAGATTGAGGAATTTTGTCATGATCTTGGATTGAAAACAGTTCCAGTATATTATACTGGATTGGCTAGAGATATGTTTGCTGATGATATCCCTATGGATAAAGATTGGAATGATAATTTCTTGGCAAAACTTAAGGAGGCTCATCTTGATAAGGATTGTGAACTTTGCACCACTGGTGTTGTTAATGAGGGTATTGTTCTTAGAATTGAAAACAATCCCAAGAGAACCGCATTAAAATTCAAATCACCTAAATTTGTTATTAAGGAATCCGCTGCGAGGGATAATAACGAAGCCGATATGGAGGAAGAGAGTTAATTAAAACCGAAGTATAATCACAACATGAAACATTACGAAATCATCAAAGACGAGCAAAAGTTGAGAGAGTTTATTGAATGGCTACCCGATTGTAAGGAAACCGAACAATACTATCTTACTCTATTTTGTAGGAAGAAGTATTGCCCCGAAATGCCGTGGATTAAAAGCGACAAAGGGCAACTATGTAGAAAGACTTCCAAGAAGGAGTATATCTTCGATAAGATCGATCAAATGCAATGCAGGGTTGGTGCTTATAAATTGGATGGTAGAGACGTTCCACAAGAGTCTTTGGCATGTTACATCAGTATCAGTCCAAGGGATCTGTGGAAGGCTACTGTGCGTAGTATTGGCAAGCTTGCTACTGTTCTAGAATGTGGTGGGAAGAATTCTAATCCACATCAAGAGGTAATGAGTGAAATCCAAAAGTCCGTAGGTGAACGAAAGTATATCATGTTTGATGTTGACGATAAAAACGATGAAACTCTTCAAACATGTATTGAACTTTGCGGTGGCTACTGTGATGTAACGGAAACCCGTGGTGGATATCACATCTTTGTCCATAAGGACAAGGTTGATAAAATTACTGATAAGATGTGGTATCCTAAAATGGCTAAGTTTTCGGACGTAACAGGCGATGCAATGACAGTCCCTTGGGGGACATTTCAAGGGGGACATGTTCCGTCGAGAATCTACACTTGTAAGTAATGAAATTAGTATTAACAGAGTATTATAGCGATGAAGAGTATTGTGGTGTGAACACATATCCATTTACCTATGAATCCTTGGAAAAGGCAGAGTATGATTTTTTGCAATTATATGAAGATTCTAAGAAATCATATGATGAATATAATACATGGTTTAAAGATAACCAACCAACCATTTTGAACGATGATTTTAATGGGTTTCGTGTAAAATATGACGAGTATGTGAAAACTCACAACATAAGTCCTTATTTTACTTTTCTCACTAAAGAGTTTAGTTGTGATATATCATTAGAAAATATATCATTTCTAACACTGGAAAATTGGTTCACTAATAACGAAATATGAATACTAAACAGGTTATAGTAATCCGAAAAGACCTCAACATGAGGAAGGGGAAGATGTGCGCCCAATCGAGTCATGCATCAATGTCATTCTTAACAAAAGGTGGTCGGGTTGACTACGATTATCAACATGTGTATAGGGATGACTACTTTTATCAAGACTTAGAATCTAAACATGTCGATGAAATAGACCATTGGTTGAAAAACTCATTTCGTAAAATCTGTGTCTATGTCAACAGTGAACAAGAACTTGACGAACTTCACCAAAAGGCTCTTGACAATGGGTTAATATCCCATATGATTATCGACAACGGTGCGACTGAATTTAATGGAGTTAAGACTAAGACGGCAATTGCAATCGGGCCACATGAATCGAGCAAATTCGATGGTCTAACAGACCATCTACCACTATTATGAGCATGTTTAATGACAGAAAAATATTACATGGTCTACCAAAAGTAGGGCAGAAGATAACATTTATAGAGCCTACTAGAAGTTGGTTTATTAACGTTAACGAAGATGCTAAGAAACTAGTTCCGGGTCAACAATATACTGTTAGAAAAACGGAATTAAATTCTTCCTCTACATATGTGTGGTTAGAGGAATATCCTAATATATTTGATGATAACGATCCTCTCGATGGTAGGGATCAACCATTCTTCAACATGCATAGTTTCGAGTGGGATCTTCCTGAAGTTGATCTAAAAGATTTGATTGGTAAGTTCTTTGCAATAGATATCATGACACTTTGTATGACTTATAAGTGGGGTCTTCAATTGAGGGATGATGTGAGATACGATGGATCACCTATGTTAGTGATTGATTATGATAAAAATGAAGTGATCACTGATGCATACTTTAAGGAATAGAATATGAAAATTTACTTAGTTAGACACGGATTGTCGAAGGGGAATATCGATAAATCTGAATATTTTAGAAATCTAGATTGTGATATTGAATTGGCTGAACGAGGAAAGGATGATGCTATTAATGCGGCTGATGATATTATGAGTTTGGTTGAACATGACGCTAAATCAGACAATCCACCTAGAGAACCCAGATGTAATTTTAATTTATATCATAGTTCTTATAAGAGGGCATACCAAACAGCAAATATCCTACATGGTAGGATCACGGGTTATCAAAACTATCAAATTAATAAATTTGAAGAATTGCCCCTGATACGTGAAAGAGAATGGGGTAATCTTAGGGATATTGTTGAAATGGGAAATAAAACAGAATCACATTTCAATTTCTATTACCGTCCTTCTGGTGGTGAGTCGTTTGCCGACTGTTACCAACGCGCAGTATTGTTCCATCAACATATTCTAGCTACTAGTAAGTATGAACACAATATTGTGGTAGCTCACGGAGAGTTTAACAAGCTTTATTTAATGTATCTCTTGGGATGGTCTGTAAAGGATTTCGAGAGATATAAAAATCCCAGAAATGGTGAAGTGTTTTTAATAGACACTGTAACAGGATTGAGTGGACTGACACCTTTAACAACAAAGAATTAATTAAAACCGAAATATAATAAGATCATGTTGACCATACTACATAATGAGAGTTGTCTAGATACTTTATCTAGAATGGATGACAAGTCTATAGATATTGTTGTAACTTCACCACCATACAATATGAATCTTCGTATTATGAATGGTAAGTATTGCTCAAGACAGGTAACTAAAGAATTCTCAACAAAGTATAATGGATTTTCTGATAACCTACCAATTGAAGAATTTTATGAATTACACAGTTCTATCCTAAAGGAACTTATAAGGGTTGGTGATATTGTTTTTTACAATATTCAAATTGTCACTGGAAGTAAGAGAGCATTTTTTAAGATGATTGGAGACTTTTCCGATAACTTAAAAGACATTATAGTTTGGGATAAGGGTCATGGTCAACCCGCAATGCAATCCAATGTTTTAAATAGTAGAACAGAATTACTTCTAATATTTGAAGACGAAGAGAAGGCTATAAGTAGAATGTTTTCTAAATGTAACTTTGGTCGTGGAACTGAACCTAATATTTGGGAAATACCCAGAGGTAAAAGAATCAAAGGACATGGGGCAACATTTCCAGAACAATTAGTTGAAAGAATACTTCGCAGATTTGGTGCTGATGGTGATACTGTATATGACCCATTCATGGGAACTGGAACTACTGGAAAAGTTGCTAAAGAAATGAATATGAACTTTATAGGTAGTGAGATATCCGAAGAGTATTTTAACATAGCTAAAGAAAGAATTAATTAAAACCGAAATACACTAACCCTATGTTAACCGCTATTGGGAAAATTTCAGTTGAGCCACACAAAGGTCGTATCGTCCTTGATGTGTCGCCTGATTTCGTTAAGCTTTACTATTGGTTTATTTCAACTCACTATTGGATTCGTATGGGAACTCCCAGGCATGGAAGTCACATTACAATCTTCTCACAAAAACATCATACCAAAGTCAACTGGAAAAAGGCTATGTGGTATGATAAGAAAGAGTTTGAATTTACTTATGATCCTTACTTGATTGAAGGTGGTTATCGTAAAGGATTCCTTATGTATTACCTCAAGGTCTTTTCTGAAGACCTTGATCAGATGAAAAAGAAATTAGGTATTGTTGATGGTGAAAACTATAGAGGATTACATTTAACAGTGGCGAACGGAAAAAACAATTCGGTATTTCCAGATTGGCCTAAAATGATAGAAATTAAGAAATAATAATATGAAAAAAACTGTATGGATTTTGAGAGGATGTTCCGGTGCTGGTAAGGATTTTGTAACCACAAAACTTACTCGAAATATTGGATGGGTTTCTGTTAGTGCTGATGATTTCTTTACTGATAAGGATGGAAATTATAATTGGGATGTTAATAAACTTGCACATGCCCATAGTGTTTGTATGTATAATTTCAAAGAAGCTCTTAAGGAATCCACTGTAACTGATATCATCGTGAATAATACTAATACCAAAGTTAATGATTTTACCTATTATGAAAAAGAGGCTAAAAACTTTGATGCGGATGTTATATTCCTAGTGGTTGAAAATCGTCATGGTGGTAAGAACGTTCATGGTGTGGGAGAAGAAATTCTTGAAAGACATGAGAATAATATTAAACAGTCTCTTAAGCTAAGATAATGCCACAATATTACACAATGGGTAAAACCTTTCACATGAACACCAAGAGTCTTGTGAAGGATTCTATGACTACTCGATTCAAGAGTAAGAAGAGAGTAATGACAGCTAAGGAAAAAGAACTAATTACGAAATTCAGAAAAGGCTTGATCTGGAAAGACATTTAACAATACAAAATATGACAAAATATATATACTTGACAATAGCAGTATTACTGACTATAATCAGCTTCAACTTCGGATGGTTTTTCGAAGGGGAATCTGCAATCGCAGCATCAAAGCAAGTCCTTAAGGGATTTGATTATCAAGCTGCAAGAGCCGAATACCAATTTTGGCAAACCACACAAACAGCGGTAAAGGTTGCTGCTGTTGTCTTCTATGGACTATTCGTAGTTCGAATTATCAAACCAAAAACAAAACAGAAATAATATGAAGAAAACACTAATAACAATGACACTAGCCGCACTGGTAATTATGCAATCATCTTGTATGAAACCAGTTCGAGTTGACCCAATCGTAGAAATTGAACCCAATGAAACTGCATTTGTAATCCCCCTTGAAATGGGAACAGAGAATCAGGAGAAATTGGAAAGTATTGAATTTCTACAAGAAAATCAGGTAGCCGCAAAACGAATTGTAATTCCTCAAAGGGAAAGACAAGTAGGTAGATGGGGACATAGTATTGAATGGATTCCAACCGTTAGGGTTATTACCGTTAATAGAAGTCCTGTTACTCGAAATTGGATTACCGAACCTACTGGTAATAGGATAAATCTATCCGAAAAAACTTTCGGTGTTGAATCTAGGGATTCTATTGGATTCAGTGTTGGTATTAACGCATCAGCACACGTAGAAGAAGCTGATACAGCGACTTATCTATACTACTATCGTGGTGGTGATCTAACAACTATTATGGATCAAAATGTCCGTGAGCGAGTTCACACAGTTCTATCACAAGAATTTGCATCAAGATCCCTACAAGAAAGTAAATCTGAGAAAAATGAAATTACAGAAGCCTTGAAAACTCAAGTCACTGAACATTTCAAGAAGTATGGTATTACCATTACATCCATTGGTCTTGCTGAAGGTCTGTTCTTTGAACAACCAGAAATTCAAAAGGCTATTAATGATGCTTATGTTGCAGAAATGGAAGTTGAGCGTGAGAAACAAAGAACTGCACAACAACTTGAAATCAATAAACGCCTATTGTCAGAAGCCGAAGGTCAGAAAGCACAAGCTATTGAGTTCTCTGCTGCTGCCGAAGAACGTAAGAAACTTGTTGATATTGAAATTGAAATGATTAAGGCTAATGCTCTGGCTGATGCTGTTAAGAAGTGGGATGGTAAGACACCTACTATGATTACAGGTGACGCTACCAATATGCTAATGCAATTGAAATAAAACTTAACTTACTTGGAGGTTGAAATTTCCAAGTAAGTCCATTAATTAAAACCGAAGTATACTTACCATATGAATAATATATTCGAGGAATATAAGGAATTATTGATTACGAAACGCAACAAAGATTTTGATGAGTGTCTGTTATTGTTGAAAGCTATTATTGACGATTTACCTCAAAATCGGGATTGGCTTAATCCCGATATAGAACATGCCGCGAAGGAATTATTAAAAGAATACAAAAGACTATGAAGTTACCCGATCCAGAACAATTCAAATTCAAAGACTGCACCATAGCAGGAGATGAATGTTGGTTGATCAACCCTGTCGATATGGCTACGAAGTGGTTTGATGACAATGCACGATTCCGTTCTTGTATTGTTCGTAAGTCTGATAACTTTGTAGTATCACAAGGTTTTGCCAAGTTCACTAACTTTGGTGAGCGTCCTGATTTTCAACCTTGGGACAACTCATGGAAGATCGAAGCGCGACATAAATTAGACGGAAGTTTATTAATCGTTTCAAAGTATAAAGGGGAACTTATCATAAGAACCCGTGGAACTGTTGATGCTCGTCAAATGGCTAATGGTCATGAGATTGATCTTCTTATAAAGAAGTATCCAAAGGCATTTGATAATAATTGGTTGGATGCTGGGATATCATCATTGTTATTTGAATGGACCACTCCTTCAAACATTATTGTTCTTCGTGAACATGATGAACCTACTTTAACTTTGGTTGGTATTGTGGGACACCGCACAATGAGATATGCAAATCAAGCCGCATTGGATGGTTCATCTAAAATGTTTGGAGTTAATCGTCCTGAAAAGTATGAATATAATTCTGTCGAAGAATGTATCCTTGATGTTGCAGCATGGACTGGTAAAGAAGGCGTAGTGTTATATTCACCTGATGGTCAAACATTAAAGAAGATCAAGGCAGATGAATACTGTGAACTCCACAAGCTTGCTACTGGTATCAAAGGCATCAAGCAAGTTCTTGATGTGTTCTTGGCTTCACCTAAGTTTGTAGAAGAGAAGGAATTCTATAATTACATCGAAACGACACTTGATTTCGAAATTGCGGAGAAGTGTAAGGACTTTATCGGTAAGGTCACAGAATCTTATGGTAAGTATGTTCATACTCTCAATATTATAGAATACGAACTTAAGAATCATATTAAGCTTTTGGAAACCCGTAAGGAACAGGCACTATATATCACTGGTAGATTCAAGGCTTGGCAAACATCATTGGCATTCTGTCTACTTGATGATAGAGTGGTTGAAGATAAACTTGTGAAAGTGGCAATGGAACAACTATTAGACTTATGACATGGGATGAACACGAAAAGGTATACGGTATAGTGTTATCGGACATTCCAAAGAATATTCGTATATATGAATCTTCCGATAGGTATTCATGCGCAAATAACTTATGTGATGGTCTAACTTACACATATAACGATCTTTTAAGTTTTACTCCTATTCGTGTCGGAGACACATGGAATTGTATTGATAATGATGATTTGTATGATCCGCAAAAAGATGGATATCAATATCAACAGTGGGTTATAGAAAGAATAATTAAAACCGAAATACAATCATACTAATGATAAAAGAAAAAGTAAAGCTCGTTTTCTCAGACTTAAAAGCTAACTCATATAAGTTTTGGCAAGCCGAATTACATGACGACGGAAGAGTTATGGCGGAATTTGGTGTAGTTGGGGCAAAGAACCCACAATCAAAGGATTTCGGATGTGTTGGTAAGTCATTTTTTGATAAGAAAATCCGTGAGAAGGAACGTAAGGGTTATACTCATGCTAAAGTCCTAATGGAAGGTGCTGTAACCAATAAGGTTATTGCTAATACGTCATTGGCGGATATCGCCTTATCACAAATTAAGTTATCGGATAGTAGTCTTAAGACTCTTGTTAAGAGACTTGCAGATAGCAATGTCCATAAGATCACCAACTCAACTAGTATTAGTTTCAATAACGGTGTATTCCAAACCCCCTTGGGTATCGTAACCAAAGAGGGTATCTCAGAGGCACGTATTCTACTCGATTACTTCTTCAAAAACATTAAGAAGAATGGTCAGGATGATTTCAATCAAAAAATTGATGATTATCTTAAGATCATCCCAAGACCAAAGGGTGGTGGATTATTATATGAGAATATCTTTCCAAATGTTGATGTAGTTAAGAAGGAATCTGATGTATTGGACGCTCTTGATAACAGTGTTGAAATGGCACTTAAAGCACCTGTTGATGCCACTAAACCTTCTACTGAAAAGGTATTCAATCTCAATATGTCTCTGGTGACTGATCCCAAGGTTATTAAGAAAATTCAAGATTGGTATAATAGCACGAATAAACCAATGCATCATTATCAACATGTTAAAATTATCAACATTTATGAGGTTGACATTGTGGATTACAATGCTAACTTTGTGAAGAATCCGGTGAATGTTAAGGAAGTGTGGCATGGAAGTTCTTCCGCAAATATTCTCAGTATTTTAAAAAGTGGTCTACAACCTAGTCCACCATCTACTGTCGCTATAGCCGGAAAAGCCTTTGGAAACGGGACTTACGGATCTGAAACAGCATCAAAAAGTTTAGGGTATACTCTAGGTAGATGGGGTCAAGGTAAGGGTGATAGTGGGTGGTTATTTATCTGTGACTTCGTGATGGGTAATCCTTACTATACAAAACATACTTTCAGTCAATTACCATCTGGATATGATTCCTGCTGGGCATTGCCACAAAACACATCTTTCCTAAATGACGAATTGATTGTCTATAATGGAAATCAAATCAGAATCAAATATCTATTAGAAGTAAAATAAAATTATGAAGACAATACAAACAACAACGGCCATCCTTATAGCAATCAAATCATTCGGAACTACTAAGTTTTCGATCTGGGATATTACTAAGGTGATTAGAAAAAATCTTAATGATATTGTATATTTACTCGATACATCATATCAGGAAAATTATGTATATCACGATGATGTGAAGGAACTATTCCTCGAACTTCTAGAAAATGGTATTTTAGAGGGTGTTAATGAAACCCACAATCCTAATGGGTATCGTGAATATCAATTTGGTGTAGCATCACCTACTACAATTACACCAGCGCAATCTACACCTACTGCTGTGGTTCAAACCGCTATGGCGTCTACTAACATTCCTGTCGATGTTCAAAAGAAAATCTATTCTTACCTTAAGAATAATGGTGCTGTGACCACTAAGATGATTCAATCGAGACTTAAGGGATATCCTTATACATGTAAGGATATCTATGAGTTTCTTGATAAGATTAATCTTATTGATCCTAACTCAAAGAATTATTCTGATAGTCAGAAGTTCACTGTAGCGATCTAATGAAATGTGAACAACATCCGACTGATCTTTCCGACTTAAGTAAGACGGAAATCATCAGAGTTCTTAAACAAGAACGTAATGACTTTGCTAAGAGTCGTCAACAATGGATTCAGGCAGCATTTAATCTTATGTATTCAAGGGGATATGATACGTCATTGTTCGTATCCCTAGTGGAAGAAGAACTTTGTGATAAGTGTGTAAAACAATACACACCAAAGCGTTAATTAAAACCGAAATATAATTTGAGTATGATTGATAAAATAAATACAGATCTAAAACAGGCAATGCGTGATAAGGACACAACTAGGTTGAATGTTCTTCGTGCATTGAAAAATTCTATAACCAATGCTTCGTTGGCTAAGGGTAATATTGATGAACCAGTTAGTGAATTGGAGATTCTTGGTATTGTTCGTAAAGCTGTCTCTACAAGAGAAGATGCAATGAAGCTTTATGTAAGCTCTATGAGAGATGATCTTATCAAAATTGAAAAAGATGAGATTGAGATTCTTAATGAATACCTACCAGCACCATTGACCGAAGCAGAGGTTGAGAATATCATTGTAACAGCTATCGCTGATGTTGGTGCTACATCTAAGAAAGACATGGGTAAAGCCATTAAGAGGGCATTGGAGCTATCTAATGGTAGTATTGATAACAAGATCATTTCACAACGTATTGGACAACTGCTATGAAAAAGGATGAACTTATACCTAGATTTGGAGAGCTTACTAAAATGAAGTCTCTATATATTAACAATAAATATTTTGAAGAATACTTTGAGGTAACACAAAGGTTGATAGATATGTATAGAAAATGTATTGATTTATCTGATATAACAGAAGAGGAATTAGAAGATCAGGATGGATATCAGTAATCATATACTATTTCTCAATAAATGCTGGGGCGTTGACTTCATGTTATTTAGAAGATTAGATAGTGAAGGAATACCCTACGATTATATTTCATTATACGAAGAGGGTAAAACGGATAGTGATCTATATGCCAAATATAAAATAAAGTCAACCCCTGTTTTAATAGTAATTGACAATGATGAAGTCTCTGATAGGCTATCATCAATAAACGAAATTGTAGACTATTTAAAAAATGCACAAAATACTGAAATTCCCATACGACCAGAGGAACAAACACTATTGGAGTAGTGATTGGCATGTTTTCCACGATCCAAAAACTTGGACTTCCCCTATTTGGGAAATGCGTGGATATAATAATGCAGAGGAAGCAGCAGAACAAACTCTTAGGGAGATTAATGATACTGTTGGTGAGGATGATACATTGTGGTTCCTTGGAGATTTTTTCCTAAATGCTACCGATGGTCAATGTAATGGTTGGATCGATAGACTTAATTGTAAGAATATTTATGTCATGTGGGGGAATCATGAATCCAACATGTATAGGATTTATAAGGAACAGATAGTAGAACAATACGGTATTGTCGATGTGGAGATTTACCCATTGAAGTATAAGAATCTTACCTTCATAGGAAATCATCAAGAGATTATGATAGGAACGCAGATTATTGTTATGAACCACTTTCCTCTAAGGATTTGGCACAAGGATAATCGTGGGGCTTGGCAATTATCTGGACATTCCCACCTACAAGATAAAGGTCGTAAACCAGATGCACAATATCAAAAAGGATTGGATGTTGGTTGGGACTATAAGAATAGTGTCTGGAGTTTTTCCGAAATTGAAGATGTGATGTCAACAAAATCCATACAAATTTTAGACCATCAAAGAACGTCTTGACAAAGCGTTTTGGTGTGATAGATTCTTTATGACAGTGAACAAAGAACAAGAATCGGGTGGCAGAATAGAACAGTTGAAACAAAAAACCAACAAGTTGATATCAGATATTAGTAATTTCGATGTTACTACAAACAGCATCGAAAATCTCGATAAATTATTCAAGGAATTGGGTAAACTTAAGGAAGAGGTTGATGATGAAATCAATATGATGGAAGTGGAAGACTTTCTTCTCAATGGTCCCGGTATAAAAAATAAAAACATATAAGTATGACAAAGACAAAAAGAGACAAACGATGGATGCGTAATAAGGATCAATTAAAATCACCTAAAGTTTTTAACTTAACAGCAGTTAGAAACGCAGATGGGAGTTTTCATTTGATTGGTGGACAACAACAGGTGTTCATTAGGAAAAACCAATTTATGGGCGTATGGGTTAATGTTGATACAAGAGACATTGCCTGTGAATTGAGAAATTCTAAAATTACTACATTCTAAGGTGGTTAGTTTGGGTTTTGTTGTTGATCACACTAAATAATAGTATGACTAACAACAAAACCTGCACAACCTGTAAAGAAACTAAACCATTAGAATCTTTTTATAAAAGATCAAAAAGTAAAAACCTTTACACTTCCCAATGTAAATCTTGTAGATCTATTTTAGATATTGGTGTGCGTAAAAGTAAAAGAAATGGTAAACGTAAAGGCTCAAGATATAATATAGATCAGAAGGCTTTCGATAATGATGATCTGACGACTTGGTATTTGGTTGGGTTGTTAGCAGCAGATGGATGTATTGATGAAGCCAATAATAGGGTTCGTTTAACGCTACACTCTAGAGATTTAAAGACAGTTAATCTGTTAAAAGAACACTTTAAATATGATGGCCCACTTTATTTTAGAGGTGGTGGAAAATATGTCGGATGTGAATTCACCGGGGTTCCAGATATTGTTAATACATTAGTTAATAGATTTAACATTACTCAGAATAAGACGGCGACGATTAAACCGCCAGAAAACATACCAACAGTTAATCATGCTTTGGCCTATATAATAGGGTATATAGATGGAGATGGTTGTATCGCTTCTAGCCATGGAAATCAAATTATTACCATTATTGGGACATGTGATATTTTACAATTTATAAAGAACGTGTTTTCTAGTTATTGTAATATAGATACCACGATTAAAAAAATCAAAAATACAAATATGGTATATAAGCTATCTTTTGGTGGTAATTTAAAGACTGGAAAGTATATCTATTTGAGAAATAAACTGTTGTCTATTGATGTTCCTAAAATGGACAGGAAATGGTGTAAAATTTAATAGGATCGGAACCGAAATAACAATGCTAACTCAGCTAGGTTATTACTGTTGATCATTACAACACGGTTCCACATTGATAGAATAGAAGGAAGTAGGCTTAGAGGTAGCCACCTTATAATGAATGGAACTAAACGTGGAGAAGAGGTAATTCGTATGTATACAATTCAACTAAGACATACATCCTTGCAAAATAGAAATGGCTGACGATACCATACACTGTTGCAAAGGTGCTGCGATGCTCGTGAATTGCGTTTCATAGGATGTGACTCTAGGTCGCTAGATGATCATAACTCCTTTGGTGTAACAACGCACTTCTATTCTATCAACCCTTTAATTAAAACCGAACTACAATAGTGGTATGAAAATTAAGTATCCACGAACAAAGCACCTTAACTGGTCGCCGGGAGCGACTTCTGATGATAAAATTCTTAAGGATACTTCATGCTTCAATGGTAAGTCAATGATTATCACCGAAAAGATGGATGGTGAAAATTCCACTCTATATAATGATCATTATCATGCTCGTTCATTGGATAGTAAAGATCATCCATCACGTTCATGGATCAAACAATTTCATGCATCTATTAAGAATGACATTCCAGAAGGATGGAGAGTGTGTGGTGAGAATCTTTACGCTAAACATTCCATTGGTTATGATGATCTTAAATCATACTTCTACTGTTTCTCCATTTGGGATGAAACTAACTATTGCTTGTCTTGGAAAGATACTGTAGAGTTCTGTCAGTTGTTGGGTATTGAACATGTTCCTATTATAGCCAAGCCTTTTCTATGGGATGAAAGAAGTCCCGGTAATGTTTCAGTATATATTGAAGACTTTATGAATAGGGATCGTAAGGTGCATGAAGGATACGTAGTTCGCAATGCCGATGGATTTGCATATGAAAACTTTGGAAGTAATGTGGCGAAATGGGTAAGACCAAATCATGTTACGACTGATACACACTGGATGCATTCGGAAGTAATTCCAAACAAGCTAATTAAAACCGAACTATAATCATATTATGAACCTGTTCCATATTGATAACTGTCCCGTTCAATCGGCCAAATGGCAAGTTAATAAACACGCAACGAAAATGTTGCTTGAACATTGTCAGATGCTTTGCACAATGTATCACTTACAAGGTGTTGATGCCCCATATAAGAAAACTCATGAGAACCATCCGACTTCGAAATGGATTCGTTCTAGTTATGATAATTTTCTATGGACTATTGAACATGCTTACGCTACAGCTAATGAATATACTGAACGTTATGGTAAGCGTCATAAGAGTGAAGATGTATTAGATTGGTGTGAGTCCAATAGTTGGAGATTAGGATTTGACTCTAATGATCTACAGAAATTCGCAATAGCTATCAGCGATGATACTATTTGTAGAACACTTCCAGAATTTGACGAAAGCGATCCAGTAAATTGTTACAGACTTTATTACATTCACGATAAGAAGCACATTCATCAATGGAAGCAAAATAAACCAGATTGGATCGTATGAAACTTTTTAATAAACCTACACCAGAGGATTTACCAGAGAATGATATCTATATGTTTAGGTATGACGCAGATACTTACTACAACCATAACACTAGATTGGAGTGTAGGGTTTTTATAATTTCTTCAAGAACACCTAAAGGAGTTTGGGTGGTTCCTGATTGGACAAATTTGAATGATGAAGAAGATGTCAAAAGATATCGTAAATTTGTTCGTAATGATGGCGTGAAAAGATTCGCATACGAAACCAGAGAACTCGCTAAACATGCATTCCTATGTAGGAAAAGACGACATATTGAGATTCTAAAATCACAACTTAAGAAAGCAGAAGATGGTTATGTTCTCGCTGGTGGGACATTGCCCATCTCAACTAGAGATGCTACTTGGTTCAACGAATATGATTAATTAAAACCGAAATACAATAGAGCTACTATGATAGATGCAATTAAAACAATTATTTGGATGATCGGTGTTGCGATCAAACACATATTTCAAAGACTTACTGGAAAACGATAATTAAAACCGAAATATACTAACCACGATGAAAACGGGAATACTAACAACAAAGACTATCGCCTCTGACGATATCAAAGATAACAAGAGTATCATGGGTATGTCCAATAAGGGCATGGAAATGGCAAGCTACTTCCTTCGGGATCGTATCTATACCGATAAAACCCTTGCAGTTATTCGAGAATACATCTGCAATGCTCAAGACGAACACGTTAAACATAAGATTAAAGAAGCTGTAAATGTTTCTCTTAAGTCTGTGAATAATCAATGGGTTTGGGCTGTAAGGGATTATGCAAAGGGTCTTAATGATCACGATGTTCGTAATGTCTTCGGTATGTATTTCGAATCCACTAAGACCAATGAGAATGATTCCATTGGTGGATTCGGTGTGGGTTCAAAAGCTGGACATGCCTATAGTGATACTTTCTACATCACCTCTTATCATAATGGTATCAAGACTAGTTACATCTGCACTCTAGGTGCTGGTAATGGTGGTATCCCTGTTGGTGAGATTTATGAAATCTCCCAAGAACCTACTACGGAACAAGGTATTGAAATCAGTCTTGAAGTTAAGTCTTTAGATGTATATGACTTTAGCCAAAAAACCAACAAATTCGTATCATTCTTTCTACCGAATTCTAATATTAAATTCGATAATCAGTACAATAAAACCCAAGCCGAGCCATATAGTCCAATTCGATCAAAGACGGTAGGTGAATATACTTTCCATCAATATGAGTATGAACCAGACTATTATAGTAATAAATATTATGTGAGAATGGGTGGTGTGATTTATCCATATAATACATCCACTAGAGTCAACCGTTCATTCTTTAAGTATGTCGTGGTAGATGTTCCTATTGGTAAATTATCACTACCAATCTCCCGTGAGAGTATTGAGAACACGCCCCTTAATGAAAAAGTCTTTAAGGAGATTGAAGATGCATTAGATAAAATTACACAAGAAGAAGTATCAGCCCTAACTACTCCAAAGTTTGGTGCTGTGGTAACTGGTAACGAGCAGCATGGTAGTAATTATGATGGTGATTGGTTCTCTTATTCATACAAGGATTGTTTCGCATCAACTCATAAATATTATTATAAAGTTGGACGTAGTAGAGATAATGCTGGGGATCACGTTATACAAGTTTATGCTAACTCTACCGCCACGAAGGAGATAATCTATATCTTTCCAGACATTCAAAGTACCACTAATTGGCACAAACGTCTCATCAATGCCCTTAAATCTATTAAGGGTGATGATTATGATGGATATGTATATATTTCTAATAAGGATCATGCTGAGTTGTTGAAGAACTTGGACGACAGTATTGATATTTCCGATTGTGCTTTTGTAGATATTAAGAGCCTTAAACTTCCAAAGCTTGTTAATACCAATCTAGATAATGGTCAATATCTTGTGTATAATTCCTATGGAAATAGGGATTACTACACCGCTCAAGAACTTGATGAAAAAGTTCGTAAGGATTCTTTCAAGGGTGCTGATTTGGAAGATGATTGGCATCTTGAAACGGAAAACATTTATCAACTCAATGCTAGAACTATCGCACCCACCAAGGATTATGGAACACGCTATAATTTTTGGACTGCTAATAGTAAGAAGATGATTGAGAACCTTTTGGAACTTGGTTGGATTCTTCCAAGTAGTCAAGAATATACTGACGCTAAGGCTAGATTTGATGAAGCGGATAAACGTCAAAGAGCCATTAATAATGCTACATATTCCATTCAAGGCTTTTTCTATGCATCCAAACCAAAGGATAGGCTTGTAAAGTATATTGCTAAAAATCCTTCTAAGTTTGGAAAACTTGAAGATGTAAAGGTACAGATTATGAAGGAGAATTCTACCCGTGGACGTATCCTTAAATCTCTTGGCAACTACAACGCAACTATTACTAGACAGGATCTTCGTAAGATTTTGTTGATGAAAGATTGATATGAAAAAATTACAATTAATACATGGTGAAGGGGAGATTAAACGTCTTGACAAACAAATTAAAGAAGCTTTTAAACTATTGGATGGTGTTCAGTTATCGGGGGTATATATTGATAAACATTTAGTCAAAAAAATTAAAGACTTAGGTTTCGATTATATACATTCATCTGGCGCAACTTTCATTGGTAAGCGACAAGTGATTAAGGTTGGGTATATTACTAGATTTCCACCACCACCAAAGTATAGAGTACCTACATTAATTTATCATTACTACAATTTAAGTAGAAAAGATTATTATGATACCCATATTTTGATGATTCAACCAAAGGTTGATACAAATGTTAAATCTGATGAAGATTATATAGAAATGGCTAAAATAGAAAAAAGGCTTTCTGGATGGGATTATCGCGATGATAATTTTGGAATCTACAAAAAAGAAGTGAAACTGATCGACTGGTGATCTTAATTAAAACCGAAATACAATACTGATATGAAAGATAAGGTGACATGCACATTCGTTAATCTTACCCCAGCACAAGCGAAAGCATTGGCTGAATGGTATGAAGGTCAAGGTGAACAACAAGCGGATGACTGGTTCGATATAGTTTGCGAAGATCGCGCACCATATACTGATGTTGGAAGGGTTGGTGGTTATAGAGAGATTGATGAAGATGGGAATGTGATCGTCCATTGCAGGTAACTTTAATTAAAACCGAAATACATTCTAGCTATTGACAAACGAAAAAACTGAATTACAATACAAAAACAAAGAAAATGAACTACATAACTAACGCAAACGCAATCATCCTTCTCCTATCAACTGGTGAGAAGGTTCGTGTCGAGAAAACCGACAAAAACTACGCAAGAATTCTTAAGACCTTTGAACTACCGAAGGATGAACAAGAGTCTGCTGTGAAGGAAATCATCAATCCAATTAGCAAGATCACATCTGCTGGATTTATTATCAATGGTGATGATGTTACCTATCAAGGAGAATCACTACCTAAAGCCTTGAAGACCAAGGTTATTTCGATTGTTCGTGATGGTCTTCCCATCGAACACTTTGAGAAGTTTTGGGAAAAGCTTCGTGAGAATCCTTCTGCACAATCTGTTGCAGAACTTACGGACTTCCTTTCTTATAAGGAACTTCCTATCACCGAAGATGGTGATCTAATTGCCTATAAGGGTGTTAGAAATGACTACTATTCTGCCACTGGAAATACCGAAACAAGAGTCCTTCAAGGAACTGTCGATGAATATGGACATATCTATAATGGTGTTGGTGAAGTGATCGAAGTTGCACGTAACTGTGTCGATGATAATCGAGCCAATGAATGTAGCTTTGGACTTCACTGTGGATCATTGGACTATGCCCGTGGATTCTCTCAAAGACTTATTCTTGTTAAGGTTAATCCAAAGGATGTAGTATCTGTTCCAAAAGACTATTCATTCCAAAAGTGCCGTGTCTCCAAGTATGAAGTTGTTGCTGACTTCGTGGAGGAAATCTTCACTTCTGTTGTGGATAGCAAAGGTCAAGATGTTTTCGATACCATTGAAGATGATACCGAAGAGGTTAATGAAGAGTATCTAGCTAAAGTCGGAAAGGTTCAAACCTACCTTCAAAGAAAGGAAGAGGCTGGATATGATCAAGTTACTATTCGCCAAATTCAGAATAGTTTCTCTCCTGCTTGGATCACCAAGGAAACCGTTCTAAACATTCTACAAGACTTGTGGTATGAATGGGATGAAGTGGATGGTGTTACTGTTGTAACTCTTGATCCTGCTTAATTCTCATAGTAAGAGAAACCTCGGAACGGATAGTATGAAATATTACTATCCGTTCCCCATAATTAAAACCGAACTACAATAGCAACATGAAGCAGCATATACATTGGAACATGAAAGCAGAACGACCATACGTTTTAAACCTAGATGAAACCTTCGCACCTTTCGAGGGTGTTGAGGTATTCTATAAGAAATTTGACTTCAAAGGCGGGGAGCCGCACTTTCAGATTACTAACAAATGTGCATGTCCAGAAGCATCTACTCTGGTAATCACTCAACGATATAATAAGATTGGCGATTTGTTTGATATTATTCTGGCAAATGATGCTGCTCGTCGTATGGGTTTTAATGACATTAGACTTATTCTTCCATACTTTCCCGCCGCTCGTCAAGACCGCGTATGTAATGAAGGTGAACCATTAACCATTAAGGTCTTTACTGATATGATTAATGGTTGTGGATTCAACAGTGTTACTATCCTTTGTCCTCATAGTGAAGTGACTCCAGCATTGCTTAACAATGTTATTGTTCTTGATGAATTGAAATATATTGATCAAATCATTCAAAGCGATGTCAACCAAAAGGAATGGAATATCGTATGTCCTGATGCTGGTGCTGGAAAGCGCGTAGGTAAGATTACACAATACCTTGCTTGCATGTATCACGCTAAGACATTCAACCTAATTCGTTGTGAGAAAGTTCGTGATGTCAAGGATGGTTCTATTAAGGAGTTCTTCGTAGGTGCTGATGATCTAGGTGGTCATCCTACACTTATCTGCGATGATATTAATTCGATGGGTGGAACATTCATTGGCCTTGGTAAGAAACTTCGTGAAAAGAATTGTGGCAAGCTTATGTTATTCACCACACACTCTGATTGCTATGATGGCATCAAAAACGTATCTGAGCATTTTGATAAGGTTTATACCACAAATTCCAAACAAAATTGGACTACCAAATACTTCTATCCACATGATGAGAGAGTTGTGTGCATGAAAATTGAGCTATGAAGAAATTGTCGTTTACCGTTAATTAAAACCGAACTATAATACTGATACAATGAAAAACAACCTACTAAACCCAACTAAGACTCAAATCAAACAACGCAATCAACTTTGGGCAGAAGCACTAATTAAGAATAAGAAGAAGGCTACCGGAGGTATGTATAAAAATGGTGGTCGCTGTTGTCTAGCAGTAGCACAAAATGTTGCTAAGGAATGTGGAGTGGAAATTCCAGATGATCCGAATGATGAAGGATACATTGATAAGGATGCATTCCCACATCAAAATGTTATTGATTTTTTTGGGTGGGATGGTGTAAATCCCGATCTAGTATATCCTATTACTGGTGGTATTAGTGAATATTGTGCTTCCGATTTGAATGATGGTGAGTGCTTTTCCGCCAATGGTTCTAATGGTATGTCACATAAGAGAATTGCTGAGTGTGTTCTTAACACCTTCGTTCATCCTAAGAAACCTAAGTGGACGTTTACAATTTAATTAAGTCTCTTTCTTTTTAAACCTATATCATTTTTAAGAAAGTTTTTATTGAACCAGTTAAAACCTTCAATATTTTGAATCTTAATAATGGATGCAGAATGGTTTTTAGTAGGATGTTTGTAATAATAAAGACCGTATGAAATGTTATTAATTTTAAATATTTCTTCAATGGATTTCCAATTCTGGGAAATGGAAGATGATAATTCTATTAATTTTTTAAAATCAGTATGTCCATCACCATCAAATAATCCACATATAAAATAATCAATAAGATTGAATTTCTGGAGGTATTTAAATACTTTATCGAATCCTTCAAGCTTAGATTTGAAACCTAAAGATTCTAGAAATTCGTAAAGATATTTATTGTTAATGGTCGCAGTTTTGGTTTCCTTCCAATTCTCTCTTCTTTTTCTTTTACTAACAGACCACTTACTAAAATCTTTAAAATTATTCCATATCATATCAAAATCATCGGACACTATCTCACACACAATTCTATTATGGTTGAATCCTTTCTTATCAATCTTTTTTAAAATATATCCATCTGCCCATAAGAACCCCAATAAGTATGCAAACTCTTTTGTCGGATTTTCAATTATGTCTATAGAAAAATTTTTACATAATGATGGATGTTTAAAATTGCTTTCATGTCGCAATCCCATTCGTCTAGCTTTAGCTCCGACAGCTTCTACATCTCTATTAATTAAAACCGAACTACAATAAGTCGCACCGAATTTGGGGTAGTTCTCAATAATAAATGATTCCTCTTCTTTTGAATACTTCATACTATTATTTAGTCACTCCGTAAATAATTCCAACAAAAATATTAAATAAAATTATGCAAAACAACGCTGAAACACAAATTGATGGGTATAAAATGTTCCATAAGAACGCTTATCACCCAGATACCGAACAAGTAGTGAGTAATGGAACTCCTAGAAAATCCTATCGAAAAAACATTCCGAAACATGTAGTTGCACTAGGTATGCAGTATGTTATTAAAGAGATTTTCATCAACCAATGGAATGGATTTTTTGATCAACCAAAGGAAAAGGTAATTAAACGCTTTACTAGAAGGGTTAATAACTACTTGGGAGAGAAGAATGTTGTAGGAACTAAGCACATGGAAGCATTACATGATCTAGGGTATCTACCTATCCAAGTATATGCTCTCCCTGAAGGTAGTAAGGTTCCATATAAGGTTCCGACATTTCAATATTGGAATACTAAACCTAATGATGAAAACTTCTTTTGGGTAACTAATTATCTTGAAACTATTATTAGTGCTAATTATTGGCCTTTATCTACTTCTGCGACTACCGCAAATCAGTTTAGACTCTTGCTTGAAAAATATGCTAAGGAAACTGGTGACGAAACATTTGTTCCTTTTCAGGGTCATAATTTTTCTGCCCGTGGTTGTATGGGAACCGAGGCTGCTGCATTAGTAGATATGGGGCATTTAACTAGCTTCGTAGGAACTGATACTGTTTGGGGTGTAGACTTTGCCGAAGAGTATTACAATGCTAATTCGGATGAAGAATTAGTCGGATGTAGTGTGAGCGCAACTGAGCATAGCGTGGTTTCTTCGTGGGGAGATAAAAGCGAGAAGGAAATGATGCTTCACATCATCACTGAAGTTCAACCTTATGGTATTGTTAGCTTAGTTTCTGACACCTACGATTATTGGTCTTTCCTAAACGTAACTCTTAGAGAGGAAGATGTGCAAAGGGCTATCCTTTCCCGTGAAGGACACTTCGTTAATAAAACGGTATTTAGACCTGATAGTGGTGATAATGTTCTAATTATCATTGGTGATCCTGATGCTCCAGAAGGTAGTCCCGAAAGATTGGGAACTGTTGAACTTCTATGGGATATTTTTGGGGGAACTGTTAATGATAAGGGTTATAAAGTCCTACACGAAAAGGTTGGTGCTATCCTTGGTGATGGAGTGACTTTAGAGGTAGCAGAAAGAATCTGCGAGGGTCTTAAAGCTAAGGGTTTCGCATCTACTAATCTTGTTTTGGGTATCGGAAGTTTTACATATCAAATGGTTACAAGAGATACTGATGGGTGGGCTTGTAAAGCTACAGCTTGTGTTAAGAATGGAGAATTGGTGGAAATTTACAAAGATCCTAAAACTGATACTAGTGGTATGAAGAAATCGGCTAAAGGATTGCTCGCAGTCTATAAAGATCTTGAAGGTGAATTTTACCTAAAGGATCAGGCAACTTGGGATGATGTTCTTAATTGTGAATTTGTTGAAGTCTTCAACAACGGGAAAATTATTCGAGAATGGACGCTTGCAGAGATTCGTGAGAGGGTAGCAAAACACTTCTAAAATTATGGAATGTATTATTATAGCAATTGTATTATTTCTTTTCATTGTGGGTATTCCAGTATTGGGATTGATATTCTCATTCTCATCTGGTTCACATAATGATTACAAACCAACCAAACTTGAAAGGGTGATTAACCAATATCAAGATAGGAAAGACTTCACATCTTTTGAAGACTTTGATAATGAATTCAAAGAGTATATCAAATATGACAAGGAGAACCCTAATAGGTTTGAAGTCAAGTATGATAAAGATGGTAATAGGATCTAAAACGGGGAAGTTACGTCTTAAAGAGTAAAGGCGCGTTCAATAAGGACGAACGATTAGGGCTTATGGGATTATACGGTGAAGACTAGTTAGTAGTCGTATAGTCTTACGGTTAGGTGCAATTCCCCTACTTCCCACATAATTAAAACCGAAATACAATAACGTTATGAAAAAGATAAAGACACATACTCTTACAACACTACATTTTTCAGGAACCCTTTATGAAGTCATTGATAGCTTGACACAAGAGTTTGGTTATTATTCTGATGAATACACCAATTTGAAACTCGATTACGATTACAGTTGTGAAGATGGGTCTTATTATAGACACACTCTATATGGTGATAAGCTTGAAACCGACGAGGAAGAAGCACTTCGTCTTAAACAAGAGGTAGAGTATAATCAAAGACAGTTTGAATTTGAGAAAAGACAATATGAAGCATTGAAAGCTAAGTTCGAAAAGAGTTAATTAAAACCGAAATACAATAGCATTACAACGAAAGACAAAATTATGAAAACAGAAAAACAAACAGTAATTAAGCAGTATATTAGAAACGCACAAACCAATCAACCTCGCGGTGTTGCGGTTGCAATTCGTGAGAATGATGAAATCCTTTATGGATTCTCTCTTCTTAACACTACGATGGATCGCTTTGAAAAGAAGCTTGGTATTGATATTGCTATCGCCCGTGCTAAGGCTCCATCATATCAACTTCCAAAGGTATTGGAACGTGAAGCTATGGTTCTTGCGGCATTTGAAAGTCTTGAAGCAAGGGCATTGAAATACTTCAAGGATCTTGATCCTTCTAAGATTAAGCTTTGCCCAGCTAATATCGAAAGTGCCTACACTGAGGCTGAATAATTTTAATAGTTGAGACTAGGTATATTTAGTGGTAGTTCGGAGCTTCGTATATATCATCTGAGTTTAAAAAGATCCGTAAAATCGGGACGAATGATGGGTGCTGATGACTACCTTCAACTATTGATTCTATATAATGGTCGGCTGTTGAGAACCGTCTTATAACTGCTGGAAGTCCCGGTGGAAGATCATTATAAGAGCCAAGGAAAACAAGTTCAATAATACAGAGAATTCCCGGCCACCATTCACATAGACAGTAAGAGTCTTTTTCATGCGGAGTCCAGACCCGTTCTTATATCTGGAACTTTCTTATGTCCAAATGTGAAAAGTGTTACACTCTACACTAAATAATAGTATGAGTGTAATAAATTTAACACAATACGAATTAGAAGTAATTCAAGGATGCTTATTAGGTGATGGGTGCTTATCTATAAAGGGTAAAAGCTCTTGCTTCATGTATGGTAGTAGTAATTTAGATCATGTGGAGTATGTATGGAATCAACTTAAAGACTTGGTATCTCCCAGATATAAAGATGGTCCGATCAGAAGAGAAATTTACGATAAGAGAACAAAGAAGACATATATAAATTATAGCATAAGAACTAAGAGCAGCATAACATTCTACAACCTTAGAATGGTGTGGTATCCAGAAGGACTTAAAATAGTTCCGAAAGATTTAGAGTTGACAAACACTATAATTCTGTTATGGTATGTTGGTGATGGTTCATTAGATAAGAGTCATGGATATATTAAATTATGCACAGATTCCTTCGATAAAGATAGTTTAGAGTTTCTAAATGGGCAATTACAGGAATGGAAATCATGGATCAACTTCACCAATAACAGAATATATATCAAACGAATATTTGCTAAACATTTTTTAAATTATATTGGTGACTGTCCAGTAGAATCATACAAACATAAGTGGGAGATAAAACAATTAAAAAATTCTAAAATTGATGAAGATGGACCAATTGATCATAGTTTAAAATATTTAGATATAGTTAAAGATTTCAAAACGGAAGAGTATACAATATACAGGCTTTACAAAAAATATGGTGTTCCTATAAAATGCATCAAAAACTACTTTAAGAATAATAATATAAATTTCACACCCGTAAACAACAGGATAAGAGTTGAACAAAAGGATTTAAATGATAACCATATTAAAACATGGGATAGCATCAAATCGACTGGATTTGATCCATCAGCTATCGTAGCTTGTTGTAAAGGGAAAAGACAAACACATAAAGGATATAAATGGAATTATGAAAAATGACTCTTTGGGGGATAGAATAAAACGATATGAATCTATAAGTGAGAATTATTTCTTACCTAAAATTCCTATAGTTATACGAGTGGATGGCAAGTGCTTTAGTCAGTTCACAAAGGGTTGTCAAAGACCTTTCGATCAAACACTTATTACTTGTATGTTTGAGTCTGCTAAAGAGGTAGCAAAACAAATGCAAGGATGTAAAGCCTTATATGCTCAAAGTGATGAAGTGACATTTGTATTGGATGATAGTGATACCATTGAAACACAACAATGGTTTGGTGGTAGACAGAATAAGATTGAAAGTGTTACTGCTGCAATGATGACAGCATACTTTAATAAGAATTGGGTAATTAAAAATTATCAACAATTCTTCAACGTTTGGGATTTTGCAGATTCAAATCCTGCTATCTTTGATGCCCGTGCATTCCAATGTCCTAAAGATGATGTTGCCAATGTCTTCCTATGGAGAGTAAAGGATTGGGAACGTAATAGTCTTAGTATGTTCTGTAATCAATTCTTCTCACCCAAAGAACTACATGGTCAAGGTCGTGCCGATCAACATGAAATGCTTCACAACATTGGACATAATTGGGCTACCGAATGCACCGATCAACAAAAGAATGGTTCATGGTGGTCTTATGTTAATGGTGAAAACTTCAACTTAACTAACTATAATGATATCAATGATTATATCTTTAGTAAGAAGGTCGTGATAACCAAAGAAGAACTTGATGAATTCTTTGCTAGACTGTGGGATGTTTGAACCATAATTAAAACCGAACTATAATAACGATATGAAATACACAATAACAGATGTTTATAATTGGATGATGGAGCAACCAGACGAAAGACCATTGGATATGCTAACTGGTAATCTTGATAAGAATAGTTGTGGATGCTTACTATCTGAATTTTTGAAGGATAATGGTAAGGGTTTCCTTTGGTATATTGTTGATTGCAAGGGTAATGTGTTTAGACATTTCTTTAAACCACTAAATGTTATTGACCTTTCCGGTGCTAATATTTTTCACTATCTTGAAGGTGGTGCTAGGAATTTTAAGGAAGCTAAGGAAAGGTTTGTAACCCATTATCTACCATAATACAATAGTGACATGAAACTAAAAGTTAAAGAACTTGATTGGTATGCTGACTTCTCTAGTATCATGCATCAGATCCCAATCGAAGAAGATGAAGAACCATTGACACCCGAAGAGTGTTATGATTATGAATTGTTAGCTTATGCTAAAGAAGGAAGAGATTATGATGGCCCATTAAGATATATTGAAAGATGTGATGATCCCGGTTTTCCTAAACGTGAAGGTCTATTGTTTTGTATTAGATTGCGATCTAAGAAAAATGAATACTGGAAAAAATATCAATGTTGGTGTTATCAACTTGGAAGTTGGTGGAGATTTAAGAAACCCATGGATACAGTAAATTCTTATTTTTATGTTCCACAATTTATAAGTGAATATGATTATGATAATATTAAAATCCCCAATCGTAGAATTCTAAACGATAAAGCTAAGAATGATATTGATCATCATAGACACCAAAAGGAATTGAGACAGATTAGTAGATCAACGGCTAAATGGAGACTACAAGTTCTGAAAGATTAATTAAAACCGAAATACAATAGCTTCAACAAAAGAAAGTTCAAGCCAATCGCTTGACAAACCAAAAAGATAGAGTAAATTAAATTTCAACAACAAACCAATAATAACAATATGTTCGAAAACAAACGCAAACCAGAAGTCGTAGCTACTAAGAAAGCTGTCACCCGTGGAGAAGTTAATGCATTCCTAAATAATGCAAAGGCTCAATCAAATGTAACCCGTTCAGGTAACGGTGCTAAGAAATTTTCAAGTTCTGGTGATTCCCTAACTGACCAGTTCACCAAAGCAGGTAAGTATAAAGTTCCTCGTAAGTATTCTGAAATCGCACAAGATTGTGAAATGTTGTGGGGTGAAGATCCTCTTAAGGCTACTAAGTTTGCCTTGTTTATGAGAACCATTCCTCGCACGGTTAATCTTCCTGATGGAACTAAGACTGAATCCCCTCAAAAGGGAACTGAACTTAAGCATGAAGCAATTATGCGTATGATTTGGCTACATGACAAGTCTCCACAAGCATTCTGGAATAACATCCTATTGTTTGTATCTCTTGGATCGTGGCACGATGTATTCACCATGCTTCAATATGACCTTAGCTATAATGGTTGGAATAACCGTAAGCTTGATTGGGATAAGTTTGGTCAATTGATTCTTGCAGGACTTCATAACAAGAATACTTGTGATCTTGTGAAGAAGTATCTCCCACAAATCAAAGCACGTAGCCAAGCTACTACCATTGATGCACAATCCAACAATGCAATCGCTAAGTGGATCTGCTCATTGATCTTTGGACAAAAGGAAACCCCTTCTACCTATAAGCAATATCGTAAGCTTAAGAACAGTGGAACCGCACATGATTGGCAAAAGCTAATCTCTAAGGCTAAGTTCAATGAACTTGAGTTTGATAAGATTCATGGTCGTGCATTGTCGATTCTTGTTAAGTCCAAGTTCCTTAAGAATCATGGTCTTAGTGACAAGTATTCCGCATGGATTACTGCACCCGAAACCAAGGACGTTAAGTATACTGGATTTGTTCATGAACTCTTTGAAGGTTCTTGGATGGGTGTTAAGAACAAGGAAGCAACTATCAATAAGCAATTCGATACACTTGTCCAAAAGGCAAGAGATAACGAAGTTACTGATCTTATCGTGGTAAGAGACGTAAGCGGCAGCATGTCTTCACAATGTCCGGGAACTAAATCAAGTTGTTATAATGTCGGTAAAGCTCTAGCACTATATTTCAGTGAATTCCTACAAGGAACCTTTGCAGGTCATTGGATTGAATTCAATTCCGATGCTAAACTTAGGAAATGGGTTGGTCAAACACCTGTCGATAAGTGGAAGAATGATAAGTCTTCTTTTTATGGTGGAACTAACTTCCAAAGTGTTATTAATCTTTTCGCTAAGATGAAGAGAGAGGGAACACCTGAATCAGATTTTCCTAGTGGAATTCTAGCAGTGTCCGATTCAGAGTTTAATCCAGCATCACTAGGTAGAACTAATGTTGAAGCGGCACTAGACACACTTCGTAATGCTGGATTCTCCAAGGCTTATGTAGATAACTTTGTGATTGTTCTCTGGAACCTTCAAAGTAATGCATATGGTCGAGGAACTGGTGAGAAGTTTGAGACTGGTAAAGATGTTCAGAACGTATATTATATGGGCGGATATTCAGCCAGTGCTGTAAGCTTCCTAAGTGGTAAGATTAAGACTACTTATGATCTTATCAACATTGCCCTAGACCAAGAAATCCTCAATATGGTTGAAATCTAATTGTCGTGGTTGACAAACCTCTACTCTATGTTTAAATACATGAGTAGAGGACATAAAAGAATCTCAGTAGTTTGGTAGTTCTACGGTTCGAAATAATAAAAACTATCAACAAGATCGTATTCAGCAAATATTAACTTATTATTGGAAATAAAAAACGCGATCTGATATAGGATTACAATCAGCAAATAACCAAATTCATTGTTATTGAAAATAAACGTAATCCGAAATTTAAGACGATCAATAAGTGATTCAGTCAAGCGGTGTCGAAAGATATAAAAGGCTGAATAGTGGGTGACGAATCGGAAATCCCATAACAAGAGGACATTCAGCAAATATATAAAATCAAACGTTAATTGAAATAAAAACGTCCTCTGATAGATTGACTTCAGCAACTAAAACAATTATTATATCAAATAACCTGTCGGTGGCCCGAGGGAACTAAAATGGTTCGATTCCATATCCGTCAATCGTATAAGAAAAAGTATCAGCAACTAAAACAAAAATAAAAGCAAATATGCAAAACGATGAAAGTCGTGCGGGTATCCTCACCATATCAGAGGTTGTGATATGGAGCTTAAGATAGGAGTTAATCTTCACTTTTTCTGAATAAGAACATTAACAGCAAATAATAAATCACTACCAAAACTAAGTGGGGCTAGGGTTCGACTCCCGCCTTAATAGGGAACGGTTTCCCAAAAACATGTTCTGATAAAATTCTGTCCGCATCTTACTAATAAGTTCGACTCTTATATTTCCCGCTCTACATAAACAAGGGAAATAAGCTAGGAATAGCCAGAATTTGTAATAAAAATGCTAACAGCAAATAAAAGGAAGCAAAACTCCCGATGAAAATCTTGTAGGTTCAAGTCCTACTGCCTCCACAGTTATTAATAATGTGAGGTATGGCGGAATTGGTAAACGCTGGAGTCCAAACAACAATGGCATTTTGAAAAGATTTATTACAGCAAACCAACAAGGATAATATGCGTAAGCATTAGTGGATTCGATGCCACAATAATAAATCTGATAAAAAGAGTCTAACAGCATATAGAGAACTGAATAACGGCACTAAGGTAGTTAGAGTCGGGAAACCGATACGGCGATGGTAGATAGTGGAACTAAGTCTAGTAATAGATATGTAACAGATACGGGACGAACGATAACAATCTTCTTAGGAAGACTTATAATGTGTCTGCCGCAAAGTGAAATAGACTCTTGAATAAAATCACAACAGCAAATAATGCATATCCTGTTAAGATCGTGATGTAGGTTCGAATCCTGCTGCCATCGCATTCTATATAAGATGGTATCGTCTAATGGCTAGGACACGTAGCAAAAAATGTGATTTGATAAGATTACACTCAGCAAATAATAAACTCTGTATTCAACATAGACCGAAAACGTAATCTGCTTAATTAAAACCGAACTATAATTCAACTATGAAGAAACTACTAACACTACTACTAATTCCATTTCTCGTTACATCATGTCTCGAAGAAAGTAATCCCACAACCGCATCTGGAAATGTCACAAAGAAAACTGTTGATGTTCAGACTGATGAAGATGGTTGGACTACAGAACAAAGAAATATCGCTGAAAGACTTAAACGTGATAATGTTCCGGGTGCTATCAAACATCTATATATTATCAGTCCTTACAGTGGACAAGTCCTACTCTATTCAACTGTAATGGGTAAGGTAACATCCTCTGGAAAACGTCTAACTCCAAACACTGTAACTTCTAATGATGGAGAATTTGTCGATTCTCAATTTCACGGAATGAGTGTTGATATTGGTGGTCAAGCCAAAAGAACAGAAGAAGTATTACAAGATGATGGAACATATGGAAGCTCATGTGAATACATTTATTGGTTCTCTTCAAAGGGTGTGTATCATAGTCACTTCTTCACTGGTGGTCAAATCATTCATATATCGGAACAACCAATTGCCACTAAGAACATCGTTCTAAATCTTGAAAGTCAATAATATGAAAACACTTAAAATTATAACATTAGTTCTGGCATTTATTGTTGGATGGGTTACATTCAGTGTCCTTGGTAAAGGATGTGCATGGATCGGTAAAGCATCTATTGTTGCAGAAGAACAAGTTGATCCAAGACTTCTGTTGAAACGTTATGAATGGTTCAAGAATGTTGCTGCCGAATGTGATAAGAAACTTGCAGATGTTCAAGTATATAAAGCTCGTCTAGCTTCAATGGAAGGTAGTTACGAGGGAACTCCCCGTAAGGATTGGGATAGGACAGACAAAGAACAATTCAATCTTTGGGAACAAGAAGTTGCTGGTGTAATTGCTAGTTATAACTCATTGGCCGCTGAATACAATGCTGCTATGTCCAAGATCAATTATAGCTTTACTAATGTCGGATCATTACCCAAAGGTGCTACTGATCCTCTTCCAAGAGAAGTTAAACCATATCAGTATCAATAATATATGGATAATAAAGTAGAACTAATCGGATTCTATGGATCAGACGAAGTTATAGCATGTTCAGCATGGACTAGCACTTCAAGAGAACTAACCGAAGATAAGAAGAATCGTGTTCCCAATTTGATTAAGATGTTATGGGAGAATGGGCATGAGACACCATTCGAAAAAGGAATGGTTCACTTCCTAGTAGATACAGATATTGCCAGTCACATTCATTTACTTAAGCATCGTATCTCTAGCATGAATGCGGAGTCTGCTAGGTATAAAGAACTTAAAGAGGATAAGTATTATCTTCCAGAAGATTGGGATGTAGAGATTTCCCATATTCATGGGGAGACACCAAACATGACTTGGCTTGAAAGATTGAACGATTTTTCTATTGAATCTAATAGACTCTATCATCAATGCCTCAAAGACCTAGAGCCTATTCTTGGACGTAAGAGGGCAAAGGAATCAGCACGATTCTTTAAGACGTATAACTCGCAAATTCAAGGAGACGTTTCCTTTAACATGAGAAGCTTTGCAAACTTTCTAAAACTTAGAAAATCCGAACACGCACAAAAAGAAATCAATGATATCGCCACCAAAATGCTTGAATTGGTTAAAGGAATTGAATCACAACCATTCCAACATACCCTTAAAGCATGGGGTTATTAATTAAAACCGAACTATAATACAACTATGAACACAATGAGTATCGCAAAAGCACTAAAGGAAAAGAATCGCACGACTGGTAGAATCACCAAGCTACAAAAACAAATTGTAGCCAACAATAGGTATAAGCAGGGTGTGGAACAGGATTATAATTCCAATGATCTTCTTAAGTCTCTCCAAGAAGAGTGGGCATTCCTAATTGATCTTAAGACTAGGATTGCCAAGGCCAATGTTGGTATTGCTGATAAGCTTATCATGCTTACAGAAGCTAAGGCTGAACTAGCATTTTGGACTTCATTCCGTTCTGGTCAACCTATTGAGGAACTTAAGGAGAGTGAATATGTTGATGGTAAGTATGTCAACGTTACGGTGAACTATATCAACACAATTCCTAGTAAGGAAGTTGATGCCAATGTAACAAGAGTTCAAAAACAGATTGAAGATCTACAAGACGATATTGATGTCTATAATGGCACTACAAAAATTTGAATGATTTCTGGGAGTAGGTGACAATGTTTCAACAGCACAGTATCCTGTAATGGGATAATCGAACTACCGATAATGTTAATGACAACGATACAATTTTCGAATTGGGATAAAACTCAAAACTTAAAACTTGTTCCTTTAGTTGTTAAACATTAAAAGTTAAACCTTAGATCGTTGGAATGGCGTTGCCGAAACCAGAATCCCTTTAATTAAAACCGAAGTATAATTAGATATGCAACAAGTAAAAGTATACAAGACAGATGATGGTACACTATTTCAAAATCATGGCGATGCTGTAACACACGAACTTATGATTAAGCTTCGTGGTATCATTCAATCACATACAAGATCTCCTTCTTTAAGTGCTACAGAAATCGCACAACTTCTAACCAAAGAACAAGATAAAGTATTTGATACACTTGGTAAGTATAGACGCACCATGGGATCTATTAAGGCGGCTGCTACTAGAATTGGTTAATTCTAATAAACTTTTTAATCTAATAAACATATTAAACCTAATTTACAATAATTAAAACCGGAATATAATTACAATATGATTACCTACAGAAATATGGATATTGTGGAATTAAAAAAGGATTATAGCGAAACTCATGGGTTTGTATTCCAAGGCCCAATTAAGTCTTCTGATAAGGCATACGAACATCTATGTGATATCTTAATTAATCACAATATCACAAAAGAACATCCACAATTTCTTGTTAGATTGGATGAAGTGACAACGGCATTTGTATATAAGAATGACTTTGATGCACCTACTTTCTTTCATAAAGCGGATGTAGCAACTCAAATGGGAGTATGTGTTATTGAACCTTTATGTCTCTTTCTTAAATCAAAATAATATGAACAAACTAGATATAACAACTTGGAAAAATCTACTGGATTTTTTGGATATGTGTGATGCTGATGGCACTATTATATATACAACTATTACATCAACTCCAATACCTATTGATAACTTCGAATTTATGAAGATTGGTTCTACTAAAGATTCCGATGATCCAACATTTATGGTTATTGAAGATAATGATGGTGTTCTTTATCTGAAGGGTGCTTAATTAAAACCGAACTACAATTTGGGTATGAAGATTAGAGTATCATTTAAGACACCGGATGCAGTAGAATATGCTGTAAAAGACGCATTGGATTATGAAGATATTGCAACTTCCGACGACTTTGATGAAAAGAAGGAAGAGATTATGGATATTATATCTACATGGGTTACTTATGGTGAAAGTATTACTGTTGAGTTCGATACAGAGAATTTTACCTCTACGGTTTGTAGGGCTTAATTAAAACCGAAATATAATCTAGCTATGACCACGCAAAAACTACTATCACGATCTAATCCTAAACTGGAGAAGAATACAAAATATGGTTGGACTTCTTTTGGCTTGCATCTTGCACCTTATACATTAGGTGGTAAGAACATTTGTCCTAATGCAAGTTCTGGATGTATTAAGGCTTGCCTTTTCAGTTCTGGAATGGGCGCATATCCAAGGGTTCAACAAGCTCGTATTAAAAAGACTAGGTTCTTCCATGAGAATCGTGAAGCATTCCTTCGCCAACTCTATAAGGAGATTAATGCCAAGGTTAATACTGCTGCTAAGAAAGGTGAGCTAGTATCTTTTCGTCTTAACCTTACTTCTGATGTTGCATGGGAGACTGTTAAGCTTGATGGTAAGACCTTCATGGAACACTTTCCTACGGTTCAATTTTATGATTACACACCTAACCTTAAGAGGGTTATGAACTTTCTTATGGGTAAGTTCCCATCCAACTATCACCTTACATTTTCTCGTAAGGAAGATAATCAAGACCGAGTTAATATCGTCTTGGGTAATGGCGGAAACGTAGCGGTAGTCTTTGATAAGAGACTTCCCGCCAAGTATAAGGGTAAGAAAGTTATTGATGCAACTAAGCATGACCTACGCTTCATTGATCCTAAGAATACCATTGCAGGACTTGTAGCACTAGGTAAAGGTCGTAAGGACTCCAGTGGGTTTGTGGTTGATACAAAGCGTTATAAGAACTTTCTAGAAGCATGAATAAGAAACTCAAAGAGTATCAAGAGAAACAGAATCTTAGGTGGGATCATATCAAAGAGTTACAATCAGTAGCTAAGTCCCATCCTAATTATAATGATTATACCGTAACAGTTGATTCATTGTATCGGACTGATTATTATGAATCAGGAACCATTATATCAATCTCTCCAACAAGAGAAGGTTTTGATGAACTACACGAAAACTATACTGATTTGTATCGTGGTGGATTAGTTGAAATCAAATGTGGGAATGATTATGTGATCTATGGGTTTGAATTTGATTAATTAAAACCGAAATATCATACTGATATGAAAGAAATTCACCATCTAATAGCATTTCCCGAAACTTGGATTAAGTCTTGGGAAGTATATAGGGAATGCGAGAAAAATCGTGATAGTGTTGCTAAGGATAAGTGGAGAGAAGATAAAGAACTTTATCATGCTTGGCAATCTGGTGGAAAGTATCGTGGATCATTCCTAGACAAAGATGAACTTATTGGGACTGTTAAGAAGTCCAATGATCCGTATGGTATCTGTGAAGGATACTATGAATACCTACTGATCGAAACCCATTACTTAGATTGTATTGATGGACTTAAGTGGGGTGAGGATTATAGTAATGAGGTCTGGTTTAAGTATGATATGTCCGATTATGGATATAAGATCATTGAACGTCCAGAATGTTTGATGGGAACCGTAGGATTTACGTAATTAAAACCGAACTACAATAGCAATATGAAAGACGAGAAAGACAAACGAACATTTAAACAATTCTTCTATAGCTTATTCATTAAGGACTTTGATAGGAAGCTTGAATCGGCTAAGAAGACTCATAAAATGATTGTAGCATCCACTAATGGAAGGCTTAATCATTTCTATAATAAAAAAGGTGAACAAATTCGTGGTTACTATAAACGTCCCGCAAAGTTTTCTAATGTTTTACCAACCAATCCTCTAATTCTTAAATATGAACGCTAATAGAAAGAACATTATCGAAGAACTGGAAAGTGTCTTCGATAATGTTGCTCACGAATTATTCGATACAGAATATTTTTCCGATAATGTTGCGAGTCAACTTCTTGACAAATATTATGAATTTAGGAAGGATATACAGGAACTAATCAAATCTGATTTTCCCTCTGACGAAAAATTTGGAAATTTTTAATATGAATGATATGGTAATAGCTGCGATTATTATTGGTATTCTGATAGTGATAGCACAATATATAAAAGTTAGTTAATAGAAATATGTCAAATATATTTAAAAAATATCTAGGATTGTTTCTCATCTTTCTGCCAGTTTTGGTGATTATAGATATTATAATCACATGTGGTTGGTTGGTAATTATTTTATCACTAATTTCATTGTTGGCTGCTTTATGTATAATTGTGGGAATTTGGTTATTTGTCAATAATTAAAACCGAACTATAATACTATCATGGATAACCTAGAAAGACAGATTAAGTTCGCTAATAAAGAAGTGGAAGTATTTCTAAAATTTGTTGAGAGTAATCTCAAGCAAAAGATTAGTGTATTCCCCAATGAGTTCTATCAAGACATGGATGGATATTGGGGTATGAACTTTGATGGCATTACTATCATGGCGAATGAAGACTTCACGGAGTTTGAAGTTGGACATGAGGCGTATGATAGTGGTTCTTATTTGGAACCTCCCACTACAGACTATGTAGAACATTCCAAACACAAGACTTTGGAACTGGCACTATTGGCTATGCTTTCCTTATGGGTTGGTATGTCTTATAGGAATTTTCGAGAGTCTCAATGGGCGGAAGAGTGTGTGGGTGAATTGGAAGAGGAAATTGATTGGAGCTTAGACTAATATGAAATCATCTGAAATTTTAGTAGCTGTTGTATTTGCTATTGCATTAGCAATTGGAGTATATTATGGAGTATATTATGTCGTGTCCCGTGATATTGTTATTACGCCACAACAACGTCAAATACAGCTTCAAGAAGAAATTCTAGAAGAACTTAGAAACAGGGATAATTAAACCGAACTATAATACTGTTATGAAGATCACATTATCTCCAGAAGAAGTTAAAGCTATGGAAGACTTTAAGGATGCTGCTTTCAAATGTGTATTAGAGGAAATAAAGTCTGGAACACGTTGGAGGGATAAGAATAATCTTAGGGAAACTTTTAAGGAATATGGTTTCACGGGATTCTTTACATATCTTGAGAAATACTATAAGGGAAATGAAGGTGAAATGCTTGAGGCTTTGGAAAACTTGTGGGAAGAGATTAATTAAAACCGAACTATAATTTGTGTATGGCTGCAACATACGTTACCGTTACAGAAATTGAAACCGATACACTCTTCAAACCTGATAAGGGTTGGAACAAGGTAATCGAAGGTGGTGAGTATGTATATACTCTTGTAGTCAAAAAGAATACAGACATTCTAATCAAGGTGTTCTCTTCTGTTACTCCTAATGGTGTATCAAGAAAAGTGGGTGCTGATGCCATAAGGATTGCTGCTGTTAATACTAAGACCAATCGTGGTGTTATTAAGAATGGTCGTGTTAATAGAACTGCTGGCTGGGACGAAAGAGTTAAAGAAAAAGTGATGGAAACACTTGGAAAGATTTGGTAATATGAAAAAGAGACTCTATAACAAATATGGTGCTGCCATTGGTGATGATGTTACCGATCTTGAACGCATCATGCAAGATGCTTCTAATCAGGCTACAAAGTATTGTCTTGATAATAACCTAGACCTTCGTGATGCTCATAGTGTTTGTGTAAGCATGGTTGACATTATGTTTTCTTATAATATTATTAAGGATGCTATTAAGTTGAAGAAGGAACTGTATAGTGTAATTAATGAGACTCTATAATAAATAACTTTCAATGGCCTTGTATCCCCTCTCGCTTCTAACGAGGAAAAAGGGTAATTGGATATATGCACGTTCGAATCGTGTCGGGGCTACCATTATTTTATTCGAGAAATATAATAACAAGATTTACATCTAATTGATCCACGGCTAACATCACAACCACAATCAGAGCATATCCATTTTTTGATTTCGTTAGGTGTATATTCGAAGTAATTGAAATTAATCTTATTATTAGATGACTTTAATTCATCGACAAAATTTTTCCACTTATCGAGATTGAAGCAAGCACTATAATGTATTTCATATACAGTCCATCCGTTGGATTCTAATAGATCGTGACGTTCTTGATAGTATGGTTTCAAACTACCATCACTCTCGTAATGTTGATTACCATTAATCTCTAATGCTATTAACTTATCGGGCATGGCAATATCAATAGAAAATGTTCTATTGTGTATATTTGGATCATATTCTTCAATAAACTTCACACCTAAATTATTCAAAAAATCTTTAACCTTCTCACATGGAACTGATTTAAACTTATCCTTAGACCTCCAAGGATGTTTATCGGGATTCTCCTTTAGGAAAATCTTTCTTCTTTTAGAAATTTTTAACTTTTCGTCTTCAGACCATTTCCTCTTCTTTCGATTAGGTATTAAATTATATAATTTGAAATAATTTCTAATTAAGTCATCCGAGACTCCAAAATGTAATTTTATTTCCGTTATCGTCATACCCTCATCATTTAAACTTTTCAACTTCTCAACATCTAAATTTATCTTCTTTGCCATAATATTATTTATCGGAACAGACTTAACTTTTTGATAAGATTGAACAATTATCTCATTATGAATGAACAAATCGAAAGGTATATGGACTTTCCCAAGAAGGATGGTTCACATAAACGATCAAGGTATAGAGACTTTCTAAAGAAGTCCAAGAAGAGGGAAGAAAGACGTAAGGCTAAACTTGATCCAGAATGTCAACCAACCTATAAGAAGTATGAAGGTTGGGAGTATTAATTAAAACCGAAGTATAATTTGGTTATGAAAATAGATAAGGTTCTGATATGAAAGAGAAAACAATCAATAACCGTAGGTATCGAGTCACCAAGAAGACTACTATATGGATTCCGGGTGTGTATTTCTATTATCCCGAAGAAAGATATAAGTGGTGGCCTTTCTGGTTCAAGTTTATATATTCCGGTGGTAGCCATATCTGTTTCAATTCCGAGAAAGATGCTTGGAAGTTTATTGATAATTTAAACAACCCTTAATTAAAACCGAAATATAATATAAACATGAATATGAAAAACGAATATAAAGAACTGTCAATCAAAACACACACCAAAGAAGATAAACTTGCCGTTTATCATCTGTTACACAACTTCACCCAATGTCCCATTACTGTTATGGGGTTTAAGGAACCAAACCCTAGGCTACATCAAATGGATATGGATTATCCGGTTCTGTATATCAAACATGATTATACCATTGGATCTCGCGTTCGAGAAGAAAGTAAATATCCTTTCGAGTATCCAGAAGATATTTCAAAGATTATTGATTTTTTCACTAATCCTAATCCTCCAAAGGTTTATGAAGTCAACGATGTGGCTGGATATACAGCTAAAATTAATAATGTGGGTATTGCTGTGGGCTGTCAAACCATTACCTTTGAAAAATTCCAAGAGATTTCGGATAAGGTTGATGAGTTTAAGAAGGATAAACATTAATTAAAACCGAACTATACTACTACTACAATGAAAACGAATACTAAACTAGATGCTGCATCCGTCCGTGATAAAATCCTTAATGCAAAGGGTAACTTTGTTAAGGCTGCATGGAAGTCTAATCCTAAACCTAAAGCTGAACATAAGAATGTTCTACTTGAAAAACGTTCTGTTGCTGTTGTTCAAGCTGGAGTTAATTATGCTAACCTCTCTGCTGTAAAGGATGCTATTGCTGCTGGTGAACGTGGTGAAGTTCAAGAACTACCATGGGGTCAATGGTATGAGGATAAGCTTACTAAGAAGTCTTGGTTCCCCTATGTCATTGAACACAAAGATGAACTGTATCTTCGCCTATATCCAAGTCAAGGTAATAACCATAAGACTCAAACAGTATTCTATGCTGATGGTAAGGAAGTTACCAAGGATGAGTTTGCTACCTATCTTACCAATAGTGATGCTAAAAAACTTCTTGAACCAGAGAAAGATCTTCTGTGCTTTACTATTAAGCTAGACAATCTTCTTGACCTACCATCTGATGTAGATTGAAATAATTTAGGGTAAACGCTCAAAAGTATAGAGAATAAAAGACGGGAATTGTTCCCGACACTTATCTAGGCTTCCCATCTAGATCTTTCAAAGAATAATTCTATCACCCTAATCCATTTAATTAAAACCGAACTACAATAGCAACATGAAAGAAATTATAATCACATTCTTCCTTGGAGCCTTAGTTGGTGCTATTGTTACTGCGGTTTCCCTATCACTAATCTATTAACATTATGTCAGAATCAACTATGTGGTCACTTCTTATGGGAGTATTGATAACCATCATTGTATGTATTATCATGCTGTCAAGTAACTTATCCCGTTGATAAAAACCGAAAGAATATTATGTTAGAAGAAATTAAAAACATTTTAGGTGTTCTTTTCCTACTTGCAATCATTGCATTTATGTTTGTATCGGTTGCGTGTTTCCCTAAGTACACAAGACCATATAATCTAGGTGTATCTGATACTTATAAGGAAGCATTTGAACATGGTCTTATGACAAAGGAAATCACTAAGGATGATGAGGTTGTCTATCGTTGGATTGAAACACATAAACTTGGATACGAAGAATAATATGAAACTAATTTACACATTAATAGTTCTAGGTATAGAAGTTCTAATAGTATACACTGCATTCGTGTTAGATATTACACTCTTTAAAGTCTTGGCTTGGATGTTAGTATCTCTGATAGTTGTAGGTATGACTGTGAAGAAAAACATGGTTAAACTATCCAAATTTAATTTCAGTAGTCATATCCCACAACTTATGATATGGGGTATCAACTATTGGATTCTCTATACACATAATATCCAAGCGTTCGGATTCACATATCTCCTTACTACCACTCTTTTGATGGCAGTTATACTTCACAATAAAATTGAAAATAAAGATCAATGAAAGTAAAAATCGTAAAATTTAATAATGGAATGTTTGCTATTAGAAAGGGGATATTTTTCCCAGAATACGCAGACATTAACGATATGAAGTTTAGTAGAAGTGTATATTGGTGGAGCGATTTCAGTAGGATATACACTGATCATTATATGACCAAGGATGTAACATTTCTGGAATCACTTATAGCTAACTATAAACCTAAACCAGACCTCAAAGAAGATATGGTTATGAGTGTTCATAAAATTGACATTGATTAAAACCGAAATACAATTACGATATGAAAACAATTACTGTAAGTCAAGAGTTCTTTGATGCTGCTATGGAACTTGGAAATTATATAGATGAATCCGATTCTGAATATGAAGATTTGAAACAATTTATAAAGGATGGGAATGATCCAAAAGATCATGTTCTTTATAAGGCTGCTATCGTAGTAGGATTTGACGATTCTCTTCAAGAATATATTGACGAAATCAAAGAACAAATTGAAGAAGAGGATTTCTGATTAATTAAAACCGAAATATAATAAAGCTGTTATGGAAACGAAACAAAAAACGAAACAAATCGTTGTGAATGTCTCTGACGAATCAAAGGCGACCATCACAACCCTTAAGGAAAAGTTCAATGTCTCTGATAAAGAGTTCATTGCTGCTGCCCTTATTGTCCTTGGTGACACCTCTGATGAGGACTTCACTAAAGCGGTAACTACAGTTACCATTGAGAAGCAAAAGGCTAAGATTATTGCTAAGATCGCTAAGATTGAAGCACAACTTGTCGCTGCAAAAGCAGAAGCTACTGCAACTCCTACCGAAGAAGTTGTATATGATTCCGCTGAAGAAGCAACTGAAGAAGTTGCTGCATAAAAAGGTTATAACCCTATCCTACCTCTAACAGTGTTGATGACATGGTTAAGTAGGATAGGGGTTTACCAATTAAATTACTTATCAATCAGTATTCCTTATATAAGGACGTATTCGAGTTTAGTCATGTCTACTTCAATAGCGTATAAATGTGAAATGTGTGGGGCATTTATCCTAGGTTGACCCACGATAAGGAGTATTGATTAATAAGTAATTTAAAACTTTGTAATTAAATGAGATATATAAGATACATATTTGACTTACCTTGGTGGGTAGGACTTCCAATCTTTCTATTTGGAAATCTTTTAGTACCATTTGGTCTTTTCGGATATATCATTGGACTTATTATAAGTTTGTTTGGATGTTGGACATTCTCCAAACTATTAAAGATTGATGAATATGCCGATGCTACTATGGCTATTGTATGTATTCCCCTGATCGCATTTATTATGTGGTTCGTCAATGAACGATTTATCGATCCTTTCATTGCATGTAGTTTCGGGACACTGTTTGTTCTAAGAACTGTTGGTGGATTATTCTTAGGTCTAATTGGATTTCAAGGATTTAGAAAATGAAAAGTAAAATTCTTATCTTTCTATGGAATGCTTTTGTTGATGCTATTCCTATCATTCTCCCATTCATTATTCAGAACAAAGATGTAATTATAAAAAACGCAAAGAAGATAAAGGCAAAGCCCATTAATTAAAACCGAACTATAATTAGGTTATGAAAGACGAAACACCTAAAAACTACCTAGTCCATCTTAAAATTCAAGATGGAGAATTTGGGAAAGGTTCCAAACATCTTATTCATTCTGTGGATAATGTGGAGGACGCTATCGAATATGCTATTCAAGGGGAAAGTCATGATAGAGAAGATAATACTCCCCCTAATGAATATGGTTGGTATGAAGATGCTGGTGGGCAACTTATGTATAAAGTTTCCAAAGTGGTAGAAGTATCTACTGATGATTTTGAAATCCTTAAGAAATATCTCTAATGAAAAGGGAAATTACTACAACTATTGAAGTTGATGGTGAGATTTATATCTTTCGTATTCAAAGGGAAGAAGATGGAGAACTTACTATTACATCAACACCCGGAAAACATGAGACAATTCAACCACTAGTTGATGTTATGTGGGATAAGGCAGCAAGCATTCTGTAATTAAAACCGAACTATAATTTAGGTATGACAGCAAAGATGCACAATGATCTTAGGTTCTATACTCTTAGGACTAATGAATCGGAAGAACTGGCGGAAAAAGTCGCACAAGAGTTTGAGGATAAGTTTGACTCTTTGGAGAAGTATGATATGATGGAAATGGCACAAATCATACAACTTGATGGATGGGAAGTAGCATTTGAAAAGATTGAAAATTACGAATATGAGATTGTTGATTAAGTAGTATAATGCCGCCATGGTGGAATTGGTAGACACTACGGATTTAAAATCCGTCGCCCTTATGGGTATCCCGGTTCGAGTCCGGGTGGCGGCACTTATTAATTAAAACCGAACTATAATAATAACATGGAATCAATCATTATCATTTCAATCATCCTCTGGTTTCTATCAGGATTCTATGGATGTTTAACTCTATTTCGATGCCATTCATATGTCACACTCATGGATCTTTTGATGTGTGTGATGTTATCATTCATGGGTATTTTTATATTAATTATTGGACTATGTTATAAATATGGAAGGGATAAAGTTATCTTTAAGAAATACGAATAAACATTATGGAACTTCTAATACTTCTAATACTATTATTCATAGGTGCTGTTATAGGATACGCAATATGCGATGTTATATTTAAATAAATACATAAGTGCTTGTAGCTCAATTGGTTAGAGCAGGTATATTAAAAGGGATGTGGCCAGAATGGTAATGGTTCCGACTCATAATCGGGTATGGAGTGGATAACTCCTTTGTCGGTTCAATTCCGACCGTCCCTACCATTTCTTAATTAAAACCGAAATACAATAGTATTATGACAAGAGAAGAAGTGGTAAAAAAATATCCTATTGGTTCTAAGTTTAAAGTTCTTAAAAGCGGTCTTATTAAAGAGGTCGGGGCTTATGGAAATGGTAGTCTTGGTGTTCTGATCAAGGAACATGATAGTGATTTTGTAGGGTTTAATCCCCATGAAATCGAACCAGTGGTAGGAAGCCCTAAACATAACGGACTTAGAATGTATTTTTTTGTTATGTATAACCTTTCAGGCATACAAAAAGGTATTCAGGCGGGTCATGCTGCTGTCGAATACAGTCTTACCTATGGGCATATCGAACAATATAAAATGTTTGCAGCTTATCATAAGACATTCATTCTATTGGATGGTGGTGGTTCTAATGATATGATCCAACGTAAAACAGAGTTGTGGGAATTTGGTATTAATCATACAGGCTTTTATGAGCCTGATCTTAATAACTCTCTTAGTGCCATTGCATTCATTGTTCCAGAAACAATCTATGGTGCAAAGGATGGTGATTTCAATGAATCATCTTATCAAGAAAAGCTTAGGCAATACCTTAAGGGTTTTCGACTGGCAAGTAACTAATTAAAAATATGCTTATACTACTACTACTACTACAAATTATATTTGGATTCTTTTGGGGTTTATTTCTAGGTATAATTGGATGCACCCTCGATGAATGGGAAACTTGGGTATTCATCATATGTGGTAATATCATATTTGCATGTATTATTAGGCTGTTTTGATTAATTAAAACCGAACTACAATTACGACATGAAGAAACTAATTACATTACAGGAAGCCTTTGATCTTATTGAGAAGTCTTGGGCTGTTATTATTGATCGTGATGGTCTTTGTTATCCATCTGTTGATGAACTTACTGGTGATTCAGATCATCAATGGTTGTATTGCTCTTGGGATGATTCAGACTTCAATGAATATAGTGTGGCATTCATTGAAGAAGAACAAGAGATTTACTTTGATGGAACAACTATCTATATGAAAGATTCAGAAGATGAGGATACTGAAATCACTCTTCTAGTTAAGATGGCTAGTAACTAATTAAAACCGAACTACAATTACACTACAATGAGCAACAATTACTTCCGCGCCCCACAAAAGCAACTTAAGAGTTCTTTTCCACAAATCAGCTTCACCAAAGCTAAGAATGTTGGAATTGTTATTAAGAAGTCTATTGGTAGTCGTCCAACTGCTATCATTAAAGATCGTGGTCTTATGGCTACGAGTTCTACTTCCAACTCCAACATGTATTAATATAACGAAGGACTTAGTTTAACTGGATAGAATGCCGTTGATCGCGGTGGTATAAGTTCGAGTCTTATAGTTCCTTCCCATCTTTAATTAATAATATGAAATACTCAGTAACACTATATCAAGAAAAATATACAGAATTTGAAATCGAAGCAGATTCACAAGAAGATGCCGAAGAAAAAGTTCTATCTGGTGAATTTGATGATGATGACATTGTTGATGTCAATGTAAAGTACAGAGCTTTATTATAAATGGATATATAAATTACTGTGAATAATTAAAACCGAACTACGATAGGGTTATGAAAGTAAAAATTCTAATCGAAAGTAAAAACATTCTATTTGATTATAAGTTCTTCGATCCTATTGATAAGAAGTGGGCATACTTCAACAAGGGGGAAGAAGTATTCTTTGGAGTGTGTAAGAAATGGGCTGGTGAAATCGCTAATACATTTCCTACAAAAGTGGATTTCGATACAATGACTGTAAGTGCCATATGAAATACTCTCTAAAGATTACATACCCTAATGGTATAGTGGCATATATGGACTTTCGTGGTAGAACTTCGTGGTGTAGATCACAAGCATATTACCATAAGAAAACTTGGGTATATATGCACGGTGTTACAGTAGAAGTTGAGCCTAATTAAAACCGAACTAGAATAGTATCATGCAAGCAAGCAAACAACAGCAAGACATTTACGATTGGGTTCTTAATGGTAATGGTAATCTTATTATCAAAGCCCGTGCAGGAAGTGGTAAGACAACTACTGCGGTTCATTCCATTCAATATATGAAGGGTAATGTTCTTGCAATGGCTTTTAATAAGAAAGCAAGTGTGCAACTTCAGAATAAGCTTTCCAACATGGCATTACCTAATGCCAAAGCTGCCACAGTTCATTCCGCTGGTAAAGAACTTCTTTATAAGGCTCTTGGATGGCACAAGGTTGATGGTTCTAAGGTCTTTTGGATTACAGATAAGTATTGTAATACTCCTGAACTTGGAGTTACTCGTAACTTCATTACAAAGCTTGTAGGCTTTGCAAAGCAGAATGCCTTTGGAGTTGAAGGACAAACATCTATTGATGATACTAAAGCATGGATGGACATTATTCAACATCATGATATTGAGATGAACTTTGATGCAGACCTTGGACAAGTTATTGAGATTGCCAAGGATGTTCTTAAGGACTCCAATCGTGATGCCAAGGTCATTGACTTTGATGATATGCAATATCTTCCTTTGATCTATAAGATTCAGGGAACACAATATGATTGGGTAATCATTGACGAAGCACAGGATACTAATGTATGCCGCAAACTTCTTCTTAAGGTTCTTCTTAAGCCTTCCGGTCGTCTTATGTCTATCGGTGATGAAGGACAAGCTATCTATGGCTTTACTGGTGCTGAGAATGATTCCATGAATCTTATTAAGGATATGTTCAATTGCACGGAACTTCCTCTTACAACCTGCTATCGTTGCGGTAAGAATATCATCACAGAAGCTAAGAAGTATTTCGAGGATATTGAAGCTTGGGATCAATCCCCTGATGGTGAAATTCTCTCAACTACTTATGATAAGTTCTTGGATGAAGTTCCTACAATGAATTTCAGCGGTAAAGATGGTATTATTTGTAGGAATAATGCACCTAACGTAGCATTGGCCTTTGCTCTTATTAGACAAGGTATTGGATGCCGCATTGAAGGTAGGGATATTGGTAATGATCTTAAGAAGCTTGTTCGTAAGTGGAAAAGGGTTACTGATCTTACAGACTTCACTCAAAAGCTTGTGGAGTTCTTTAACAAAGAGTTTGAGAAAGCATCCTATGCCAAGCTTCAATTGCTTGAAGATAAGATGGATACCATGATTATTCTTATTGAACGTTGTCAGTCCTTGGGACAAAATGACTTGGGTTCTTTGGAAAAACTTATCACAGAGATGTTCACTGATGCGGATGATAAGAACTGTCCTGATATTGTCACTCTCTCAAGCATTCATAAGGCTAAGGGATTGGAATGGGAAAGAGTATATTGGCTTGGGGATGCACAGTTTAGCCCTAGCAAGTATGCAGTTCAACCTTGGCAATTGGAACAAGAACAAAACTTACAATACGTTGCGACAACCCGTGCCATGAAACAATTGGTTCATATCACAGATTGCCCTACCCGTAGGAACAAGGAAGACTAATATAACAAACGTCCTGAGCAAGACATAAAAAGGCTCGTAATTAAAACGAAATAGAATAACAATATGACACACACATTTAAGGTTGGAGATAAAGTAAAGGTTATTAATATGGATAGGGGTGGAGAGTATCTATTACCTCTGGGATCTATTCATACCATTAGCACTGTTAGTGATAGCTATGTATATCTTGAAGGTGTTCCTAGTTTCTGGTATCCATATAGGTTTGAATTGGTGAATAAAACTCTCACCATTGAAGAACAAATCAAACTGGCAAAGTCCTATATTGGTAAAAGAATCAAACCTTTTAACAAAGAAAACACCTCAAAATCGGGTCTGGTAGCTGGCGTTCAATGTTATACAAATGTCAATGAACTTAACAACCCAACTCAAACACTCATTAAAGATTTCAATGATACCTTGGACAAGTATGGTATTGTTATATGTCTTGTAGGAAGATGGGATAATACTAATAGGATGTTATATCCCGTTATTCTCCCTATTGAGGAATATAAACCAGAACCTTGGGAAGATGTGAAGATTAATGGTTATTCAGCAAAGAAGACTTCTTATGGTTATGACTTTGGTTGTGCCAAAATTGATAATAGTATTCTACAATCAGCTAGGAAGTTTCTAAAGGCTAATGAGAATAACTATGCTAATGGTGATCGTAAAATTGAATCAGTAAAAATTGGTGCAGGGGAATTTACACTGGATATTCTTAATAAACTATTACAAGACGAAAAACCTAAAATTCATAGAACTATTTATGATGTAAAAGTTGGTGATTGGGTTATTAATCTTGTTGACACACCCATTAGAAAGAAGGGTATGAAGTATGAAGTGATGCATAAAGACGGTGAAGTGATATTTATTAATATTCCCGGTTACAATGAAAAAACATCTTACATCATTAATAATACGTTTGAATTAGTTCAATAAGACCCCAATAAACTTATATGATGGGACAAAATGACACAGTATAAGTATGTCATAATAACACAAGTAATGAATTGGTAAAAGTTTTATAGTAATAGGAAGATAGGAGAATATAGGATTAATTAAAACCGAAGTAGAATAATAATATGAAAGTTAAATTTAAAGTAGGAGATAAAGTTCGTAGAATCAAAAAATATCAATTTAAAAATAATTGGGATCATAAAGATAAAGTTCTAACCGTTGAAAGTATAAATCCAACATGTATTAGGTTTGAAGAAATATCTTCTTCATGGGATCCGGATTACTTTGAACTTGTGGAAACAGAAACATTCGAAGATAAGATTGTAAAAGCTTATAAGATGATTGGAACTTCTGTATATTGGAGAAATAATAATAATAAAATCCTACAGCATAAAGTTCAAAGTATCATAATCGAGTCTAATACTATCAGGTTGTGGAATAGAACATCTGGAACTTATCTTGACTATGGTAGAATCATTGAAAAACCAAAGGAAGTAGAAGTAAAACTTAATGAAGCTCATAATGCAACTGTAACAGAGAATACTATTAAAGTGGGATGTCAAACATTCCCTATCAGTATCATTGATGATCTTGTGAAGGCTAAGAAGGAACTTACTATTGATTAAACAATACAATGAAACCACTTTATTCATTCATTATATCACTCTTACTTATTATGGTAATGGGAATCCTATTACAAGTAAATTTAAATGATGCAGCAGGTGCTACTGGTATATGTGCTGGTCTTATATTATTCATGTCTTTTATTACATACATAGATTAATTAAAACCGAACTAGAATAGGGTTATGAACTGCCCGAAATGTAATGAGAGTATCATGTCAATGAGTGTTCACTTCTGTAATAAGAATGTAACTAAGTCAAGATATACTCAAACACCTAAAGAAAGAGGTGAAGCTGATTACTATTATAGTAGAAGTCCAAAACCTCATTATTATGATTCTATGGGAGAAAGAGAGACTAATCTAACTCCTAAAGAGATAGAAGAATATATGAAGGGTTATGGAGACTATGAAAAGGATGGTATTAGGAAAGAATTTGATTGAAAAACGATTAAATCTAACAGAAATGATGTTTTGAGAAATCCTATATACTGTAAGGGATATAAGTGATTTTTCCCTAGAGAAAATCTGAACTTTTTAGTGATTAAAACCGAACTAGACTTATAGCATGAAACTGAACAGCGTTACAATGTTTTTGGTTAATAAACTTCTTCAAATGACTGATATTGAGAAGGCTTATGAGTATCTTGAATCAAAAGGATTTAATGTGATTGGAAGAGGTTGTGAATCAACTGTATATTCTCGTAAGGGATATGAGTATGTCATTAAGATTCAACGTAGTTATAATGAGATTAAGGAAGTCCCATGTGATAAACATTTTGCTAACCTACAATACTTCAAAGGTAATCATGAATTTAATGTCATGATTCAAGAGAAGTGTGAGAAGTTTAAGGTAGATCTATGGCCTTTTGAGACTTCAGAAAAGATGGAGACTAAGATATATAAGAAGTATGTCAAGTTTGTTAAGTTCTTACATAATAAATTTGATGTATGTGATACCCATGATTTCAATATGGGATTGAAGAATGGTAAGTTGGTATCCATTGATTGGAACCACATGTAATTAAAACCGAACTAGAATAGTAACATGAACGGATACAAAGCATTCTATAAAGGTAAGTCGATTGAAGTCTATGCCAACACTTCTTATGAAGCTCAACAAAAAGCTGCTACAACATTTAAGGCTAAGAAGTCTTATGATGTTACCGTAGTTCTTTGTGAGAAGTCTGGTGAGCAAGTCATACATACTCCAACTAATTAATCCCATTACTCATTGATATAATTATATCATTATCACCAGTATAACTTTGTCGATATGACAAACAATTTGATTTGATAAACTTATCTAAGTGTTATAAAACATATACAGTGCGTCAAATTGTCACACATACCAAATCTCATTAATTAAAACCGAACTAGAATTAGGGTATCATGAAACCGATCAACATTACTAAGAACAATTCCGAAACACTTATAGATGCTGCCAAGCGTGCATCAAACCAAGCAAACCTTAATAACAGGATTGTGAACTTTGTATATGGAAACTATTCCATACTGGTTTATCCTTTCGATGTTCTTAAGACAATCATCGTAGAACTTAAGAAGATTGCTCTTCATCAAGAGATTGAAGCTCTTCAAGCAAAGATTTCCCAATAGTAATAGAGGGAATGGGTGTAATTAAAACCGAAGTAGAATAACAATATGTTATCAAGGCATAAGCGTGGGTAGCCTCACCGGAAGATAGTAGTGATACCGATACTACTAAGTCTTAGGACTATAAGGAAAAGATCATAAGGAAATCTTATGAAGGGGATGAATGTATAATTAAAACAGAATGAGAATTTACGCATGGGTGCGCGTGTGTGTCATTATGTCTCATGTTTTCCATGAGAGGGGGGGGGCTGTAATTAAAACAGAATGAGACTGGGGGAGTCATGAATACATACACACACGATACCGTCATTGAGCGCGCTAACAAGCTTGCCAAGCGTGCCGCCCGTCCCTACCCACAAGCTACAAGGGGCGCGATCATTAGCTTGCGCAATGAATTCCTGGAAAGGTTAGAAGAAAGGGTTGCCAAGCGTGGTAATACTTTTCAAGATCTTACTAAAAAACGCATCTTTCAAGTCTAATTAAAACAGACTTAGACTAAGGACGCATGGAAAAACAAAATATGTCTATTGTTGTTAGCACCGAAGATATTGACTTGGCGGCAGATATTGCCGAGTGGATCAAATCGCAAGGGTCTAATTAAAACAGAATGAGAATTTGAGCATCGCAAGTTAGTCCGTTGAAACTTGCGATGCTCTTCTAAGTGAGACACGGAAAAACAAAGTAGAAAACAATTAGATAGTATGCAAACCACGAAAAAACAAAACGTCATCGCCACCTCCGAAAGTGCAATCCAATTTGTGAAGGATGAGGCCGCAAGCTTTTCCGCGCCTAATAAGGGCGGGGACATCACCACCGCAAGCAATCGTGAGATTGTGGACGCTATGCACCGCTTCGTTGAGGCAAACCGCGAGCAGACCCGCCCCGTCATCGACGAGGAAGGAAACATCACGGGGAGCGAAAGCTTCGATGCTTTCGAGGTGGTGGTGATGGAAGTGCTTGCGGAGCGTTTGGAAACAGTGCGAGTCAATACAGCCGCCGCCAAGCTCAAGGACGCGCAAGCGGAGCTTGCGGAGCTTCGCGCCAAGCTCGCAGCCCTAACGGGTGAATAAGTGATAGTAAGAGTTGGGAATGTATATATAACATTCCCAACTCTTTTATATATCATTTTCTACTGCTGTTAGATATATATATATATGTTCCTGTTAGGAATTGGTATATATATCTAACAGCTTTTTTTTCGCCTAGGCCCCCATGGAAAATTTTATTACCATTTTTACCAATTTTTACTATAAAAATTTTATTACCATTTTTTCCAATTTTTCCTATAAGGCTTTTTCAAATACAAAAAATTTTTTAGTAATTTTTCGAGAATTTCCCCATAGGCTCGATTTTGAATTAAATACTCTATATGTTAACATTTTCGAAATTCTATCAAATATATCTCCATGTTCTGGAAGAGGGTGTCAAAGCTAGAACTGAGAGATATATGCAAATGTTCGGGAAAGTATTGGAACAGGACGATACACTTTCGAAAAATCTGAACGATATCGTTCAGAGAAGTATTGGAGTTCTTAAGAAGGATAATATTGTGGTTTGGTTTCTCAAATCTGTAAGGACTTCCATATTAAAAGAATTGACGAGGGCTGATTCTTTCCCCACACAGCAAATAAATCTAGCTAGGCAGACTCTAAATAGCTTAGAACATTATCTCTCTTTACCCATAAATAAGATTCAAAGATATGATTATAGAGATGGTGTAACTGAAGCACTCTTAAAGTTTAGAGATTGGGAGAGTGAGTGGAAGACTGATAGGGAACAATGGATCGATATTACTGATGAATTGGTGGATGGCTCCATTTCTGAACTTATAAAGTTTGATGATGGATTTGTTTGGTTTGATTTGGATAGAAGGTCTTGTAAGATCGAGGGAGGTGCTATGGGTCATTGTGGTAATACCGCCAGTGCCAGAGATACGGATACTGTATTATCTTTGAGGAAGGTGGTGAAACAGGGTGGTAGGGTTTTTGCTAGACCATCCCTGACCTTCATTCTGAATGATAATAGCACCCTTGGGGAAATGAAGGGGAGGGCAAATGAAAAGCCCAATCCAAAGTATCATCCACACATTCTAAAATTATTAACATATAAGGTTAATACCAGTAGTAGAGGTGATGGTGAAGACTATTTAATTAAACGTATTGTTGGGGGTGGTTATGCCGCCGATAACAACTTCGATATATCCGATCTCTCTGAAGAACAATCGGAAATGTTATTTAGACTAAGACCAGAATTATTTAAATTCAGAGAACTATCAGAGGAAAGACAACAAAAGATACGTGAATTAAGACCAGACCTACTTCCATTTACCGAAAAGGTAAAATTGGGATTAATGGGAGAGGATGATATTAAAAGAGAAATTGCAAACCTTTTCATATCGGGATCGGGCGGGGGACATGCTCAGTATAGCACTCCCGAAGAGATTATGGCTAAAATTCAATTGAAAGATAATTTTATCTATTATAGGGTATGGGAAAATTGGAATGAGCTTGTTGACACCTACCAACCACCAAATCTATATTCATATGGTGACTATATATCGGGGGATAAAAATTTAACTGAGGATATGGATTACCGTGCGCCAGAAGAAGATTTAATAGATTTGTTGGAACGTGTGATGGGAAACAATGTTGTCAATTTTAGAATAATGGAAGCAGTAAAAGAATGGATTACTGAATATCCAGACTTATTAGAAGAATTGGATATCGACCCGTCAGATATAACTATAAAGGATGTATATACTCTTCTGAAAGTAAATGATCCTGATACGATTGATACGTTAAGGGATGCTATCCGTGCTGGGTATGAAAGTGGAACATACTCACAACTGGTTAAGTATTTTAAATCCGGTATAGAGTCTTTGATATTTATTCCACAAGAAACGGATGTTTTATCAGATACAATAGACCATTCTTTCAGTGTGGTCTTTGAAAATAGTGATCATTGGTATGATAGTCCTCTGCTTGCTAAATTTAGTATAGATTCAATTGGGTTGTCTATTGAGCATGATAGTGACCCATTCGATCCCGACCCCGAAATTGAAGGTGATATGGATGTTCCATATTATGGATTTGATGACTACGATAGTGAGGCTGCTATAGATTACTTCACCCAAGAACTGAGGATTTAAAAATCTTCCAAATCAACCTTAGTATAGTTCATTTTTTCGATAAGCTCTACTAATACGTCTCCGTGGCAAGGAACATTTTTACCTTTTTGTTTACAGTGGCATCCAAGAACCTTTCCATCGAGTTCGTGTAACCTTGACATTAGATAGTTACTGTTTAGAATGTATTCCCGATACTTCTCTATGGCTTCTTTTCGAGTCGCTACGATGTATTCTGCGGCACTTTCGGGTAAATGACTATGCGGATTGCCCCAAATTGAAGGACGACCTATATAGATGTCGTATGGATCATTGATGTGAACCACTGTAGTCATGTGTAACATGATACCATGACTATATTAGTTGTCAAGATTATTCACCATATTAAGATGTTTCTGCATTCTTCTATTGGGGAGTTCTCTTTGACCTTTTACTTGCATCAGTTCACGAATTCTTTTTTTATGGTATGGATCTAGTATCTTGAATTTTTCAATAGCGGTTGCCCATGCTTCATCGGGATTTGTCATTCCATATGCTCCAGTAAATTTAATCATATCTGATAATTGTTTTCTAATATCGGATCTCTTGGAAATGCTTCGTTGTGTCTCCTGTTTAATCTGTCCCTCAAACACTTTTTCCAAATTTAAACTTTCAATATACTTAAAAACAGATTTGGGATTCTTCCCCACATTATGGTAAACTATATCAGATATTTTATCTATATATGGATTCAATACATCCTTATCTACGGCAAGAGCATACATACCATATTCATTTAGAGTGTCTAAGAAAATACGTTGCATATCCTTTCTGACGCTCTTTAGGGACATATATTGTGGGTTTTCTTTAAGATTAAATTTATATGTCTTAAAAAGAATTGCAATATCTTTATAGAATGTGGTGAATATTCTTTCAGTATCACCATAGTTATATGGTATTTTATCTATGTTCGAATATACCAATGCTTCGTGATACTGTTTGATTGCATCACGAAAAGCCTTTCCATTATTGAACATCCACATATGCGCCCATTCATGAACTATCGTATCTACCAACGCAGAGAATGAATACTTTATATTGTCCATGCTCGGTCTTGATCCAAAATCAATAAATCTTACACTCAATGATACAGACCTAACCACACTCGTTTTAGTGTCTGGATTTCCATGAGCCAATCCATAAGCATCGGGCGTGTCCTTAAACACCACATTGACATGCATGGAGGGAAGACCCAGCCTCGTAATTCTCTCTCTAGCAAGTTCAAATGCCTTGGAATAATAATCCTCGTTTTCTTTATATGCCATAAGTCTTTCAGAGATATTATCCCCCTTGGCGATAAAAACGGTAAACATTGGATAATCACCCAATTTCAATACTTTCTTTGAATCCTTGAGCTTACCCTCTCGTATTATGTAATGTTTAAATGTTATCATATTGGAATTAATCGCTATCATTTTCAGCATTTGGAATATTATACATCTCCTTACACATCTCCAAAAATCTGTTTTGGGGTGTCGTTGCTATCTGGTTTGCTGGTTTGAATTCGTAGAAGACTGTGCCTGTTGTCAACTGAACTCTCATCCAACCTTCACTATAAAGAGGTTTATAGGGACTATAATCTTCCACTCGTTCCATACCTTTTTCCACTAGGTATTTATTGGCCTTTCTTATAATGCCGAGAGCCGTTGGACTGTGACCGATATATGGAACAGTTATCCAGTTACCACTACGATCTACCCAGAAACCATAAGGTGCTTTTATGGGAAAGTTCTCATAGGAGGTTTCCATACCTAAAAGATCTCTTGGAACAGAATTAAGAACACCTTCTAGAAGAATTCCCGATGGTTCGTAATATTCCATTAATTTTCTATAAGTCTTGTTAAAAACCATATACATATTTAATAATTTGGGTAAATAATCATATGCCCCGTTTTGAGGATATATTCGAAGTCATATGTGAAAGGAACCAAAGTCCCTTTGCTGTTCTATCCAAATACAAGGATGACCCTGATGTATTGGTATCATTTGCTAATATTCTGGAGCCAAGGGTTATGAAAGAACCTGAACCCCTTCCATATGGTGATAAACGAAAATTAAATCGTAAAAAGTCTTTTGATAAAAAGACTAAGAGATTAGGTATTAACCCCCACTCAAGCTTTAGTACACCAATTGGAATTTATGGGTTTCCTTTAAAGGTTTATTGGGATAATTGGTTAAGTGTGGGGAAAGCGCACTTTGCCATTGAACGTCCCATCATTTGGATATATAAACCAAGGAATCCAGAAAGATGTGCCAGATCATCAACCTACTCTGAACAGGATCTAGAAAGAGATTTTGAAAAATTGAGAGAGATGTTTCCAGAATATAAATATGATCCTGAAGGTATTCTCTTGGACACACCATTATCTTATCAGAAAACCCCTTTCCAAAAGTTTTGGACGGTCACTAGAGCATTGGCTCAAAGCTTTAATCGAACCCAAGTATTTCCTGACGATGATGGAAAACTAAGGGAAACCAAAACCAGACCACCCATTATGTGGACAAGAATCCTAATGAGATTCTATGATGGTATGATAGACGACTTGGGAGAATCGACAATCCATGAAAACGAGCCGTGGCAGGGTGTTATTTGGGTCAATTCCTTGATTGTAGAACTGGATCATGTCGATAGACGAAAAATCGAAAAATCGAAACGTTTATCTTCATATGTTGATTGGGGTCACGAAGACAGTGGTGACGTAGTTCAAAAAAATGCCACTCTCCGTGCATATCTCTTAGATAGGTTTCAAAAGGGTAATGAAGATAAGATCAAACCCAATGTGAGGGAAGCAATCAAGGATAGTAAGACATTTAGACTTATCATGATGGCATATGAGGGGAACCCTGATCTCATGATTGAGCTACCCCGCTCGGGATTGGGAGGTGGTGATATAGCCAAACTCATAGGTATTTTTTTATCAAAAGAGCCAGAAATTGATGATAAGTTTATAGGTAATGATGTATTCGAGTTTATCACCAATAACTACTTAGGTACACATATGGATTATGTTCTAGATCATACTTATATATCGTCTCTAACTGACGAAAACCTATCAACAATATTACAGAAACTTGCATATAATATAAGTCCCTCAACTTTGAGGCACTTTGAAGAGATATTACATGTGTCATCAACAAGAAGAAATTCCCCCACCAATACGATGGGTGTTATGTCAAGGGTGATGAAAAAATTACCTGATGAATATATTAAGGACAAGTTACATGAGTTTGTAGTTTATCTATCCTTGGGAATAGGAACTGACAACTATATATATGAAGAAGACCTCATCATAGAACAACTGATTCGATTATTACCTATGATGAAGGGTAGAAATGAATATGTCGCTGCTATTATGCCAATTATGTGGAATAGCCATATATATCGTGGAAGTAAAGAGATTTTTTTAGATACCCTTCTTTCTCTATATGGAGAAAATAGTGATTTAGCATCATTTATTAAGGAGTCTTTAATTGATAATAGAAAAGAGATACCAATATCATTTCAAGATAAACTTGATGGTATTTGGTTTAAATATTTTGGAACCACAGTATATAAGGATGAATATTCGCAAACGGATGTGATGAATAAATCAAAGACTTTAAAGACAGTTTTCCGTGGGAAACCTAAATTTAAAGTTGGCGCAAGTGTGAAAACTCAAGATGGGAGAGTGGGATCTATTCGTGATGTATTAAGAGCGAAACGTACCGATCCTATATATTCTGTGGAATGGGAAGATGGTGATATATCACCGATTCGTCAAAGCGAATTAAAAGAAGATATCAAGATTGTTCATAAACCTTTCGAAAGGTATGATAAGGTTGAAGACCCAGATGGTAATGTGTATGAATATTACAAGGATAGTTCCGAAACCCCCGGCCATGTTACTGTATACGATAGTATTACTGGTAAATACAAAAGTATTGATCCAAATGATCTAATCAAGTATGATTATAACAATCCTATGAAGGAAATACCTTTCAAAGTGGGGGATTACGTTAAAATCATTAAGGGATCATTTAAAGGTAAAAGGGGAACACTTATAGCGGTAAACAATTTCTATAAAGAAGTTACGATCAAAATGGATCAGGATCAGGATCAGGGTGGTGTTACAAGATATGAAGATTTCAACTATGTTGAAAAGATCGAAAAGGATGAATCTGTTCTAGGTAAAGAAATTCCAAAACCCTCCGATGATACAGAATGGGAACCCATAGAAGATATAATGAATGAGTTAAACCTTACACCTCTCGAATCAACTATTGATCTCAGTGTTGGTGATACTGTTATATGTGTAGATAACGAAGATTATGAGAATCTCTTATCCAAGGGAAAATCATACATTGTGCAATCTACTTCCAATAAATATATAAGAGTAATATCAAATACTGGTAATGTGGGTGGATTTGAATTCTATAGGTTCGCAAAAAAATTAGAATCACCAACAGATACAAATGATGAAGGTTCTCACTCAGAACCATTAGAAACCGATAATGAAGATCATGAAGCTGACCTTGAAGACTTAAAAGCACAACTCAAACAGCTTACGGCAGGGGCAGATATAGGAAGCCAAAAACCTCTTCCTACTCAACCTAAACCCAAACCATTGCAAACTACGGAGGGGTTATCTGTTGGCGATAAGATTAAATGTCTAGATAATAGTGGGTTGATGGACTTACTAACTGTTGGCGCGGTATATACTATTCGAAAAATACTACTCCTCTCTGATTTGGTAGAATTACAAGGTGATAATGGTGTAACATCGATGTTCAAAATCTCAAGATTCGCCAAGGTAAAAGTGGCAGCTAAAAAGCAAGCAGCATATAAACCAAAGTATTCAATTGGTGATACCTTTTTGACGACATCCGGTGATATAAAATACGTTGTATTAGATGTTAACTCATCAAATTATAAGATTCAAGAATATTCTAAAGATACTAATGGTTGGCAAGTTTACGATGAGCCATATACAGACACAATAAAAGGATTTGACCAATGGGTGGCCGACACAGCAAAGGCGGGAACTATGTTCCATGATGTAAAAATTTAAATAATATTACCTCTAACCTTCTTCCAATATTCGGGAGAAGCTATATAATATTTTGTAACAGTTCCAATATCAGGATATGTGAGTGTAACTTTATTTCCTTCAATATTATTGATGACAGCACCACCCAAAACACTAGCCATCTTTTCAGGTGTCATCATCTTCTTAAACATAAAGAGTTCGATTTTGTTTGGACCCCGATATCCCAACTTAGTGAGAAGTTCAAATAGTTTATCATCTACCATACCCCAAACTGGTAGATGTTTTGATGCAAGTTCCTTAAATCCTTTATATTTTGATTTATCGGAACCAGCAGCACCAACAAGTTTAACAAATCCACTCTTTTGTTGGCGAGCAGTTATAAATCCATTATCATCGCCATAGAAGTCCCAATTCTGCGCCCTGCTTAAAAATTTACCCTTATCCCAAGATTTACCTGTTGACTTTTGGTATTCTTGGTTGAAGACCTCATAGGCACGATTCATGTCGATGCCCGAACTCTTGAAAGACTCAAAAAATGCTTTAAATGTTATCATTAGTAATTCTTTAGTAATTCCCCAAGCCAAGCATCCCACACCACACGTTCGTCTAGGTCTTCCCCACCACCAACAACTTGACCCTTGTTGAGTATTCTCCATGCCCCATCCGTGCTAATCTTAAGCTCCAAAGAAACACCCCCCTGTAATTCATCTATGAGTCTTAAACTAGCCTTCTGTCCACTAGGGGATAATACCCCAGCCAAACCATGAGCATCATTGACTTCGATTTTTAATTCGTCCGTTAATGGGAATCTACCACCATCCGTTAAATAATTTTCGGTATCCTTTTCAATTTTACGCAATACTGAATTTTTAGATTTAGAACCTGTTTTCCCAAAAAACATAGCCTCTTCCACCAAGTTCCCCATAGTTTTATTACTTTCTTCGATTGTCCTCACCTTATTATTTATTAAATAAGAATACTATATGATAACCTTTTCAAAATTCTTTAAAGAGAGTGTAAACTACAATGTAGAAGACTTTTCCGATAAATGGGAGCAAGCCTTAGCTTCATCTGAGGAATTACGTGTTGGTCTTGAACTAATGACCAAAATCATGGGATTATTTCCAACAGGGGAGATATATATTGTTGGTGGTGTTCCAAGGGATCTTCTTATGGGTAATGAGATCGATGATGTCGATATGGCAACTAATATTTCCTTTGATGATTTATCTAATCATTTCGAGTTGAGAAACATATCAAAGAATGATACTCAACCAGTATACACCATTTTATATAATAATTATGCATTCGATTTAGCAAAGTTTAGAGAAGATGCTCAAACGGCAATGGGTAGACAACAAAACATATCCACAGAAGTTGATAGTTTTGAGACTGATACAAAAAGGCGTGATATTACAATCAATAGTTTTGGTCTGGATTATCATGGTCGTATCGTTGACTACCAAGGAGGTTTAAAGGATCTTGAGAATAAGGTAATCCGTGCTGTTGGCAATGCCAAGGAAAGATTTAAGGAAGACGCTACCAGACTTCTTAGAGTCTTTAGATTTGCTGCCAAGATGGACTTTGATATTGAACCAGATACATTGGAAGCTGCCAAGGAATTAAAACACCTATTATTAAATCCTAAATTAATTTCACAGGAGAGCATTTCCCAAGAAATGTATAAGGCTGCTAAGTCTGGACCAACCCTATCAAACTTCCTGAAAAAATTACAAGACGCAGGAATCCTACATGATATTCTTCCAGAATTTACAGATATGGAAGGTTTTGACCATGATCCAGCACATCATCCAGAAGGAGATTCGCAAGTTCTGGGTCATATACATGAATGCTTAAGAGTATCACCATATACAGATCCAGTTATAAATCTCGCTGTATTATTCCACGATTTTGGAAAGGCTACAACTAGGGGGATCAAACCAAATGGTTTTAGCAATTATCACTCCCATGAATCTGCTGGTGTTCCCATTGTTGAGAATATCTTTAAGAGATTACGTTTTGCTAAACTTGGGCCAGATGATAAGAAGAATATTTTAGCTGCGGTAGCAAACCATATGCATGTTCATGGACTGGATAAACTAAGTCTTAAAGTTCTAAGAAGAATTATACATAACCCAGCTTGGGAAACCATTAAAGCTGTTGGATATTGCGATGAAGCCTCCCGTGGTCCAGGTCTTTTCAATAAGCAGGAGTTCTTAGATAAGATTGAAAGAGCCGAGGCTAAATTAAATGTTATTCCCGGTGGTGGTGAAGAACTCAAAAAGAGAATCTCCTCGATCATTAATGGGAATATGTTAATGCAATGGTTTCCACAGTTCCAAACGGATAGAAAGCAATTGGGATTATACCTTCCTAAATTACAGGATTGGGTTGCGGAAATGTTACTTAGTAATAGAGAGATTACGGAACAGATGGTTTATAAGAAAGCCAAACAGATGATACCGAATGTTAAAAGTGGTCTTTAGCATTCAATTTAATTAATAGGGTTCTAAGAAGCATATCATTATAATAATACTTCGGACCTCTATTCATATATGTTTTATATGCATCAAATGCATACTTTTTATATATTTGTTTATATTCCATAGGTATAAATTGCATACCCTGAATCCAAGCATCTAATTCATACCAAACTTTGTGTATATGTTCCAGATTTAATCTATGATTATAACCATTATCTATTTCAGCACGTAGTTGAGATAAATAAAACTCATCAAATTTATGTTTATTATTAGTCGAATCATCCCATTGTAAGACATGTCCAACTTCATGTGCCATTGTAAACAATGTTTTGAGATATGGGATGTCTAGTTGACGATCACCAATCTTAATTTTATCTCGTCTTGGAGGTTCCATCCCCACCTTCTTATCACCCCTAACAGTATAAGAAAAGTCGTGCTTGTGAATTCTATAACCTTTTGAAGCCAAAAGGTCTTTCATCTTTTTGAAGTTTTCTCTAGCGTGTCGCATTGCGACTTTACGCATTTCAATATCTTGTTCTCTTATCCTCAACTTCTCTTCTTTACTCATAAACCAATTTCTTGGATTTAGAGAAAATTTTTCATAATATAGTGCGAATGATTCCACTATATTATTTATTAGATCAAGCTATCTAATATATCATCTTCTGGTGTTTGCTTAAACACTTCTAAATTTTTGGGGATCTCTAATATGGAATATGTAGATTTTTTATAGTTTTTACTCATCCATGCAGTCTCATGAGGGTTTGTAGTGTCATATACATCTTCCCAAACCCTTAGATCATTCCATATAATTATTAATTTAATTTCGGCCATAAATGTATGTTTGCATCACATCAATAATGTGATCAGCGAACCAACATATTGCCGATGAATAAAATCCAAGCTGTAATGCAGCACCCAATGAGAATGATGTGGAAAGGGTTTGTGTCCAAAATCCAACGTGAAAACCTATACATAATGAGCAATTAAATAAATCGTTAAAAAATTTGTATTTTTTTATGGGGTTTCTTATAAAGTCTAATATGGTCCCATATTTTATTATAAAGCAACAACCTATTAAAGCGAAGCTTTGTATGATGAATTCAACCAAGAATTAATTTTTCACCGTTTAAGACTTTAACACCATCAGAAACAATTTCAGCTTCTTCCTTTGTCATCGTCACATCCTTACCGAAATCATCAGTGATCCTAACCATTCCATTTCCAAGATCTTCGATAGTCGGGCATCCTTTTTTCCCGCAACATAATCGTACCATATTTGAACTTTCTCGTTTAATCATACAATCTATATTTAGTGTTAAAATTATTATTTGTCAAATATATATCACCAACTAGCTCATTGGTGTTACGATATCAACGTCGCGCTGTGATTATATTTTCACTGATTAGATCAACATTTAAATCGTAAAATTTTTTACTAATAATTGGCTGAGTGAAATGTGAGTCTAATTGGTAATGGTATAACACTCTATCAATAATTAGAACTGGGATATCATTGATTATATAATACATTGATAGTAGTCTTTCTATAGCATGTCCTACTAATTTATGATATGCTATACTTTGAAAAAGTTTTACATTTTCATCCATATACTTGTGAAAAAAGTCTGAATTTAGTGTGACATTACTTGTAGAAATCCACCTATCAATATTTTTTCTAATGCAGATTTTGGTGATATTGTCTCTTAAATCAATATTAAAGTTTGAATTATAATAATTTATTATACTTTTCGCACCACTACCATAAAGTAACTGGCCATCCATTCCTACCGGAACATATCCATAGATATTGATATCATCAGTTAAAGACTCTTTGAGTCTTTTTTCAAAGTCTACCGTTAAGACTACATCATATTCTAATAGTGTTACGTATTTCGTTTTAATTAACTTATTTCGATATAATAGATACCATCCCGAATAAGCACACATATTTGGGTATTGTTCTAGATTATCTTCAAAATCGGTAGCTATAATTAAATTCTCAATATTTTTCAATTTATCGGTTGGCCCATTACCAAGAAATACGTAGGTATAACATGAAAGATCTGAGAACTTTTTGGTCTGCTCAAATTTAAGAATAATGTCTTGGTTATGAATGAATATAAATGTCTCTATATCAGTTTTTTTTTTTTCATGTGGTATTCCATTAGTACCTCGGATGCCAATGATGGAGCATTCTGTCATATGTTTTGCCTTATATTTACGTGAACATTCTCCGAGCGCATGTTCGAAATATCGCCCAATTCTATCATCTATATTATTATAATTAGTTACAAAATCTGAAAGAAATTCTTTGGATGATATAAACACCTCAGACGACCAACCATCTTGAGTTAAGATGTCACACTCGACATATTCATCAAAAATATTTTTCATATTCTCCACAAACAATCTTCCCGTGACCTTAGCGACATGATGAGAATTTTTAATGAATACCGAATTATTCAGTGTATATTCCAAAATTCTATTTTCTCCATATCCTTTACCGAGATGTCTAGGATAATCTTGTCCGAAAAATTGTAATATCTCCACCCTATGTTCATACCCTTCGATACATTTTTTAATGTTGGATAAATCATATCCAGAATTCTCACAGAATACAATATTGAAATCCGTTTCGGTTAACCATCCTTTGAGAGATTCTATATAATCATTTTCTCTCGTTTTTGGATCATTTCTTTCTAGATACCAACATCCGTGTGGATCTATAGATGCTGTCAGTATAATTGGTGTGCTGTATTGAATATTTTCCATTATATGTATTATTTATATTGATTTTGACTATTATCTATCTAATAATTGTTTCACTATCCATTTATTTTTGGTTAAATCTTCCGCTAGGTGATTAAACCCTGATCTATGACTGGTTTTTGGGTTATATTCAATGATGGGGCAATGCATCTTATCACTCATCCCCAAAGCTAACAAGTCCACAATAGCTGATAATAACTGTGATTGTATCTCATCATTTCTTATATATCTACGGTTATGTATGGGACGACCATCAACACTTGCATTTTCCGTCGTGTGATATACCACAGATTTATCAAAATACGCATCAGATACATCTAATATGTATTGGTGATCACTACAAACTAGCAGATTACGACCATCTACATCTTTCGATATATTCTTGAATGCAGACTCCCAATCTGATAATATATCAGTGTTTCGAACATGTAAAGAATCATAATGTTCGGGTAATATTTTTAATTTAGATTTCACGAATTCTCGCGTTTCTTTAGTCAATTTCACAATCTTCAATAACTCCAAAGCATATTCATGATCACCACCTCGATCATGATGATACGAAATATTATTATGATCACTGTTATCTATATGTATAAACTTATCAACTTCTATTATATGATAATCATCTAAGTTTGATGATATATCAGAATAATTAATTATTTTATCATTCTGATTTATAAATTCAAAATAGTGATGAAAATCATAACCCCTACTAGTCATAGTATCTATACACATTATACAATCATATTTTTCACAATATTCTATACAAGCATATATTCTAGATAACACATCACATAGGCCATCGAATGGTCTACATATAATACATTTCATTTTTTCGGTTTTTCTATTTGAATCTTCATAAACATTGGATATGATTTGATTTTTCTTTGAGCTTCTGCTCTATTTTCACAAAAAATATCAATCACGACATTATTCTTTCCTAAATTTTTGGAAGCTTTTCTCGAAACCACTGCCGAACCTGTATCGTGGGCTACAAAAACCTTTTCCATTTTAGGTATAATGATCTTACTTCCATATGGAATGATCTTTGGGTCTACAGCGGCAGTCTTACCACCAGTGGCGATATTACCAGTGGCAGTCTTACGACCACTCTGACCACCATTTCCAGGCCAATAGTAGGTCACTCTTGCCATAATTTCCATTTTAGAATCTGAATTGTTTGCCAAAGTTGGTGTTGGATAGCAGCCAACTATTGTTAAAAATGCTAGTAGTGTAATTATTTTTCTCATAGCGAGTTTTATTTATATCACAGGAACCGATATTGTCAAGTTATCACTAAATAATATTAGTGACATGACTGAGAGATCTGAATTAAATGAGCTTCATAAAGAATGGAGGAGAGAAGTGGGTGAGACTTTGAAAGAGCTTAGAGCGCAAGGTAGTGCTATACAAGCTTCATTGAGTGAAATGAAGCAAAATTATGCAACTGCTGCCGATCTTAAAAATATTGAAGATGATATTAAGAAGAATTCTATAGATATATCTATTCTACAGAATGATAAATCGAAACTTATTGGATTCCTAATAGCGATTCAACTTATTGGGGGTGCTTTATTGGGGGTTATACTTAAGTTAATTAATTAATATGAAACAACTGAAAACCAATATTCTATTTTTAATAATCACATCCATTATAATTTCTGGATGTGGTTTACGGAATATAACCCCATCTGATATTCCTAATAATCCTAAAGTTGAAGAAAGTGCGCGACCTGACATTCGTGCAGCACAAGATAATATTGATAAAGGTATAAATGAAAATACCCAACAACAAGGCAAGGTCAATGAAACTGTTGCTGCACTTATTGAGCAGAAAATTGAAATTTCAGAAGCATTAGCCCAAGCAGAGAAGATCAAAGAGAAAGCACTCGCCAAGGTAGCAATCACAGAATTGGAAGCGATTAATTTGATCAATCAAGTTAAAAAGGTGGAAACCCGTAATTTATTTTTGGAAACAAAAGCCAATGAATTAGATAATCTCACAAAACAACAAGCGAAAACCCTAGCGGATGCAAAGAAATTAGCAGCAGATGCCTTAGAGAAATCAGATAAAAAAGAAGCGGAGGCTAAAGAAGCACAAGAAAAGCTAACTCAGGTAAAGGTTAGTTTGGAAAATAAAAATATAGAAGTTATAGCAGTCCAAAAAGAAAAGGAAAAATTAATTAAAGAAAAGTCCGATGCTATGGTATATAAGAAACTTTTCTGGTATGCTATAGGTATTTATATCCTTCTGCTTGTGGTGAAAAATATTTGGATGTCTGTAAACCCCTTAGCAAGATTACGTTGGTAATGAGAGATCCTTTAGATAAAGAAAAGTTCATGGGTGGAAATCGCCAAAAATGGATGGGTGTTTTACTCGGCTATAGTATAATCATGATTATTTTTCAAATTAAATATACTGTAGATCCTACACCATATATCCAATTCGCTCTAACTATAGGTTCATTATTCATTTTAGGTGGATCAGTAGATTCCGTAATGAAAATAAATGCTGCAAAATCAAAACGAAGAAAAAATAATGAAAGCACAAATACAGAAGATACAACAATTCCTGAAAATTAAAGATGATGGTGTATTTGGACCAATCACTACAAAGGCAGTTGCAGATAAATTGGGAACTTTAAATAGTATTAAAAGTATTCAAACGTTTCTAAAGGTTACTCCCGATGGTGAAGTTGGTCCGATCACAATCGGTGCTATATTAGATAAGTTTAATATAACCCCAACAGTATCCAATAACAGCATTAAAGTTGTCGATATAGCAAAAACACAAGTCGGTATATATGAGAATGCTGGTAGAAATCACGGAGATGGTATCGCTAAATATTGGACGGCTACAAATTATCCAGATGGATATAAGAACAGGGAACCTTATTGCGCAGCATGTATGTGCTGGTGTATTAAAGAGGCTGGAATTTTCACAGAAGCAGAAAGACCAAAAACAGCAGCAGCATTTGGATTTGAATCTTGGGCTGATAATCTTCCCAATAAAACTGATATAATTCGTAAACCCAAAAAAATTAAAAAGGGTCAATTGGTTGTGTTTTCATTTTCCCATATAGGAATCGCTACATCGGATAGTAATGCGTCAGGTGTGTTTTCAACTGTCGAGGCAAATACTGGTGCTAGTGGTGGTAGAGATGGTGATGGTGTATATGCTAAGTCTAGAAACATTAATGTTGTTAGAAGTGCTATAACTATTTTGTGAGTCCCGTGAGGGAATCGAACCCCCAACTGCGAATTTGCAATCCGCCGCCTTACCATTTGACCAACGAGACATTAAGCAGACCCACTACGAATCGAACGCAGATCTTCGGATTTGGAATCCGAGGTATTAACCATTATACGATGGGTCTTTTACATCAACAATATTTTAGATACTGTTCTCTATCTTTTTCATAATCAAAGATCATATATTTTCCACAATCTAGACATTCTACATTCACCCAATACTGATTATCACTAGGATCATAGTTGCCAGTATTTGAATTCTTCTCTACCTTAACATTATCATGACTACATTGATTCTGTTCCTTTTCCAAGGTACATTGAAGTTTTTTCATGTTTTCTAAAATTCCTTCTACTTTATCTTTCATATCACTCAATACTATTTACTATATCGTCAATATGTGCCATAGCACCAATACCAGTATCACCACAATATAATTTTTTTTCGATAGGTTCAATTATATCGAACCTATCATACGATAATGTATTGATGTGATCTTGTGTAATTTTATTATACCACATCTCTGAATTCATAGCTGGAGCTAGTATTATATTTCTTGTTTTATCTCTAGGCCAAGCTTTAACACAAGATGTTAAAAGATTATCACAAATCCCATTGGCTATTTTTGCTAATGTATTTGCTGTGCATGGTGCTATTACAAATACATCCGCCCATTTTACTAGGTCGATGTGGAGGACACTATCATTATCATGATAATATTCCCATTCTTCATCATCACCATAACCACCATATATCGTTCTCTGGGTGAAATGATAAGCTGAATTAGTATAAACAGTTTTTATTTCGTGACCAGAATCTTTGATGCTTTGTGATAATTTGCGTGTCAGCTTTGCAGCTATACTTCCTGTTACTCCTAATAATACATTCATGTCAATTCCCTAAGTAATATTTCATAGTGTTTAAATACTTTTGAAACCTTTGAAGATATAGATAACTCTTCAACGATTTCAGAAACCGTCATATTCTTAGCAGAGACTATGTTACCATCATCGGCTTGGAATATTAACTCTCTTTTATCATTTCCCTTTCGAAGTTCTGTAAGATCATTGTAAACCACAGCGTCAACATATTTCAACTGTTTCTTTACTGCTTCATATTTCTCTTCATAAGTCGGACTTACAAGTAATTTGAAACCGACTATAAAGGCTTTGGGTGCTAGTTCTCTAAACGATTGAAGCACCTTTTCACCTTTCTTGAGTTTTATAGTAAGTTCATCATTATCGGAAGAAATTTTACCTTCTGTCTTATCCACAATATAATCAGATATTGCAGCAGCAGAAAGAATCAAATCGGGTTGTTCCTCTTTGATAAGATCTTTAACTTTTAAATAGTCATAGTAATCTTTATATGCAACGTATGTAGGATTCACCACATTATCTTTTACATATAAATATTCAGGTCTATCGCTTCCCTTTTCGTGGAAGAAGATTACATCATTCCCATTTTTTGTAAATTCGTTGCATAATTCCTTACCATATCTTCCACTGGAAAAATTCCCAATATGTCTTACATCGTCAATTGGAACTTTGCAACCGCCGCTTGTTATTAATACTTTCATAATTACATTGTTAATAGTTTTACAGGATGATGCTTATTTCTAAGTGCTTCAATTAAATCATTTGTGGGATCTTCCAACCACTCTGGTCTATCATATCTAGTCTTCCAAGGTTTCCACCCAACGACTGGATCATATTTAAAATTCCATTTCTCAAGATGTAACATCACGTTACTATGTTCTGGAATATCTGGTCTGATTTTCTCTTTAGGTAATACAGGAACAAGTTCTCCAATCTTAGTACCCATTTTAACGAATTCACCAATCTTTAGATCACTTTTAAGTTCGCCATATACAAAATATTCAGTATCGGATTTGATTGTTACGGCTTGAGACAGATGCCAATCATGACCCACAGATGGTCCTGTGAAGCGTTCATTGGATATTACCACACCATCCTTCATGGCATAAACCCAATCTCCTTCGTTGCCGTATAAATCAATTCCTTCGTGGAAGTTATATTTTCTAGCGTGTCCAAAAGAACCCGGATGTGCGTTAATTGGAAGACCTCTATTGTTTGTATGAATGTTTAATGGATACCACATGTTCGTATTGTATTTCGGTTTTAATTAACGGTATTTGACTCTTTGAAATGAATAACCCAAGAATACACCATCTTTAAATTTTGATGTAATTACATAAGGTTCATCACTATTATATTGAATAAATCTTAGAATAGGATTTACAATACATTTTAATTTCGTTCTATGTGTCATGCGGAAGTGAAAGGATTTGAACCTCCGTATCCTTTGAGGGATAGCCTTAATTTAGCAAATTAGCACAATAACCATACTCTGTCACACTTCCAATACTTTTAGCAATATTCCCATTTTTCATCAACCCACTTATATACACCCATTGGTGATGTATGGCAGTGTATATCTTCTGGTTCGTAATGGATACCTACTCTACCTTGATATTTGTCCCAACACTTACCATTTTCGACAACAAGACCTAACCTACCGTTAATCATGACATCATATGTAATTATTGGATTACCAAGTGTAGCTCTAACTTGAGGAATAAAACATTTAGGGAATTTAGAGTTATCCTTAATTTTTCCTTCGTCACCCCATCTAAAACACATGTCCTCATATTCTTCCAATTTTTGGGATACATATAATTTCAATTCTGTTGGGGTGTCTTCCAGATATCCACTGGAGAAATTTACAACACGTTTCCATTTATCTAATAGTTCTTGATCTGTCTTCATAATTTTAAAATGTGGCGGGTGATAAAGGAATCGAACCCTATACCTTTTAGAGTATGCCGGGAGTTCAAATCCCGTTTGTCGCCTTGACGCTATCACCCATGTTATTTTTTCTTTAAACGATCTCTCATCCAAGGTTGAACAAATTTACCACGCTTATCCATAATGTCAATCGCTGTTTGGATATCAGGTTTATAATTACCTTCAAAAATATGTTCAAATAAATCACCAACACAAGGTCTTTCATCATATTTTAAACCAGATTCAAAGGTTTTCCTTAGTTCAACACAATCCATACAAGTTTTAAAAGTTCCCCATCTTTCATCCCATATGGCTGTGAAGTAATGATACTTTTCTTTATAGAAAATTCTACCACCACACTCACAACAGGTATGAGGTTTTCTGGATATTCTGTCTTTGCTTGTATAGGCTTTTGGATAGTCGGACATATACTGTATTATACTTCGGTTTTAATTAATATGGTAGAGGGAGAGGTATTCGAAACCTCTCTGGGTGGATCAAAACCACCAGTGCTAGACCATTACACTACCCCTCAATTTACATGCGGAACATGACGGATTCGAACCGACGATAACCCGCTCGACAGGCGGGTGCATTAAACCACTATGCTAATGTTCCTTTATATTATAATTCGGTTTTAATTAAAGTCAAGTTATTTATGTTTAGATTAAATAATAACATGTATTCAAAAGATCGAGAAAATATTTCCCTGTTATATGAAAAGATGTGCTGGGATGGGTATGTTAAACGTGGCACAAAAATTAAAGATGGTAAGACCGTTAATAACTGTGTTGAAGAGGAAGAAGTAGGAGAAGAGGATGCAGAAGAATGCACCAAAGCTACTGGGAAAACATCATCTGATCGTAAGGGTAAGAAATGGACTAAGTGTGCAACACAACCAGATGGAAGTGTTAAGAGAATTCATTGGGGTCAAGCTGGTGTAAAAGTAACTGGTAAAAGTGGTAATACAAAACGTAAGAAATCTTTTAGGGCTAGACATAATTGCGATAATGCTAAAAAGGGAAGTCCACAGCAAGCTGCCTGTAATGATTGGTGATTCTTTATCTATAATCTCTATGTAATTCGTAAAACATTAGTTCGGATAATTCTGGATCAATGTCTTCTCCCCAATCGACAATGATATTGGGATCTATTTCCATTTTCCAATCACCGTCCAGTTTTATCTTACCTTCTGAACTTACTATAACCTTTTCCAACTGGATTTCAATTGTTGGAATTTTCTGTTTCATAATGTGTCCCATGTGTCGGAATCGAACCGACCTACTGCAAATCTTCAATCTGCCGCTTGAACCAAATCAGCTACCATGGGTTGTGTGGGCATGGTCAGATTCGAACTGACACTTTATGCGTTCTAAGCGCACTTTCTCTACCGTTGGAATACATGCCCAATAGAAATCTTATGTGGAGCTAGTCAGAGTCGAACTGACGAAAACGATTTGCAAAACCGCTATTTTACCGCTAAATTATAGCCCCTTTTGTGAGAGATAATGGGATCGAACCACTTTTTCCAGATTCGTATTCTGACGTTATATCCATTCTACTAATCTCCCTATGGTTGTGATGGTTGGACTCGAACCAACGACTTTCCACTTATCAGGCGGATACTCTAACCAACTGAGTTACACCACATTTACAATCAATGAGTTACGGAGCCGAGTGAGAGAATCGAACTCTCGTCAAGGGGTTACAAATCCCACGTTTTACCATTAAACTAACAAGGCTACTTACAAAAATACATTACTGCGAAGAAAACTAACCATATGATAAGTGTTCCAATTGTTCCAAATATCATTTCAGCCAATCCAGTAAACCACCCACTACTACACTCCATCACGGATCTTACCATAAGTAAAATCCACACTACATTCACCACTACTGGTATTACCCATACTCCTATTGTAATTATCATAATTTAGTTTACACAAACTGCATTAAATTTTTCATCTTCATATAACTCTTGTCGAAATTCGCAGTCTTGGTAGCGTCCAGAACTAGGTGTATGATACACAGGTTCAAAACTGTTACCCTCTGCATCTGCTGATGTCACCACCAACGCATCTTTCATTTCTGGATTTTCCTCTACAAATTCTTGTAAATTTTTTATGTATTTTTCTAATGTCATAATTTATTTTGTTGTTCTCTGATTTTTCTCAATTTAGCTAAAAGATTATTTTCTTGAGTCTTTAGGGCTTTTGCTCTGGTGGCTTTATTTTTAGCTTCTTCGGTATCCTTAGCTGTTTTGGAAAGTTCTTTCCACTCGTTCCATTCGGATAACAGTTTTTCGTATTCTTTTTCTTGATCTTCTATTTCCTTTTCACTCAAGGGTATTTTCAAATACAGTTCCATGTGACCATCATCACCATATCCACCATATTCATGTCTTACGAGAGCATTTTTAAATTCACCACCATGTTCTTCAACCCAACCAATCAATTCAAGAAGTGTTTGATCTTCGTATAATTCTAATGAATATTCCTCATATTTTTTGGTATACTTGTGAGGCTTTAGATATTTCACTAACTTTCCTCTTTCAAATGCTATTGGATATTGATTTTTCATTGTGGAGCGGATACTCAGAATCGAACTGAGGTATACTGAGTGGAAGTCAGTCGCTTTACCATTAAGCTACACCCGCTTTATCTTCACCTACCCAAAGATAGATTATCTACTATTCTTACTTCACTATTTTTAAAAGTCCAGCATTCACCACTTTCGTTAATGAACACTACCCACATTAGATCATGCTCCTGTGAATAATCAATAACCAAATGTGCAAATCCTTTTCCCTTTGGTGTTATCAACGGGATCGTTGGGTTGAGTTGAACTATCATATTAAGTATTATTTTTAATTTCTAAGTATAGTTTAGCACCACACATAATTAGATCCTGTGCGTCAGATTCATCCCAACTTTCTGATTGAGCCATATCATACATACTTTCTAGTATGTCCATCATTTGTTTGAATGTGTTTAAGTTTTCTAGGTTCATAATTTTATATCCGCGCATCTGGACTTGAACCAGAACAGTCCGATTCACAGTCGGAGACTTCTACATTAAAGCTATACTCGGTTTTTGGTGAGAGTCCCCGGATTTGAACCGGAAAGACACCAGATTAAAAGTCTGGGGCTTTACCTAATAAGCTTCACTCTCATAACACCTTCCGAATTACGCTTCATAAAACAATATTAAATTTATGATCACTCAATTCAATACCTACAATTTAGAGAGGCGCGGAAGGTTGAATTATTATAGTTCGGTTTTAATCATAAGGAATGTCTTTATAATGATTATTATAAAGTTCTTCATTGATTAACACCATAATACCCTTAGCCATTCTGATATATTCATCTTGAGCAACTGAATACGGATTACTATAATTTCTCTTTGGTTGTAGATTATTCCACATACGTTCCATCTGTTCATTCCATTCAGGTTCTTCTTCATGGAACATATAAAGTGTCTTTGCGACATGTAGTATATTATCGTTCATATGCGTATTATAGTTCGGTTTTAATTAATGTCAATTGATATTCGAACTCCGAATTGAATATTTTAAATTTGTAAAATGGGTTCTAAGTATTAAATACTATTATGAAGAATGAAATTTTAGAACTTAGAGAATCTGGAAAAAGTTATGATGAAATTGTGAATATATTAGGATGTTCCAAATCTACTGTGTCTTATCACTGCAATCCAAACGTCAGAAATAAAGCGATTAGAGATGCTGTGGAATATAAAAGTAGAAAAAGGGAGAATTTACCAACGAAATCATCTAATGATGTGAATTGTTATTGCTTGAATTGTAATAGCATTGTAATGAAAAGGAGAAATTGGTCAAAGAATAATAGAAAATTTTGCAATAAGGAATGTGAATTAAATCATAAAGAGAATACATTACTTAATGATTGGAAATCAGGAAAGCATTGTGGATATGTGCTGAATAAGAATCTAAACATCTCATCATTTGTCAGAAGATATATTAAAAATAAATTTAACAACGAGTGTGTCGAATGTGGTTGGAGTGAAAAGAATCCGTATTCTGATATTTCTTATTTAGAAATACACCATATAGACGGTGATGCATCTAACTGTATAGAGGATAATTTAACGCTACTATGTCCAAACTGTCATTCTTTAACTGAAAATTATAAGTTTCTGAATGATAAATCTAGCAGAATTAAAAGATAGTGGTCGGGAACTCGGAATTTGAATCCGAACAAAAACAATCCAAATGTCTCATGCTACCAAGTTACATCAATTCCCGTTATCAACACAATTATTTCATGTCGCTGTGTAATGACGACCCAATTTATCTCCCGTTTATATATTCATAATAGTCAAAACATTTTTCGTTATGACCATTTTCTTTTCTAATCCATTCTCTAAAAGAAGTATTAGCAATTCTATTAAAATATGAGAATGGATTAGTTTCTCTATCCAAGTTGAACTTTCTTTCGACTAATGCTCTCTTCATATGAAAGATACTTTCGAATACCATTTCATCTTTCCAATGTTTTGAATATCCTCTGAATCTTTCCGTTTCTAATAAACCTAAAGTAATTTCTTTAAAGAATATAAGAAGTTTGGGATTTAAATCCCCACACTTATAATAATCCGAAATCATTTCAGTGAATATTTTATTTTCTATATACATAACACCAATTGATTATTTCTTATGCTGACAAGGTAGGGATCGAACCTACGACCTAGTGATTAACAGTCACCCGCACTGCCGCTGTGCTACTCGTCATTTGTGCGCGTTTTATTTTTATTCTCTTTGGACTTATCACGCTTTTGTTATCCAAATCAGTTGGGAGCTACCCAACAGCCTTTTATCAATACCTTTCAATTTTATCACATTTTTTGCACCATGCTTCGCTGTATGTAGCTTCCCATTCATGGTCACAGTCTTCTAATCTCTCAATTCTTTGAAAATCTGTATCTATCGTTTCTCCTACTTCTAATTTCATTACATGATCATTCCAGAACCATCTAGCATCCATAGTAGATCCTTTTATACCACCATACTTTAACCAATCTGGTGCATCATCTTCAGAAAACTCTTTAGATGTTCCAAAAGTTAAATGTGTCATTTTGAATCTAAACATACTGTTGATAAAGCCATGATTCGAACATGGTAAGGTCTTTTGTTTCAGGCTACCCTTTTCCTGTTGGCGTTTGAGACTTCATTCGTGCATTACGTTGAATGTCATTTTACCCATTAATTAATCCCTTTCGAGATCCTGATTTTCAAGTGGGAATCAGGAACCAACTACTCCAAGTAGCCACTTTATCATGTGCTAAGTATGGGATTCGAACCCATGTAAAGTTGTTTTAGAGACAACCGCATAACCACTCTGCCAACTCAGCTTTAGCTATCCCGAAGGATAACTCGGTTTTAATTAATGTCAAGCACTAACTTCAACCTGATTGAACCATTTTTCAACTTCCTCATCGAAAGTCTTACCATATCCTAGTCCACCAAATTTCGTAGCCAACCTCTTCACCTCTTTTTTAATTTGGTTCATCTTGTAGACATCGGTATATGTCTTGGATTCAATAACTTTATAAGGAACTCCTCTTAGAAATCCATAAGCAAGTTGTGCTGCTCTCGCCGCATATCTCACCTCTACAGTTCTATGAGCTTGTAATTTCCTAAAATCCATTGAATTATTCCATTCTTTAATTCCACATGGTAATTCAACCTTTCGGCATTCGTCACTCCACGATCTAGAATAGATCTTCTGTTTGGATTTTATTCTAGTCTCTTCAAGGCGTATATATTTCGCCTCTTGCGCTAGTTCCTTAACTCTTACACGCAATCCACGAAGGAATGCACCGTCTTTATATGCTGATGTTGCGGCATCAGCTACCTATGTGTTTTTCATAACGACATTCTTATTTAATCTGTAATGTAACATAAATCCCATCTTTCACAAACAAAATTGAAACTAGCCTTGATAAATTCTCGCATTGTTTTATCTGGATTATTTGGCTCAATAACTTCAAACCAAACCCCCCTAAGTTCTGATAAGTATGAAAAATCTTTTATAAATTCCTGTTTCAAAGAATTATCAGGCAATAATAATAAACCCTTTGAGTAATTTTCTATATTTATTGCGGTGTGGAAATCATTTTTTCCCTCTTCAAGATCAACAATGGTAGTATTGTTTTTTGTTCTTATATAATGTGTCATAATTTTAATTGGTGGAGCTATGGGATTCGAACCCTCATCTCGTTGAGTTACAACCAGACCCTTTCCGCTTACGGTCGCCCCTATATATTTTGACATTGTAAGAGGTTTATGAACCTTTTATTACTAATGCTCATATCCATCCTAACCTTTCATCCAACTCATAACACTGTGTATAATCCACAATCCAAAGAAATTGTTGTATTTGTTTATGATTGCTTGAATAATAGGAGAAAACAATGTGGGTAAGTGTGGTGTCGATCCACTCCCCCGAAGGGACAGAATTTACAGTCCTGCTGTCGGAGCCGCCGACTTTACTCACCCATAATAAATAACTTATTACTAAACTCACTCTCTAAAAATTCAACCAATTCTTTTCTGGAAAACCATTCGTATTGATCAGAAATCGCAAAAAGTGTTTTAATCTTTTCTGGTTCAAGCATTGTGTAAATACTCTTCCCATATTTGTTTTCCAATGCTTTAAAATCATTTATTACAAATTTAGCATATTTGGAACATGAAACTTTTGTAAGTAATCTATCACCATTAATTGTTGTGTAGATAATAAAATCTCCACCCTCAACCCATTGGAATAATACTATTAATAGATTATAAAGATTTTTAATTTTTTCGTTCATTTTAAGCCTGTTTTCTTAACGTCATAGACCAATGCTTCCTCATCATTCAAGATAAATACATCATCAATTTTCAGTTTTCTATCGTTTAATCGTATAGCACCTTGCACCAAATCTCTTCGAATTTGTGCTTTAGATTTATCTATATCCCAAACAGTTTTCCACACCCATTGAACTACATCGACAACACTGCAATATTTCATCTATTATCTCCACTTCCACTAATAACACCTCTAGCTTTTCTAGAGGATAACTTAGCTAGATTCATCTCAGCAATTTCTTGGAAAGTGAATCCAAGATCATCCGCTAGTGCTGCAATATACCAAACTGTATCACCAAGCTCTTTGGCAATCTCTAATTTAATTTCATCGGTAAATTCTCCATTGTTATCACGTAGGACTTTCTTAACCTTGTCAGCAACTTCACCGGATTCACCTGTAAGTCCTAATGTTGGATAAATTATATTATTTCCTGCACCATAACCTTTGGTGGTTAATGCTTTTTGTTGGTATTCATTTAGTGTCATATATATATTTTAAAATTTTGGTGCGGCTAAAGGTAATCGAAACCTCTATGATTCACTTTACGGAAAAATCATAATCCCATCGTTAACACGCATTATGGTAGGAGGGGTGGGAGTCGAACCCACGATCTTCGGCGTATGAAGCCGTTGCCTTAACCACTTGGCCACCCTCCAGTTATATGATGCGGGTGTAGGAATCGAACCTACCTCTCAGCCTTATGAGGGCCGAATGGTCAAACCAGACCACTTACCTGCGATTATATGTTGCAGCGATGGAATCGAACACATCTCTGTAGGTTATGAGCCTACCGTAGTCACCAGACTACCTCACCGCGATTATGTGGCATATACTAGAGTTTAACTAGTCTCTCCAACCGTTTAAGTGGCTGGCGAAGTCACCGACTTCTTATATGCGAAGCACTCCCACGGGGAATCGAACCCCGATTTTTTGGATGAAAACCAAATGTCCTAACCGTTAGACGATAGGAGCTTTACAAACCGGATTTTACTCCGGTTTTAATTAATGTCAATCGTTTTTTATTAGTCTTTCACCACTTTCAAGATTTTCTGGTAATCTTAGTTTCACCATTGTAACGAAAAAGGCTTCCGTTTTGTGGAAGCCTTTATATTTCGGTTTTAATTAATACAAAAATACGACTTCCTCAACAACCATCAAACGGGTTATTGCCGATATACATTCCTTTTTGTTCTGTTCGTGACATTTTTGTTAAAGTTATTTAGTCTTAATGGATTTATTTTTCTAAAATTTTAGACCATTTCTCTGTTGCAGACTGAGCATTTAATACTTTTTTATCATCTTCCGTAAAGGTTGCAGCCCTAGAATATGAATCCATAGTGGTAGCAGCCCTCATGTTTTTCATTTTAGATCCTAGTGTGTGCCAAGCCTCTTGGTTTTCAACCAGTGTTACAGTTGACGTATTACATCCCTTAATACCCCATGATTCAGCCTCTTCCACAGATTCCAGACTTGCACCAATGAATTGGAATTCCCATTTATACGTATTGGATTGTTCATCAATAAGTTTCTTAATTTGATCTTTTTTAAATTCTGTAGATGCATTCTCATAACCGTCAGTCTGAATAACCATAAGAACTTTCATAGGGCGATCTTTCTCATCGAGTTTAGCAAGCTTCTCACCAACGGATACAATGGTCTTTCCAATAGCATCTAATAGTGCCGTACCACCTCTAGGATTCACTGATAAAGTTTCCTTGACATCTTTAATGTCTGTAAAATCCTCCAATAGATCGTATTGAGTGTCAAATGCCGCTACAGTAAATGTGCATTTACCTTCAGCTTCTTTATTCTGTTTTACGAGTTCTGCGTATCCTCCTTTAACGTCACTCCAACAAGAAGACATACTTCCGCTTCTGTCGATGACCATACTGATGTGTGTGTAATTTGAATCCATACACAAGAAATTTACCACACATTTTTGGATTGTCAACTCACATTATCGAAATAGTTTCGATGTGAGAACCTAGATAGTAGTTGAATAATTCCGAATAATTAATTCCTAATTGTTGAATGTATTCGTTGGCAGTATCTTCATCCTGAAGTCTGTAAGTTCCCCCGATTTCATTTCCCCAAGCTTTTTTATTACTAGATTTTAAAAATCTTGGGGGATCGTTGAACGAAAGTTCGCCATCGGATAATAGATACTGAGCAAAACATTCATATATGAACTCACCTGTTCTGGGTAACTTCTTCATTCTAGCACTACGAAACTTACCAATAGACTCTAATAAATTTCTAACTACGTAGTCATTACTATAAATTATATCTCTTGAACTAAATCCTCTATATCTATCAGTGTCAACTCCATAAGCTTTTAAAATACCTATTAGGGAATTGTTGATTTCTTTTTCAAAGTATTCTATAGAGTTATCATTATATTTTCTACGAAAGGTTGCTGCAAAAGAATGTCCGATCCTATGAGCAATAGTCCAAGGTGTTAGGGGAACTCTTTCCGCAGCAGCATTACCAGTGAAGATAATTGTAATATCATTCTCGTCTGGTGTTGGAAAATCTTTACCGACCGTTAAACCCAATCGTCTCTCTAACTCTTGGGGTGTAACCATCCCAGTTTCATTTTCTTTCCAAGCATTGGTATTTTTTAGAAAATATAAATTAAAATCCCAATTACCAATTCTATTAAATTTTTGCTCTAACTTTCTAAGTCCAGATGGCGAACTTAGAATTCCAATGGATTGTTTATCATACCCATGTCGATTTTTCTTATTATCCCACTGTCCAATCTTTTGTAAGTTGGATAGTGCCATTTCGGATAGGTAGGATTCTTTAAATCCCGATTCCATCTTCTTGAGTTTAGTATAATACTTCGGGTCTTCCGCCAAATGATGCTTTGCAATAATTTCAGCAGTCTTAGCATCCGTAGTATGTTCCTTCTCAATGGCTATCCCCATCCTAAGTTGTTCAGGATCGTAATTAATACTGTCATCAACACTTTTGAAGGTGTTCTCTGAAAGATAAAATTCTTTAAAGGATTTCATTTATATCCCACTTTCTGAAGAAATCTCCTAAGATAGTGTAATGCCCTCTCACCACGATCAATGGTTTCTTTCATTTGTGGGTTTTGAGTCGAAAATAACATCCATCCTTTTTTGGTATCTTTTATTTTAATCAACCCTTTAGACTCAGCATCCTTCATCATATTAGTAACCGCTTTTACATCACCATGACCCGACTTACCTTCATAAATTATTTCAGTATAATCCTTTAAATCAAATTTAGAAAACGTATTAGATTCTTCGACAATAGTTTCCTCTATACCCGAATCGAGCATCTTCTCATACAAACTTGTTAAACTTTTTCTCATAATCCTTTTATTTCTTGTTTTAATTTTCCTAAATGTAATATACCTGATTGATCTAGACGATTCTTCGAATCCAGATGTCCTATGTGTGTCTCAATCATTTTTAATACAGTATTTTTACTAATCATTTGATCCTCTTCCTGTTCAAATGGATTTTGACCGCTCGCTTGACTTACAGCTAAGGCATTAGATGGTGAGTCGCCAGCACCGAAGATACCCTTCATTCTTACACTATCCTTAGTTTCCCTTGCTGGTAACATCCCACGGGCATCACCAGGTCTATTTGGACTACCCAGACCCCAAGATTCCGTATATAATTTACCTATGTCATTAATCCACATATTACTATTTAATAGATTGGCAATTACTTATATTTAGTTCCATGGATATGATCTTTTCAGTTCCGATAATTCAAAATTTTGAGGATAAATAACTCAGGCGAATGGATTGACTTTGATCTACCTTCCCCTACAATCAACTTTAGATAACTATGATAATTGAACCAGCACCAGCACAACTCAAACTTTTCGATGAACAGATTAGCCGCAAACCAAACAGATATCCATGGACTGAGACATTTATAGAAGCAATGCATAATGGCTTCTGGACGGATAAGGAGTTCTCATTCAAATCCGATCTACACCAATTTAAAACTGTTCTAACAGAACAAGAAAAAGAAATCATAATTCGAACACTATCCGCAATTGGACAGATTGAAGTCGCAGTGAAAACCTTTTGGGCTAAACTTGGCGAGAATTTACCACACCCATCTTTACAGGACCTTGGTTATGTTATGGCGAATGTTGAAGTTATTCACAACAATGCATATGAACGTCTTCTATCAGTATTGGATATTGAGGATATTTTTGAGGAGAATCTAAAACTTGAATGGATTCAAGGTAGAGTTAAGTATCTTAGAAAGTATACACATAAATTTTACAAGGATTCTAAGAAACAATACTTGTATGCGCTTATACTATTCACACTATTTGTAGAAAACGTATCGTTATTTTCACAATTTTATATTATTAATTGGTTTGCCCGTGAGAAGAATGTATTAAAAGATACCGATCAACAAGTAAAGTATACTAGAAACGAAGAAAACATTCATGCACTAGTTGGAATTAAACTTATTAATACAATTAGAGAAGAATATCCAGAACTTTTTGATCAAGAACTTTTGGGGAGAATCGCACATGAAGCTGAACAAGCTTTTGAATCCGAAAGTAAAATCGTAGATTGGATGGTTAATGGTATTAATGAACCCGGACTGTCTGCTCCAATCTTGAAGGAATTCATTAAAAATAGAATCAACGAATCGTTAACCCAAATAGGACTTGACAAAGTATTCGAGATAGACTATGATCTTCTTAGTCCGACAGAATGGTTCGATGAAGAATTGTTGGGAAACAATATGGTTGATTTTTTCCATGGTAGACCCACGGAATATTCGAAGAAAAACCAATCATTCGGTGAGGAAGATTTATTTTAAATTATTATGAGAGAAGACTATTATTGGTTAAACAAGGACTCTAGGAAATTCCTAGAACGTGGGTATTTATTAGAGGGTGAAACCGCAGAGGGTAGAATAAAAGATATTGCAAAAGCAGCAGAGAAATATCTAAAGATTGCGTATTGGGAGAAGAATTTAGTTCCAACATCAAAATGGGATGAGTGGGACGATTTAACATATCCTGAACATATTAGAAATTTTTCTAATAAATTCGTCGGATATATGAAGAGGGGGTATTACTCCCTTTCTAGCCCCATATGGAGCAATTTTGGAAGGGATAGGGGTCTACCTATCAGTTGCTTCGGAAGTTATGTAGATGATACTCTGGAGGCTATTACAGGCTATAAATTAGCCGAAGTCTCTATGATGACAAAGTATGGTGGTGGAACCAGTGCATACTTTGGGAAATTACGTGGTAGAGGCTCTGAAATCTCTACTGGTGGCACTTCAACTGGTGCGGTTCACTTCATGGAACTTTATGAGAAGATGATGGATATCGTTTCTCAAGGGAATGTTCGTAGAGGTTCATTCGCTGGATATCTACCAATCGATCATCCAGATATTGAGGAATTTCTAAAAATTAAATCAGATGGACATTCGATTCAAAACATGTCCATCGGTGTTTGTGTATCTGATGAATGGATGAAATCCATGATTGATGGGGATAAACACGCACGTAAGATTTGGGGTCTAGTTATTAAGAAGCGTTTTGAAACTGGATATCCATATATCTTCTTCTCAGATAATGCTAATAATCAAGCACCACAAGTTTATAAGGATAAGGGATTAACAATTCATAACTCAAACTTATGTTCTGAGATTATGTTATCTAATTCAAATGAAGAATCCTTTGTGTGCGATCTTTCGTCTGTGAACTTGGAAACTTGGGACGAGTGGAAAGAAACGGATGCAGTTGAAACACTTGTTTATTTTCTAGATGCAGTAATGTCAGAATTCATTACTAAAACTGAAGGGAAGCCCTTCATGGAAGCACCTAGAGCCTTCGCATTCAATCAGAGAGCATTAGGTATTGGAATTTTGGGATGGCATTCTTTACTACAATCTAAAATGATTGCATTCGAATCGATGGATGCTAAGTTTCTAAATACTGAAGTTTGGAGTTTTATTAAGAATAAAAGTGATTCAGCCACTTCTAAATTATCCTCTGAATTCGGAGAACCACCTTTATTACAGGGTTATGGTAGAAGGAATGTCACAACTATGGCAGTTGCACCCACTACAAGTAGCTCATTCATTCTAGGTCAAGTATCTCCAAGTATCGAACCATTGAATAGTAATTACTTTACCAAGGATTTGGCTAAGGGTAAATTCACTTTCAAGAATCCATATTTGGTATCATTCCTAGAAACTAAGGGGCAAAATACACAAGCAGTTTGGAAAGACATCCTAATTCATGGAGGTTCTGTCCAACATTTAGATTTCCTAACTCAAGATGAAAAGGATGTGTTTAAAACTTTTGGAGAGATTCCTCAAAAGGAAATTATAATTCAAGCAGCACAAAGACAGAAGTTCATCGACCAAGGGCAATCTATAAATCTAATGATACCACCAGATATCAAACCAAAGGATGTTAATGAGCTTATGATCTTTGCTTGGGAGCAAGGAATTAAGAGTCTCTATTATCAGAGAAGCACCAACCCATCACAAATGTTGGCTAGGTCAATTATGACATGTAAATCATGTGAAGGATAATATTATGAATTGGAAACAAACAAATAAACAAAGAATGTCTATGGACACTATGGACGACCCACAAACTATAATGATTAACACGGATGGGGGATCATCCTTAAAATTAGTTGAAAATAATATCTTCTTCTATGAAGATGTTAATGATGGATCTATTTTAGAGCTTAATAAACTACTATTGGAGGTTGATCTAAAGTTACAAAATACTAAGAATGTTTTGGGTGATTCATTCACACCAATCATCCATCTACATATAAAAACAAATGGTGGTGAGATATATTCAGCGTTATCAACACTAGATAAACTATCCAGTCTAAAATCCAAAATTTATACATATGTCGATGGCTGTGTAGCATCTGCTGGAACACTTATAACTATTGCAGGACATAAAAGATTTATGGGTAGACATGCGACACTACTCATACATCAACTATCTGGTGATATGTATGGTAAGTTTTCTGAGATGGAAGACGCTATGGAAAGTGCCACAGCACTGATGAAGTGTTTGAAGAACATCTACAAAGAATATACTAAAATCCCAATGAAGAGATTAGATGAACTTATGAAACGAGATATATATCTCACGGCTCAAGAATGTCTTGAATATGGAATTATTGATCAGATTCTTTGATAGTTGCCAATTTTCTCTCATGCGTTTGTGGCAACGCTTGAGAGATATTATTGTGGGTGTTGATATTTTCGGTAGATACCCAAACGTCACAACGTTGAAGAGATTAGTGGTTGGATTATTCGACATAGAATACAACATCATAGAGCAGGATGTAAGTCCTTTAATTATGTTTTTCGTGTTCTACGAGTGTATCAGCAAGTTTCTCATCAGACCAACCATTAATGAATACTACACGGGGTTTCTCCAGTATCCAATAACCGCTTGGATCGAGGAATGTCTCAATTATTAATCCACTAGCCATAACTTCTGGAAAGTAATCATCGTATTGGCTTTTCTTTTGATATGTTCCGGGCGGTGGTAGGAGTCTCAACCCTTTGGGTAGTATCATATATGGCCCCAACGGCATTGGAACCAGGTCATCGAAATGGTTGGTCATCATTTGACCTTCATACGAGTCATCTATGTAAATCTTAAGCCCACCAGACAGTTTGTACAATAGTGGTCGTTTTCCTCTTACGAAAGGCAACATCTTATCTCTCGCAGCAACCTTCTCAGCAGCAACCTTCTCAGCAGCCTCAGCAGCAACCTTCTCAGCAGCCTCAGCAGCAGCCTCAGCAGCAGCCTCAGCAACCTTCTCAGCCCATTTAACACCACGATTATATTTTTCGTATTCTAAGATCACATCGGCAATTTCCTCATCAGACCAACCATCAATGTTCATCCAACGGGTAGATACCAATGTGATAAAACCGTTTTCGAACTCCTCTGACCATTTCTTGCCTTCGATGGCAAAAGCATCGGAGGTGAGGTATTCTGGTGATTGTGGGAGTTTCAACCCAGCGGGTAGTGTCATGTATAATCCTGGTGGTGCTTGAATCAGTTTACCAACACTGTTTAAAAGCGTTATACTTTCTTTATAGTCATTTATGTAAATCTTAAGTCCCTCCAAAAGTGTGTAGGTTATTGGTCGTTTTGATCTTACGTAATGTAAAACCAACTCTCTCGCAACAGTATCAGTATTAGTATTAGTATCATCAGCCTTGTTATATTTTTCGTATTCTAAGATCACATTGGTAATTTCCTCATCAGACCAACCAGCAATGCTCACTATACGGGAGTTCTCCAATATGATATTTTCAGGTGGTGGGAGTCTCAACCCTTTTGGTAGAACCATATATGGCTTCTCTGGTGCTGGAATTTCGATATTTTCACTATTCATTGTTATGATATTATTTATATATGTTAATCGTAAGTCCATTAGAAAGTTTGTATGATACTACTGAACTTTCTCCATTTATGGTAGACAAAATGCTATCTTTCGCCGCTGACTCATCATTCTTCGGGGTCTTCCTCTCATGTAACTGTGGCAACGCTTGGGATACGTTATTATGCGTATTGATCTTTTCGGATGCAGCCATATTGCGAACATCCTTATTCGATTTAGTTAATCTCAAAGGTATATTATTGAAGTGGTGACTATGTGGGTAATTCACAATAAGATTATCCGTCTTATTAGCATACACGGGATACCAAGCACCCCCTACATTAGCTTCTCCTATAACTAACTTACGATTTTCATCTGCTGCAAATTTACCCATAATGATCGTATCCTGCGTTTGCTGAACCTCAAGTGGTGCTGTAACGTGTTGTAGATAAGTCTCCCCTTCAACACTTAAACCACCCCCAACAATAACATTACCCTTAACCCCAAGGGAGGATTCCACATACACCTGTCTATTAGTTCTTAGGGTAATTGTCTTTAATGATTGTAATTCTAAAGAATTCTCAGACGCTATTTGAATACCATGAGATGAGTTAATGTTAATCTTTTTAAATCCAGCCTTTAGAGTAGTTCCACCAAGTTCCATTGGTCCTGTAGTCTTTAAACCTATACCACCACTACCAACAGTTCTGGAAAATTTATTACCTATAACTGCATCATCATTACCACATGGGAAGTTAGATGAATTATCTACTTCCTCCACATGGGGGATATAATCATGATTTTTATATGTTCCGGTTTCGGATACCAACATTTCAAATGGTTGACTTCTACCTTTTTCGTCAATTCTTATAGATGGATAATCATTAAATTCTGCACCAACTTGTTCTATCTTATTTCTTTTCACATAAGATACGTCATCACCCAAGCCCATTTTTTGTTCAATAGCTAAAAGCTTATCTTGAATAGCTAATATAGCTTCGTTAATTTTCTTAGCTGGATCGTTATCAGCCCAATCACCATTTTCGGTTGCGGCAGACTTCGATGCACCAAATTCTAATACACCGGGTGCATTAGATCCGCTACTTCCAGCGGATTGATTAATATCTCTTTCTTTAATCGTTCTCTCTTCTGCTGGTTTAGTTTTACCCTTATCTGGAACTGTTGTATAATCAACAACTTGATCAACATCTTTATTTCGTAGAGGTATACCGGTATATCCAGAGAATTTATTCTCCACCGTATATGTCTTAGATCCTATTACTGGATTGTCATCTCTGGTTCCCGATAAGTCGGTATCATTACCATTGGGATATCCCGAACCACCACGCTTTATTTTAAATTCACTGTTAAGTTTGGCTACTTCAGAATAAGTATCTTTCCATAATTTATAGGCATCTAATTCTGCCTGTGATGCCACTCCTCTTATAGAAAAAGAATTACCTACAACTCTTTCACTTACATCACCACCAGTGAATGTAGTTTTATCGTTACCCACAGTTTCAAATAAGTCGTGGACAACATTTGTCTGTTTATTATTGGTTGCTAACTCCGAAGTTACAACATTCGTTATGTTAATACTAGATCCACTTCTATGTGATAATTTAACCTTTTCCTGTTCGGTTGTGTTGTCTATATCCAGACCACCACCTCTTTGGCTAATTATAAGTCGATTTTTATATACTAATCCCATTAAAATATTTAAGTATTAGTTATCGAAATCTAATGGATACTTAGAACTAATCATTTCTTCATTGTCCGTATTATTAATCATAGACATCTCTCTATAATCCCTATAAACACCAAAATAAATGGGAAAGTTTAGATCACCCTCATAGTGAAATACCCAAACCTTAGACCCAACTTCAGGAACACCAAATAATCCTTTGGATTTATTGACATGGTTTGAAGGTCTATATGAGAAGGAATATGGATTACATTTAACTGAAAAGTTACCGATAGGATTTGAGAAGGCATCTCCAAGTGTAGTTGCTATATTTTCATATAAATATGCAGGGGAAAACGATCCGATATCTATGGTTGGTGATTCTTTGTTTATAACTTCAAATCCATCCACGTAATTACAATCGGAGATGGTTGATATTTCACCATCCTTATAATATCGAAAACTTCCAGATTCACCTACTAGGGGTGAACATTGTTCAGCCCATGGAATACCTTTACAAACTTCTTCAAATAGTTTAGTATCTTCCCAATCACCATTGGTTTTTTTCTCACTTTCTGTTTTCGGATTAGAATTAGTTCCCGGTGACTTTAATATAAAAGTTTCAAATTTCTCAAACCAGTCATCATATGGTTGATTAGTGAGTTCTGGGATATATACCTTAACTCTATTAAGTTTGGCTGGGTCATTATTCTTGACCACAATTCCTCGATAAAAAGAGTTATCAACTCTACGATACTCATTACCACTTCCGCTTCCTCTAACAAACACAATAGTATTTAATCACAAGATTTGTTTGTCCCATTAATCTGAATATTGGGAAATTGGAACTTTTTGATACCATAGAACCAATGAATGAAGCTTTCACTACAAAATTTTTGTAATTGGAATTGTAATCTACCTTTCAACCACCCAACTTTACCAAAATCTTTATGGTAATAAACCGCGAAACCACTTCTAACACCAGTGGACCCATCCTCACCAACTAAGCATCTATAGATTAGATATCCACTATTGTTTATAAATTCTTTAAACTCTTTTTCAGATTTTACGATTTTCACGTTTGGTATATATACACGATCACCACTCTCTAAATAAAATGTAAAATTCTTTGATTGATAAAATGTTTGAGGTTTATAAAGTGATGGTATTGAACCTTTAAACATATAAGTTTCCTGTGCTTCTCTAAATTTAGACCAATCTTGCACTTCCTCCACTTTTTGTGTTGCAAAACAACTTTTTTCAAATTTATCAATCCATTGTTTTACAAATTCTACATCTTCTGGTGTTGCTATATAGTTCTTATCGGACATGTGCATGGTGTAATTAACGGGATAGATGATGTTGTCAACAAAAAACACATCAGAAAATGAATTCTGATGTGTTTAAATATTAAAAAATGGACGAAAAGTGTCTATTTATGCGTATCCTAGTAATCTCAATCTACGTCTATCGGGTGTCATAACGTTTTGAGTGTTGGTAGTACTTAGAGGATCAATAACGGCTGATGTTGATAACCATGTAAATATTGTGTATGTTTTTGGCACGACTTCAAGTAATGCAAATGTTGAGCTATGGAGTGCTGTTGGAATTACAAATCTAGATCCTAAAACATTAACAGTCGATAAAGGATATGACGATAAGTTAAATGTTGAAAGGTTATTGGAAGCAATCGAAATACTCACCGGATTGAAAGCGATTCCCTCTTCAGTTGTGGATAGAGATAATACTACGACTTTTTGTGTTGCAAAAGGTACATTCGCACCAGATAGGAATGTTACACCAACTGCTGATAACGTTGTTCCGATTAAATTAGGTGTTCCTGTTTTTTGAGCAGAAAGGAGTTGTGTACTGAATGTATATAACATACTATTATTTAGTTATTTCGTTTAAATTATTAAATATAAACATGGATTCATTCAAGGAATTATTAAACCATTATATTATAGCAGAAGCGATTTCCCTAAAAAACGCCAAGAAAAAAATGCTATCCAAGAAGTATTCTGGGGCATATAATGATAGATTAGATGAAATTTTTAAGGGTAAAAACAGAATATTTCGAAATTTGAAGATTGATTATAGTAATATCGATAGTCCATTAAAGAGAAAAATAGAAAATTTTTTAATCCAAAAAAAATACCAAATAGATAGTATGGAAGATTATATAAAGGGTATTGCATATAAATATAAAATAGTGGATGAGATTTCTTTCGCTACAGAAGTTGACAGAAAAAATCCACTTAAAATAGGAAAACTTTTACAAAAATTTGAAGAAGATGGGGAGATCGAAGTCACCCACAGAGTTGATGGTAAAAAGACAACTAAAACAGTTACAGGTAAACCATTACTACACGAATTCAAAAATGATCCTATACGATCATCTAACGGGGATTTTGTGATTGTCATCTCCAGACATCCATATGATATTGCTGGAGCATCTACGGACAGGAGTTGGACATCGTGTATGGATTTAGGTCTAGAACGAATTAATTATCCTAAGACGGCACAAAAGGCCGGAATAAACAAAAAGTATATACCTCAAGATATTGATGAGGGAACATTAGTCGCTTATGTTGTAACAGAAGATGAAATGTATATTGCGAATGGGGAACCTAAATGTAAACTTCAAAAACCATTATCTAGGATTTTGATGAAACCCCATAATTCTGATGTAGGGAAGGTTTATACAGTAGGAACTAGATATGGATCTAATTATCCAGAATTTTACCAGCATATAAAAGAGTGGGTGTCTATAAATTTAAATAGAAAATTAACTGGTGGTGAAAGAGTATATAAGAACCCAAAATTATATAATGACGGAGATACTCCAGTTGATTTCGAGTTCAATACTGGGAGTGAAATAACAGACGAAGTGGTTAGTGAACTATTGAATCAAAACAATGAAAAGGAATTAGGAAATCAAATAACATTTGACACTACCAATAATGGACATGTTGTAAATGTGGAGTTGAAAATTACAATCGATTTCGGTAAAGATATAGTCAAACCTTTTGAATATTTAAACGATATATATTCATCATCAGATAATATCCCATCTGAGTATGAGAAACTTGTAGCACATGGAATATTTTCACACTTAAAGGGTAATATGGGTAGAAATTTCAACGACGGTTCACCGAGGGTTACGGTTAATTCATTGGGTGATGGTATTGAGATTGAAATTGATGCGAATATTCAGATTCATGGATATGAAGATAAATATGAACCAGATGAAGACTACATATACGACACTATTAAGTATTCATTACCATGGTTACAGAATATAGACTATAAAGTATTAAGATATAATTTATATAAAATATGTTCCACTTATGATTGGCAAGCATATGATACTAAAAAAATAAATGACATTAATGAAGCATTAGAATTATATAAATCGGCTCTTAATTCTTTTACGACTTGGAATTCTAGTGCAAATATACATTTACAATCTTTAGAGGTTATAACTCCACTGAAGGTTGTGGAGTGGGAAAACTTAGCGATTGGAGGTCTGTTTTACGATCTAAGATCTACAGTTAATGCATTCGAGAGAATATATAGATTTATTATAATGGCTGGAGATAACAACACATATTATTTCAAGAGGGATGAAAGGTATACAGATGCTAAATTTAAGATTTTCTACGAATGGTTTAAGAGAACATTCAATGTAGATTTAGTGAACTATAAAAATGAAACAAAAAGATTGTGGAAAATTACTGATGTATTTGAATTGGTCCGAAAATTAAGGGAATCTGGCGAACCATCAAATATAGAAAAAAGTGAATTGTTGCTGGATATCAGAGAAGAACAGGGTAAAGTTATCAATCACATTGAAAAATGTATAGGGTATATGGGCGAGATTAAGATTTAGTCCATATTTTAGTACGTAAAAAAGGAGGGGATCTTCGGTTCCCCTCCTTTTTGTTTTGATTTATCAGCTTTACTTAGAAATCGTAACTGCTATTGTAATAAATTACAGATAGACACTTACTGATCCCGGTGTAAAGGCAACACCAAGTCCTTTAACGATAATTAAATGGTAATAAAGATTAGCACCAAAAATATTATTAACGATACCGTAACGGGTCATTAGACCAACGCGAGGGGTGAAGTTAATAGGATCGATAGCACGTTGTACCATGATCGGGATATATGGGCAATAGATAATACCAGTATCATAATATTCAGAACCCTTATAACCCATCAGCGCATACTCAACAGGCTCAGTACGAGTCGGTGTGTAGTAGTTGTTAGCAGGATAGTAAGTAGTATTCTGAACTTCAGTTCTTGTATCACGATAGACGGTGAAGCGAGATCCAACGGTTCCTACCTTTGCGATACCAACACCAGCAGTCGAGACTGTGCCATTGATTTCGTAAACCTTAAAATCAGGAAGCATTTCGAGAATGCTACATACACGCGGAGTTGCGATAACAAAGTTAGCAGCACCTCTACGGTTACGAGCAGCCATACGACCAGCTTCGATAATAAGTTTTTGATAGAATGTAAGATTTCTTTCAGCGGTCCAACGACCATCAGCACTTACCGGACTCCAGAAGGAGTATCCAGCCCCAAAACCTGCATTGAATGCGGCTTGAAGCATACGCATAACAACTTCACGGTCGATTTCGGCTTGAATTTCGTAAGACATTGCATTAGTAAGCTCGCCATCGATGTCGATGCCTTGCATATTTTTAATGTCTTGTTCAAGTTCGATACTCCAACGTGTAGCTAATCTACGAGTCCCAGCCTCAACAGAGGTTTTTTCGAATTTCATCTCAATTTGAGGAATGCGTCCAGTAGCTTCGTAGTTCTCAAGTAATTGAGCGACACCACGATCTTGGTTAGCAAACAACCATTCAGCATGTCCAGATAGCGCACTAGATGAAACACCAGTGAAACGGGTATCAAGTAATTGATAACCTAATTCATTGGTAACAGCATTAGCATTACCTGTATATCCTAAACCGGGAGAAGTTCCGCCAGCAGCAGCAGTTTTACCAACACCGTCAACATCGCTGAGAAACTCAGATTGATATTGATAACGAAGGGCAAAAGCCAAACCGACAGGTCCACCCATAGGTTGAACACCGCAAATCTCATTGGAGATTAATTCGGGGAAAGTACGTCTGATCATAGGAATGAGGATTTTTGGAAGACGGGAATCTCCAGCAGCATAATTGTCGCCATTAACCATTGCACCTGGGCCTGAACCCGCAGCAGTCGTTGCGCCAAAGATACCAGCAGATGTGCCAGCTTCTTCTAAACACCATCTCTCTTGGTTTTCCATAAGAATAGCAGTCGTGCGATAAACGTGTTCGTTTTGGATTTCTGCAACATCTTTCGAGCTGTAGTCCAAAATGTCTTTCCATTTATCAACGATTGCGTTGACATTCTTTGGGTCAATACTTTGAGGAATTTTCATATGATAGTTTTCTTTCTATATATTAGTTCAGGTCTTGCGACCTCATAGTTCTTGGTGAAATTATTTAGTACCTTTCCCGCGAGAGAGGACACTAAGGTAATCATTCTTAAGACTGTTATTATTTACCTTTTCTTCTATAACTTTTTCTTTTTTGAAGGAAGTTACAAAATCGGGTTTAATTTCACGCTTATTAATAGCGTCTTCTTTTAAGGTTTGAAGTTTTGATTTTTCTTGTTTATCAAAGAGGCGAACGGTATAATCAAAGTTCTCTTCAATGAACTTCACTGACTTATCAGCTAATGCTCTCTTAAGGAATCCTTTTTTAGATTCTGGGAACTTGGAGATTTTGGATTCAAGTAATGATCCAACTTCAGTTTTTTGATTTTGCTCATAAAGTGCTTTGAACTGTTTCTTGAGTTCAGCATTTTCTTTTTGAAGTTTTGTGATTTGTGATTTACCATCAATCACAGCCTCTTGAACGGATTCTTTCATCATGACAGAATCAACCGCGAGAACATTGCGTAAATTTTCTAGAACATTAAATGCGGTCTTATTTTTAACTGCCTGTTCGATATCTTTTTGATTGACAGATTCTTTAAGAAATTCATCAAGATATGCGCTGATAGATTCAACCATAACTTTTTTAAACTTCTTAGCTTCAACCTTAGAATCTCTTTCATACATCTTAACAATTTTAACTAGTTTAGATGCATTTGATTTATCGACAGCTTCAACAACTCTCTTCATCTTCTTCGCTCTATCGGTATCGAGAGTGGTTACAAGAGTTTCGAGCTTTTCCGCATAGATATCATCCTGTTCGATAAGGGCAGCATCAACGGACAATTTAACCTTGTCATTAAATGCTTCTTCGATAGCAGTAAGGGTTTCTTCGGTCAGAACTTTCTGAACGTCTTCACTGAATAAACTTTTTAGATTTTTCTTCATAATAGTATTTAGAATAAAGGTGTTGAAAGTTCTTGTTCAATTTTACTTTGAAGTTTACACTCAACCGCTTGCTTTATATATTTATCAGCAGCAGCATAGTTTTTTGTTAAAATACTCTCAATAAACTTCTCAATGTTAACATTTTCATCAAAAGTTTTCGACCTTTCGTAAGAACCCTTACTTTTTTTTGGTTTTTCAGTTTTAGTTGCTGGTGCGAAATGTTTTCGTTGTTTCACTTTTGGTGCATCGTATGACACTTTTCCCCCATTCTTATCCATAGCTTTTTTGACTGATTGCTCGTCTTCTTCACCCTCTGTCTTAAGAAATTTCTTAATTTCTTTCTTTGGCATTTCTTTGGCTACTTTCTTAGCAGCACCAGAAACATTAGACTGTCCCTTTTTAGCACCCATAGCAGCACCAAAGAATTTTTTTTGTTTTTCCGTTTTAGATGGCATAACTATATTTATCCTAAAGCGTTAATAAAACGTATTACTTGTTCACGAAGGAACGAATCAACGTCTTTCTTTGGAAGTTTTGAGATTGTTTTTTCGAAATTGTCATACAATTCTTCAAATCTACCTTCCCCATCAACAACGAAACTTTTAGATTCTAAAATACCATTAACGAAAGCTTTTGGATATGATGGATCGGCAACAGCATCAATAGCAACCAGATACATATTCTGAACCAAGTTATAATCACTCGATTCCTTAAGTGATCCTAATGCCCTAGTGGATACACCAATTTTGACACCATCATTAATAAGCGATCTTAAAATTTGCCCACAAGGAGTTGATAAAACTTTTGATTTACCATGAAATCCACCATCAGCTTCATATAGTTCAGTCACCATATGACAAGCTCTTTCTAAATTAACATCTGCGCTTGATGGGTGATTGAGTTCTCCCATTGCTCTACCCGGAATAACCATTTCTTGAATATACCTCTGAACATCTTTACGGGTATCATCAAGACCATACATTCTTTTGTTCTTATTGATTTGGTCACAACCTATGAATGGACCCTTGATGTATAGAGTGGATTGTCCCTTTAGGTTAGCCTGTTCTTCCAAGTATTCGAAGTTATCAAATGCTTGTGGATTCTCGGATATGAGTTTCAATTTTAACGCCATATATATATTTATAGAATAATATTGTAAATCTACTAATTTAATTCTTTTTCAGTTATAATAATGAATTCCATGTCATGTTTTTTGGCGAAGTCCTTGGCATACTTCCACTTATCGAGATTATTCTGATACATGACAGTCTCATATAATAGATTGGCCTTTCGCTTCCCTTTTGTTGATTTGGGTTCTAAAGTCTGTTTATGTGGTTTGATTTCAACTAGATACTTTTTAATTATATCCCCCTCTAGTATTTCCACAAAGTTATCCACATAATATTTGCGATTCTTTTTTTGAACACTATCCCAATATGGTATAACTATAGTTTCAGACGACCATCTCAATATAGTATCTGTCTTATCGCACCATTTCATGAACTTTAATTCCAATCCTGAACGATATATAATATCACCCTTACCTATATATTTGGATGGGTTTTGAGGGTTATAAAACCCTTGGTAAAATTTTGGATTTTTTTTAAGTCCTAATAATCCCATCACACACCACCTAAATCTACTTCTTCTTCAACAACTTCTATTTCTTCGACGACTGGTGGTGTATAAGTTATCTCCGCACTACCGTCTTCTTTAAATGAAACACTATACCCTTCAGGAACACCCAATGGCACATATCCATCCACTTTACTCGCCAAAAATCCCTGCACTTGCGAGGAGTCGGTAAATATTCGTATTGCTTGTTCTCCTAATAGTTTTACCTTAACGGTAGGACTGGTTTCGCCAAACCAAAAAACATCATAAGCTTGTTTTGCAAAGGATTGTAATTGTCTCAATGCGTTTTCGGCATGAGTGTTCATGGCGTTGACTTCTTCAACGGCCTTTAGTTCTGTTGTTTTGATTACGTTATACATAATGATTAATATCTGTTTGTTATCATAACGGGAGCGTTATAATTAATCCCAAGAAATCCAAGACCAGTGATATCTGCTCCTGCCATCATCCCAATTTTGAAATTCGTTCCCAACTGATTTGTTGTGATGACAGTTCCCACCACCAACCCGCTCAAAGTTAAGACTGCTGGACTACTGTAACTACCCAAGTGAAGTGTCACAGTGCGGGTTGAATAATTCCAATTTAGGAAAAATTTGTAAAAAGTAAATGGGTCAACCTCAATGCTAGTGGTTGATATTTTCTGTGCATTTCCCCCCGACACATAAGCACCGTTTCCAACGCTTCCAGAAAGCTCAAACGTATTTGTAGTTCTATTAGCTACCGTAAAGATACCATTTGCTGCGGTATTACCCACGATATTGGTAATTTCCACTTCGTCACCATTCTGGAGTCCGTGTGCGTTTTGTGTTACCACAATCGGAGTTGTGTTTGTAGCTCCCGTGATGTTTGCTCCCGTCGCTGTTCGACCAACCAACCTCACACGGTAAGTATTGTTGATAGGATGTTTGTCCATTCTAATACCGTATCCGAATGTAGTTTGACTTGCGCCAAGCCTAGCATTATTCGTCCCACTCACCCCCATATTCCCCATAAATGCCCTAACAATAATGTCTCTAGCGATAGAGTTGGATGGAGTAGTCAGGTCAAAATTAATAATGCTATTAACCCTGTGATCTATAAATGGCGCACCCCCAGCATTATTCGGTGCTTGGCTCGTGCCGTGTGGTGAGTTGTTCCACATAACGAACTGGACGTAAATACCAGCATCACCGCTCAAAGGTGTTGTTCCAAAATATAGAGATCCATTCGCATTAGCTTGTTGTGCATTGGTTTGACTACCTCCCGCCTGTATCGAGGTGAGAGTTGCAACACCCCTGTAATCAAATAACGAATCCCAGAAAGTGCTTCTAGTCACCACATCATTTCCAGATGATGCACTTAAGACAGGTTGTGCCGTAGCAGTAATAGGATCACTAAAAGCAAACCCTGCACCACTACCAACAGCATCAAAAGTAACCAGACCCGACGAATTGACCGTGGTGCTTAGGTAATTGGAAGCATCAAAACCTACACGTAGTTGTTCTGTTGTGGATATGGTGTGGAGTTTGGCGGAAGGTGATGTGGTTCCTATGCCTAGATTTCCTGTAGAGCTAAAATATCCCCAAGAGGTTCCACCGCCACTATCAGTGAATTTTAATCCACCACCGCTCACAGCACGAATCTGACCGCCAACACCAGAGTTGAATAATGCAATAAAGCCCTCCGCACCCGCACGGTCTACGCGAATACCAGCACTAGCCCCCGCTAGGTCTAGTGTATAAGAAGGAGTTATACCTATACCAAGTCTTCCTGCGCTATCCACTTGAAATGTGGATGTTCCATTAGAGGATTGTAAGTCTAAGAGTGTATTTGTGATACCAAAGGTGCTTCTAGCCACAAGTTTGGTTCCTGTTGTTGGATTGGTTCCAATGCCAATATTGTCATTATACCTGAACCCAGCACCAGCACCAACAGCATCAAAAGTAACCAGACCCGACGAATTGACCGTGGTGCTTAGGTAATTGGAAGCATCAAAACCTACACGTAGTTGTTCTGTGGTTCCTAAGCTGTGAAGTCTCGCGGAAGGTGTTGTCGTTCCAATACCCACATTCCCATCTGAATTGAAACACAGCAGTTCTGAATAACCACCAGCATTTAAATCATAGGAAAACGCAAGTCTTGAAGAAGCTGGGTTGCCACTGGTTGGTATTGCTTCTGCCGTCCAGTTTACCGTGCGTGAAGCTGCCGCACCAGTATCCCATACGGTTCCAGACCACCTACTTCTAGGAGAACGCTGAACAGGTATAAGGTTAGTTGCGACAGTCGTGTTTGTGCTTATAAAACCGTCAGACGAAACGTTTGCAAGGTTTCGAGTAAGTGTGAACGTGTTGTTACTGGTGATACTACCCGCTCCAGATATGGTTCCGTTGATAATAAGTGAACCGTTGGTTCTCACGGTTGAGTTAAAATAAGCCTCTTCAGAAAATTCTGAGCGACCACCGACAAACATTTGAGAATCAACGGTAAAGGAGTCTCCATGGTATTTTAATTGTGGATCTGTTCCAAGTTCATAAACAACTCTCGCAGAACCAACCACATAAGCTTTATTTTGATTACCGTTAAAATAGATACCTTGCGGAGCAGTTTCAGCAGTAAATGTAAATCCAGTGGTGAAAAAAACCGCTGTCGAAATATCGTATGGTGATGACAAACGATATTCTGTGATATCGTCCCCTGTTGCACCTATGATATATAGTCGAGTGCCGTCACTATTGAAGCTTAATCCTGTTGGAACTGTTTCTTGTAACACAACGGAAAATCCTTGAATATAAGTCGCGGTTGCGACACTCCAAGGTGTCGATAATGTGTATTCAAGCACAGTATCAATAGTAGATCCAACAACATACATCTTTGTTCCATCTGGTTTAAAATCTAGACCTGATGGTGTAGTCTCTCCTTGTCCAACCAAACGACTGGTAACAAAGGTCATTCCAGTAAGAACCCAAGGAGACACCAAATTGTATTCGTTGACATCATCACCTTGACTGCCAAGCATGTATAGCTTCATCCCGTCTGGAGATATATATAGATCATTTGGAGCATTGTCCTGTGCGGCAACAGAGAGATTACCATACGAAAACACTGCGGTTGTTACATCCCAAGGAGTTCCTAAAGTATAAACATTTATGCGATCTCCACCCGATCCAATGATATACATCAAAGTTCCATCAGGCTTAAAGAATATACCTGTTGGGCTTGATTCTTCTACCGCAACTGAAAATGTTTTGCCAGTTAGATACCAGTTTCTAACATCATTTGAAGGTCGAAGGAAACTGGTCGAATCGTTAAAACGATTAGCGTCGGAAGTTAAATCTCCTTGTAAGGATATATTATTAGCACTAATACTACCCGTTGTAGTGACATCATGCGTTCCAAGATTGATGTCTTTGGATGCTCCAACATAAGGTATATAATTGGTTAGCTGAACATTAGTTGGTAGAGGTAATAACACTCGCACGGGTGTATCGCCCCCAAACATAAAATTGAATACAGGACTACTTCCACCACCAGAACCTACCAGAGTTCCATATAATTTCAATACAAGTCTGTCAGTATCAATCCAATCGCTGGTGTTCAGTAAAAGCGATGCGTCATATTCTTCATATATTGCCGATGCAACTGTTGCGGTATTGGAACTCACCCCCAATAAAGTTTCAACACCACCTATAGATCTTTTATAAGCATGGAAGTGAAAAGATGCATTTTTATTAGTGCCACCAGACACCTTTTTAATATTACCGATAACGGTTAAATTAATCGTATCAACTTCACCTACGATCAGATCAGGTGCGGAAATCAAGCTGGATATAAATACATCAGTCCCCGTTATATCCCCCGTGGATACATCTACCGCCACTGCATTATAGTCAATATCTGTAACACTCGCAACCATTTTAGAATAACCAGCTATGTCACTCGCTGCCGTTGTGGGATATAAAACAAGATTTGATAAAAAGGCTTCTTCTGTTATATAAGTATTACTATCCAGAGATCCATCTCCTTTCACAAAATCCGAAGATGTGCCACCTGTGGTAACGAATGCAGATGCCTCTATTACTGATGTGAGATGAGCCGAGTTGGCGGAAAGAGTATTAACCTTTATTGAATTATTGGTGATATTACCCCTAGATGTGACAATATCTAATGTATCATTTTCTGATGGATAAGGAATTCCAAGATATTGGGATGCACTGATGGTTCCAACCACTGTTAAATTACCACTAACATTTAGATCACCATTCATGGTTCCCCCATCAGCAAATTGCATTGCTACGGAACCACCACCCGAATATACCGCAATATATTTACGAAGTCTTGTAACCTCGTTATCAAT